TGCTGTTGTGGTTGGACAGCACGCGCAGTACGGTTTCGAACTCCACCTTCTGCGAGCGCAGCGGGTAACGTTCACGCAACACGCGCAGGAAGACTTCAGCCGTCACGTTATCCTTCAGGTAGAGGTAAGGGATATCTTCCCCCACAACCACCGTAGCAGCAAGCGCGCCGGTCTTGTAGAAACCATCCGACAGACTCTTGGCTTGTTGAACCAAGTAGCGCGAATGGTCGTCGTTGAGAAGAAGCTTGGTGGTCAGGTCTTCGCTTGTGAAGCTTTGGTTCTTGCCGTCAATGCTGACGATGAATTTACCCGGCAGCACCGGGTTATTGTTTTGAGTTTGCATGTTGATTCTCCTATGTTGTTACTAAAGGGGAGGAGAGTTTCCTCCCCTCTTCTTACTCGATGCCGTGTGCCTTCATGATCATCTTGGCATACTTCACCGTGATGACGGCTGTCAGCGGGTCTGCTGGCATGTTGTTGTCGACGTAAGCTTCCTTGAGGACTGCTTCGATCTTACTCACGTCAGGTTGGTTGATGTTGTACTGCGAACGCATAACGTCCACCACGTTGTTCACATTGCAGAGCTTGTCGTCACTGTACTGCTTGAACGGATCGATGTAATTCCAGCGATCCATGACTTTCACGTGACGACTCCAGTCACGACCGACACGACGAGCTGCGATGTTCATGTGTTGGCGGGATGGATAGACGATGAGAATGCTGGTACGTCCATCGTCCAGGTAGATGTTAGCGCACTCGACGCCATTGTCTTCTGGTTGGATGAAGCCCATCATCTCGCGCCAGTTTTGCGTCCTGGAAACCGAGACGCACACCTTGTCCAGAGGGTTCTCTTTGTAGTGTTCAGCGATTTCCTTGCCGGAGTATGTATAGAAGAGGCCGATGTGACGATCTTCAACCTGCTTGATACCGAGAAGATGACTGAGGAACAGGTAGATCGCACGCTTCTCATCGTCGATGGGGAAGATCGACTTGGATGCCGTCACGTGATGCTCGACTTCATTCGAATCATCGTAGGCATGCCTCAGCACAGACAGCACCGGATAGTCTTGACGATCGATACCCTCGCCGAACGAGACCAGTTCGTACTTGATCTCGAAGTTGTCATTGGACTCCGGATCGGTATTCTCACACACCCCATACTTGCTGAGGGTCTGCGACACCATGTTAACCATGCTGTTGAGCACGTTGTTCGTGATACCTTTGACGTAATGAGTGAAAATCCCGCTGATTGCTTCGTTGCGGGCGTTGAAGATGTTGACAGTGGTGTGTTTAGTCGGATGCATAAATACCCCTATTCGTTGAGATTATTAGATCTTCTTGATCAGATTGCGCAGCAGAGGACTGGGCAGGATTTCCTTTTCTTGCTCAGCGATCTCTTTTGCGTAGAACTTCTTACGACGCTTGCGCTCGCCCTTGGACAGACCACCACCACGCATAGGGAATGTCATGCTATCCCCATCATGATCCAGGTTATGGCGATCGGCAAAACCACCCCGCATACCTTGGTAATTACGGTAGACGAAGCTACCCGGATCCATGGGTCGAGTCGATTCCATTTCACGCTGCAGTATTGCCAGCATACGGTCATTGCCCATTCGTTCTTTCATCACTTCAACAACAGCCGGACTAACTAACGCATGGTCTTGCGCCCAACGAGCCATCACTGAGCGAGGTTCACGGGAAACGAACGGTATCAGCTTAATCGGAATATCAGCTGTATCCTGCATATCCCGATGATGTACCGTGACGTTATCCAACATGGCGTCAAACGAATTAGGAACCGGGCTGTTGGCACGCAATGCCATCGCAGTGATGTCGAGGTCACGAATGTCCCTCACATTACCGAAGGGGTCCTTGTAAGTCCCCTTGATAATCTCACCACGACGGTTAGGTTCAACGGGACTGACGAGTTCCTTCAACTTGTTGCGGTTCAACATGCCGCGCTTCTCCAGAGAGATCAGGAGATGGACGACATTGACGTCGAGTGAAGCAATGTCGAAGAAGACACCGTCGAACTGCGCGACGAAGCCACCTTTGACCGTACCCTCCATACTTGCAGCGATGTATTTGTCGACTTGTTGCTCAATCGTCGACTTTACTTCATCGACTGAGTTAATAGGTGTTGCTTTTTTGTTATTGGTCATGATTTATCCTCTATTGGTTGGAATTGCTTAGGCTGGGATGCCGACTTCCAGAACGGTGATCTTGTAGCTGAAGTTTTCTTCAGCTTGAGCCACCAGATCGGGACGTTCACTGTAGGTCTTCTCGATAGCTTCCAGCGACCAGGAGTCGATGTTGGCGTAGGGCAGGTTGACAGTGTTGGGGTTGGCGAAGAGACGTCCCATGAAGACCATGACGGCGTCATCAAGACCGTTGTCGTAAGCTGGGAAGTAACGCGTACCACTGACCATCCAGCCGTCCTCATCACCTTCATCCATGGCTGGCATGAATTCGCCGAAGGACACGATGACGGTCCTCAGCGTGCCGACAGTAGCCCAGTGGCTGTCGTCGAGCGAGATCATCAGCTGATCTTTGTTTTGCAACTGGGCGGTGTAGACGCCATCGCGCAACAGATTAGTCTTGATCAGTGCGTGGAGCATGGTCAACTGCTCCACAGTCAGACCGAAGTCATGGATGTTCAGACTGGTGATCAGGTTTTCACGACTGACCGGTTTGATTTTGATGCTCATGATTTACATCCTTTCACATTAGGTAGTGATGGGAATTAGTTGAACTTGTGGATCGGTTGATAGTCCCAGTCTTCCGGAACGTAGTCACCCACTTCCAGACCGAGGCCAGGCGGCGGCGCGGTCACGAAGACCAGATCGCCGTACGCGTCACGTTCAGCCAGACCACCGCCTTGCGTTGCGTACTGCTGCTTCTTGGGTTTCTTGGGGACGTCGCCGATCGTGGGGGTAGCTTCCACGGTCTTGGGCATCCACTTGTTGCGCGCATGCGTCAGTTCCTTCACGACTTCATCCGGATAGCCGAGAGCGGCGATACGGTCGTTGTGCCACTTGATGAAGTCTTCTTTTTGTGCAGCTGTCCAGCCGCTACGTTGCTTTGCCATAGGTGTTACTCCTTATTTGTAGAGGTCATCACGCACACGTTCTGAGCCGTGTGATTGGTCTTTCGGGGAAGGTTCAAGCATCTTCTTCCTTTTGAGCTTCGACTGCTGCTTGGTCCATCGCATCTGCGAAATGCGGGTCGACGACGTCCCATTGGACTTTGCTTTCCAGCAACGGCTTGATGTAGACGTTGAAGTACAGCTCGCTGGGGAACTCGACGATGAACTCGTAGCTGTCTTCGCTCTTGTTCTCGGTATGCAGTGTACCGAAGAGACTTTCATCGTCGAAGATCCGGTTGAAGAGAAGGTCCCAAGCTTCAGGACTCTTGAACAGCACCAGATGACGACCCCAGGACGAGGTGTTATACTTCAGGAACTCTTTGGTGTAGTTCCCCAAGGCATCGATCACCTTGTCATCGTCGTAGTCGGTGTGCTGGTTGAATTCCTTGCACACCTTCTTGGCCAGAGGATGGTAACCTTCTTCGGCCAAGAGCATGCGGTGGAACAACGTCGCGCAAGCTTCCTTGACCATGAAGACTGGGAAGATCTGAGTGCCATGGAATGCCCTTGCTTCACGTGACTGACCGGGGCGATTTTCCTCGACAGCATACGTCAACACCAGTGCCGGGTAATCGTAATTACTGGTGGTGAGGAGCTGCTCAAACTTCAAGCGCAGAATCTCATCACCATCCTCGGTCTCACGCACCTTGACCTCATAGACGCCGGTCGTGTTCAAGACCGTCGTGATGGCTGCTACGATGGTTTGCATCGCCAACTGTACGTACTTGGGCGACGACTTGTTCAGACGCATCATGGTCTCTACCAGATGCGAGGTAGTTTCTTCTTGGAACATAATTACACCTCTTATTTAGTTTCGATTAGACATGTCGATATCATCCAACATGCGTTGATAGCGTTTGAGTTTCAGCTTTACCCGCGTCAAACGCTTCCACGAGTAAATGATATTCCACACAGGAAAGTATTGACAGAACAACACGAAAATACAATTGCATTCCATCGAATCAATCATGGGGTTATCGGCTTGACGCAGTAACTTCTTGTCGATGCGTCCATCGAAGCGATTGACCAAATGATGCTGCCGTGCATCAATGGACGCTGCGATAACGACGCATCCCAAAAAGCTAGTCCATAAGAAATCGAACATATGTAAATCCTTTCTTATGGTTTAGGCGGGTTGATCCAGTCCTTCGAGAAGGGCGGACAGACGGATGTCATGAGCGGTACCGAGTTCGATACCCGACATCCGGTCTTTCTCCGTGCTGTAGGTGACGTAGAACCAGCAGGGTACAAACAGTGCTGCTAAGAGGTTGATGAACGGGATGAACGAGAGGATCGTCCAGCCGACGATGGAGTACGACGTGTAGACCTTCTTGTAGTGGGAGGGATGAGCCAAGATGTTCCACTTGGCAACGAATGCATGCACTTCAGCGTAGAGCTTGCTGTTGTAGTACACGCCGGCCAGTTGAATTGCCACCAGGGAAATGACGGTGGAGTAGATGTAGAAGTTGTGGATTGCTTTCATGGTGATTCTCCATTAGTTAGGATAAATAGATACTGCAATTATTGTAGATAGGCTTTTTAGCCTTCGGTGTGTTTCTTCTTTTCGTTGTCTTCTCGACGTGTGCACTTGATCGCCCAGATCGCAAACGCGATACCAGCGATCGTCCAGTACGACAGTACGGCTAAGACCGGGTTTTCTTTGATGAAGTCATAGATGAGGTCCATGGTTATCTCCTGAGGGCAAAAAGAAAAGATAGGGTATATATCCCCCTAATCTAAGAGCAAGATAAGCGTAAGCCTACCCTGCTCTTAGATTAAGAGGAGAAGTGGACATCGCTACAGATATTTCTATCTATAATCAAGTAGGTGATATGTATTCTCGATTATTTGGAATACACATCACCTACACTTGGCATTATGCCGCCAGAGTCTTGATGACCTTCTGGTTCAGGTGTGCGATGGCTGCTTGTGCTGCAACCATGCCGTCACCCGACAGCGTGCTGATGTACGGTGCATCCACCGACGGCTTGCCGACTTCTTGAATCAGGTACTGGAGCGACCAGTGGATGATGTCAGTCTGCTTGAGCAGGAAGTCGTTTTCCGTGGTGTCGCGCAACGTGGCGAGAGCCGGAACCATGTATTGCGGATCCTGCAGATCGTCCATCAGCGTGTCGACCGAACGTTCCATGTTGATCTTGAACAGCAAGCTGAAGACAGCCTTCAGCATCTTGATTTCTGCTTGATGGGTCAGCATGTTAACTTCCTTCTGAACGATGGCGGTGGTCATAGTGGTATTTGCCTTTCTGATTTTAACGTTGTTTGATACGAGTGCCTTTAGTCAGGCGTCGGTGGCGGAAATAGCCAAACTTAAAGCGACGTTTGTATTCGCTATAAGTTTCACCCATGGCAGCTGCAATCCAGTCACGGAACAACCATCCGAAGAAGATTGCTCCTGCAAGTATGACTGCTACCATCTGGATGACGAAAATGAAAATACTCAGCATCCACATCGGACTTACATCCAATGCTAAGATGACCTTTTCAAGCCACGTGATGATGGGCATGTTTACTCCCCTGATACAGTAATTGAGGGCATAAGTGCAGGAACTATCGTCCTGCTTAGCTTATGGTGCTTTATTGCGCATTTTCAGATATACGCGGTTGGATTCAGGTTGACCCACGATGTATCCCTCTTTGTCCTTGCAGACAAATTTGCATACGTAGGTACCCTTATCGATATCTTCCTTCTTGATGAAGGGAAGACGCACCAGGAGATCCCCGCTGGTATAGACATAGTTGGTGGTGTTGGTGAACCACTTGATGTCTTCCAGATCTCCTTCGAGGTCGAAGCGAGAGTACTTACCATCGTCGGTCTTCCCAATGACCGGAATGGTAAACTCGTCCGTAGTACGTGCATCAGCCTCATGAGGGGCGATGAACGCTGCTACAAAGAATATCGCTACTGCACCGACAGTCTTGATGGCTTTGATGATGTTCATAATACTTCTCCTTGTTGTAATTTCTTGCAATCTGATATTGAGATACTGACAAGTAAAATGTTTCACACTTCATTGAAGATACTAACTGCTTGGCTGGTTCACATCTCTGATATGTTACTAACTAGGCTCGCGGTTCACGTCAACATAATGAAACTGACGGCTCTAGGGGTTCAAACAAGATAAATGGTACTCTTTCCGACACTGTTTCAATTTGTTATTACGATACTGTTTCCAGCGAAGTTTCACCTCTTTCTCAAGATACTGACAGAATCCGTGGTTCAATTAAGCTTAAAGATACTGTCGCGCACATAGTTTCAAACTATCCATAAGGTACGGACTAAAACCTTGTTTCACCTCGACTTTATGATACTAATGCAATATCTGGTTCACTTGTGAATAATGACACCTTCAATCTTCGCGGTTCAAACTAAATCAACGATACTATCGATAAATCTGATTCAAGCATTTGATATGTTACTGACAGCTAGCCAGTTTCACATTCACCATATGGTACTGTTCACGTAGTTGGTTCACACCCATGATAAGTTACTGACGAAAAGAGAGGTTCAAACTATAATAATGGCACTGACAGGGAACACGATTCACGCTTCTTTAACGATACTGACAGGATGGTTGGTTCACTCCATTGTGGTGGTACTGACAGGCTAAGAGGATCAAGCGATTATAATGATACTATCGCCTTCGGGAGGTTCACTGATGCACTAAGATACTGCTCTCTAAAAGGTTCGTATTAAATCGACGATACTGATGTACGTGATGACTCACACTAGCTCTACGATACTAACTAATGAGGCGGTTCATGCGGGACTGTCGATACTGTCGCAATGCTGACTCAATCTAATAGTGAGGTACTCTTGCGGTACGTGTTTCATTATGTCATTATGGCACTCCTACTTGCACATGATTCATGCTGCATCTACGATACGCTGGGGCTATTGGATTCACCCTTTTGTGATGGTACTGATGTCAAGCGTGGTTCATTCAAATTGGAAGATACAGACTATCGCATTGATTCACTGATCAACAACGGAACTATTCAAATCATGGGTTCAAACGTTCCCTAAGATACCGTTATTCCGCCTGTTTCAAATGCATTATAAGGTACTGACGCTCTAATGTTTCACGTTCAGATTAAGATACTGACAAATTCATCGGTTCATTTACATTTATTGATACTGCCTCATCTCAAGATTCACAAATCACTCATGATGTTGACTGTTTCAGCGGTTCATACTTGGATGCTTGATACGCTCTGGCACAAAGATTCAACCGTATTTTACGGTACTGTTACCAAAATTGTTTCACTTCAACGCTACGATACTACTCGTCTCAATGGCTCACCATTTCATCTTGGTACTGACAACATGTACTGGTTCATACACTTTTATTGATACAGTCCTGTGAAACGATTCACTACTCTTGCCTGATACTGCTCACTTCTAAGGTTCACGCTTACAATGAGATACTGTCCGTTACTGGGATTGGCACGGCATAGCTGTTACTGACGGCGATAGTGGCTCGCACAGATAGATAGATACTGACTATAAAAATGACTCGTTGGAGATTTTGATACTAACAGCGCATATGACTCACACAAGTGGGATGATACTGACTTCGTTGCTGATTCACTTACCACTTAAGGTACTCACAAGGGCCGGGGTTCACACAGGCATCTTGATACTCTACGCGTATGTTGGTTCAATACTTCACCTTGGTACTCCGACTTGTTCTGTTTCACTCACTGTTCTCGATACTGATTTGGTTTTCGGTTCATATATCCGATATGGTACTGTTATGGGCCTAGATTCACTCTCGGACTCTGATACAGTTACAATCTCTGGTTCGACTAAAGACATTGTTACTAGCTGAAGGCGTGGCTCACCTACTTCTTTTGATACTGATCGCCGGATTGGATTCACTCCATAATCTTGATACTCCCTGTTATAAAGGTTCACGCAATTCTTTAGATACTAACTGACGGCTGGGTTCATTTCTCAACATTGATACTGATCATTGGCTTGATTCATCCCGGCTATACGGTACTTTATCCAGCTTGATTCGATCTATCGTTAAGTTACTGTTGGACTAAAAGACTCAAACGGGTGTTCTGATACTGTATGGTCTATCGGTTCACACATTCGTTATGGTACTCAATCGAGTGTTGGTTCACACATTCGATATGTTACTGTTTGATATTTAGATTCAAACGTTAGTTGTGGTACACTTATCAAACATGTTTCTCACACATTAGCTGATACTGTGCTTTTGGATGGATCGTTTTACTACATTGATACTGTCCCTCACTCAGGACTCACTAACCTAGTATGATACTGATTGGCATTTAGGTTCATTTACACTCATCGATACTGTTTCTTCCGTAGATTCGTACTTTAACTTTGATACTGACTGTAAGACTGACTCACACGTCGGTGATGATACTATCGATTGTGCAGGATACCATAGGGCTAGGGGAAACCCTAGCCCCTTATGCCGCTAAATTAGCGGTTGCCGTACTTCTTGACGTCCTTGGGGTCGTCGGCGAAGAAAGGCGGCTCGATGAAGTGCGCGTGTTCCAGTTGAGCGATGGCGAACGGCTTGGGAGCCGGGGTCTTGGTCACGTGTTCCCACCACACTTGATGGATGTGGGACAGGAACATCTTGGTAGCGTAACGGCAAGCGCGAGCATGGATGTGACCATCGGACAGACGACCTTGGATCATGGCCTTGTAAGCCTCGGTGGTCTTGCCATAGTTCTTCTCGGACAGCAGGCGCGCGGCTTCTTCTGCGTACTCGCCCTTGGCGTTCTTGGCATGCTCGTAGGCTTTGCGCGCATCGTAGATTTCACGATACAGGCACTTGTCTGCGGGCTGCTTCAGGAACGACTGACCGATCTTCCAGAACAACACCTTCAGCTTGGCGTTCCACGGACGGCGCGAGCCGACCGAGATGACGTTGGCCTTGGTGAAACCACCGGCGTTCTCGACCTGCTTGAAGAAGTTCTCACGGGAAGTCCCGATTTCTTCAGCGATCATGGCCGCGATTTCACGCAGATCTTCCGTGGTAGCCGAAGCTTCCTTGAAAGTACGCTCAGCCGCAGTGGCACCGATCCACTTGCGCTTGGGATCATAGCCACCGTAGGCCCAGATGTGACCGACCGTCGGGCATGCGGAGATGTCGCCGATGTAGGCGATGAGACCAGCGGCGATGACCGGACCGATACCACGGATCGACATCATGTAACGGCCGATGTAGTGCGAAGTCGCGAAGATTTCGAGGGTCTTCTTGACTTGGTCTTCCAGCATCTGGAAGCCGTTGCCCAGGTGATCGAACACCAGGTTGGGTTCGTTGGTCTTGGACAGGGCCAGGGCGCGTTGACCGTTACCGATACGCTGCTTCTGCATGGAGTAGTACTGGTCGACCAGGAAGCGAGCTTCTTGCACGTTCAGGTTCAGTGCTGCGGACTTGATGTCCTTGTTCAGCTTGCCCATCGTGGCGTCCAGGACAGAGTCCGGGATGTGGCGTTGTTCTTGAATCAGATCATCGGCTTCGATGGCATCATCCATGTCTTCCATGGTCATCTTGTTTTCGGTATCGTTCGACATAATTGCATCCTTTTTGATTGTACTACACATTAAAAGTGGTTTATGGTAACGCTGGCTGGTTTGCTCCTATGCTCACCAGCCGTCTTCTTGCTTTAACCGAACTTCAACTTCAAGCCCCACTTGACGATGGCTTTCAGAGGGTTCTTCAGGTTCATCTTTTCAGGCATGACGTTAGAGGGCAACCCCAACGCCGTATTGTTCTGGACGATGTCCATCACGCCCTTCAGAATAGCCAAAGCCAACCCCTTCGTATCATCGACAACTGCCGTACTTTCTTCCACAACCGGCTGCACGACTTCGTCACCGCTATCGATAGCACGACGAATGATTTCTTCTGACATCATCGTCTGATCGATATTGGCATCACGACCTTCCTTCGTGGCCTTGTCCTTCACCGGAACATCACCCAAGGGAATCAGCGTAGGTTGCAGCTGAATGCGCACGCTGGACTTGGGTAACAGCTTGTGGTAGCACTCTGAGCGCCGGAAATCAGCACTGGCACGGCGAGCCTCATGGAACTCGTTGACTGGTTCGGATGAGTTCATGTCGGTGTGCAACATTTGCTCTCCTTTCATCAGTGAGTTGACATTGACCGGCTTTTGACGATACGACACCTCCAAAAGAACACGGTCTTCTCCGGTACGGTTAATACGCGAATACAGACCCTGTGCTTTGAAGATGGCCATCATCTCGAAGGTAATGTCACGCACCTTCTGATAGACGCCTGTGACGTCCCAGCCTTTTGGTAATCCCGAGTAAGCTTTCAGTACCTGCTTATCCCGGTTCTTGGGGTTCTGGTAGAGTCTGATCTGACCACCTTCACCGATGCCATGTTGGTTAATGGTATCCTTGGTGACAGTGATCTTCATGTACTCCACCTCGTCGTGACCCACCACAGCCAGATAGACCGATCCATCTGTGGGAGTCGTCGACAGCTTAGCCTTCATCCGGATGGGGGAATCCGGATAGTCTGCGGCAACCAAATAGTTGACATAGAGCTTAAAGAAGGTGACAAAGCCTGTGATGAAAGTGCGCAGGACTTGATGCTGCAACGGTGTAGCGTCTGGCAGGATGCGCCACAGGTTGCCCGAAAGCGTGTCCGGCGTGACATCCAGCGCGATGTAGCTTTCCTTGTTGCGTGGATTGCTTTCACTCATGATACTCTCCTTTTTACTTCTTGATCACTTGATGCGGGTGATTCTCAGGTAGTTCGTGTGGTCGCCCGGATCGTAGCGGTCGTAGCCCAGGTACGAGGTATGCACATGTTCAGCCTGGATACTGATCTGTTCGGGCGTGACATCAGGCCACTTGGCTTTGGCCTTGACCAGGATGGTCTCGATGTCGATTCCCGTGTAGTGTGCTTCGATCCACATGGTATCGTCATCATCATCCGGGGTAAAGTTGCGAATACCCGTTCGGGTAGTTTCATAACCCATTTCTGTGCTCCTTTTCAGTCCAGTTCGAGGAAGTTGGTGTGGTTGATGTCAGCTGTCATCAGATACGACAGATCGAATTTAGTGGGGATTTCTTCGATGATGATGGACAGCGGGCGAGAATCGCTGGATATGAACGCATCTGCCAGCGCGCTACGCAGCTTGATCACCTTCATGTCATCGATGGTACCGGCCAGACGCAGGAAACGGAAACGAATCGGAAGGCGGGCTGTGCCGAGAGACGTGTTGAATGCCTTGGCAATCAACTCACTTACTTGCTCACGGTACACGTTGCGGGCCATCATCCAGAAGTTGTAAGAGACTTCCGGATTGGTCGAGATGCCATCGAAAGCATTGTCGACCATGTCGAAGTCGAAATAGCTTTCTGCCTGACGAAGATCGTGAATACGCAAATACTTCTTGCCATATTCCGGATACTCCTCCAGACTGACTTCGACGATAAAACCATTTACAGAACCATTCAGCATTTTGTTCTCCGTTTGTGAATCAGTTGGTTATACTTCAGACACCGTCAGGCATGCCATCCTTGATAATGGCTTTGGAACCGAATATATCCAGTTCCGTGTAGAATGACTTACGCACGATGGGGTGTTCGATGACTGCAGTTTCAAGGAACTTAGCAATCCGACGGGCAACTTCTGGCAACTCACCCATAGTCCACTTACGTTCCATGGTTTCAGGGTCATAGCAGCCGCCACCCAGATGATCAGACACCCCGGTAAACGAGACGTAATGACCTTCATGATCGGTGATGACTTGAACGATCGCAGTCTTATCACGATCGTACAGGCGGATATTCATCCAGTGCAGTCCAGCATGTTCAGTCGATGTGGAATCGACATTACCCATATCGACATAGAGACGTCGATCATTCAGATACTTGGCGTTGTAGTTCACCGCCGCATACTTCAACTCACTCAGCAGCACCTGAAACACCGTGATCCAACCTTGCATGTAGATTTGCATGTCTACTCCTCTGAGTCAGTCGTCTGCTTTTCTTCATGCAGACGGATTGCGGATTTGAAGGAATTGTAGACCACGAATGCGACCGTGTGATCTACGATGTCGATATCGACACGCCTGTTGTCGGAGACCTGGGTCGAACGCACCTTACCTTCACGGGGATGCAGACTGAAGGAGACGCGGTCCAGGATTTCATTGGTGGCACGTTCGTACAAGAGGCATTCGATGACCTTATGGCCACGATCCTCGTTGAACTGAATGCGGGTCCGATACTTGTGGGCGACGATAGTCTTGTCATCCCACAGCAGTGCATCGAAGTCCCGCATGAACAAGCTGACCAGCAAGATGCTGTCAGACACATCCAGTGCGTGTGAATGAAGTGTAATGCCCATCAGGTGTTTCCTTCCTTGACTTTATTGTAAAGAGTGTCCAGGATGTAGTGAGGTACATCTGGCAACGAAATGCGACCAACGTCGTTGTCTTGTTGAAAGACAAAACCACCCAGAGTACCAACCGCAAAGTCTTCGCGACTGTAATCCAATTGCAAAGCCACCATGACCTTGGGGTGGTGCTGGTGTTGCAAAGAGATGGTCATGACGGGGATCATAGCCGACGTACACAACGTGAGATCAAACTCCACCACGTGTTTCTCATGGACGTAGCGCGAGTCACGCGATGCCACCATTCGCACCATCTCCATGACATGGAAAACGTTGTTGATGCGTTCAGTTTGATTAAACATGATGACTCCTTTTAGTGATATGTTTGTGAAACTATTTAAAGACTAAAAAAGAATGTTATCTCTACATGGAGGGTTTAACCCTCCATGTAAAAAGACACTCTTAACGACGCTTCGGACCGTGTTCGATGGCACCACCGATGAAATGACCCATCACACCACCGATCACACCCATGAACATGCCATGGTAAGCTGTGTCGACCAAAGTACCCAACGACATACCACCGTTGTTACGGTAGGCTTGGTTGAATGCTGCAGCCAGACCAACGCCTGCACCGACCATCAGACCACCTTGAGCGGTGACCTTGATACGCTTGACGCGCTTGGTGAACGGGCTGGCCTTCTTGAAATTCTTGAAATCATAAACAGTCATACATCCTCCGGGTACATAAGTGAAACTTAACTAAGGCGCCTTATAGGCGAATGGGGTATTACTCGTCGCTGTGCGTTTGATAGAACGCTTCGCAATCTTTGCAGCAGTACAGCAGTTCCGGCTTGGGCTGAGGCAAAGTGTTCTGCATCAACCAACCCAGAGGGCGTGCAACAACTTCACCAACGCAACTCATGATGAGTGCACCGACCAGCATGCCACAACCCAGCTTGAAACCAGTGCCGATGTTGTTGACATCACGGGTCTTGTAGACCATGGTCGCACCGACGAGCGCGCCAGCGAGACCACCGGCATTAACCACCGGACTGACGTAGTCACGAGGCTGAGCATCGATGATCTTATCAGAGTGGGTTGCCGAGAACTTCTTACCGCAGCAAGTGCAGGTTTGTTGGGTGATCATTTCAACCATAGTAATCTCCATTAAGTAAGAGACAAAAGGGGATGTGATGCCCGTGAGGGCATCACATTTACGGGGGTGTTACTTACTGCTCAGGCCGGAGCCTGTTCCGACTTGACTTCCTTCTTCTCGGCACGGGCCTTGAAGAACTTCTTGATGCCGCCGTAGATGGCACCGGTGGTAGCGCCGACGGCGATCGCACCGACGGCCACGATGGCACCGGTCTTGGCGACCTTGCCGTAGGAGGTGTCGGCCATCTCGGTTTCTTCCAGCTTGCCGGAGACCTTGAGTGCGAGCAGCTTGACTGCAGTGCTACCACCGATCCAGGCGCCATAAGCAGCACCGGTCTTGGCTTCGCGGGAGATCTTGGAGGTGATCTTGGTGGTGATTTCTTTCACGGACATGATAGTTCCTTTCTAGGGAGTTGATACAACAGGGGATTAGTACGGACGACGAGCAAAGCTGTATTGCGGTTGACCGGTGAGGTCGTTGACAGTGTGACCCTTACCGAAGCAATCTTCGCAGATCACATCGATACGATTCACATCCTTGTGGATGTTCTTGGAGATCATGGGAGCAGTCACCTTACCCATGACCAGACCAACCAGACCACCAGCACCCAAGCCCATGACGAGCTTCTTGCCAGCGCCTTGGAAGCTTTCGCTTTTCTTCATGGAGATACCCGAGAAGATAGCGCCAGCTTCCACGCCGAACCAGAACATCTTACCACTCCAGCTGTCAGCCGTTTGATGCATCTCGTTGACACGGCGCTTGTGTTCAGTCACAGCCATCTTCTTGACTTGAGACTGCGGTACATCCTTAGCGCAGCAGGTGCAGTAGAACTGAGTAACGTTTTGGTTGTTGATCAGCATGATGTTTCCTTTATTAAAGATTAGAATATATTGTTATTGGTCTTTCTTAACTCTCATCATGGAAAGCTAAGAAAGACCCCCTAGTAATAGGGGATCTTCCACTTACAGGTTACTGCTGAGCGTCGTTGGCTTCTTGTGCCACGGCGTCAGCGGCGTCCTTGACTTGTTCAGCGGTCTCGCTGACGGCCTGGGCTGCGGCTTGCACGACTTGCGGTTCCTTCTTCTTGAACAGGCCGATGATGGCTTGCACGCCACGCACACCAGCGCCAGCACCGATACCGACGGCCATGGCCAGACCGGCCAGCTTGGCGCCTTCCTTGACGTCCAGGGCGGTGGCGTTCTCATCAGCCATGCGACGATGGAACAGGTAGGCAGCAGCGGATGCAGCGGTGGTCACGGTAGTGGCGGCGGAGGTCTTGGTGATCAGTTTCATGGTAAATCCTTTTCAGTGTAATGAGTGTTGTGTAACTAGCTAGTTTACTACGGGTATTACATCAGTCAGCTGTGGCTCCTATACCCAGCTGACTGATCTGACTGCTTACTGCTCGGTCGATGCAGCGGCAGTCGGTTCGATACCGGCCTGGAAGTCCGCGTCAGCCTTGGCCTTCTTGGCGTCCTTGACTTCGTCGTGACGGGTGGCGAACCAGAGGGCGGTGCCGATGATCAGGCCGGAGATGGCACCCACACCAGCGGCAATGCCGGTCTTGCGAGCGATGTCCTTGGGATCGAGGGACTGGTCAGCCAGCAGCTTGGTGGCGACGTAGCCGGAGACGAAGGAAGCACCGGAGACGGCGGAGTTGAAAGCGGCGAACTTGACGGGCAGCAGGTTGTTGGAAGTCTTGGACATGATATTTCCTTTAATGAATAGGTACAACGATGAAAGAGAATGTGACTGTCGTTACCTGGACAGTCGTCAGGATGAATCTGTTACTGGATACTACCCATGCCGAAGGTGTTGTACTTCTCGGCGTTGTGGTAGGCCAGATAATCGCACTCTTCGCAGACGTAGAGCAGACGATCGTAGTTGACTTCGTTTTCCTTCACGGAGCGCTTGGCCAGAGTATGACCACGTGCACCGCCAGCGAAGACACCCAGCATCATGCCCAGCTTGGCCAGGGAGATACCTTCTTTCTTCAGACCGAAGAAGTCACCGATGCCGCCGATGACGACACCGCCCATGGCGTAGATGATGGCGCCGGTGGTCACACCCAGGAACGGCGTCATCTTGATGATCTTCTGGCGGACATCACGGTCGGTCATGGCTGCGACGTACTTCGCCGAGCCGATCTCGAATGCTTCGAGCTTACCGCACTTGCCGCAGGTGCAGGTAACGATCTTTTGCGCTTGTTCTTGCTGTTCTGCTTGTTCTTGCTGTTCCATAATTACTGCTCCTTTATTCTTGCTACGATTAAGAAGATTATCACAAAAGAAAAACAGGTTAAGTCAATAGACTTCCCTCTTAAACTAAAATGTGACTACAGCATCCTTGGGCTGAAATCACTCTTTAGTTAAGAGGGGTATTCAGCGCAAGGGATATTAAAGGTTATTCAGACCTTATTACTACTATATCTCAAGTAAGTAATATAGATCTGAATATATTTAGGATCGACGTCCTTGGAAGGACAAAGTGATTTTCATGGCCTGGATCATCTTATCCGCGTCCGCCACCATCTCATCCATGGTCGCTTTCGAGACGACGTCAGTGGCGCATGCTGCGATGTTGCGCATGTCATCACGCAACACTTGCAGATGGTCGAGGTTACGACCATTCGGATGGCTGGCCACTTCACGGAACAGCTGCACCTTCTTGGTGAAGTCGGTGATGATCTTGCTGCGGATGTCGATCTTTTCTTTCAGACGATCCATTTCTGCATCTGCAGCCTCGATGATCTCGGGGGTGATCTCCATGCCATTGGCTGCCATCTCGACGATGGAGTTACGAACGACATTGGCGATGAAATTGTAGGCTGCGGGGTGGGTCTTGTGAGTCATGGTAATTCTCCTTTACAAAAGTGTGATAGTGTTGTTATTTGTCTTTACTGCAACTGCGGTTCAGAAGTTGAATTCGTTTACGAACATCTCGACTGCGGTGTTCTTCAGCTTGTTGGTGGCCATGCGGGTACCGATAACGCGACCGACGATCGTGCCAATCAATGCACCACCCAATGCATAACCTTGGTTGGCGGCTTCGGACTTGTCGCGAGCCAGATAGTGACCGGTAGCCGCGCCAGCCAGGGTACCGACGCAGGTGGCGAGTTCACGCATTGCACGAGCGGTACGGACAGCACTGTTGATCTTCTTAGCGGTGTTGTAAGTCTTTTTCATGATGAATACCCTTTCGATTATTGTACTTAGTCTATTGTACCCTAGGTCACATGACCTAGGGGTTGGATCTTACTGGGTGATGGACTCGACGTCAACATCCTTACCAAGCCAGCCACGAGCCACAGCGATGTTCAGGCCGACGGCAACGACCGTCAGCGTGCCGAGCACGATCATCTGACGCTTGAAGAACTTCTTGCGTTCTTGGACGATCAGCTCGTTCGCCTTCTTGACCATCTCATCGGTGATCTCCTTGGAGATGCGGTTGATTTCGATGTCCAGATCTTTCTTTTGTTCTTCGTTCATGATGTTCTCCATTAAGTGAGAGGTTAAGGGGAATTACTTACGGCGCTTGAGCAGCACCAGCAGGGCGATACCGACGACCACGCCAAACATCACAGCACGATCACGCTCAGCTGCTTGGCGATCCATCATTTCATTCCACTCGCGTTGATCGGAATGGCGATTGAGGCGACGTTGACGTTCAGCTGCTTCAGCTTGACGGATGGCTTCACGGCTTGCTTCGTATTCAGTATAGTTCATGATAGTTCCTTTCGAATAAATGATGATGTATTGTTCTTAGTGTGAAAATGATAGCTCAGTAGAAGACTCCGAAGAATCCTCTACTAAGCGTCACTTATTGAGTGATGGCGTACTTCTTGTACAGCGTTGCGCCAGCCACAGCAGTCACGACTGCAGCGACGACGGTGCCGGTGATGAGGTTGCGACGGCGTTGCTGCTTGACGATGTCGTCATGTGCCTTGGCGGCCTTGCCCAGATCTTCACGCAGCTTCTGATTCATGGGACTGTTGGGACCGAAGGTGGTGGCAGCTGCGGCGAAGATGTCGGCGTGCATTTGTTGGGTGGTTTTGTGCATGGTGTTTCTCCTTAGTGAATAGGTACTTCAGTGGGTTGTTTTACTTGACTTGCTTCTTGGCAGCTTTTTCACGCTTGAACATCGGCGAGAGCAGTGCGCCGACTGCGATGAAAACCAAAACACCCGCGAGGGACATTTTGGATTCTTTCTTGACTTGATTGGTCTTCTTGTTCATGGTAATTCTCCATATTTAAGATCGATTATTCTTTCTTATTCATGCCAGTTATATAGATCTGAAATTATTTAGAATGAGGTATTTGACGGCATAAAGCCCAGGGATTATTCCCTGGGCTAATATGTCCTTAGTTCAGTAACTTCTTAGCTTTCTTCTTTAAGCTCTTGAAATTACGAACAATCGTAATGGTAGAAGCAATGGCAGTGACTGCGGCTAAGGTGTACAGCGCGCCTTTAACCATGCCATTGTATTCAGCGTTCACTACGTCTTCTTCGGTAGGTAGACGAAACGGATTGTAATCGTCGGCTTTGCCAAAGCTGTATTCACGGAAGAGTCTCATGGCGACCTCCTACTTAAGTGCTACTAGATATAGGATGTCTGTAGAATGTTACTATTCTACTAACCTAAAGAATGAGACTAACACTACCCGATAACCCCATTGCACTTTGGACACACCATGCAAGAACAATGGGTTAGATGGAAAGATCACCAAACTACCTGCATTGTGACTGGGAGTCAGTAATGCATTGGATTCATTACGAATGCTAGGGAAGTCCAATTGACCACCGTCATAATCGATGCCTTTGCTATTGAGATATAACAAAGCAGTGAATCTACGTTTAGTGTTGTTTACAATCGGTACGCCATCTTTGGTTGTGCAGTTATCTGAATGATCTGTGATGAAAAATCCAGGAGCGTAACCTGCGGCATAGGGTCGATCATGAACTTCAACATCGACACCCCAATGTCTTTTGATCTCGCTGATGATCTTCTTAACAACCGCCTGCACTACTGGGCTATTGTCCAGCATCTCTTGCTGATAGAGATAGTGCACGGTACGTAATCTCAAATTCACATGAAGTTTTTGTTCTTCAGTAAAGATGGGTGCGTACTGGCGTTCCTTCTCAGATGTCTTTAAGAGCGTATCACATAATGCCTTGATCTCATTCTTATCAACACCTGAGTCAATGTCTACAATCGGATGCTCTGGATCGTAGTTAAAGAAAATCTCATCAGGTAGACACTTGTATTTCTCAATGGCTTCTGGTTTAATTGTCCACATCAAATACTCCGTCCTACAACGATGCCAAGATATTCATCTTTCCTAGCAATGTCAAACACCTTCAACTCATCTTCAGACAAGTATCTCAGGTAGTCTGACAATTGAGTAGCATCCGTAGTCGTTGTGATGGTTGGATACCAGAAGTCAATGGCATTCTGAATCACTTCGCTAGATACACTACTGTCATGTCGCAGACGACTGGTGTTACAGTTCAAATACTGCAATCCAGCATAGCGTTGAGCTAACATGAAGCAACGCATGCTCTGCTCATTAGCATTGTAGTCGAAGAACGATTCTGTCAATAACTGACCAATCTCATCAAAGACGAACCGCAGTGCAGTATTGAAGTTAAACGATGTAGGCACTTCACCTGTATACAGAAGCCGTTTAACATCAGGTTCAGTATAGCGGTCAAGCAACTGCATGGTACCACTGTTCGTGTGAATGACCCGGTTAATACCGTTGGTGGTCACGTAGTAAAGTCCGATCATGATTTCCTCTTGGTCATAATCGTGGAGAGTCACCCCTCCACGATTACAATTACTTCAAACCTTGCCACTTAAAGGTAGTCCAGTCGAAGTTCTTCAGAGACGCCAGCGACGATACGATGTAGCCATCAACGAAGTAGTTCTGCGGACCTTCTACGATCAAGTGATACAGGATGGTTCCTTCAGGAGCAGGCTGCACGATGGTTCGATGCGAAACCCAACCGTCCAAATGTGCATACTCGAAAGACGTGTCGTACTTGCCAGTCAGATCAAACGGTAAGAGTCCACCAAAGTCAGCACCAGTGCCATCTTCAGCTTCTTTCTTCCACTGCTCCATATCGCGCGTTGCCCACCATTCCTTAGCATCGCTATCACGTGCCCAGATAGCATGTTCAGTCGAGGTGTTGCAAAGACCGTTATCAAAGGAAACCAGTAAGCGACTACCCAGACGCGGTTTACGCACTTCAATGACGGGCTGTGGTCCATCTACAGTCATGACCTGCTCACCTACCTTAATCTGATAGATAGGTTTAACGGTCATGTCAGCCATCAAGACTAAAGAACCAGCTGTGAAGCAAGAGTGTTCGTTAACAGAACCACCTGGGTTCACGTTACACTGCGTACTGTTGTACTCAATGACAGAATCGTAAGTACCACCGCTGCCGTTGGTGTAACGTCCCACGTAAGATCCATTCGCATCACAGTAAGTAGATACGAGTTGGCCAGCTGGGGGATACGGTACATAACCACATGTCGTACTGTTAGCTTCAATCAAACTGTTATAGGTATTGATATCATCGCCTGACGCGTAAGTACCGTACAGGTTCACACCTGAGCAGAATGTGGACAAGAGTGTGCCAGCTGGAAGGTGACGACGACCATAGAAGTCAGACAGTCTAACCTGACCGGAAGGTTTACCAACAAGATTACGGAGTTGGGTCTGACCCAACGTAACTTTACCAGACAGACCCAATTCAGCCGCAATCATAGCTAAAGACATCTTACCAGAAGAAGGTAATGTCATCACGACCTCCTTAGTAAGTAACGCCTAAACGCTTTTCCAGTTCCCTGACGCGTTCTTCTAAAGCCATGTGCGCTTTAGCTAAGGAGATGGTACCTACCAGAGCAGCCTGACCATAAGACAAAGCTAAGAACTTTTCATTCCCTTCGCTCATGGTAACAGCTTTACCCAATGTAGTATCGAGTAAATCATCAGCCGCGACACCCAATTGTTGATGGTCGGTATCGATACGAGTGTAAGTACCATACCTGGCTACTTGCGATAGTTCTTTGACGACTAACGTGTAGTCAGGGATAGACCAGTCCTTCTTAAGTCGAGAGTCAGATGCGTTTGCAACGTCACCCTTAGCAGTAAAGTTACCTGCGTTATCGCAACTCCAGAGTTCGGCGTTAACACTAGCACCACGATAGAAACTGTGGGTGGTTCCATTGTCACGAAGGATACCTTTGGTAGCCGTCATGTTAATGCCCTGATAACCGCCTATTTGATTGGTCGCGTCAACGGACCCCATCGTGGCTGATTTCTTCAGACCTAGATCTGTGAACATGGTTTTAACGGCAGTACCGTAACCATTGATCTTTTCGATCATAGCGGCAATTGCTTGTGTGAAGTCCATCTCTAATTCCTATTCTATTAAACTACAGCACCAACGATAGTGCCTTGTGCCATAATTGTGAATGTACTCGATCCTTTGATGATTGCACGACCAGCAGGACCTGCACTGCCAGATACACTACCACCCTCACCGAAACGATTGACTTCGGGAAGTGTACGGTAAACGCCATCACCACCAGTACCGCCTTGACTACCATAACCCCCAGGAGATCCAACTGTAGCCCAAGCACCACCAGCTCCACCATTACCTGCTTGTCCACTGGCACCACCAGCGCCTGAACCACCAGTGCCGTTTGCACCTGGTTGACTAGGCACGCCATTGCTACCAGCTGTAGCTGCTTGACGATATCCTTGACCGTTACCTCCGTTGCCACCTGCAGTTCTACCAGCAGGTGCGCCTGGACCGTAAAGCCAGTTCAGACGTACGTTGTAAGAATAGTAGTGACCATACAAAGGACTGTCATTGTATTCGCCGCGATAATCGCCACGTTCAAAAAGACCATAGGGCCATAGCAACTGACCATCGGCTACATAACGGGAGTAATTCAGATCCGCAGAAGAAGCGCCACCAGCGACAGGATCATTGGTCCAAGCTACTTCATTAATACCAGGAGTAGTGTAATACACCCATTGACTGTGGTTCTCGTTATCGTGATACCAGTACCAAGGTGAAGTGTAATAGATGCCCCCATATCCGCCGATACCACCAGCACCACCATATCCACCTGAACCACCGCCACCGCCACCGGCTCGGATTTCACCATAGTTATACAACTTAACAGTCTGTGCTACATAGGAGGAATAAATAGCATCGCCCCCGGCACCACCTGATACTGGTCCACCGTTAAACACACCACCCTGACCGCCACGACCTTGAATGGATCCATAGTTCCAGATCTGAATTTCAGAACCAGAAGGAAACTGACCAACTACAATTGCAGCAGCAGCTGCAGTCGTTTGTCCGATAATGGTATCGGCTGTGATGATGAACTTGAACTTGCCCTTTCTGGTAGGAGAACCTGCCAGAGTGAATAAGTTGACATCTGTACGCTCAGTACTGATCTTGATTGTTTTAAAACCAAGAACCGTCTTCAGGAGAGTCGATGTGAACATGATCGTCCTTTACTTTCTTCTTCAATGAAGGTCTATAATAGACTACGTAGACCCAGATTAAGAAAGCCAAACTAATTAGATCTGCCAGTAGCAGGAGTATTAGTATATAAATCTGAGTCTCGTTAAACTCCATCATAGATCTCCTCTATGTGTTCAGATAACGAACATAAACGAGTACTCCTTATTTACAGGAGTACTCGTCTGATATTATCGATTCGATCCACCGACATAACCATACCAAGTAGCACCACCATCTTCCGTTGTCAAAATGAAGACGTCAGTTTTATTGACGGCCGTAGCTTGATCTGGTTCAACGCCATCTTGCCAATTGATACTCAAGCCAGAGAAATCAATCTTAGCGTTCGCCACAGTACGGATTACGGCAAGTGTGACTGAATAGCTAGCGAATATGCTATTAGCAGAATCCGATGTAGGTACTTTGGTAAATGATAGTTTGGCAGTAGCTGACAAAGAAATGTCAAAGACGTTCGCTAAACTAGCATCAACTGCAATGGTTGCACCTGTATTTACCAGGTGCTTAACAACTTCACTATAAGCCCCGATTCTTCCACCGATGGCATTTAGTTTCTTGGTATTGATGGTTTGTCCATACTGAGTGATAGACGCAACTAAGCTGTCAATCGATGTTGAGATACTCATGGTACTATCCCTATTTAGAGGCTGTAATCATAAAATAGACGGCATAAAGGGAGAGCGCCGAAGCACCCTCCCTTTATTGTTCTAGCCTAGATTACGCGGCTTCGAAACCATCCAGTTGCTTGTTGGCCACCAGAGTATTCAGATCGCTGGCAGGCCAGGTCACTTGAATGGTAACACCACCAGTGTACAGCAGGGAACCGGCGTTCGGGGTCAGCAGGATACCCGAAGCAGCGGCACCTTGTTCCACGCCCGACAGAGGAGTGGATGCATCGATTGCGAACTCGCCAGCCACCAGGCCCAGCTGAGTAGCGGCAGCAGCCAGCAGTGCAGCTTCAGCAGTGGAGTCATTGCCATCCACGTTGAAGTTCAGAGCCGAGCCAGACGCGCCACCGGACAGGCCAGTAGACAGAGCCAGACGCATGTAAGTGACCGAGATCGGATCACCAGGGATGCCACTGCCCGACTTGGGCGAGACACTGACGGTGGTGTTGTTCGGATTGGCATCGGGGGTACGAGCCGAAGGCACGCCGATATCGACGCTCGAAGTCGACAGGTTTGCACTGACGTTCGTTGCGTTGATCAGGTCCAGCAGGTTTGCAAGAGCGGACTTCGCAACGTTGATTTTAGTTGCCATGACATTTCCTTGAAGAGTGGTGAAATGTATCACCAAATAGTGGTGTGGTGATACATAAGATGATGATTAAAAAATGACTATTAAGCCGGGACGAAACCGTCCAGGTTTCTTATCGGAACACTCGTGGCAAGATCTGTCTTGAATGGTCCGGGGTCCGCACCGAGTGCCACATATGACCCTGGGATCATCATATAACTTTGATCGGCGGCAGTTAATCTAACACCAGTAGCACCTGCTAAAACGGGTCCGTCGACGACATCAGTAGCTACCAGATTACCACCGTACAGAGTATTGATCTGTGGGATCAGAGCACGTAAGGTGGTGTCTGAGGTAATCGACAACTTCCAAGTACGATCGGTATGGTAACGTTCGAACGGAATACGGTCGTAGTAAAGGTAATTCGATCCAGAATAACCGAGACTGTTGCCTTTAGCGGTAATGCGTACTTTTGTGTTCTTACCCTGCACGGTTCCCATAGGGTCGTATGTAACTACACCTATGGTGATGGTGTCGTATGTGAACGTGACTTTAGCGTTAGCATTCATCAAGTCCAGTAATGCATCCATACCAGTCTTGTTACGAACCACAGCCTTAGCCGCAGTCATGATCACATAACCATCAATGTGACGTACTCTGCCGGTTGGTTGAATACGCTGGATCACGTAACCACTGGTATTACGTATCTTACCTCTGGCTGGGGTCTTAGAGATAACATAGCCACCCAACTGTTTCAGTCGGATTGGTTTCGTTTCAGGTACGGCTACAAACACACCCATCTGCCGGATCGCTATCGGATTACCACGATCCACCAATACGAAACCCGTCACAGAGCGGATCACCACACTGTTGTAGCCATCGACCATCGTGTAACCGATAATCTGGCGATGAGTTAATGACATGTTTCTTCCTTATGTTCTAAAACCAATTCCCGGACTATTAACTGGATCTGTTACCAATCCGAATAATGGATGCATTGATACTTGCCTTAGTGAGTGCGCTACCATCGATGTTCTTCTCGACTACATCGAAAAGGTTCTTACGATTCATCGAGGATGTGATCGTCTGAAGTGTTCCTCTGAGACTACTACCACTCTGAACCAATGTAGCACCTAATCCTGGCAATGTGGAATCGCTTGACTTCATGGTATCAAATACTTCCATTCCCACAACGGTACCTTGGAAACTATTCTGAAGATCAGGCATCATCGACATCGGGTTAGGATCAGTAGCGATAGCAGCTTGAATAGCTGGAACTTGCAAACTGGTTGATAGATCCACCATCGGTTGAGAGACTGCATATGTTGCAACTTCCGGACCATTTAATTGATCAACAGCAACTGCAATACGCTGTTGACCGCGAGCTATCACATTCTTCATGTTGAAGTAATTAAACTTCGGACTCACCCACGGCACATATGTTTCACCTGGATCGTATTCCCGGATATGGATATCCTTGATATCCCAAGTACCACCGCCACTACCACGACCACCTATGAACATCCAGGAGTACGTCGACAAGATGCTCGCCAACTGAGTTGAAGTCAGTGTCAATGACCAGGTCTGAACACCATTCTTACAAACAGCCCAAACGCCAGTCTGCCAGTTGATGGAGACTTCCAAATACGCGGGAGTATTCGCCACAACACCGGCTAATGCTGCAGTAGGTTGACTAGCAGCCGCTACGATCGGCGTAGCACCGTTCGACGTAGCATATACACCGGCGTGACAATTGGATGGGATATCAGTGTAAACACGATAACCGATAACAGTCACACCAGTATTGTTAAGACCGATGCCAACTAAAGGGATCGCCATGGAATACGTGTTCTGTGGTGCTTGCAACCACTTGTCATCATTGATGATCTGTACGCCAATTGCTGAGTTGTTGTTACTCCCGATTCCCAAAGGAAAACCCGTCAGTGCGAGAATACCAGCGATGTTAATCGGGTAATCAGCCAGTGGCATCATTTTTGCAATACGCATGATTCTTCCTTTACGATGCGGACGGCGTCAGAATGAGAGAACCGGACGCAATCTTGGCGCGTGTCATCGTCGATCCATCTGGCATGGTGCTCAATGCTCCCAGCGACTTACGATAGCCGAACGCACCGGTCAACACCTGCTTCGACATCGCAGCAGCAACGCTGTTTTGACTGAAGCTGGGGGTGAGTGCAGCAGGTGCGGCATCCATCGACTTCGCAGTCATGATGAATTCCATACCCCTCACGATTCCTTCCGGGCCATTGTAATTACCCATGGCCATGGCCAATTGACCGGCAGTAGCGCCCTTAGGAGACTCTACAAATGGGACATACATCGAACTATTAGGCACGGTCAGAATGTCGCTATAATCCGTGCTAAGCACGTCCTGGACATTGCCACCATTCGATGTGAAGTAATCCGAACCAGTACCTGCCGACATGGCTAAACGCTCGACGTCCAGATTGGCACTCGGAGTGAACGATTCGCCAGTGGCGTATTCACGAACTGCGATATCACGAATCAACCAGGTGTTGCCGTCGTTGTATGCGCCGATGGCAAAGAGGTTATTGGTTGAGCGAATGGCATCCCATTGCGCTTGAGTCCAGGTGGTAATGATTGTGTTAGCCACCACTACTCCATCCACTGCTCGATAGTATTGGCGATTGGTGAAATCAAAAACAGCTTCAATGAAGTGTTCTTGATTTACAACTAATGTTGGATTACTGCCAGTACCCGCCCCAAGTGTCTCGTAAAACGCGCTTTGCGCACGACTGAAAAGACTACCAGTGCGCATCTGACCTGGGTTCTGGGAAATCGCTCTCCAGCTGATTACGACAATGTTCGGAGATGCGGACACGAAATCCATGAACGGGATCAGAAGCACGCTCACGTTCTGAAGACCACTCCACCATTTCCGACCTTGCAACATGGTGACTTTGGTCGACGGACCACCGCACCACGTGATACCCTGACCGTAAAAGCCGGTGCCATAGATCGTGTGCACGCCAGCCGTGTCGATCGGGATATCTTCCGTGGGGAAAAGTTTCTTGACTTGCATTTTAGCTCCGATGTTAATAGTACCTACACCAGGTATGGTGATTAGAGGAAAGAATAATGTCAGGAATGGATCACTACTCTTTCCATCCTATCAAGCTGCTGTGAGTACGACATCAGTCGAGTTGAACTTAGTAGCATCCCACGCACTACCATCAGGTGCATTCATTGCCACGCCATGTCCGTAACCATACTTCCATGTATTAGCCATGGGAACGTTACCCATTGGGAGTGTCACACCATCTTTACGTAACGCGGCCGACAATGTACGCGGGGTGTCCGCACGATCCTGAGTCGATGACAGGAGATAAACACCTTTCAGAGCACCTTGCACTGAAGATGGTACTCGCATGCGAGCAACTAATTCACCGGTACCAGGCAGTTCTTGTCGCGGATAGAACAATGACTTCAACTTATCTGTCGGTGGGTTGATCAATGCATCAAGGTCAGACATGCCATAGGGCTTGACGGAACCCGCTGGAGGTGTTACCGATGAGAATTCCAATGGAGTTAAATCAATGGGACCGAGTCGGTCAATTGTATCTGCACCGTTGCAATGACCGAAGTACATATCACGAACGAACCAGTACGGGGCAGCACCGAAACCACCGCCAATATACATAATGAAATAGGTCGTGGAGATGGTAGCTACTTGAGCCGCTGTATACGTACGTGAAAAACGCAAAACACCATCAACGTACCAATTATTGACACCAGTGATGAAGTCTTGCTCCATTTCGACGTAGTATTCCGTACCAGCAGACATGTTCAAAGTCGTACCTAGGACGTTACCAGCCAGTGCAGAACCTGCTGCACTTAACCACAAGAACGGTGCGAAATATTGAGGATGCGTCGTCATGCAGCGCATCCCCATCACCACTTTCTTGGTCAGGTCCAACATCGGACGAATGTCCCAGCTGAAATAGACGTTGTTGGTGTTAAAGTTCTGACCCGCCCACTTGCGACCTTGATAAGTTATAACTTGCAGGTTCTGAGTAAGTGGAGAAGCCGCTGGTACGAAAGCCACACCACCTGCTGACAAACCATAGTTCCATGGCAGGGGGCCATCGGGGATATGGTCAAATCCCCAAACTGCTTTGATTTCCTTCATGGCTTATCCTGTTAGCTCGCGGTTTGTGCGAAAGTCGCATTAGCCAATTTAGTTGGGGTCCATGCAGCGCCGTCCGGGGCCACGGACATATTCAGGTTAAAGCCGCCGAAGAGGATACTGGCGTTACCCGTAGGAAGTGCTTTAGCAGTACCTACGGTGCTCTGCCCACCCAATACAGCTTTGGCTGTCAAGTTGCGCGCAGTCGCAGATTGGTTACGACCGGAGGCCCACAGCTCGGCACCGATGATAGCTTGCGATCCCTGAAAGTCCACACCCACGCCATTGATTGCAATATCGCCAGATGCCGCACCATTTGTGGATTGAGCATTTGGCCAATACATGTCACGTAAGTCAGTCATCTTGGAACCCAATTGTTGAGCGAGAGTCAGACCACCCTGAGGTGCGTACGAGGGAGCAGATGCACCTAGTATTTGACCAGGACGAACAATGATGCCGCCCATAGGTTGTAGATTCTCGCTACCCACTTGATCAGCAAAGTACCAATCTTTTGTCCGCCAGCCAGCTGCTGACGATTCCGCACCCACAACGAGTGTGTAGTAACTGGACATGAACAGAGCCATGTTCGCTTGCGTGAACGAACGCGAATATTTGGCCTGACCATTGACGTAGACAGTCTGAGTATAATTCACCCAGTCCATCACCACTTCAATATACTGCTCAACACCGGCCACGATATTGGGACCACCCAACGTACCAGTATTGACGGTCGAGGCTGCCAGATCAACACCACCTGACGTTGGTGAATAGAAACCAGCAACGCGGTATTGAGCCAGCGTCGTGCAATATCCACGGAATCCGAAGATCGACTTCTTAGTCGTATCTAGGAACAGCTGTCGCAAATCGATTGCTGTGTAGACCGCACCTGCATCGCTACCCAACCACTTACATTCATCCAGCTGATTACTGAAGATGGCTGCGTTAACTGACCCTGAGGTGTTAGCGCCGTAGATGTAAGGTAAACCTGAAGTGTTGTTCGTCTGCCACGGAATAACTCCATCTGGCAGATGATCGAAATTTACGTATTTACGAATAGGCATAATCTAACTCCAAACCTAAAAGATACGGAGAGGGTAATTACCCTCTCCGTCCATTACGGCGTGGCTGGAACCGGAGTGATATTCAACGTCAATGCGTTGATTTTAGCCCAAGTAAACAAGCCGCCATCGGGTGCTTTGTTTTGCACTGCGAAGTTGTTGTAATAAGTGAAGCTACTGTCATTAAAACCAATAGTATCACCCTGTACAGTGTTACCATCTTGCGATAACGATACCTTGAATTGACAATCAGTACCGGAATCCTTCTTGGCACTCACCATCACAGCTAGACCCTTAATAACACCATATGGATCACCAGAAGCTGACAAACCAATACCCAATGGTTGTAACGACGACGGAGATTGTGCATATGGAGCAATCATGGACGCTGTCGAAACAAACGCTGAATTCAAGCAATCAGTCAGGGAAGAACCATCTGACGTCACGTAGTCAGAACCGTTGACGCTACCCACCGTGATAGGAATCAAGTCAACAGGACCCATTCGATCACATGGGGTATCGTCCTGTGTATCGTCAATCATGGTGATACGTGAGATCTCATTTTGCAGCAATGTACCCGTGTACGCAGTACCAGACATGGCAATACCGAAGGTAACCACATTACCCGCTGAATACAGAGATGTAGTAGCCGCTTTAGTCGTAACCAACTGACCCGCTGTGTTATAGGTAGATACCGTGTTGGTGGTACGGTCAATCACTACTTCACAATAGTTCACATTACCGGTATCGGTCAAACCACACTCTGCGTTCGTTAATGTGATACCGCATAGCTGAAGTATTTGACGGTCATTTCGACTATTGTTGGGAATGCAGCGGAATGCCAGAATACTCTTGCGGGAAACACCGTCAGTATGTTTGGCAGTCAGGGTAATACCAAAGTAAGAGTTCGCGACGTTAGCAACGTGATTGCCTGGCATTCTAGCAATCATCAAAATACCGTCGGTTGTCAGACCAATCGTCCCAACTTGACCTGACGATCCAGTACCGTTAGCTGCATTGGCTTGTCCAACGATACCATAACCATTCAAGCCCAATCCATAACCCGTCGATGCACCGCCATACCACGTTCCTTTGGGGAGGTGATTAAACCCCATTGCTTGACGAATTGCCATGTCATCCCCTTAGTTAGAAGTTTCGTCAGGTGTGATGACTTCTTCCGGTGCATTAAAGCACAGGTAGATACGACCTGACAGCGTAACATCGGATTCAGGATACTCCAGAATCACTACATTGGAGCACTTGTATTTAGTCGGTAACGAACTGATATTCTTACCGTTATATACAACCACACCATCGTCCACACCACACGTGGGAGCAAGCCTACCGAAGTTCCATTTGGATTTGCATTCACCCACATCAGCATTAGCCAGACCACTAGCTAAGAGTTGGGCAAAATGCTCATTCAAAGGACCCACGGGAAGGCGCAACAGTTCTTCTTTAGCTGCACCTAAATCCTGGTGATAGAAATACTCACGCCAGTTGTTCATGTTGATTCCTTGTTTAGAAGCCTGTCAATGCACGACCGTTAAATGCATTGATGATGTTGGGTAAACCAGAGAAACGTAATGTCACTGTACCCGTCCAACCTAAACTGGTAGACTTGGCTGTCAGTGTTACATCAGTACCGTCATCAGCAGCTACGGTTTGCGTTTCTACCAGATCATCAGTAGTGAACTGAATACCAACAGCATCACGGATAGAGTCAAGCATCGTGTAAATGCTAACATCAACGTCGCTAAAGGTAAGATACTTTGTTTTGTCCAATGGGCCAAGATTAGCCAATTTGGACAGGTCAAGACGATCGAAGTATACAATCGTCGTGCCTGTGAATGACACATTGCTGGGCTGCATCTGAATCACAGCCTTGGTGTTGTATACAGATTCACCAGACGGCGTTGGTTTCAAAGCAATGACTTTGATATCATTACTTACGACACCGGTTGCACCGGCAGCCACCAACATCGCAGCAATGTCATCCAATGACTTTACATAGATCGACATTGTTATACCTCAGATTAGTAATGCAACAGGATTGTTCCTTGGAACCACGACGTCGATTGCGCAAAGATGGCAAAGACGTTCGAGTACTTCAAGGAGTTGGCTTCTGGAACGTTGGCTGACGGCAATGCATACTTCGCAAAAGTCAAACCTTGTAAGCCGCCATCGTTGGTGTGATCGGTACCATTGATACGCGATGAGATGTTAGCAGTCAAGTAATCGATGATTTGCTTATGTGCAGCTACCGTGTAGTCCAGAGTGCCCGTGGTCAATCCAGAGAACGTGGCTGACAGCAGCGAGAACGACTGATCGTAAGAGAAGTACTGACCTTGTTTCTTACGAGTACCATCAAACGTATTCCCACCTGGGTACAGTCGACCGGCCAGATTACTCTTGTTGGCTACTACACTACTGATCTGACGCTTACCCTTAGTCCATGTCAAGCTAAATGAACCGGTGTAGTTCAAAGAACCCGATGCAAAGGTAAGGTTGTTGGCACCCAGATTAATCTGGGATACCGAGAAGTCTGAAGTAACAAAGGAGAAGCCATAAGTGGCGTTCAGTGCTTCTACTACATCGGCAATCGGCAACGTAGATGCTGCGCTGTACGGTGTAATCGTGAAAGTCTGGCCAAGGAACATCTTAGCCATTTCAATACGACGATACGTTACTCTTTTGTTTGCTGCGTACTGACCTTTGCCGTTGATAACGACGTTCGTATTAGCCGGAAAACCAGTAGAAGGTACCGACTGTGATACAGGAACACCGATTGTCGTATTCGACGGTAGATCCAGTTGGATACCAGGGTTAGCATCTCTTACCAATTGATAAAAGATATCTAACTGTGGTTTTCTGTACGGATACGGAAACATACACACCTCGTTATGCGAGCCAGGGGACGTCCCCTGGCTCTATGACGTCTTAGAAGTCGTTCGGATTGAACGGATCGTTGTAGTGGAAATACAGACGACCCACAGGGGTAGTCACGCCATTACGCAGATCCAACGCCAGAACATACTTGTACGACTGGTTAGTCGGCAGCGACGAGCTGTTCAGACCATTGGATACGACTGTTGCACCTTGGAGAGACCAAGTAGTAGAAGACGACGAAGCATTCCACAGAGCTTTACCAGACGAGACATCCAGAGTCTGCAATGCAGTCACCAGTTTACCAGCAACGGTATCAGAAATCACACCAGGTTGCAGATCAATCAGATCAGCCACATAGGTCGTGAAATCATAGCCGTACAGGTAGACCGACGACATGATGTCGGTACCAGGATTATTGGTCGGATAGTTCAGACCTTGCAGATCAGGATTGGTCAGATCTTGGTCAATGAAAGAACCACCCGCCGTCACTGGCAGAGAAACACTACCGACCCAGCCAACTGAAGTGGTTTTAGCCGAAATGACAACAGTCAAGTTACCGTTACCGTCGTTCTGGATTGGCAGGTCTTCCACGTCATCTGTGGTCAGATCAACACCACTGAAATAACGCAACTGTTTCAGAATGCTGTACGTAGATGTCGGGTTGTTAGCCTTGATCTGAACACCAGCAATGGATGCCAGTGAAGCCAGATTCAAACGGTCGTACATGAAGACCTTCGAACCTTGGTAGACTGCCGATGGTTTAGCAGTCAATTGGATAGCTGTGTTCTTGGAAGTCGTGCCTTCCATCCAAGTCCCCGCTACCACTTTGGGATTGGAAAATGTCAGATCGCCTTTCACCAAATTCGCCGAAGGATTCTTGGCGTTGATGTATTGCATCAGGCTATCGATGCTTTGGAGTTGATACATATCGACCTCAGGTATTGAAGTGGAGGATCATCTCACCAACCACGTTGGCAAGAGGATGCGATGCACTTGGAGTGATCACCACTGCATTGGTAAAGTACTCCGAGTCCGCTTGCGGGTATGCCGCAGCAGGCAACGTCAGCAGCTGAGTGGTTGCTCCATACAAACTAAACGGTGTATCAGCATCAGCTTGATCAATGGTGAATGCTGTACCTGCAATGCTATTCAGATAGTCAATCACAGGCTGCTGTTCAGCAAGTTGAGCAGGAGTACCTAGGGTCGTCGTACCGTCGAAAGCACCGGCCTTCAACAAATGCGATGACATGCTATCGAACGGGATACCACGGGATACCGAGTTCAATACGTAGGCATGATTGTTTGCAAAATCATTACCACCAGGATACACACGCCCATCCGTTTCAGCAAGAGGAGCCACATCGTTAAGCGTCAACTTAGTGTATGCCCAGCGCAAAGTGAAAGTACCGGTATAACCAACCGAACTCTCCTTTGCACGGACTATGACTGCGCTGGTGCGAATACCGATGTAACCCGTAGTTGTTGTGTCACCTACGGGAAGAGATGCATCGTAAACATCATCAGTAGTTAAGTTCGTACCGTAGATTTCATTCAAGTACGGCAACAACTGATAGATCGTAAACGGCGACTGATTCGCAGCTTTATCCGTATACTTCCAGATAACTGGAGTGTTCGAACGAAACAACGTATCTAACTTCAGTCGGAAATAAGCGACCTTGATGTTTCCTTTGAATCTTCCCGTTGCTTTCGGAAAGAGCCAGATTTCCGTATTAGTCTTAGCAAATGACGATGTCGATGTTAAGACCGGTGCGGAAAGATTGAACTCGTCTGCCGAAAGCTCTGCGGGCAAGCTCTGGTTGCTCTGGCGTACCAGATCAAGGAGCAGGCCCTTGGAATCTTTCGAGTAGATAGGCATCGTTCAATCCTTAGGTGTTGTAGTGCAGCATCAGTTTACCCACACCCCAGGTATTGGTATCCGGAAGGGTGATCAACACGACGGTGTTGAAGTAATCACTGTTGGCTTCAGGAACCGCAGCATTCGGGATGCTGTAGCGAGTGCAAATAGCACCATACAAACCGTAGGGTTGATTCTGATTGGCCGAATTGATCGTGTAAGTCTTACCAGTGATCTGATTTAACAGATCAACAACGGCTTGTTGTTGCGCCGTATAACTGGCGTTACCAATTGCCACGCTACCTGCAAATGCCGCACTGTTCAGGTTAGCAGCTTGAGCGCTGAAGTCACCACCGAAGGATTCAGAACCGACACGATACTTAGTACCGTTGCTGAAGTCATTACCACCTGGATATAGACGACCATCCACATCACCGTTGGGAGCGATGTTAGACAGATACGGTTCATCGTAACGCCAACGAATGTCAATCGATCCTTGGAAAGCCTTACACGTCGATTTGAATGTCAGTGTTGCTTTGCAAGTACGTTCAGGATAGACGTTGTCGGTAGCAGCTGGGAAGTTGGCATCGTTGAAATCATCAGTGGTCAGTGTCAAACCAGTCTGAATATTGATATCACCAATCAACTGATACAGCGAGTACGGAGAAACGTTCGATGCAGCTGCTGAGTATTTCTTGATCTCAATGCTGCGACCTTTAAACAGGTCAGAGATGACGATACGGCGATAAGACAGAACCTTACTACCGATGTAAAAACTGTTAGCCAATGCTGACAGTCGGATTTGAGTATTGGCAATACCACTACCAGGAGAATATGCAGTAGGCGCACCCAGTAATGTATTGCTTGCCGAAACTGGCTGACCCAATCCCGGATTATCGTGATTGATCAGGTCGTAGACCAGTTGTTCAGATGGTTTCGAATAAAGAGGCATTTCTATCACTCATCGAAAAGTTTGTAGTGGAGATAGATCGGACCGATCATCCCACCACTGTTAAGGTCAACAATCGCAACCCGGTCAAAGTTCTTGTTCGCATCAGTGATTTGAGATGTTGGGTAATCTCGTACACGTCCAGCATTCCAACCTGGGAATCCTAATTCAATGGTCTTCGCAATCAAGGTCGCAGGATCGGTCATGAACCCAGAAGGATTCTTAGCGAATGCGTCACGCATGGAAGTGAAGTCGAATTCATAGGACAGATCTTTAGCGTAGGGTAAACCATTGACGTTGGCAATACCGTGGGTCAATACGCTTAACAGACGATCTGCAATGATCGAGTTGAAGTAAGGACGACCATAGGTCAGGGTCATCGTTGTCGAACCATACCAACCTAAAGATTCAGGTTTGGCTGTGATCGTGATCACTTTGGATTCGTCCAAAGCAATATCGGGGATGTCAATCGGTTCAAGTTCAGATGGATCAATCGAAGCACCCAACATGTTGTTGATCATGCTGACGATTTGTTCATCAGTGAAGCCACTGGTCGAACGAATTTCCACTGCCCCTAGATCACTCATGGGAACACGACGATAGTAAATATCAGCCGGACCATAATAACCACGACCTGGTACACCTTCTAATGTCAACTTCGTATTCCACTTACCAGTTTGTTCTTCTGGTGGAGTGTCTACAACAGGGACATCGAATAACAGGTTACGACTGGTGAACTCTTTCGGAGGTTGCTGCTCATCGTTTAAGATGATAATCAGCCGATCAGCACTTGACATGATCTACCCCCTTAAGCGTTGAAATTAGGCTGAGTATAGTGGCAGACCAATTTACCCGACAGACCTTGACAATTGGTAGGATGCAACTGTACCACCAACACACTCTCATAATTCGAGTTGTAATCAGGACTGCCATTGATTGAACCGTTATACGCAACAGTCGCGCCCAACAGACTGTAGCGACCGATCGCATCAGTAATCCAGTTATCGCCGGTAATAGCAGCCAGCACATCTTTCAATGCAGCTAAGCCATCAGTACCAGTTGGAATTACTGATATGGCATCGTACTGTGCAGAGAAATCACGCCAGTAAGAATACATCAACCCGAATGGTTTACTGTTGTCCTGAGCCGGGTACAGAAGACCAGGCAAAGACGTTACAGATACATAAGTCTTGATGTCAATATCACCAGGAGCAATATTTAAGACTACGCTACCAACCCAACCTAAACTGGTGGATTTGGCAACCAGAGTAGCAGTACCTTGTCCGTCTTGAAGATCCAGATTACCATCTTCCAGATCATCAGAGGTGAAGTTGAAACCGTGCGCAGCATTCAGTACTGGGATCAGATCAGCGATAGTCGTTACGCCATTGACTTTGATCGTCAGTGGAATCAGAACATTCAGATCAGACAACGGCAGTCGATGATACTTGACTGTCACCGAACCGTCGTATGGACTATTCGGATAGACTGCAGTCACTTCGATCGTGGTGTTCAGGAGTCCTTCAGCAGGCGACAGCTCAGCAGGGACACCAAACGTGTACTGGTTCGCCACCAACGATACGCCATTCTGAGCCGACATCGCATCAAGAATGGCCTGCTTGGGGTCTTTATAGAGAGCCATTGCAAATCCTAAGCTAAGACGTTATTGAAATGGAACAACCCAATACCCTTGAAGCCATCAATCGTCACATTGGTTTGCACAATGACGTTATCGTACTTCTGATTTGCGTAAGGATAGTTCTTGGTCGACCCACCGGTTAATGTGAACAACACTGCTTGAGGCCAAGAGGAGAAGCCATAGCTTTGCAGGACGTCACGTAAGCCAGCAATGTTGCGCCATTGTCCATAGTTGGTCGCTAAGTATGGTTTGTACGGTGTAAAATCAAAATCGTACATTTGCATTTCTAACGACTTCAATCCATCGGCGGGATCTTTGTAATGCTTTAAAGTGTTCAGTCCAACAGCTGCGATCACCACAGAGAACTGCGGACGCAAGCGGGTGAACTTAAATGTGAAATAGCCAGTATAGCCTGGCGATACAGCAGTAGCAGCCACACGAATGAATACTTGACTGCCAGCAGACACAGCTGTGATGTCGACGTCTTGTACGTCTTCTTTAGTCAAATCCAGACCGAAGATTTGATTGACTAAAGGCAGCATGTCGTGCAGGGTGGTTGCGCCCACCATAGCGACTTCCGGTACGATATCACCGTAAGCAGTAGACAGGTTGATGCGTTGATAGTCGAACGTGACGTACCCTTCATAGCCGCTGCCTAAGACAGCTACACATGGGAGCAGGGTTTTACCACTCAGGTCCAACTTAGGTTTACCGAAATACAAACTCTCTTCCGTCAAGGGTTCGGGGAGAGTTGGGTTCACGCTATTAATCAGTGAGAACAACTTCTCACGAGCCACCATCGAGAGTAGGGACATTCTAAAACCTCAATTATGAAATAAAAAAGGAGGAAGCGTTTCCGCCTCCTCCTTTCTCGGGGTCATTAGATGCCCATTGCTGGGCAAATCCCAGATTAGACCGGGGTCCAGACCAGACCGTCGAGGATGTTCTCGGCGATAGCGTCTTCCAGCGGGATGTCGTTGCGTTGCAGTTGCAGGGTGACCGAGTTGGTCCACACCAGCGAGCCAGCAGTGATGGTGATGGTGAAGTCTTTTTCTTCGCCAGGCACTTGATCAGTGAAGGTCGGCAGAGCAGCGTCGGTGTAGTCGTCGGCGGTCAGGTTGATGCCGTAACGAGCGTTGATCTCGGGGATCAGGTCGCTGATGTTGACGGCATTGCCCAGCGAAAACACCTTCGAACGGGTACCGGGAACGACGGAGATGTCGACGCGGTTGTAGAAGATGTCGCGCGAACCGGAGTAGCCGGACGACGGCTCAACAGCAGCCAGGGTCAGCTTGGTGTTGCGGTTCTCGGCGCCCGAATAGACGGCAGGCGCGCCAAACGTGACCAGTTCTTCGGTCAGGCCCAGCGACGGGTTCTTCTCATTGATCAGATCAAGGATAATCTGTTTGGGGGCTTTGGTGAAATCAGTTGCCATGATGCTTCCTATAGGAGATGACAGGTTGAGTGGACTACATGCAGTACTGCATAAAATTGAGTAATTACTTACTCAGATAACTGGACAAATTCCAACCCGTCCAGAACATTAAAGACAATCGCATCAGAGAGTAAAACATCGTCTCCAATGTGATGCACTTTAAATTGGTACTCGGAATCTACCCATGCAAGGGAGATTCCTTGATTAATTCTTAAGGGGTACTCAGCTAACTTCTCAGTGTACTCTACATCCTGGACCTCGTCTTCGATGAGGTTAAGTCCCAACGCCGTATTAATAGCGCTTAACATTCCATGGATGGAAAAGGGAAGTCCAGGTATTTGTACTTTGACAATATAGCCAGAGGACAAATCATCAAGTACCAACAGAGGTAATCGCTTATAGTGAAGATCTGCAGGACCCTTGTATTTCTTACCGGGCACAGGTGTGATTGTGACTTGGGTGTTACGTCCTTGACTATCAGAATAGTCACTTGGAGTACCAAATGTAAAGTCAACACCTTCGACTAAAGTCTTCTGATTATCTCTGTTGATGAGAGCGGTAAGTCGATCGTTACTGAGTCCTCCGTACGGTTTTTCAATATCCATGAAAAGCTCTCTATGAACGTACGCGGGGAATACAACATAGTATTTCCAATAATTATTACTATTTCTTTCAGGAAATATTAGTAACGGCATAAAGGGAGAGATCGCTCTCTCCCCTTGGGTTTACTACTAAAAATCATCGAAACTCACAAAGAGTTTATTGAAGACTTTCACTGGCAAACGAAACGGCACAGACTCACCCATGATGTCGTAAATACACATGATCTCTGAACCTTGAACTTCCATCACTTCTACTTGAAACGTGTAAGGACCTGCCTCCCCATTCAAGCAATAAATACCAGGAGTTGGTAACGGTTCTGTTGAAGGGATGTGCGAGAATTGTTCATCCTTACCCATACCCTCAGCATCAAACGACAAGCCAATACGCACAGCTGGATTGGTAGGAATCCCCATCGCATCCAACAACTGCTTATCCATCTTCTCGTTGAAATTCTTCCGTTGCTGCATCAGATCCAATATCAGTTCACGATTCATGATGTACTCTCCAGATTACGGTTGACATACAACGTCACTACAGTAGCGGTCTTGTAACGCAATTCCGTCATACCCAAACCGTTAAGACGCGTTGCGCTTTGATGTTTCACAAGAATACCTTGCAATGACTTGATGTTACCTTTATCCAGATAGTAACAGGTGAATGGCATACCCGGATACAAATACGACGGATCAGAATTATCCCAGACAAACGACATCGTAGAACCTTCACGACCCGCCATCTTTGATAACTCCAAATACGGGTTAGACGTCACCCGAGTTGGAGAGACTAAAACATTGTCATAATCGCTGTCGTTGCGTGTGGAAATGGTTTCTGTGTTGTTCAGTCCACGTGATAAGTAAGCCTTGTTATCATTGGACTGCACCATGGATCCATCCATGACGTTAGCTGCTGATGCAAAGCGTACACCGTTACCTTGGTTTGCCCGTAAGGTGTTACTGTCATCACTGAAGTCTTTGTCTCCTGTTGCTAAAATGGTTAAGAGACTACCACTTGCTTGGAAGGTACGATCAGCTTCAGGGAACCGATTGGGTGGAATTGCAATCACCAAACCTTTCATGGTCTGGATGTTTTCACGCTTGACATCATAGCAGGGCCAGACATACCAGCGATCTTTGCAGTAGTAATAACTGAACCCAGCTGAATAGATACCAAACTGCTCTTGGAAAATACGCGGCACATCCAAGAGCATCGTCCCATGAGGTATCACCATTTGCTCACGCACTTTGGTGTTATTGGGAGGAGACATCTCTACACCTTGCGGTAAGCGGAGTTTGTCTACTTTGATTTGTTTGGAGTAAGTATCCAGCAGTGCACGTAATGCATCACCCGGCGTCATCTTGCGATAAACACCACCTGTTGGTAACAGACGCATGCGAGCGACAGCTAAGTTAATTAACTGGAACTCAATCTCAACGAAGTCACCCAAGTCAGTTGCAGCGTCACCAGGATCATTTGCTGTAGTGCCTTGCACAATCGGATTACCCCGGTCGATGTAAGTAGCTACATAGCGTTCAGACTGGTGCGTACCTGTTGGATCAATCAAACCACGTTCACCCAATGGTGTTTTCACCACGGTGACTTCAATGGCTTCTTGATTGGGGTAGATGTACTTGAAGAATAACGATGGTTGCAACGTTAACGTCAACATGGTCTCATCAGCCACGTTAGCGAAGTAGTCACAGTTATCATCGTGGTTCATCACTTTGATCGCTGGAATGTCACGACCACCTGCATGGACGATGGCTGACCAGGTGAAGCTAGAACGTGTTGGATTCTTCATCACACGTTGGATCGTGAGACCTAACGAGGTATCCATGATATTCATCAGTACATGCCTCCTTCAGCCTGTAGTTTCCTGATCAAAAATGCGAGACTATCCCGCTTAGGATAGATCTGCTCTAATTCCTCATCGGTGAGGACACGACCTTGGTTGGTTCTGGAACGAGCTATTAAGCGATTACGGCTAAACTCCGTAATGGCGCTGATGCGTTCTTGGAAGATAGACTTATCAATGGAGTTCTTCAGATCGAACTTCACCTGAGCGTGTAAGTCACAAGCGAACTCGTCCATCTCGACCAAATCATTGTAGGGGGCATTGTACATACCACTCCACTTCAAGTAGTCGATCCAAAGGAGTAAGTGTTCGTTGACTAACTCATAAATCGTAATTGCTTCCTTGCGCTTAGGAAAACGGATGACCACACCACGACGGTAGAGTTCAACCATTTCATTAATTGACTGGTATGTCAAGACCCATTCATTGATCATATCTCGGTCTTGCATAGGGTTCCCGTAAGTGAAGGTACCGCGAGTCCTGAGTTCTTGTTCAGGGATCAAGTCGATACGCTTCACATTACATTGCCAGCGCTTATTCCAGATCTTCCACGTCGCAGTGTCTTCGATTCTATCGACGCGTTGGTTAAACATGTTAGATACTCCGTAAACAAGCTTTCATCAGGAACAGGATGATCGGCGTGTAGTAGAACCGTTCGAGACCACCCATACCGCGATAGTTCTCGTAGAGTTCAATCAACCACTTCACCGACAGTGCTTTACCTTCCAGATAACTCCACACCATCGCTTCTAGTGCAGAATAGTTACCCTTGTCGCGTTCATAGAACGCTTTACTGAAGATGTAGTAGTCGTCATCCACCGGCTTAAACAGGATCGGATCCACACTAGGCAGGCCATCCAGAACAGGTAGAGGAATACCGTTACGCATGGTAAGTGCTCTCGATGCGCTACGTTGTAACTTCTTGTCTAAGAGAATCACATTCTTCCTATCCATTGCATCATCAATGGATAACTCCGGATTACGCGGATACACCACATAGACGATACCGGAGTAGTAGATCCCTTCAAACATCCCTTGACTGCGGAACGACGACAGAGTGTTCAAACCAAAGCGCTGCGCGCAATAGTCGATGATGCGACCTTCACGTTGCAATAACGCATCCCAGATGGTTTGCGTTTGCATGACTTGATCACCCATAGTGTTCAAGTTCTTGATCTTCATGATCTCAGCTGCTTCACGTGTTTCAAACATCTGACGCAATGCTTGCAACATGAATGCATCGTAGATCGGGACATCTTGACCAGGTGGCAGTAGCGTACTGTAACGAGGGCTGTAGAAACTACGGTAGTAGTCCTTAACCATGTCTTCATACGCACGGGCTAACTTCGCCACGTTGTAGTAGTCTTCTTCTTCAATGATGGGATTCAATCCACGTTGGATGTAGTCCTTCACAAAGAAGACGGTCTTGATGACTTTGCTGTTCAGATCCTCGATACGTGTGTAGGAGTCTTCTCCTAAGATGTGGTCGTCAGAGAAACCCGACATCTCGTAGGTGATCTGGTAAGTTGGTGCTTTCAGAATCGACATCCGTTGCGATGTCTTAACTTTAAACACCCCTTCACGACCATCGCCCACATCAGCAATCAGCATATCACCTTGCGAAGGAATGATACCAGGATAGCTATTGGCTGCCCCGACGATCTCCCACTGCTTGGATTCTGCTTCTTGACGAGACTCTAGTGCTTGCGACACCCGTAACTCTAAATGCTTGATACGGATGTATTGCTCGTAAGCACCTTCACGAGTTACGTTCTGTCCTGACGTCTCGGTATCTTGATCCTTGACTTTCTGATAGTAGTCTACCGTCCACGGTTGACCTTCTACGTGAGTGATCAAGGAGTGAATCGGCACTACAGCTGTGTCCACAGTTACGCCTTTGTACTCTGCAGGCGCAATCTGAACAGGCACCTCAATTTCTTTCTTAGGTGCTTGGTCGGTTGGATTCACGATTGGCATTTTTGTCCTTCTCCTTGTTTGCTTCAATGTAGAGCGTCTGTACAGTGTTGAATTGCCAACCACCATTGATTGAAACGCCACGGACGTGCTTGTCGATATCTTGCGCTGCGCTATCGATCTCAGTAGCGGGTGCGTAGCAGTTACCAATCGTCTTAAGACGGGGACGCCACGGCATCAACTCTTCCATGATGTCAGCTAATGCACATCCATGAATCTTCAGACGATCGCGGTCTTCCTTCTTCAGTGCAGTCAGGTCATACATAATCGACAAGCGAATATGATAGTACTGACGGATATCTAAGTCACTGGTGGCGCGGATGTTTAAGTCCGCATCCATCTCTACTTGATCCCAGTATTGCAGTTCAGTTGAACGATAAAGGGAGATATTAAAGATGGAACGGTACGGCATGTGGATCCAAGGTGCCTCAGACCGCAATAGAGCCTCTATACGCGGTTTAAATTCATACTGAGGGAGAAGGTCCCTCAGATTCATTAAATCGCGCTTATTGCTTGGAGAGATGGCTACGAGGACACTGAACAACCGCATGGTATTACTCACCACTTGATTTGGAATGAATTCATCAAATGGTGGAATCAAAATCCCATGGTCTTTCAATGGAACGTAACGTTCTTTCCCGTACTCGAATTCACGGAAGTACTCACCCGACGATGTAAACGACTTCTTCTTGTCGATATCGCGAGATGGACGTTCTTCGTAAGTCGGACGGTATTGAATTAACTGGTTATGGATCATCAGGGGATACGACATGTCGCAACCCACTGGTTGTTCATAGTTGAAAGTAAAACCAACTTCAATAGAGAAGGTTTCACCATCACCAGTCTTTTCAATTTGACGTGGAGTACGATCGAAATCCCAAAGACCCACGATCTCACCTTGGGTCTCAGCCATAACGACTAAGGGGTTCTTACCGCCCTGGTTAGTAACGATACGCATACGAGGATCCACGTGATTCATGAAGTACTCGTCTAACTTATCACCATAACCGCCTTGCTTTTCTCTCAGGTCATAGATCTCTTCCAAGATGACCATGAGTTCTAAAGGTAGTGGGTAGTGATACGTACCTTCGTAAAGGTTAGTATCACACATGTCTGTCATCTTCGTTTTCAGATTGTCACGCCAACGTTCAGCTGAAGGCTTGTCTTGAGCCCGATACGTCATGGTGACTTGCACATGGGTCGAAGAGTACACCGGCTTAATGTACGTCTCTAATGCGCTATCTAAGAAGATGAATGCATTCTCAGGACGATGCAGTACCTGAGAACTCATGCGGTCCGAGAAGTAATCTTCTTGGATATTAACGAACACACGATCTCGTTGCTGAGTCTGGATCGTATCGTCGTTATTTAAGATTGAACCTGCTTGTGCTGCTTCAGTGGCGGTTCCTAAAAACTGAAAGCCAGTGTAAGCATCAATGCCTGTACGCTTCATCACTTCCTTGACCATACCGATGACCATAGGGCGTGTGATCGACTCGTATTTCTCAGGCAGAGTCTTAAATACTTTAGGCATAGTGTTACCCTATATGAAAGGGGATTAAAGTCTGATCATAGGATCAATCGTCCTAGGTAATATTTACGGCATAGAAGCCCAGGGATTTCTCCCTGGGCCTTATGACATCAAACTTCGTAAGCCTTCAGTGTATCGTCCACCACGATCATGATTGCGGTGGTAATACGGGAAGCATAACGCTTAGCCGACAGAGAGGGTTTAGCACTCCATTGGGCAAGAGACGCGTTAAGAGAAACGAGACTACGGAACTGCGATAAGTCGCCACGTCCTGCGATACCAAAACGTGCTTCTACTTTCTTCGTCAACGATTCAGAGATCAAAGCTAACTGACTAGCCATACTGTCAAGCTTCTTCAATTCAGAATCATCTTCCATCAAACCTACCAACTTATCGGCAATATCCAAGAGTCTACGAGTTTCCGACAACGTCGGCGTCGTAAACGGCTTGATGCGAATAGGTGGTGGGTAAGACTTAGACGAGAAAGAAACCATCACTTCAGCATTCTTCAGACGATCAACATCGACATCATGGCCTGCTTCTGCAATGGGGAAGAATCCATACAGGCTGGCATTATCCAGCAGTGCATTGGATTGGACTTCAGTATAACCCGCAGTGGGATCCGTACCTAAGCTTGACCCATGGAATTGAGAAGTCATGCGACTCTTCAAGGTATCAAACGTTTGGATCGCTTCTCTAACTACGGTTTGGGATGCTGCATCGATTACAGCCTGACCTGCATCCTTATCCATGTTACTGTTGGACAAGGCGCTATCGGCACGGCTAAAGGCTTCTTTGATCTTCACACTTAACTGACCAATAGCCAGCGGTGCAAAGTGAGTCATGTAATCGGTAACCTTGTAAACATCTTCATAGGCACTGATCAGTTCAGCTGCGTTGTTAGGTGCTTTACCTTCACGTTGGTAAACACTTCGCAACACATCAAAAGAAACAGTACCATGAGTCATGTCGGCGTCTTTAGCTGCAGCTAAGCGGTTCTTAGCTTTAGAGACTTGGCGACGATGGCGTGCGGTTTGACCAGCGAACTTAACAATGAATTCACGAACGGCTTCCCAAGCACGACGCATGGCTTCGAGAATAATCTCTAAAACACGATGCGCTGTTTGATACAGTCCTTCACAGGAGATGTAGCCAGGTTTGCCTACGTACGCTTCCATGGATGGAAGAATGGTTTCACTGCTACTGTCACCTACTGCAGTTTGTGCAATCTTGTCAACTAAGACAATATCACGAGGAGTCAGGGGCTCTACTGAATCAATGATGATTGCAGTTTCACCCATGGCATTACCAATTGCAGCGGCGCGTTCAGCTTCATTTAACATCACGTCAACGCGGTTAGAAGCTTCATGGGCTTCTTCAATTAGAAGATCTTCCTCTTCTAAACTCAACTGCATGATGTTCTCCTTGAAGTCAAGCGGCATACGACTGGAGAGATCGCTCCCTCCAGTCGCATTACCTATTACGCAGGCTTGGCTTCACCAGCAGCCGGAGCTGCCGAAGTAGCACCAGCACCAGCGGACTTCAGCGATTCTTCCACCAGATCCAGAACAGCCTTGGATACGGTCAGAACGCGCTTGGACACGGCAGCAGCAGGTTGGTCCAGGATCTTCTGCAGACCACCCAGAACAGCCTTAGCGGCCGACACGTCAGCTTCTTCCATGCCTTCCGGATTGATGCGGGAAGCCACGTTAGCCATTTGGCTCTTGACACCATTCAGCTTGTCTTGAACCGGCTTGTATGCCTTGACGGTTTGCAGCAGTTGGCTGATCGTCTTGGCAGCTTCAGCAGCTTGAGACGGAGTCAGCAGCTTGACTTGACCACCTTCGATGTCGTTGGGCAGGTCACGCACACCAGCATCCAGTTGGCTCATTGCTTCCACAGCGGCTTCACCTTGCAGCGAAGTCTTGGGACCAGTGCGGTACACCAGGAAGTTACCGATCAGAGTCGGAGTCACCAGAGTATGGCAATCACCTTCATCCGAACCTTGTTCAGCAGTGGTACCAGGAGCCGACAGAGCAGGCAGCGGCAGGTTCTTGGACAGACCAGCGAAGTTACCACCGGAAACCGTCTTGACTGCAACTTGAGCCAGTTCCAGCAGATCGTCCTGACCGGTCATGATCGGTTGAGCCACCGAACCCAGTTGTTGCAGAGCACCCAGCAGATTGGTCGGCACTGCTTGACCCACAGCCAGAGCCTTGAACAGACGATCGTCGGTAATTGCCACTTCTTTGGGATCGCCCTTGGTCGATGCAGCCAGCGAAGCCAGCTTCTCAGCACGAGCAACCATCTTGTCGGTGACATCGAAGATCTGTTGGAAGAACTTGATAGCCCATTCACGCAGACGCTTGAAGGCTTCGACCAGCGACTTCTTGATCGATTCCATGTTGATGTTCAGCGCTTCCAGCGACACCTTGGTATTGCGAAGACGTGCGCTGTGGGTGGTGAACTGCTCCATGGAAGGCGTCGGCTTACGAATAGCCTTGGGCATGCCCAGAGCTTCCATACGGCTTTCGACAGCGATCTCGATGGCTTGTGCCACACCAGGAGTCAGACCACCTTCTTCGATGGAATCTTCCACGATCTCCTTATACTGACCCAGTTCATCCAGAGCAGCTTCACGCTCATTGATGATGTCCAGTTCGACGTCGCCTTCAGCAGCAGTCTTTTCCAGTTCGATCAGACCAGTTTCGATCGAGTCGATGTTGGAGCCGATATCAGCGACTTGCTGTTTCAGTGCTTCGATCTGTGCTTGGGTCTCGGTCTGGGGTGCAGCTTCTTCGCTTTCCAGCGGAGCTTCACCGGTGACTTCAGTACCAGCGGCTTGAGCAGCAGCATCAGCTGCAGCGGCAGCATCTGCATCACCAGCGGCAGCTGCGGCATCCAGAGCAGCGCCAGCAGCGTCAGCTGCTTCAGCGCCTGCAGCGGCACCAGCATCCATACCAGCTTCAGCTTCAGGAGCGATATCCGGAGGCAGTTCACCAGCAGGTTCTCCGGTGGCTTCAGGAGTAACCTCACCAGTTGCTTCAGGGGTTACTTCACCTGCAGTTTCGGCACCAGCCTCACCGGTAGTTTCAGCACCGGTTTCACCAGCCGTGGTTTCGGCATCGGTCACTTCAGCGCCAGTGGTTTCAGCACCAGCTTCCGGAGTAGCTTCGACTTCGGGTTCAGGCAGAGGATCGGTTTCGGTACCAGTAGCTGCTTCAGGTTCAGTACCGGTGGTTTCACCAGCAGTTTCTGCTTCAGTACCTGCCTCAGGAGTCGTTTCGCCAGTAGCTTCAGCTGCAGCTTCACTCGCTTCAGCGGCGGCTTGTTCTGCTTCTGCACCTGCTTCAGCGGCCTCAGCTTGTTCTTCACCAGCTTCAGCGCCAGCTTCAGCAGCTTCTTTGCCTTCTTTTTCGGCCTTGGTAGCTGCCTCTTCGGCTTCTTTCTTTTGCTTCTCAGCTTCAGATTGTTTATCTTCGGCTTCCTTTTGTGCTGCTTCTGCTTCGTCAGCACTCTCCAGCGAAAGCTTTACCTGAAAACGTTTCAAAGTACGCATTGTTAACTCCTAATGCAATTGGGATATGTGTTAGTGAACTATGAGATTGAGGTCACATAGTATTCGTGGGGTACCCTTTAGGGCGTTGCACCGAACAGCAGATGCAAAGTACCGATCAAATCGTACAGACCACCCGGTTGGGACAGCCACTTCTGGAGCACAGGAACCAGACCGACGTTCGTCAGTTCGTTTCCATTTTCCCGACGCAAGTTGAAGAAATCAATTGCGCATTGAGACAGTGCAGGCGAACCTACGCCACGATCTTCCACTTGGAGCATGGAGTCCCAAGTCTCTAAACGCAGACGACGCGGTCGGCCATCCTTGATGAAACACAAGGTATCATCTAAGAACTCACGGTGGTTAGCACCCACCATGGGACTCTTATATTGCTCTTGAATCCACTCCATGAAGTTCTGCGTGCCAAAAGCATGCAATGCGATCAGATAGACTCGCTTTTTGAATTCAAAGGAGGAAGTCACGTTACGACCGGAGATGTACTGTTGGTACATGTCCTTGACTGCTGGATTCGGATCGATGCTTGCCGCACTCGGTTTGAACAGACTCATCGTCATCGACAGAGTGCGAAAGCGCGCCTCGGAGTTAGTGGGGCTACGTTGAACACGCATGCCAACAATAGCACCAGCAAAACCGCGAGGATAGATCCGGAATCGACCGAGATCTAAATTACGCATAGTCCTTCTCCATTTGAGCGATGTCTGCTTCCAGCTTCTGTACTTTGCTTTCGTAGTACTGAATCTGCTTTTGAGTCGAAGCCGAGGGATTACCCTTCTCCAGTGCCTTCAGGTTGATCAGACGCAGTTCAACTGCTTCTTTCTCAGCCTTAGCGGCGTTGTAGCGCTTGACTTGACCTTCGACGAACCACTTGCCCAGGTACAGGAAGATGTTGCGCTTAGCGCTGATGTACTTGGTAGCCATCGGGTCGAGTTTGTTCTCACCCAGAGTAGCCGACAGGGTCTTGTAGTTGTCTTCGGTGATAGTCACATCCGGAATGGATTCCAGTTGCTTGGTCACCTTGTCTTCGCCAGCAGTCACCACCGGCCAGACAGCCAGGAAGTTTTGCAGTTCGTTACCAACCCAGGCAACTTCAGCAGGAGACAGCGAATCTTTCAGCTGACCCTTGGTCACGCCAGAGTCTTCATATTCAGAAGTCTCATGCACGCACAGGAAGTTCAGCAGACGAATGGCATACCGCGACCAGAAGGCGCAGTATTCACTGAATTGCATCAGGTTGGCTTGAGAGTACGACAGACCACCAGCTGCGACCACATCACTGAAGTTCTTCTCCAGCATGCCAGAGATAGCCTTGACGTTCTTTTCCACAGTGGGGATAGCGTCAGCGATTTGCAGGACGATGTTCTTATTACCCTTGACGGCTTTCTTGAATTCACGGTCATAGGCCGAAACCACGTCGCTCTTGAAAGAGCCAGACTTGAAGAATTCAGATGCCGATTTATACAGCGGTGCCGTCACCGTCTCCAACTCTTTCAGAGTGACACGGTTGTCCTCCAGCAGATCCTCTTTCGCGAGGGTCGGTGCCAGAGTTTCTACGTATTTATCGAGTTTCATGTTCGAGTGACCTCAGATGTACTCCCCTACCGGTTAGGGTAGGGGGTGGGATAGTGATGAAGATTACAGCGAAGGCACAGCCGACATCTGGTAGGCTTTCATGATGTCCAGAATATCCGGACCATTGCCCTTGTTCGAACCCTTCAGATCGCGGGGGCTGAATTCAGAACCCAGCTCAATACCACGATAGTAGAACTTGATGCGGTTCAGGTTGGGATCGATCACCACGAGGATCATGAGCGAGGTCACATCGAAAATCTTCTGGCGGACACGATAGTCACGCAGACGACCCTTGATGTTGTTTTCCAGTTGTGCTGCGGTGGAGTCCGACATGATCACCATGTTCGAGGCAGTTGCCAGCGAAGGTTGGTTAGTCACAGCAGAAGCCACGGTGTTGTTACGAGCACGCTTGGCAATCTCGGTCATCACGCCATCTTTGTCCTTCATCAGGGCACGACGGTGCGAGGAGATCAGGTCCATGCAGAAGACGATGTCTTTCCAGAACTTCAGACGACCCGACAGGAAGCCATCTTTACGTTCACCCGAAGACAGGTCTTGATTGCCTTGCGAGAGCATGTGAACGATCTGGTGCGAGTCCAGCTGAGCAGCTTGCAGACGGATGTTGACAGGGATGTCCACAGACACGCCAGGACTACGAGAGGTCTTCTCTGTAGTTTTGGCATTGGTGCCAGTACCCTTGGTGGTTTTCTCAATGGATACTTTATCAGGAGCCGTAACAGTGACCATGATCATCTTGCCAACGGATAAATTCTCCAGATTGCGCAATTGTGTGATCGAATCCTTACCGATACCGGTTACGCGATATTCGTCGCTATCCAGTTTCGTATTGGTGGATGCTGTATTAACAACAGCAGGTGGTGCAAAAGCTTCCAGTGATGCGATCGGGTTATAGCGTGGCAGACGGGTCTTGTAGTCTTCGATCGAGATCGACTCATTCGACCAAATACGACCCAGTGCATCACCCTTACGATCTGGGTTCAGACGTTCCAGTTGACGCAGTACCGTTACCCGATCGATGTTAGTCAACAGTGCAGCAGCTTGCAGGTAGTAACCGGCGAATTGCGACAGCAGCGATTGCATCACATCAGGCAGTACGTCGTTGTACACCACACTGTTGTCGACCACGACGATGGGTTCGACTTGGGTCGGTTTGGTGAACTCGATCAACGAAGAGTTTGCACCTTGAAGGCCAGCATTGATTGCACTGCCGACATTCATGAATGCCGACATGCCGGTTTCGAGAACGGACATGTTATTTCCTTTTATGCTAAATGAGGACTTCCTATGGGAATCAAAAGCTATCCCTCAGTATCGGAGATACTGGCTAACAATGGGAAGGGTAGCGTCTCAGACAATATCGATAATATCCTGATTAATACCGGGATTGGCTCCATCCAAAAAGCGATGGGCAATAACTTCTACGGTATTAACCACAGGCAGACTCCGCCGTCTATTTCAGTCAAGAAGGATTACTACGGGATGACTTTCTTTACCCGTCCTCGACTGAACATGACGACCGATAATCTGGGAATGGCTCGTCAGATGTTTAATCTGGCTACCACCGACCAACACTCCTTACAACGGATCATTCGTTGTTATCTGGATCCAGAATTAGAGACGACGGAAAACCTGACGGCTCCTCTGGTGGATAACTACAGTGCCTTTATTCCGGCTCTGACGAACAATTTGATCTCGATGTCTGGATGGCCTGATATTCGTGCACCAGTTCACCAGTATCAAGAAGGTGTATATAAGGAGGCGATGTCCGTCGTCGACGGTATCTCCGATATTTATTCAACATACGATATAACAGCTAACTTCAGAAACCATCAGGGCAATCCCATCATGCTCCTGTTCTTATACTGGATCAGGTGGATGACTCTGGCGTTTGAAGGGAAGTTAATTCCTTATCCGGATGACATTCTCAATTGTGAAATGTGCTATACCACGCGCATCTATCGATTGATTTTGGATGAATCCAAAACGCGGGTGAAGTCCTTAGCTGCGACAGGTGCATCGTTCCCTGTGAACATTCCCTTCGGTACGATGTTTGACTTTGAGGCTGACCATCCCGTCAACCCCAATAACGACCAGGTCTCGATCACTTTTACTACGACCGGTGCAATCTATGAAGATCCCTTGTTACTGTATCAGTTTAACCGTACAGTTGCAATGTTCAATCCGAAAATGTTAAACGCCACGGTTCGTGCTGCTCGGATGACGAAGATCCCCATTGATCTGTTACCCGTGTTTAATAATCGTGGCTATCCCTTCATCAACCCCAAGACCATGGAATTGGAATGGTACATCGACACCACCATGTTTAACCAACAGGCTGGTCAGATCAGTGCGTTTAATTCCACCGTCCCTGGTAAGGTAACGACCCCATGACAACATCCATCGATACGCTGATTAATAACGTATTGGATTACCAGTACGATCCGGCACGAATCCAATCCATCTCACTACAGATGGTGACGGACACTATGGATGGCACGATTGCTATCTTAAATCCGACGAACCCTTTCGTACAGGCTCTGCAAGTTTCATCGGTTCATACAGCAGCTGCATGCACGAAAGTAGAAACCAACACCCGACTGCAGTATCCTCGTAGTGCATTAACGTTTGAGGATATCTATCCCCATATGTCCGACAAGGACTTCGTGGGACGGTTTGCAGATGCAGCTGATGCTGTCTTTACCATGGTATTCAACAAGACTGACGTTTTGTTGAAGATGGTGACAGATCCTGATACCGGTATTAAGAAGGTGGTCATTCCTCGTAACAGCTACTTTACTGTGGGTGGTACTGATTGGAGTATTCAATACCCCATCGAAATTCGACAGTTAGTGCATGGTGGCTTGTCGATTGTCTATGACACCACCATCAGTTCTCCGCTACAAGACCTGACCACTAATCAACTGGATTGGAATGAAGCAACAGCTGCTGACGGTACTCCACTTCTGGTAGTGCGTGCTAATGTTCGACAATTCAATATCGATACGGTTACCCGGTCGATTGATGAGGTACGTGAATTCACCTACAGCACTACGTTAGATGACAACTTCATGTACGCTCGGGTCTATAGTCAGAACTCGGACGGTACTTGGACTGAAATGCAGACGTCGCATACCGTGCTGACTTACGATGTGACTAAGCCGACTGCATTGATTAAGGTTCTGGATAAAGACGTCACTGTTACCATTCCTTACGTCTACGTCTACAGTGGTCAAGTAGCCAATGCTATTCGCATTGACTTGTATCAGACCAAGGGTAACGTTGTGATGCAGTTAAACCTGTATCCTGTCTCTGACTACGGTGCAGTTTGGTTTGCTACTGACAAGGTCCGTGATTCGACTGTTTACTCTGCTCCTCTGAAGACCATTGCTGTGGATGTGTTTTCCAATAGCACGGTCAACGGTGGTCGTGATGCACTGTCGTTTGAAACCTTACGTCAGCAAGTCATCAATAACTCGGTGGGTTCGGTGGATCGTCCGATTACGCCTGACCAGATCACCAACGCTCTGGAAGACAGTGGTTATCAACTGGTTAAGAATATCGATTACATCACTAATCGTGTCTTCTTAGCTACTAAGCCAATGCCCACACCAACCAGTGCTAAACTGATCACCGCTGCTGCTGCATCTATCCAGACCATCGCACTGAAGATGAGTGTGACGGCACTGCACGAACACGTCATGGATAATGGTAGCTCCATTACTCTGACACCTGAACTGGTCTATCGACTGGATAACGGTGTGATGACGATTGTGCCGCAGGCTGAGATCGATGCATTGATGGCATTGACCATCGATCAACGTGCCCTTCGGATTTCTCAGAATAACTACCTCTTCACGCCGTTCTACTACGTGTTAGATGCAAGTGATTCGAGTAACTTCGATCTGCGTCCTTACTATCTGTCTAACCCAGAAGCTGAGACTAAACTCTTTGTCTCTGAGAACGACACGACCATGATGCAAGTAGTTACTGACTTGTATACGGTGGCGTTGACGGATAATGGCTACACCCTGCGTGTGGTGACCAAGAGTGATGATGCGTGGAAAGCATTGAAGGAAGAAGATGTCTTTGTGCAGTTAGCATTCATTCCACCGGGTGAAACTAATCGTGCCTATTTGATGGGTACTTTAGCTGGCCGGGATGATTCGACTAATGAACGCATCTACGACTTCGATCTGTCGTCCAACATGAATGTGGATTTGAATGACAACATTCAGATGACCAAGTTCATGATGTACAACACAGATCCTAAGGTGATTGGTACTTCGCTCTTTACTGAGTTTGACATCATCTACGGCACCAATGCTACTGTGTCTCCTGCTTGGACGCGTGCAGAAGTCGATGATGTCTTGGGTACCTTCTTGCTGACCGATACCGCTAAGGGTATTACGCATGAGAAGATCCGTGTTCGCTTTGGCTATGCCTTAGACACGCTGTGGGCGCGTAGTCGTTCCATGTCGTCGTCTCTGACGTATAAGAAGTGGGCGATGGATGTCCCGGCGTACTACACCGAAGACGTCTATGGCTTGTTCCCGGACGGTAGCAAGACACAAATCGTTGATGGTCAGGTGACGTACAACATCACTCATCATGCTGGTGATCCGATTCTGGACGTAGACGGTAATCAGGTCTATGAACACAAGGCTGGTGACGTCATGCTCGATGCCAACGGGGATCCTATTCCTGAAGACACTCGTGCCATGCTGCGTCAGTTGGACCTGATGATGATTGATGGTGCGTACAAGTTCGCAACCGATAGCATCTCGACTGCTTACTTGCAAGAACTGATCGACACAGTGGTGACTTGGATTACCACGGACTTAGAAGCGCTTCAGAAGAAGGTACTGGAACGCACTAAGATCTACTTCTACCCGAAGGTGACGATGGGTGACTTGGATGTGATTATCGACGATGGCTTAAAGACTACTGTTCCTGCTAACCAACCATTTGCAGTGACTCTGTACGTCTCCAAGGCTGTCTTTGAGAACGAGTCTCTGAAGGCGACACTCAGTAACACCACGACGAAGACGATCAACACCTTGTTAGATCAAGACGTCTTGGCAGTGTCTAACTTCATTGCTGGATTGAAGACTGCGTATGGTGATGATGTCTTAGGCTTTGAGATGTCTGGTTTTGGCTCTGCACAATCCATCAGTGCAATGTCCATTATCGACGACTCTAAGCGTCTATCGATCAAGAAGCGCCTGACGCCACAAGCTGATGAAACGCTGATTGTTCAAGAAGACGTCACGATTGTCTTCAAGCGTCAACAAGTCGATTCGTAAGCAAAAAGAAAAGTAAGGTCATAAAGCCCCACCCTTTCGGGTGGGGTCTATGACGTCGATTTAATCAAGCTTTTTCAATGCATCAAAAACAGAATCGCATTCCTTACGGACATCTGCAAATATCGCATCTTTCTTTTCACTACGGCTACCGAGCATCACCATAGCAGCATTGACTGCCATGACACGTCCCTTGGCACGACTATCCAGTTCGATATTCGCCATCTGATTGATAGTGATGAACCTCGTTAAGAGATTCAGTGCAGAGATGATACGGTTGTTGTTTTCCAACACGTAACTATAGCGAGCTTCATCCACATTCTTCAGGATATCTGCATACTTCTCAGGGGCATAATCGAAATCGACTACTTCTGAGATCAGTTTGACAATTGCATTCGACGATTCACTGACATCACTGAACGCATCGATATAACCATCAAACATATTTGCAAATACGTGAACATCATCCAAATTGGATTTTCCTTCCGTATTCCGCCAGTGATCGATCATGTCTTCTAGGGTCGACAGACCGAGCACACCCTCCAATTTATGGATCACGTTTTCGATCTCTCGATCGTCAATCACGGCGTCCTCATGAAGTATGGTATTGAATAAAGACGCCTGAATCGACTTCAAGTGGCTGACTTCTTGAACACCTATCTTACCCGTGGCCTTGACTATGTCAAAGAAGCGCGACACACTAAACTGACCACTATCATTCAATGCCTGATTGAAACCATCCGTGCCAAGTAACACTGGAACAATAGCGGAGTCATCACCGAAGAAATCCTTCAGTCCACTCCATGTGGTAGAACCAGACGTACCCACATAGGTGTATGTCTTCATAAAGTCGGCTAACTTTGTCATCTTCCTGTTAAGAAGAATCAATGCAGTTGTAGCTGAACTTGCAGATGCACTACGCTTTTGAAGTTTTGACAATGCTTCACGCATGATATCTTTATTCAATGCGGTTGCATGAATCACTTCAAAAGCTTGTTTAGCCGAGATGATATTGATGTCACGATCTACTGGTTCCTTGTATTCCTTACCGAGGATCCAATAAAATACTCGCATGATCTGGCGACGAATCGCTTTAAACAAACGTACAGTGATATTCCAGATAGCTTGCCCCAAACCTTCCACCGAAACGGTTTGTTGAGAAGAACTACGCTTACTGGTCACCCGAGTCATATCAACCTTGAAAGATGGATCTAACTTACGTGCTTCAGTAGCTGCACTCATAGACATGCCGAGTGTTTTGATCTGCTGACGCAAAGTTTGAGCAGATTCCAAAGAAGCACTCAGTTCACTGATCTCAGCTTGACCTGCTTCAATCTCACTGACAGTTTCGTTGAATTCATCAACTTCTTCGAATTGTTCCAACAGTTCATTGTTGGTATCGATTTCAGGTTCAGCGGGTTCGATCTCTTCGTGATCGGGTCCCGGACCCAGAGGTCCATGAGACGCGATCACGTTGACATCGGCCGCGAAGTCTTCCATCGAATAATGGTAGCGACGGGACATGTTGGTCTTTCAGTTATACAGCACGAGCGTTCATCACTTTACCCATGATGATCGAATACTTAGTCAGGTCCTGACGGATAACCTTAGCCGCTTCTTGCATGCGCTTTAAGTTATCCAGGCTACGCTCGTCCTTACCAGGGATGCTCTTGTTGGCGATGTTATTCACCAGGAACGACAGAACATTACTGTAGTTACGAGCAGAGCGTGCAGTCTCATTGGTAACACGGAAGAATGCACCAATTACCTTGACGATCGACATCGAATCACGGATAACCGCATTGGTGGCTTGAATCTGTGCACGCAGGTCTTCAGTACCGTCAGCAGTAATGCCGTTACTTTGGCTATACTTGGTAGCGAGTTCTTGACCAGTCTTAGCAATCTCATTAAACGAACTGAGACTTTGAACTAAGCTTGCGCACTTACCAACACCATCAGCCGTCAGCGGTTGCACGCGATCAAACGGCTTCATCAGTTCAGCAAGACGGCGCGTACCAACCGAAGACTTACTGAAGTCACGATTCATGGCTTCTTCTTCGATCGACTTTGCCTTCTCGATGATCTGCTCGCCCTTAGTCAGCAAAGGCTGCAAAGGTTCGATAGAACGTTCGGTCTGATACGTTTGCAACACTTGCTGGTTGTGCTGTGCAGCTTCATCCATCAGTCGCTCAACTTCCGTAAACAGTTGAACGAACTGACCGTTGGTTGCCAGATCCGAATGGACACGATCACCCTTGGTCATGAACTCAAACACCTTCTGTTCGGTTTCATTGCCATTGGCGTAGTTCATGTCCTTGATGTACTTCTCAGGATCTTTGTACCACTCCATGTTACCAGCAGCGTCTTTGTACTCGATGCCAGAAGTTGCTGCAATCTGTTCAAAGTTCTGCACTTGGTAATGGATGTCAGACAGCACGCCCTTGGCTTCTGCGATGTCTTGAGACGATTCTTTCAACTTCTCCAGAACAGCAGATGTGACTTCTTGTGGCAGAGGTTGAATCTCGTCCAAAGTCGACTGCTCCGAGGTATGGGGGTTTTCAGGTTTGTATTCCTTACCCACCATCCAGTACAGCACTTTCAGAATAGCCTGACGGATATACTTGAAAGCCCGCACGCAGGCCGAGATGATCGAATCAGCAATCGACTCCAGCGACGCACTGTACTGAGTCTTGGTCGGATGCTTGGTAAAGCGATTGACCGGGATATCAAAGCCAGGCACGACGCTATGGCATTCCAGAGCGATGGCATGAGACATACCACCAGCACGCTTGATATCTTCCAGGACGGTTTGTAAGTTTTCCAGCGAGGATTGGATCTCAGCGGTCAGGTTGACTTCTTCTTTCATCTCCGGGAAAGTACCCGGAGTCACATCTTCGAAAAGATCCCCCGCCATCGGACGGGGTTCTTCACCGATGCTATCGAAGTCAACAGCACCATCCAAGAACGGGTCACCAGTCATGTTTTGCTGGGTACTGATGTCTTGTGCTGGGACAGGCTGTTGTTGAACGCCGAGAACCTGATTGAAATCCTCGACACTGACTTGGTTACGACGACTCATCAGGTTCTCCTTCTTACTTACGTTTCTTCAGGGACTTCAGGGTCAGACCGGAGACCTGATCGTAGAACGCTTCCATGGAAGGAGCGACATACGTAGCTTCACCGGATTCACCATTGACTTCCACAACTTGACCGTCTTTGCTTTCATCCACAAAGAGTTTGTCACCGTTTTCGTTGGCTGCGAACGGATACCATTGATCGGTACTGTCAGCATCCACACGATCATCGGTCGAGGTTACTTTGACTTCTTCTTTCAGGGAAGCGGCGATGTCATCGGACTTCATGAGGTCATGGTCACCGAAGAAACCATAGTCACCAGCCGGACCGTTAGAGATCGACAGGATTTCACTGACCGACTCAGGCACCGGACGACCACCTTCAGTTTCCAGTTCCTTGACTTCATCTTCAGTAATGCCAGAAGCATTCTTAAGACCTTCAGCTTCGTCAGGTGCGTTCTCGACGTAAGCATCCACCACCTTCTCGAAAGTTTCCTTCAGGGAAGGACCATTGGAATCGATCGGGTCAGAATAGTCGCTGTCTTCCAGAGAAGGCTTCAATGCACTCGGCACCGATTCCCAAAATGCTTCAGTGGAAATACCGGCACGTTCCAGTTCGGCTTCCAGTTCTTTCAGTTTGGATTGCAGTTGGTTGTTCAGGTTCTGTAAGTCAGAACCTTGCCAAGCGCCATAGAAACCACCGAATACCTGACCAAGAATGGCCGATTTAATGATCTCAATGTAATCGATATTTTTCAGAATCTTCGGAAGTTTAGTACCATTCTTCTTAGCTTCTTCGATTTGACCATTGCGAACTTGAGCGATACGCTTGGCGATGGTCTGAATATCTTCACGTAACTTCAGACGCTTGGTCTTAGCTGCTGCTTGAATTGCAGGACCCACGAACGGAACCCAACCAGTTGAACCCACGAGGAAACCGACCAAGCCACCGGCAAAACCTTCTTGCGAGATGGAAACCATTTCAGGGGATGCAGTATCGAACTCATCCACGGTTTTGGCGGTCTGTTCAGTCGAGGGGATGGTACCATCGGCTTCCTTAACAGCTTCTTGACCGGATGGTAGGGAAGTCGATGATTCATCTTCAGCCGAGATCATCGCAGGCGACGGCACAGGAGAAACCATCAATATCGAATTACCAGAAGCAGAAAGATCAGCAGAATTCTGAGCAGCTTCCAGATTCTTGATGTTGTTGTACAGCGGCAATGCCAGTGCGAAGATGCATGCCTTGTTCTCGTTCAAGAAGCAATGGGCGTCCTTAGCCACGTAGCGGGAAACACCGAACACTTGGTCGAAGAAACCTTCTTCCGTGCAACCAAACGGGAATGCCGGGCTGTAGACGGAATTGTAGCGAACCAGCCACAGAGCCTGAGCCAGTTCCTTGGCGAACTTGAAGTCCATCACGGCGCCTTCGCCGATTTGGGACAGCAGATCATTCACCACAGTGGCGACTTGATTGCGATAGTGGTTTTGCGAACTACCCACTTCAGTCGTCGGGATCGGAGCTTTGTAGACTGCGACTAAGGCCACAGCAGAAGCGATGATCTTGGCACGGTTGAAAGGATCCAGAGACAGCTTCGATGCTACGTCTTCGAGAAATGCAAATTTGTTGGCCATGATGTTTCCAGTTAAGATTGATTCTTGATGTCTTGTGCCACAAGGAACAAGTCATTGTGAGCTAAGTCTTCCAACTCGCGTTGCAGCATCATCTGATTGCGTGCCTTACGAGTGAACGGATTGATATACTCACGAATGACGTCGTACAGTTGGCGGTTGCCGGGAATACGATCCAGGATTTCGTCGATTACCTTGATGTCTTCGGCGTATTGCTTGGCCATCTCGGCAGGTAGCTTCTTGTCTTTCATCGCTGCTACTAACTGATTACGCAGTCGTTGGAAGCGATCACGCGGTGTATCGTAAGCGGGGCTAGCGTCCTTGTTAGAATCCATACTAACTCGACCAGCGTACATGAGTAGCGCCACGACGCCAAAGATGATACCAACACCACCCAATAACGCACTGCCAATACCACCAACCAACATCAGCAGCTTATTTGCTTCTAAGATGAAGTACGATGCACGATTGCGAACGAGGAAGTCACCCTTATGCAGCTTCTCTAAGCCTGTGACCATAGCACGAGCCGCACCCATGCGAGCAGCGTAGTCATCGGCTAACTGCTCGAAGCTGGTGTAGTCGTAAATGTTCGAACCCAGTTCAGAACGAGACTGTTGAACGGCTTCGGTTACGATGACGACGTTCACATTCTCAGCATCATCCATCTTAGCCAATTCTTCTGGCTTCAGATTCTTCAGGTTGAGAACTTCCTTAGCAGCAACCAAGATCTTCTCACGTTCAACATAAGTCTGACCAGTGTAGGTCTTACTGATGAATGCTAGAACCTGATTGGTACTCACACTACGAGCAATGTACTCGAAGTATGTTAGGATGTGACCCACTTCATGCAAACACACAGCCGCGACTTCTTCCTCGGTTAAGTAGTCGTGACGAATCCAGCGAACCGGAATCACAAGAGTCGCTTCAATGCGAGCGAAACCACCCGACACGTAACCAGTACGCAGATCAACAGAACCCGAGATGGTAGCAACATCGCGAGTCAGTTTCTTTAAATCAGCGTTATCAAAATGACGACGACGGAAGTCATTGATTAACGGGTGATTCTTGTTCAGAGACGGTGCCAGTGCATAAGGACCCATCCAGTTCGTACTGGCTTGGTCATTGATCTCAGCACGAATGGCTGATTTCGTATACTTGTGCACAATGGCAGTAAAGCGATCAGTGTAGTCAGGTGCTAACAACCGCATCTGATCATCAGACTTACCCTTTAGCTCCTCGCGGGCTTCCTTGATAAGGTTTGTCAACTCAACGAAGAATGAGTTGTTTTGAAAGTCGATCGACTCCAGTGCTACCTGAAAGTCGTGACCTCGTTTTTTCATGGTCATTTGGCCACTCCGAGGAGATTGTCTATTTGTAAACGAAGTAGAAATAAATCGCAAGACTATATACTTTGTAAGGTCAAAATAACGAGTCGTACGGACTTAAATCAGTCTTACACTCATAGTGATTAAGGAAGTCTCTATGTCACAACAAGGACAGCAAGTAAAGTTAGCACGTGAAGACATCGCTGGCATCGAATGCCGTTTTGCTGTGTTTTGCCGCGATCAGTTTGGTAGTGACCATGATTTACACATGGTAAAAGAAAACATCCACTTAAAGGATGGAACCACCGTTCCGCATTTGCGTTATCTACGGGACTTTGAACGACCCTTCTGGATCACCAAACCTGGGTTTCGTGATCACAAGGATAAAAAAGAAGAAGAAGATGTCAGTAAGCTTCTTGAGTTTAAGAGCACGCAGTCTCAACTGAACCGCAACATCGCACGGGCATTAGGTAATCCTGGTTTCCGTGGGAGTTACAAACAACTGTCGAATAGTCCGTTCCTTTATGGCGCTGACATTCCATCGGTATCTGTCATCAAACGTAAGTATCAAAATAACTTCCCTGATCTGAACACTCAGTATTCAGTGGCAGCATTCGATACTGAAAAAGACATGGTGCATGGTACTGATGAAATCAACATGGCAACGGTTTCTTACAAAGGACGTGTCTACACTGCGGTGCAGCGTTTCTTTGTTGAGGGTCATGCTGATGTGATTAATCGACTGCAAGAGAAGTTTAAGTACTACCTAGGCGACTTCACTAACTCCAACGGTGAGTCCGTTGACTTTATTAAGAAGCGCGGCTTGCAGTGGGAAGTGGAGATCGTCGATAGCGAAGTAGACGTCATTCGTCGTTGTATGCAAAAAGCACACGAATGGAAACCTGACTTCATGACTGTGTGGAACATCGACTTCGACATGCCGTTGATGCTGCATGCGTTGGAGAAGAAAGGTGTAGATCCAGCTGATATCTTCTGCGATCCATCCGTACCTCGTAACTTCAAGTTCTTCAAGTACGCCCCTGGTCCTACTCAGTTTGTCTCAGCCTCCGGTAAAGTCAAACCGCTGAAGAACCATGAGCGTTGGAATACCGTGCACTGCCCGTCCTCGTTCTATTGGATCGACGGCATGTGTGCTTACAAGCTTATCCGTATTGCTGATGGTGAAGAACCGTCTTATGCCCTCGATGCGATTCTGGATAAAAAGTTAGGTATTCGTAAACTGAAGTTCAAAGAAGCTGACCATCTGCATAAAGCAGAATGGCACATGTTCATGCAATCGAACTATCCTCTTGAATATGTCATCTACAACGTATTTGACTGCATCTCGATGGAAGAACTCGATGAGACTACGCTTGACTTGTCACTGCAAGTGCCGTCTATGGCAGGTTGCGCTGACTTTGCTAAGTTTAAGTCTCAACCTACACGCTTAGTGTCGGAACTACATTACTTCTTGTTGGAGAAGAACAAGGTCATCGGTACTGCTGGCGATAGTCTTAAGACACCGCTAGATGATTTAACGATTGCCAACTCTGAATGGATCATTACCCTACCAGCACACTTGGTAGCTGACAATGGTCTATGCATCATTGAGGAAGATCCAACGTTACGAACAAACATTCGTATTCAGGTGGCTGACTTAGACGTGTCAGCATCTTATCCGAATGGTGGTTCTGTGTTTAACATTTGTAAGCGTACTACATGGCGTGAACTGTGCTCTATCGAAGGCGTGTCTGAACTTGAACGTCGACGTCAGGGGATCAACCTCTCAGGGGGTCCAGTCAATGCTATTGAAGTCGCTGTTGGTTTGTTCAATTGTGCTGAACTGACCGCATGGGAAGCTCAGTTAGCTAAAGACTTAGCTGCTGAAACGCCTGCATTACCTCCACCTGAAACCAATCAAATCTTAGTGCCCCCTAACCTCACTAGCATGGAGGTCATGACCGTATAGAGGATCTGCGGTCATACAGTCCCCGACACTTCTCACAAGGAGGTGTCGGGGACATATGCCGTCAGTTACACATTCAGCAGCTTGCGGTTAGCATTGAAACGGGACAGACGATCAGCATAGCCAATCGCATCGCCAATCTTCTCAGTCTTACGACCCAGATTGACTTTGTCCGATACGCCATCAAAGTCACCCTTGTTAGCGAATGCAGAAACGCCATTGTCTAACCAGAAGTGTGCCGAAGCACGACTACCGATAACAGGCTGCATCAGGAGTTCAGGGTTAGCTACCAGATCTACACCCAACTTCTTACCCATGGTAGCTTGGTTGTCTTTACCCGTTAACTGGATAGGACCCATGCCACGATGGTTCCAACCATCACCAGAAGCTTCATCGCCATTACCTAAGCGATTAGCATAGACGTTGTTAGCGATCGCTTGAGGATTGCGGTTTAACTTCAATGCCAGTGCATTGGGTTTATAACGCATGACGGGGGTACCAACAGTAGGACGACCTGCTGGAGTAGGTGCTGGTACTTTGACGTACTGACCGTTCACAACTTCAGCGTAGCGGTTGGGCCAAGTATTAGCCAGACCATCGGCGCTGTAGTTCAGGTTCTCGGACAGAACTTTTAAGCCATTGGTCTCATGACCGATTTGAGCCAAGAATGCACAGGCATCCAGTTTGGTGACAATACCGCACTCCACCATCGCGGCAGTCATGGGTTCATACCAAGCAGCTGCAGTCGCTGCATCAGTGCCGACCATTTGACGGAACTGGTCTTGAGTAATTACTAATCCGTTGTCAGACATGCTAACTCCTTTAATCGATGGTTCAATCAACAGCTGTGTAGCTTCATCGTAGTTGCATGTCTCTGGTATTTGCATCTTACGCTGAAACCTAGCGAGTGCGACACGGGTTAAAATATCAAACTTACCCGTAATCTCAAGGTTACTCCCCAACTTATCGTTAAGTACTTTCTGTACATTCTTGATGTGGTTCGTATCCATCTTAGCTGGATCCAGACTCATCTTTTTCTCCTAACGTAATAGGGGCCAATCCCCATGGAGATAACCATTAAGGCTCTCCATAGGAATTGGCTCTCTATCGGCGCAGGTCTTACTCGAAGTAAGCAACGACACGATCCACAGCAGCCGGGTTGTAACCAGCCAGTGCTTTACGGATGTCGGTTTGACGCAGGGTTTCAGTACGACCAGCCACCGGGGCCAGACGCACCAGCATGTCCATCGATTGACGGAACATGTTGATCTCTTCCGAGTTCAGCTTGCCATCCTTCAGGAAACGGAAGATAGCGTGCGGTGCGAAGCAGCCAGTGCGGTTGGCTTCGACCGTCTTCAGCAGGGAGCGGAAGACTTGCTTGAAGTCGCCCACCGGGGTCTGTTCGATGATGGCCTTGACCGACAGGTACAGGCCGCGTTGTTGAGCAGCACCCACTTCAGTCTTGACTGGACGACCGACCTTCATGGTTTCTTCGTAGCTCTGGATCGCATGCAGTGCCATCTTCACACCAGTGGGGATCTTTTCCGAATCCAGCACGGCTTGCATTTCACTGACGACACCCGGAGTAGCGGTCGAATCTTGAGCCACCGGAACTTGCTTGACTTCCACTTTGTCAGCCAGCTTCATGGCAGGCATCGGAGGAGTCGGAACAGCAGGAGGCACGGGAGTCGCCACCGGGGTCTGGATCTGCGAAGACGAGTCCTTGGTACCCTGGTTCACGACTTCAGCTGGAGCTACGGTTTTAGGACCGTTGGCTTGAGCGTTGATCGCAGCTGCCAACGCTTCATCGACGATTGGCTTTTCAGGAGTGGGCGGGACATCACTGGAGATGGATCCGGAAGTCGGGACAGCTTCGTTGGCAGACTTGTCACCTTGGGCAGCGATAGCGGCTTCGGAAGCAGGAGGGACTTGAGGGACTTCACCATCTTTCACGTTACCTTCGACAGGCGGCTTTTGATCTTTTTGTTCCTGACCTTCCACAGGCGCTTGGCTTGCTTGAACAACTTCTTTAGCTTGCTCTTGGCCTTGTGCTTTATCTTCTTGACCATTGGACTGATCTTGAGTCGATTCGTTGGACACGTTCTTTCCTTTCATCTGGAGGTTAAGCTTGTTGCGTTTGTTATTACCCATACTGATTCCTGCGGTAAGTATTTATTGTCAATTAAAGGCGGACATCAAGTCCATCTTCGCCACGGTCGTACCTTTAGAGTGAGCTGCACTCATGAAGATAGCTAAGAAGGTCGATCCCACGTTGGAGATCGCAACAGATGCACCGTCTGGGTTATCTGCTAAGTTCTTACCCATACAAACTTCGCATCGGTCAGTCAGAGGTGAGTGACAGAATTGAGGAGAACGAACCATGACTCGACGTCCCACGTAAGCCTTTGCAGATTCTGCATCGACTAAGATGGGACCTTCTTTCAATTGCACAGAACGTCCTACCAGTTGTTTGTAGTTAGAACCATCTACGTCAATTGGTTTACCCAACTTGGTACCGCAGTCACCCTTGACGATGTTAATGTTAGACGATGCACGCAGCAGCGCCTTAACAGCTTCACCGCCCAATTCAGTTTGAGCACCACGGTTAAACGAACCCGCACGCTGTGCGTTGTTCATAGAAGCGAACTTCTTTAAGTCCCAGCCTTCTGACAGGGAGTTACTGATTAAGTCCACTTCCACTTTTTCTTCCAGACCCGGTTCAGCACCATACATACCACCGAGCTTTTTACGCACGATGTTAAAGGACTTGCCTTTAATGTAGAAGTCTTCACCACGGTCACCCTTTAACCACTCCTTATCCAGCTTGACCAGCTCGGCTTCAATCAATGCCACCACTGCCGGGTCATGCAGACGATCTTTGTTCTCTTCCAGCAAGCGCTTTTTCAATTCATTACGCAGAGGGTGGAACGTCATCGTCTTCTCAGTACCTGCTGGGGTAAAGAGTTGCGTGAAGTTGGTTAAGTAGACCGTACCGTCGACATACTTCAGATACTCGTTGATGTAGATCGCATTGGGATCTTCACCTGAGACACCTGGTTGGACGTCGTCTGTGATCTTAGAAAGAATTGCATCTTCAATCACACCGGTAGAAAAGCGACCAGTGATGAAAGGAACCTTCTTGCCAAACGGCCAGCACAGAAGTACATCGTTAGCCAGACAGTTGCCATACGTGGTACGAATGGGATCGAACACGTTGGCCATGTCATTAATGGCTAAGCTGATGGCTTCATTGCGAACGAATAAAGGCTTAGTCGGATCGACATCATCGATCGGTTCTAATTCTTTATTCTGATTAACAAAGAAGATGGCCTTTGGGGTACGAACGATGCGGAATTGATAAGGATCATTCTTCCAGCGTTCAGCACCTTCATCCGTTACTGCAAAGACTGAGATAACCCAGCCTCGTTTCCTACCGCACCCAGCCTTTAAAGCGGCTAGGAAATAATCACGCTTGTTCATAGCGGCCGTACTCCAGGAGGGTGGTTGAGATTACACTCTGCACACGCACGATGATGTCAGTGTTGTGAATGTATTCTTCCATGTGTTTGTTGATAGTGGCTCGGATATCTTGCGCACCATCTGAACTAATCAGAGCCATACCAATTAATTCATTGGCAATCTGATTAATCTCCAGACTCTCAGCATCACGCAAAACAGCATCGGCATAAATCTTGAAAGGGAATCCAACCTTCATGCCGCGACGAATGGCGTCGACAATACGAAGTGGAGGATCTTTTAAAAGACGTAAGAAGCGACGCATGTTCTCTGCGTATTCCGAGGGTGCTTCACTTTCTACCATGTTGAGAATTGCTGCTTCCTGTTCGTTAGCATATTCACGCACGGCGTTGATGAAAGCGATATCCACCTTAACCACCCAGGTCACTGCAAGCTCTGCAGAAATACCCATGGTGACCTCTACCAATTCAGAGAAGAGATCTTCAGGTGGTTCATGTTGATACACAATAGCCAGCAGTGCTGACGGTGTATCATAGTTTTGCATTGCCCAAATGCTCTGGGCTAACGCCACCAGCTTACCTAACGGAAGGTTATCCGCAACGGTAATGCTGTGTTGACTCATGATATCCACCAGCATCTGACTTGTGACATCAATGAGTTCAGCGGTGGTATCGTGTGTGTCCTTCTGATCGATCGTCATCAGGATATCTGTATAGATATCGTCGTAGTCTGTTTCTTGCAGGCTGAAGGTCTGGAAGACTTTATCTGCTTTGACAAACTCATTAACGAGATCGGGGTGAACCGCCCCATTTAAATAGTTTCTCAGTAGGTCTAACACGGCATTGCCCCGTTATGGTAGGAAAATACAGGATTTCTCCATCATGTAGCGGACTTACGCCACATGACGATGGAGTGGTCTAAACGAATAGTCAAATGATTGGCGATTCATTCTTTAATTTTTACACGGAGAGACCATGTCTACCAAACAATCCACCGCCAAGAAAAAAGGCGGCGAAGCGCACAAGCAATCTAAGATTGTCTTGCCCAAAGATTCCAAAGCGGGCAACAGTCTGTTCGATGATCTGAAGAATTCTCGCAATGACATCATCGCTGCTGTTGCCAAGTACGAAGGCATCCTCCATCGTTGCCGTGAGAATCCCAACATCGTGGCACATGTCACCAATCCAGCAGCCTTCAGCAACAACCTGATCGTGCTGGCTCAAGACATCGTTCACCTGAATGGCGAGATCGCCAAGGTCTACAACCAACACAAGCATCTGTCGGGCAATGCTGATATCCAGCAAGTTACCTGGGCATTCGGTCTGCTGGAACAGTACGCCAAGATCGCCGTGCTGAACGAAGAGTCGACCTACAAGATCGCTCGTGAGATCCTGATCGCTCTGGAAGAAGGTGAACGCAACCTCATCGGCAAGATGAAGCAGATCGCTGAACAACATCCGGAAGCACTGGCTGCTGCTGAAGCTGTTCTGAAGAAGGATGACGAAGAAGCACAAGCTGCGTATGACGCACAACAAGCTGCCAATCCGGAAGTTGTGACTGACGTCACCTTCGTCGAAGGCGATTCCAAAACCATTCACTAATCAGAGAGTACAATGGACGACAATGTGAATAACGAGCTGGACAGTTTGCCTGTACCAACTCCTCCGGCATCGGATGAACCGGAACTGACCATGAACCTCAGTTCCGACCAGGCCACCCCTGCTCAACAAGAAACCCCAGCTGCTACTGAGATTGCTGATCAAACTCAGTCCAATCTGGACAATGAGCAGGCCGCCACTCCCAGCATCACTTACTTCGAACTGCCGCCGCATTTGGACTCGACGACTGTGGAAATGGAAGGGGCAATCCTGTCCCATAATCCTGGTACCTACGATCCCAATAAGGAAACACTGGTACTACCCACAGACACCGCTCCTCGTGTGGCCGAATACACCAGCCATCTGCCGAACGTGGAATACGATGACGACAAGTCATCTGAATGGCTAGCTGCTATTCAAGAAGGTAATGAGAACACCGCAGTGCGTGGTGGTTTCTTCCGACGACGTCTGTCCAAGAAGAACTCGAAGTTCCGTCAAGTGGTGCGCAATGAGAAGGGTCAGATCCTGGTGGCTTCGGCTCCTAACATCGGCTCTGAAGGTCTGTCGCAACTGTCGGGCACTCATGCACTGATTCGCATGCGTTCGCAAATGGGCATGGGTCACGTTCTGTACGTTCCCCTGTGGCATTCGGGTCTCTGGATTGCACTGCGCGCACCTAGTGATGGCGCCATCGTCAATCTGTTTAACCGTATCGATGCATCGAAGATTCGTTTCGGTCGTGCTACCTACGGTATTGCCTTTGGCAACAGTTCTGTGTTCTATGCACAAGAAGTGTTTAACTTCGCTATGCAGCACATGCTGGAAACCACGCTGAAGGATCCGACTGCCGCTCGTCTGGAACAGTACATCAAACAGCCTGACCTGTACGCTATTGTGAATGCACTGGCTGCACTGCACTGGCAAAAGGGCTTCCAATACGTGCGTCCTCTGTTTGACGCTGGTGGTAAGGAACGTAGCTTGATCGATGGTCTGATTGATCTGCGCAAGACCATGTGGGTGGACAACTCGGTACTGACTCCTCGTCAAATCCAGATGATGAGTTCGCGTACTCAAGGCTCCATGACTGATGAGATGCTGACCACATATCAAAACGAATTCACCGAACGCCAGAACATCGTGCGTCTGTCGGAAAATCGCAAGATGTGGCTGCACTTCCAAGTCCCGTCGCTGAAGGATTACTTCAATGCCGGTCAAGCCTGGGTCAATGGTATTGTTGCCATGACGGAAGAAGCGTTCTCGCAAGACATCAGTGATGATTCCCGTAATCAACGGATCTCTCTGCAAGCTCAAGCGTCGAACATGCGCCAGTACAGTCACTGGGTGGAAAAGATCACCATCTCGGAGGATCCTAACGATCCTAAGGAAACCGTGACCAAGCGTGAAACCATCGATGAGATGTTAGCGGATCTGTCGTCTGACGATGAGATGCGCGATTCGTACTTTGTTAAGGTACGTGAATACATCGATGATGTTACGTTCGTCATCTGTGCGGTTCCTGCATTCGATAAGTCTGAAATCGAGAAAACGGCTAAGTCCCGTCGCTTCCCGATTCTGGTCCCCATCGATCCGCTGGCAGCTTTTTTTACCCTACTCGTGCAGAAAATCCGCCGGATCAGCCTCCGCCCCTAAAGTCACCGCACACGTTAGCTCACGTCGGTCACCAGCGTTTTGGTTATACCAAAACGCCTTGGGCTGACTTCCAAGAGATGCTTGACGGCGTCTTTAAGAAGTTACGTTCCCATGATCGTGACCGACTACAGTTCTCGTCTGTGGAAGTACGACTGGTCATGGATCAGGCTTACGACCAGAAGTACAATCTGGCCATTAATGACGACGGTAAACCACCCAACCCAATGGGTGTAACGGCGTTTTACTGGACAGAAGACTGTGAGCACTATTCCGGACTGCCCGAACGTATTCGGACTTTCTATAACTACAACATGGGACAGCACCTTAACTGTTCCTTCATGGAGTTTATGGAGAATCCGAAGTGGCTAAACGATCTGCTTATCCTTGAGGCTAAGTCTTACATCAATCGTAAGGCGGCTGAAGCAAGTAACTTGACCAATGGGAATAAGTCCAAAGAAAATGATTCTCCAACTGATTTCTTACCAACATGATTATCGTTGAAGACAAAAGGCTTGATATCTTCAAGGTAGACTGCCAAACACTGGTATGCCCGGTGAATAAAGTGGGTGTGATGGGTAATGGATTAGCGTATGCTTTTAGAGAAAAGTTTGATGGACTCTACCCAGCATATCAACGCGCATGCCAATTTGGTGTGTTTAGCTCCAATGGACTTTTCTTGTTTGACCACAAGGATGACAAGAAAGTACTTTGTTTCCCTACGAAAAACCACTGGAAAGTTAGATCCCCTCTGAGCTTAATTGATCATGGGTTAGAACGACTGGCGGACAACTATGGGAAGATGGGTATTACTTCTATTGCCATTCCAGGCTTAGGCTGCGGTAAGGGTCAGCGTGGGAAGAATAATGGAAGTGAACCATTCCAATGGAGTGATGTGCGAAGCTTGATCTATGAGTACTTGGATCCACTGCCGTTGAAAGTCACTTTGATTCCTCCGTATTAATCCCCTCTGTAAATCCCTAGGTGCTTCGGTGCCTAGGGATTTATGACGTCATAAAGAGGGAGATACCCCCTCTCTATTTGATTAGTCTGCACCCATAAATTCACTGGCACTAATAAGTGGTCGCCAATTAACTACGAAGTTCTGATCCAAATGGAATAACTCGATATCGGTAGCTGCTAAAAACATCTCGCTGATTTCGTACTGATAAACCATCACTTCAGACAACGGGAACATCCGTTCCTTAATAGCCTTCTCACGAAGCTCTTTAAAACGATTATAAGGCACCATAGAGACGCCGAATACTCCTTTACTAAGATCTTTATGTTCGATGATCCAAACGGTCGGAGAAGGCGTTATAAGCTCTTTAAGGTACTTCTTCTTTTGACTGATTACGCTCACAAAGAAGTCACCTTCTTCGAAAGTAAACACATTAATTCCAGTGCGGTACATACTCTCTAACCGAACAGCAATCACATCTGCCGTGGTAGTCATTACATCCTCCTTTAAATAGATCACTACAAAGGATGTTGGTTATTGGATAACACAAAAAAAAACAAGGGACGTCATAAAGACCATGGGTTTCCCCATGGTCTAATTAATGACATCTACACGTGCTCGCCCATTGTGATGGAGCGGTGAACCAGTGCACGGCCTTGCAGAATTTCTTCTTTCTTAATTGCGTACTCGATATGTTTCGGGTCGTCCAAGCACACGAAGTAGTCAAACATCGGAGGGAAATCGTAATCAGGATGATTCTCTGGGAACTCCCGAAGACGACCGTACCCTTGCACGTTGCTTACTGTGGACGATACTGCAACCGTCAACAACACGTAAGTTAATCCCTTGATGTCCATGCCCGTACCAGCAGAGCCGAGTGTGGAAACCACGATATCAGACTCCATCAGGTTCTCGTACGGATCATCCTCTACATATCGACCCACTTTCTTATCCGGATACTGCTCTTGGATAAAGTTAGCGATCAAAGTACACATGTCGATCGAAGCAGCATAGATAATCGCCTTGTGCCCTGGCTTATACCGGAAGAAGTAACGGTCTTTCAACCGCTGCCGGATTAAACCAAGATAGTTAGCGAGTACTTTGCCTTCTTTCTTTTGAATCGATTGCTCGAACAGATGGTGAGAATACATGCCAGTCTTTGGATTGACTGACTCTACGCCATTTGGATCATGGAATCGCCATTTGACTGCGGTGGCTTCGATGTGCTTCTTTCTCAGTTTCCCTTCGTAGCGTTGCTCTTTGGGGAATGCCGTCTCATGCATCCGGCGGATGAATGCGTCGTCACTGAATAAAGTTGCAGACAATGCAATAGAACGATTGACGTGGGTATATAGGAAGGTCTTGTAGTTCAAATGGAAGTCCATGTGGACCTCATCGTGAAGCAAGACACCCGCACGCAGATGACTGAAGAGATCTTCAGGTAAGCATGCATACCCAGCGGCTAACGTACCTTCCTTGCTTTCCTCATAGAGCTTTAACCAGTTCTGATACGTCTTATTGGAAATGATGGTGAACTTCCAATCTGGTGTACCTTTTAGAACTGCTAATTCAAGCAGTGCCTTTAACTGATCTGCTCCTGATACCACCATGATGTCATCGACGGTGATGTCTGAGTACGTCTTGTGAAGGTCTTCCACCCACTTTTCCATGAAAGCAGGTTTTAGAATGATGACAGTGCATTCGTTGATAGTTTCAATCGACTTCAACGCAGTGAATGTTTTACCATCCCCAGTTGGCAGTGAGAGGAAACGAATACGAAGCGGTGTCGGACCCACGTTGATGTAGGTGAAGTCCGTTGCACCTTTAGCCTTGTACTTATCAACGATCGGATTACCGGGGTTCGTTAAATACTCGTGGGGAGCCACTTGATATTCACGAAGGTCCCAGCCATCCTTGACTTTCAGATTCAGAGGCAGCGGATCGATCAACGGGTGCTCAGTTTTGTTGATCTGATCTTCTGAAATGTACGACTCTTTCAGAATCTCCAGAAACTCCTTGAGTGAGTTGATGTGGAACCGCCGCTCTGAACGGTCTTCCGTGGCAGCTGCAAAAGCTTTCAGTGCCGTCTGTTTATAACCACCACCTCGTGGGTTGTACTTATATCCAAACTGCACGTAGCGCCTTGCCAAATTGCTCACCGCTGCCATCGCACGCGGATTTACATTGCGTACCCGGAAGTAGTGAGTAAAGATATCGATATCGAGTAATGCTGCCATGAAAGACCTTTATGCGTTTAACTTACGTCGTACCCAGCGGCTTACCCTTGGCTTTTTCCACTTCCCTTGGCAGCAACAGGAAGTCGAAGTCATGATCCATGACGTTCGTATTAAGGAATGAGTTAGGCGACATCAAGGCGTCCTTATGATGCTCGAATGCCATGACAGCAGCCAAACTACGGCCAGTGATAGTAGTGCTAGCTACGCCCAAGCGGTTGGTCGTCCACGGTTTCGGAATGGAGAAGTCATTCTCTTCAGCCGATACAATCATCGCTGTATAGAGAACAATCTCCAGAACAGCCAAGTTCACACTCAGCTTTTCATTGACCAGCTGGAACAGATCGATCAGTGCCGAGTCCGGCGTCATCTCGATGTCACGTTGACGTTTGTTCTTCACATTGCTTTCGACAATCATGGAGATTGCCTTGGCGTGATCACTCATGTTTTCGTGACGCATCGGGAGTGCAAAGATCGGCTGACTATAGTCCCACTTCGCCAAATCGATCACATAGTTGTTATTCTTGTCGAATGTCCAACCATGCTCACGAATGTATCGCAGCAGTTCATAAGTCATCGAAGCATTGCGTTCCTTCTGCTTGATTTCCAGTGTCACTTCCTCACCGTAGGTCGTACCAGCCGAGGACTTCTGCTCAATGTCCAGAGTAACGGCTTCGATAGCCGACACACGGGTGATGTTGAGCATCTCAACGATCTCTGCGGTTTTGATGTCAGTGATGTTGGGGATGTCATCACTATTGATGATGAGTTTTATTTTCTTACCTTTCATCAGATCCGACAGCACATACTGGTGGTCATTGCTACCCACCTTGAAGAACCGTCGAAGATCTTCATACAAGGTAATCCCTTCGATCTGAACGTTACTATCCAAGTGCTTAGTCGACATCACGTTTTGTGATGCATCCTGAGACATCGAGGAAGTGTTCATGTGACCGACATTGGTACCGTAGGGCACTGCTTTGGACAGTTCCCCATAGCATACCGAGCAGATACCGTAGGGGTCAGGGTGCTGACAGTGGATCACACTACGCAGTTTCAGGGAGCGACCTTCCAGATGTTTGTCACTGGACTTGATGATCTTCAGCTGACCATCATCATCCATGTAGATCTTGCCATCGAGGAATTCCAGGTCAGACTTACGCTTGACCAGGCCATCTTCCTTCTTTTCACCCTGCACGTTAAACAGCAGGTACTTCTGACTACCACAATCACCTGGGTGCAGGTTACGTAGTGTCAGTGCAATCAGCTGAAGACGTCGCGAGAAGTATTCAGATTCTTGCAGAGGAGCCTTGGTGAAAGCCAGTGCTTTCGATGCAGAACGAGATTCCATCATCGAATCATCGATGCGGCGAATACCAGTGGTGTATGATGCCATCACCGGTTTAGCGAAACGATCCGAATTGATGTCTGTCAGGAAACCGCGATGAGACAGACACTGCATCGCTTGACCATCCTTGATCAGGTTGGAGCGATATGCCTTAGACAAGTTATTATCCTTGAAATCAGCATTGGTGCGCAGGTTATCACGGATGATGTTGTAGGTAATTTCAATACCCACTTCAGTCGGTGTCGTCTTGCTATTCGCATCAGCGATGACCGGATGGTGCACAATGGATGTGAAGTCCAAGATGCTCATGTCCAGCACATGCTCCTCGGTACGCTGGCTCATCTCGTTGTACAGCGCGTTGGTGGCTTCATACACCAACTTTGCCAGACGGTTACGCATCTGGATCTCTGGCATCTCACGAATGATGTCGCCATTGAATGTATCTGGGATGGGCTTGTCCAGATACGCATCGTAGGCATCCCAGATCGTGTTCTTGATCAGATCCAGGTGAGTCTTCATCTCCATGCGCTTACCCTTCAAGACACTGACCAAGAAGTGTCGTTTCAGGATAGGAGTCAGAGGGAGACGACGGTGGAAGTAATCCCACACAAAGGTGCTATACAACACATCCTTTGCATGGACTTCCAGATCACCGTCGTCACATACCACTACAAAGCGACCAGTCAGTTCATTCCAGAGCTGTTCACTGGTCTTGCTCAGCAGAAAGCGCGCGCTAATCCTTTTCAATTACTTCTCCTTAGGCGTTAACGGCCAGGCCAGATACGGCGTCAGTGATCGCATCAGAACCAATCACATTACCCACGATAGCACCTTGCGGATACGACCAATTCGGTGTGTAGGGTGTATACTTGAAGCGCGTACCACCCACTTCGAGGATGTGATTGACCAACTGCAGCGGCTTGGAACCGCCATAGGGGATCTTCTTGCGATCGACTGCCATGGGGATGTTCGTCGGCGTTGCACTCTCGTAGATGGAATACAGCACAGCCTTGTGAGTTTCCGGATTGTTATTGCGATCCAGCAACTCCGCAGTAAAGTGCGGCCCCACATACGACACCAGAATACGAACTTCGGATTCGCCATAGGCCCGGATAGCTTGACTACGCCATGGTTGTGCGTATTTGTCAGCATTGGTGATCTGTGCCAGCACACCGTGAATCTGTGTCTTAGCTGATCCCACTGCTGCCCAGTCCTGACCATCCTTTTCCAAGATCATGAAGTAGGTACTACCCATCATGATGTTCTTCTTAACCGTCGTGACCATCTTGCCCGAGTTGCCTCGATAGGTGATCGCCGAACGCATGGGTGGATAGTTTGCTTCCAGATCCTCAACGATCTTATCCCACTGCCGCTCATTGTTGGGAGGCGAGTAGATGAAGATATCGTTATTCATCACCTGTGCCAAGTGATGTGCTGGTGTTTCTCGATACTGACCGCTCTCGAACCAATTACCCATGACCGGATTGATGGTGCTATAGAAGCCCAGCAGATAACGCCACATCTTGTCGAAGGTATTGGGACTGACCGATTGCAGGGTTTCGAGCTTTTGCTTCAGATAACGATCCTTGCGGTTGATCTCCACCTGGGCATTGACTTTATGGATATGGCCATTGACCATGCCCAGCTTTTCCAGATTGATGATCGGTGCTGCCGGATCAGTCATCGCCATTTCAGTGATGCGCTTCAAGACATCGCGACGCGCTGCATTACCGTAGGCTTCGTACTTACGACCCACGTTCATGCGGTTCACAGTTGCCATACCGCAGGCGATAATGTCCGCACTGTTGCCGAACTCATCCTTGGGCATGTCTTCCCGTTTCATCACCTTAACGATAACGCCCTTACCGCCATGGTAGTCAGTCAGCTTAGCACCGATACCAGGAATCACGATATGTTCGATCGTGAACTCGATACGCCAATCATCCAGGGGTGCTTTGCGATAGAGCTTCTGGATCTTCAGCTGTTCGTTGTTCTCGATGACACCCTTGGCTTCCAGGATAAGGCGATGCAGCTTAGGAGTGATCTTCAGGTTCTCACGATAGCGACCGCGCAGGCGATGGTATTCGTTCAGAATCTTCTCGTAGAAGATCCGGCGAGCGACATCGTACTTCTCAGCTTGCTTTTCCATGCCATACGGCGTGGTTGGTGCTGTGCTATACGGATCGTGATGGACTTTGATATCCACCACACGTCCACCTGTGCGGCTGGTATAGACCTTACGATCATACACCGCATCCGGCAGCATCAGGCTATAGACGTTCTGATCCATCATGGCCGTTTCTTGGTTGTGTGGGCGAGACGCAAACAAGATACTGTCAGGACGAACCATTTGACCGATATCAGGGAATGGTTGATAACGATCAACAGTGCCGTATAGGTTCAGGGGATAATACTTACTACCGAAGTCCACCACGCGCTGTTCATAGACGCGATAGGAGAACAAGGGCAGAACATCTTCACACACCACAAATCCGTCCTCAGCTACCCCTGGAACCGACAGGAAGATCACAATGAGTTCACGACCTGTCATGTAACCACCGTTCTCCGTTTTAGCGGTGGTATCCATGAATACGGTCTCTTTAGCAAAGACCTCGTTAGGCGACATCTGGGACATCGCTTTGGTGTTCTTCAGCGGGAAGCCAAAGTACTGATGGTATTGCTTGAAGTTCTCGAAGCTGATGTAGTCGAACTCACGGGTTTCAGTGTTCTCGATTAATACCAGTCGTTGAGGATTGTGCTTGATGCTATCTTGGTCCAGTGTGGGAGGATAGCGATCGATGATCGCATGGACACGCATGTTGCACGGAGCTTTTACTGAGAACGTGTATTTGCCAAATTCACGCTCCATACCGGTCTGAAAGAAACGCTCAGTCGGATGCTCGATAACCAGTCGTTGGGTAATGTGACTGGCAAACATCTGTTTACGGGGACTTGAGGTATTACCATCCCAAGGAGACATGCCCGATACGCCTAAGAGGCGCAGGTCAAGCTCATTAGGCTCAGCGACATTCATCATTATCCATTCCTTTTAAGACGATGAACATTGGTACGACTAGATGCTACTCTTTAATGATATATACCTGAATCTTTTTAGGGGGCAAGAGGCATATGACAGTTTCAAACTTATCCATCGATTCGGGTGATGTATCGTATTACGATCCAGCATTCCGAAGGATGATCGAAGATCATCTTCAAATCCTGCGTACTGATCCCAATGTAGCAGTTGTAGGCGTAGACCCTATTCAGATCTACAAATACAACGGTAACTTCTATCAGCTTCTTATGGATGCTGGTCAAAAAGATTACTACATGCACTGGATCATCATGCGGGTGACTGGTCTGAAGAGTCCAGATGAACCTTTAGACGATCTGAAACAGATCATCCTGCCAAGTTTAACGACCATCCGGCAGTTGATGTCTGTATTTAAGCAGACCAACACAAAGATTAATTAAGTTGGAGATCCCCCTAGCCCGAAGGCTAGGGGGCTTTATGCCCTCACACGTACTTCTTACGTGGAGAAGCGACGGGGACCATTGTTACCGTAGCCCGAATAATTGGATTGGTATCCAGTCATGGGAGCTTGCGGGCGATGGCCGTGCTTATCGTAGTAAGACGGACGTTGGGCTTGGAGAGCCTGCGGACCGTTGTACACGGAGGGTTGCGAGAACTGATCGGGACGGCTGCGAGCAAGTGCTGCAAAGTCCAGACCGCCGCGTTCAGTGGTCTTCACCACGGTTTGCGGTTGTTGCGGTTGTTGCGGTGCTGCATACACAGGCTGACCGTAGCCAGTGGTTTGCTGCTGAGGTTGTGCAGGCTGTACCGGGATGTTGCCAGCGTTTTCCCAGGGCAGAGGATTGCTCTGTGCGGGATTGTGCTTGACTTGACTTTGCATGGGTTGTGCGGTCTCGTCATCCGGATCGATAGCAGCACCTTGACGCGGGATCTTGCGTACTTCCTTGGCCACCCAGCTCATGTCGTCGAACTCGTCCATCCAGTCATCACGGATATGCAGCTCATCCGGGTTGTTCAGGATGTTCTTGAACGTCGACACCAGTTCATTGATGGAACCAGTGATGCCAGCGAAGCCATGGACGACTGCATCCATGATGGGCGCCACATCGGAATTGGATCCGTAGTTGTAGGCGTCCGGAGTCTCGATGCCAGGGATCATGTACTCGAACAGTCGCATGATCGTGACGCGATCCTTTTCGCTGATGGTGACGTTCAGCACCTTCTTCTTGTTGTCACGCAGTTCCTCGTACAGCGGGAACGACACGACAGCCACGCGCTTGTAGCTTTCGCCCTTATGGGTGCCATTGCGCTTGATGTAGAAGGCCACGTTGGTCTTGTACACACCGTCGACTGGAGGTGCTTCGAACAACTTGGACAGCGTCTCCAGAGTCTTCTCGGATGCATCGGGTACCCTGGAGAGGAACTCGTTTTGCACCGGGTTGAGCTTGTTGTTCTGTGCGGGCGATGCAGCCACACGCAGCAGTTCGTAAGCCAGGATTGCCAGACAGTAGTCCAGACGCGAGTTCATCAGCCCCACCAGTTTGTTGACCGCCTGAGTGGGAGTCACACGTGTCAAGTGTTCCGCCAGCCAGTGGATCACATGCAGGTTGGTGCGATCGGGATTGGCCAAGATCTCCTTGGTCGGCAATGCAGCACGTTTGCCATCGATCATGACTGGATCACGCTCGCCACCCAGAACGGAAGTCAGCAGACCGTCTTCGACGACACAGCCAGCCGATTCTGCAATAGCAGCGTAGATTTGTTCAAGTTTTTCACTCGACATGTTTACTTAACTCCTTTGGTTACATGCGGAATGGTTCCACCGGGCGATTCATGCCGGAGGTATCCATCAGCGATTGTTGTGGTGTTTCGAAATGGTGTCCCTTGTTGCCTACGGCTCCGCTGTAATCGCCCACGACAGTCGTCATGAGTACTTCGAAGTCGTTGGCGATGGTAGCCGACCGGGTGCTGTCACTGGTAACCACAGGCGCCATCAGCGAGTCCAGGAACGACGGGATAGCGTATTCGCCATAGTCGTTATCCAGCGAGATGGAGATCGTGGTCTGACCCAGCACGTCCATGTTGACATGCATCTCGTATGCCATATCACCGTTGTAGGAGATATCATTGAGAACGAAGTTGATCAGTTCGTTCTTGATGGTTTCAGCGTAGCGAGACAGATCGTCATTGGCCAAGCTTTGCATGTTCGAGATAGCCACCACATGACGGGAGCCAGGAACCTTGTTGGTCGCATGGAACGACAGCACGGTGATGCCATAGTTCAGCATGATAGCCGGGACGGATTGCGAGATGATAGCTTGTGCCACATCCACGTTATCCGAACCACCCAGGGTCTTGGTCTGGCCAGTGCGGTGAGCGTTCATACGAGCAGCTGGTGCCAGCAGACGCACTTCGGTGACATGTTCGACCGTCGGTTGCAGATTGACCAGGTCACGCCAGGTGAAGGTGTCCGAGACCATCGCACCCTGTTGAACAGCGCGCAGAGCCGTCAGGAACTTATCGCGATTGACGGATTGCTCCTCCACCATTGCACGAGCCTTGCCCAGCAGTTCAGACGCCATCATGTCTTCACGCTGGTTGTTAGCCACTGCATCACGATAGCCAGTCAGCATCTTGGTCAGATAGGCTGCAGGGTTACCATTCATGCGATCGGACTTGACCGGAGTACGCTGGGACGAAGAACGCGTATCGAAGACTTCACCACCCAGATCCAGATGGCTACGGCTCATGATAGCGAATGTGTCGGCAGGACGCAGGCGAGTCTCATGCTGCGTCGTGTTGAACACACCGTTCCAGTTGTTGTTGCTGATCAGGTGCGATGCATCGTTAACCACGCGATTGATCTGGTTACCAACAGGCGTGCGGATCATGGATTCACGAACCCGCACGATGTTGTTGATCTTGAACTTCATCTCGGGATCCAGCGCACCGTGACGATTAGCAGTACCCATGCTCTGCACCACACCGACGTGAGAAGTACCACCAGTGACGAATTCACGTACACGGGTACCACCGTTGAAGGTGTATTCCACTTCCATGACGAAGCGGCAGCGCGGGCGATCCCAGTCTTCACCGAAGCCCACTTTCGATTCCCAGGTCGGAGAAGGCTGCAGGAACGAACCAGCAACACCACCCAACGCAGCTGCAGTGAAGTGCGGCTGACCTTGCATGCGTTCAACGATCGTGTCAATCGAACTACGGGTCATGTCGGTGTTGTAGGAACGACGGAACTGATCGTTGTAGGTACCGGTATCGATCAGGATCATGCGCACAATCGTCACCGGAGAGATTGCTCCCTGATTCGGATTGGAGAACGGCATGGCATCTTCTGGCAGGTTATCCAGCAAGCTGCTACCGGACATCGGGTTAAAGCCAGAGAACTGCGGTTCCTGCATGGGTGGGTTGGGCGCCTGCATCTGCGGGAAAGCAGACTGAGGCTTATTCTGCATGAATTTATCGTCCAACATAAAACTACTCCTTTGGTTGTTGTGAGACTTGCACTTACTCAGTTCAATACGCTATAGTCCACTGGGGACGGCGGTTCAGGGAGAGCCTGCCCTGTTGCTGCTTCGACCAAAGCTTTCATCCGGTAGCAGTTGTCAATGGTGAACTTAGCCAGAATGGTCTTGATATTCTGGGGTACTGTGTAGTGACGTTCACCGGCTGAGCCAGTCAACTTCTCCACATAGCTGTTCGGCAATGTCAATCGCCAGGCATGTTCAGAGAGCTTCTCTGTCAAGAAGTCAATGTTTGCCGAGGCCGGATTGTTTTGACGACTGTTGCGATTACGACCGCCAGTCCTACGAGGATGTGGGAAGAAGCGGTCGAGTTCTTGGAACATGTCTCGTGGGATGCGAGTGCGTGTTTCCATCGACGTCACGATGTATCCTTCATCGCGAGGTATTGCAACTGCCGTCATGAGTGCTGCCAGTTCAAGATAGCCACGGTGAATCAGGATGGCCTGTGCGACCGCCATACCCGAGAGGATGTCTTTCTTGATCTGGGATGTGATACCTTGGTGGGGTACCGAATTGTTCAGCACATTTTTGAGCAGGAGAATCTGACCATCATGCAGTTGTGCCAGGTTCAGTGCTCGCAGGGATTCATTGGCTTCCCGGACTAAGGTCCACGGGCAATCGGGTTCCAGTGACCGCAGGAGGTCCCGTTGTTGCCGCAGTACATAGCTCAGAAAGACCGTATCACCTGCTGGGTTTTCTTCCTTGATCTTGAATTGCTCCAAGACCGAGAGCTTTTGCTCAGAATCAGCACGTTCACGTTCAGGTTTCTTGTCACGGATTTCACCGATAGAGAAACCACCATCGCGAGAGATACGCTGACTGATGTAGTTGTGCACCCATGCAATGACGCTGGGTGTACCTACTGGTGTGGAGAGGATTGCTGTTGACAAGCGTCGCACCACTGCCAGACCCATCAGCCACTCGGACAGATCCAGTGAAGACAGCCCGGAGAAGATGGCTTTCTTTCTGGATTGATCGGTCGATCCAATCTCACCGAGATAAATACGCAGTTTCTCCATAGCTGGAGAATGGTAAACCGCAGACTTGGACAGCAGCTTTAAGGCTTTGAGTTCCTTGAAGTTGTTGTTGACTTCATCTTTGATCCGATGGATGTAGAAGCTCCAGATCGGGAAGATCGGGCGAAACGCAGCGGAAAGGATCAGCAGGTTGGTGTAGTCGCGCTTGTCGTAGGTGCGGTTGCGGGTTTTGTTGTGATCCACACCTTCGATGAAGGTTTCATCCAGACCTTCTGGATAGATGATGCGACCATAGAACTCAAGCCAGTGACCAATCTTTCTCAAGTTACCTGGTGGCTGCCAGTGCGGGTCACCTTCTGGACGGACATCGTCAAAGGGTGCCAGCATGTTGGCGATTTGCGATTGCAACGTTGCTGTGAGATCATCTACGTCCCAGACCGTCTCGAAGGTTCGATTGATCTTTTTGTAGTGATTGAAAAACTCAGCCTGTTGATCTTGGCTCAGCGACTCCCAGTAGTCATTGATTTCCTTGAACATCTCACGTTCATCACTGCCATAGGTGCCGATCTTTTCAGAGGACTTACGCAACAGCGCTTGCGCATTCCACTGGATAGATTCATCACCATGTGATGTGATAACATGGACGCCATCGGGATGTAGTTCAAGCTTCATTTTTCTCCTTTCAGAAGCTACACTCATTTACTGCTCAGATAGGTAATATGTATTTTTAATTATTTTGAATGACTTGTAAAAAATTCCATTATTCCAGAGTTGAGGGATAAAAAGGTAGAATGGGTCTACCTAGCCTAAGCATCAGTAGACCCATCTTCCTCACCACACCACTAACTTGCTATCAGTACGGAACGTCGTTGTCCATATCCGAGTAGTTCGATTGCTGACGTTGGCCGCCACCGTTACCGCCGCCATAACCACCGCCACCACCATTGTTGTAACCGCCACCGCCGTTACCACCACCGTAGCCGCCACCACCTTGTTTCTTCGGCGGAGGTTCAGTGAATTCATGGTAAGCGTAGGTTGCGTACAGCTGTTGCAGCAGCTTGACGTAGCCACGAGCGTAGATCTGCGAGACCTTACCACGGTCAGCCGGATTGCCATTGCCATCCACGAAGTCATTGAATGCTTCCGGAGGAACGAAGCCGAAGCGATAGCGCGGACGATCTTTGGCAGTCACCGACAGCCAGATAACGCCATCAGCACCCTTGCCCACGAAGATCGACGACAGCAGCATCGGTTCATCCGAACGCTTACCAGCACCGAAGAACTTGAAGCCCTTCAGGTTCACGCTGGCTTTGTACTCGCCCGGTTCTTCGATGGCCCGCAGGATCTCTTCGCACAGGAAGTAGATAAGGGCAATGTCCATCTCTGCCGAGATCTTACCCTTGTGCTGACTTTGTTTGTCAGCTTCTTCATTGGTCCAGATCGTGATGGTCGGCATGTTCTTGCGGAAGCCCCACACCCAGGACGAATACTTGCCGTCTGCGTTCTTGTCCAGTGCTTGCAGCGTCAGACGACGGTTGTCCAAAGCTCCCTTACGACGTTCTTGTTGGCCGCCGTTGTTGTAATCTGCCATGATGAAAATCCTTAATTAAGAAAGTACTTCCTCTTTTCAGAGAATAGAAGAGACCAATATTTTTAGACAATAATCTGCTTGATTTGTGCCAAAGCCAAAGGGTCTTTGATTTTGTCGATCGAGTATTTAATCTTATCCCGAGTGGTTGACCAAGTCCAATTGTCTTGTTCAGCGACTTGCAGGATGTGATTCTTCAGTGATGTCAACGGACTGAAAAACTCACTATCGCCAAAGATTTGCAGCAGATCTTCTCTAAAGGGAATGCGTACAAGTGTTTTACCGTTATAGTACTTGGTGTGCCATGCAGGTCGAGACTTGACTTTACCCGTGTGAGACTCGATTAACAGTAGTTCATGAAACACATTCGCTGACAGTAAATCGTAGGGGAAGTGTGTCAGGATAAATGACTTAGGCTGCAAGGGTGCAACAATCTTGCAATCGTAAGCATGAATGTGGTAGTCCTGATGGACTTGTTTTTTCATGACTAATGCTAATGTTTCTTCATGAAGGTGGTGTAATGCTTTTTGCTTATCGGTGTTCGGACTCCTTATTGATGCATGGGGATAACGTCTACCTAGACCTTCGTACTTAGAAACAAAATAAACCACCTGAGCACGAAAGTTAGTTTGCTGATCTGCGATATCTTTGATGATCATCATCTCCTGAAAGATCAGGGGAACAATGTCGTTTGGGTTCAATAAGAGTGTTTCGTTCTTATGAACTGAGCCGACCATGTTCCGAATCAGCGTAGCTACATTGACCCAAAGCGTTGGGATGTTCTGTAACAGAGGCTGACGGATGCGAGCTTCATTGATATTGTCATTAATGCCAGTAAGTCCCTCGATTGCCAGGGAAGTAGCAATCGAGAGTGGATACTTACCGATCTCCCTCTCAGAGAGGGCATCACTAAACTGCATTAGCTATCTCCTCATCTAAGATCTTGGCACACACGTCCAAAATAGCAGACGATGCACCACGGCTGGCAATGCGATCTAATAACATCGGACCAACATTTTCAGGGGTAATGTTCACAGTCACAAACTGGGTATCATCCGTGAACTTATCTTCTTCCTCTTCCTTCTTATCCTTATCTTCTTTCGAAGACCAGTGATGAGTAGGATGGCGTCTAACCAGTTCAATTGTGTTCTTTAAGACCGGATGTCCGGCTTTAGCAAACACACGGACGAATGAATCGTCAGGGAGTCCACTGACGATGCTGTCGATCTTCTGGATAGACTCGTCAGTGTCTAAGCCATTAAGATCAATCGTAACGTATTTCTTGGCATTGACTGTTTCTTTGAAGACCATCTCAAAATGACCATCATCGTAAACAGTCGCCCTTAAGTGACCCTTGGCTTCTTCTTGACCATGGGCTAAGCGATCAAACGAACCTTGTGCAAAGATCATATCCATGAAGCTGGAGTACGTATGGACGTGTCCAATGAAAATCAAACGCTTAACGATCTTCATGTAGGCTTCAGAATTGTGCTTGGGTGCGTGGACATGTTCGGGTAGTTGATATTCAAACTGACCGTGCATGATTGCGTAATCCACTTGTTCAAGCTCATTGGCTTTTAGCAGGTTGTGTACTCGGCTTAGTGTTTTATCAGGTCCACCCTCCAGATCATCGGGTACATAGAGCACGGATATCCCGTATTGCTCTATGTACTCGATCGAAAGGTCATCTATATACTTAAGGTCAGCGCCGATATCTGCTAACTGGTTAATGATCATAAAGGCTTTGGACTGATCCCAATCGTGGGATGAAGTGCCTTTAAGAACACGAACCATGATGCGATGCTTTTTGCACCGCTTGAGGAAATTCGCTATCCACAGTTCAATCTCCCACACATCTTCTTGAGGAAGATTTAGGCGATCATCAAATACATCTCCAGCTAAGAAGATGATATCTAGCATCGCTGTCTCTGAGTTATCAGGAAACGCGGCTTCTAGGTTTTCGATGATGCTGCTAGTGGGAGTGGTACGGTGGCCTAAGTGAATATCCGATACTACTGCGATCTTCAACGGCGGTCCCATAGATGACTTGGCTCCTTATTCAAAGCCAGAGTTATCAAAACCATTGTCACTAAGAGAAGTGACAGGAGTGGGAGTTGCTACGCCGTGTGTTCCCATCGGAATGCCAGATATCTTGAAGGGGATCTCATAGCCATAACGGGCAAAGATCTCGTTCCAGATTGCAGCTTCCTTACGACCCTCTTCTGTGTCGTATTGCAGGATGTTCTTGCGCTGAATCTCGTTCATCAAGTAACCATCTGCTTGAGCAGGGCTAACTTGAGACATCAGACCATGGTTAGCCATGATCTCATTGAAAGATTGTGCGCCGATACCGAAACCAGCCCGTACGGTTTCTCGATTGCACAATGGCGGGACGGTGAACAGGACCTTTTCGGTTTGGTCGACCACATCGACTTTACGGAAAGGATTACCCACAGTGTTCACATAAAGACCCATGTTGACTTTCGGGTCCATCACTTCTTTGCCAGCAAACAGCGGCATGAAGACTTCCTTGAACATTTGTTCAGGCATCTTGAAGTGATCTTGGTCTGCGACTTGTTTAACCGCACCCATGATTTCGCGGATCTCATTATCAGCACGAGTCAACACACGCTGTTGACGCGACCCTTCCGGGTACTGTGCTTGTTTGTAATCTGCCATGTTTATTCCTTGGGGAGAAGCTTGGTAAAGACCTTCTTGGTGAATTCGATGATGTTACCTTTCCATACATCATTATCACATGACTTTGCAGGTACACCTGAACAACATAAAACCACCGGAACCAACTCTTCACGAGCAGTCTGTACAATAACGTCAAGACTGTGACTCTTTTCTTGCAGTTCTTGCAACACCTGCTTACGCGTTAACCGAATAGCACGTGCAACGGCATCATTGGTCATCGCAATATGTACCTTTTGCATTTCTTCCAAAGACTTGAACTGTGCATGGAAGTTAGGTGCATACTTCAACAGATCATAGGCGATGTCTTCACGGATCTCATTCAAATGATCATTATCGCTATTGGCGATCGTGTATTGAATCAATCCATGACAGCGACGAATACCTTCCATTACACCTGCTTTGAAATCCTCACTGTCTGTATCTTTGAAGATAGCTGGGAGTGGAGGGATCCCATCGTCGGTTTGATCGGTCATGGTGAATGAATTGAGTGGTCTATATATTAGTAAAGGCGTTAGTCAAAATTTCCATCGTTGACGGCATTGACCACACGCTGGAATGAACTGTCTTTCTTCAGGATTTGTTCATTCAAAGAATACGACTTACCTTTCTCGGTAATCTCCACTGATATCCAAACATTGTAGCGGGCGGTATCATTCACACCGCGAGTTGCATCATGTCTTGCATCAGCCACCACGCCTTCAGCAAATGCATAGCCGAAGAACTCCGTCAATGCCATCTTAATTTGGGTGCAGAAGTTTTGAGGATCTCCACCATAACGCTGAACCAGTCCTTCTAAACTGATCACACGACCTTGGTAGAGATACGACTCAGATTCTTGAGACGACAGGAAGTACGACATCATGCGGTCACACCGGTCTTCCAGATCGTAAATGTATCCTTTAACCGACAGCGTCGGCAATGGATTGATAGAGGTATCCATGAGCTATCCTAATTGATTGATCATAGAATCAATCCGTAATACAAAAAAAAAAGACAGACGGACAAACAGCTCTACCCCGAAGGGTAGAGCCATTATCCTAATTACAACACACCACCATGAGCCGACACAGGATCGTCTTTACCACGACGAATCGTGTTGCGCGCCAACCTCCACGCATCCCGAACATGGACTTGATCGATCGATGGCATCTTTTGATCAGTACCCAGATAATCATCCGGATAATGCGTTACCATCCAATCGTCTTCTCCATCCTCGTTCTCGAAGATTGTCACCTGACCATCCATGACCAAGCGATAGTCATAATGGTTCTTACCGACGTCTTGTGGGAACATATCCACATAGGTATCGGAATAACCATCGCAACGCTGCTTGTGATACAGATTACGCACCATGGGTTCAGCCATGATGAATCGCTGCATCACAAACGGAGCTTGCTGGAGTTCTTGTAGCGTGTTCAAGCCTCGAATGACATCCCGTTGGAATGCCGCAGATGCTCGACCAATTGCAGCCCTTGCCCTACGCATAGCTGCTTCGCCATTGACCGCCTCAAATGCTGCTTGAGCACGACCAACAAAAGAACTCACAGCATCATTCATCATGCCGCCGAAGTTCTGTGCCATGGAGTAGACCTGATTGCGCAGATACTCCACTGTACCGGGGTGTTTATTAGCGCCATAGAGAACTGAGTTAAAGTCCTCTTCAGCGCCCATTACAATTGCTACCATACAACACCTCCTTTGGTTTACTACTTAGGCATCCGGATAGCCTGCCATGATAGCCAGTTTCTCAGGATCCGGTTCCTCTTCATGCTCGTACCAGTTAGCAATCTGAGCAACCACTTGCTTCGTCATCGAGATGTTCTTCGAAATGCTGCGTTGTCCTTTCAAGCCGAACGCAGACATGTGAGGAGCAAGCTTCTGCATTTCCTCAGCTGACATATTGTCCAAACACAACGTTGTGTTGAGCTGGTCGCCATCGAAGTCAGCATTAAAGCCAACGATCGACAGAATGGACATGGATGCAGTCACATCCGTGATGTCATCCTTGATCTTGGTCACATACATCAACTGCATGGATGCACGTTCCAGAGAAGGATTACGCTGGTGAGCGACAGGAATACCCTTGTACTGACATTCAGCAATCAGTTCTTCGAACAGACGCTTCAACAGCGGATCGGTACGTTGGGTATAGTCATTCAGATGCGACGCGATCTGACGGGAAGTCATGCCTTCGCGGAACATCTTGGACTTCAGGTGCTCACGGAACAGACCTACACCAACACCCCACGGCAGATGGAGTTCATCGTACTCGTGAGAGTCCGTGATGGACGATGCCACTGCACGGCAAGAGAAGTGCGACCGGGAACCGAAGACTTGCTTACGGAAGATACCTTCTTTACGAGCCAGGTTATCAGCCTTGTACTTGTCATAGAACTCAGCCAACTGGATGATGGCCTTGATCGTACGGTTCTCTTTCTGACTTGCTGTGTAGTTCGACAACGGTGCATCGATACTGACGATGGTCTGGATAGCATCGATTGCTTTCTCGATGATGGGATCAACGAACAATCCCATATTGGTATCTTCGATAATGAGCAAACTGCGGTTAGGCAGGGGAAGCTTATTAGGGAAGACCACTGCGCGATTGCGCTCGATCAGCGTTTGCAGACGATCCTTTTCATTCTTCTTGAAGAATGGCTTGATGTTAAACAGCGTCTGGATCAGATGATCGAAGTTTGTCACGAAGTTGTTATAACCTCGTTTGAAACCCATCTGCTGCAATTCACCCACTACTGGCGGCGGACGAGTATCCGTCTTGTAGGTGATATCGGCGAAGTAACGGATCAGATCAAAACCACCGATCTTGAAGCGATTCGTCAGCATCGTGTAGATATCAGGATGCATCAATGCCTTGATACCCTGAGGTGCACGCATCCATACCACAGGTTCCAGCGCTTGATCGGTAGGAGATGCGACTTCAGTGTTGCATTTGGGACACACCACACCAATGTTGAACGTGTTGTAGACATATCCACAACCACACTGCGGCGTATTGCTCAGCAAGTCTGTTGGCAAGAACTTGCTGTAAATGAGACGATTGGTTTCTTCTTTGTCTTCTTCCGTCGACTCAGACAGATCATTGATAATCTTTGGCAAACGACCAGATCGCTTGTTATACAGATCATCAAAGTTAACTAGCTCCAGATGAACGCCCACTGTTGACTCCCTTAAAAGAAAAAGAAAAACTAAGGGATAAATGAGGAAGGCCGAAGCCCTCCCCATTTATTTCGCTAAACTACCTTGGAGGGTAGATTAGTTCCAGCGGTTGGTGGTGCCGATACCGAAACCACCAGCGTTGACGGCAGCCGTACCTTGGTTCAGGAACGAGGCGCCGACAGCACCAGCTTGAGCCAGCAGACCATTGTCCAGAGCAGCGCGATGACGTTGGGTGCCGTTCAGGTTGGCGTAGGCCAGGACGTTCTTCACATCCAGACCGGCGTCGCGGCAGCCTTGGGCCAGCGCGTTCAGTGCCACCGTGGTGTAGCTGATGCGCACAGCGTAACCGGTGTAGGTTGCGTTGCGTGCGATGCCGTCGATGATCTTCTTGCGATCAGCCAGGCGCAGCTGTTCCGGAACGTCGGCAGCCAGGAAGGTCTCGGTCCAGCGCTCGCCCATCTTCGGATCGATGTGACCCTGGCGTGCCAGGACTGCGTTCAGATCGATGTCGCGGATGTCGCGGCGGGTACCGTCTTGGTCGATGTACCAGCCCAGGTGGATGTGCTCACCGGTGTTGACCACGAACTTCGAACCTTCGGGGAAGTACTTCTCGAAGTTGTAGTTGGTCAGCTCGTTGGCCACCTTGATCAGGTGCTTCTCGGCTTGCGGGTTACCGGTAGCGGCAGCCAGCAGCGGGGTCAGGTACCAGGTCGACGGATCGAACAGCGGGATGTCTTGCGACAGGATCGGGTTGACATCCGGACGGGTGAACATCGTCAGGTACTGCACCATGCGAGCTTCATCGAAGTCAGCAGCGCTGGTATCGACGTGTTGACCGAAGCCGGATTGGTTTTCTTCCAGGTTGGCTTCGATGTTCATGAAGCCGACGTCCTGGATTTCGCGCACGTTGGCACCGATGCGCGGCAGGTATGCTTGCATCCATGCATTGCGTTGAGCCAGCAGAGCCACCGACTGAGCGATACCCAGCAGGTTGAAGCCCAGGCTCATCGGACCATAGGACTCGGCCTTGGTGATCACGATGCGCGGCAGATATTTCTGCGTCCGCAGAACTTGCGTCTGTTGCTGTTGACCGAAGCCACCACCCAGAGCGCCTTGTTCTTCACGCGGGAAGTACAGGAAGTCGATGAACGCCGACAGCTTGTACAGGTTGTTGATCTGTTCTTCACCCAGGATACCGGAGGTCTGGGTCGATTGCGCCGTCAGATCCAGCGAGAGATCGGAGCGAATCGGTTCGCCGACAGCATTGACTTCCACGGTGGAAGCGAAGGTCGGGCGCAGTTGCAGCTGTGAATCGCGAGCGATGTCATGCAGGTTGATGTCGCGGAAGTTCTCGTCGGACTCGGTCAGCACCGTACCAGCAGCGAAGTACGAGGCGATGGCCAGTTCGTTGACGGCGACCTTGTCGTCCGGGTTGAAGTCGGCAGGAACGCGGGTGCCGTCGGCGGAGATCAGCTTCTGGCTCGGATAGTGGCGACGCAGCTGTTCTTCCACCATCTTCTTCATCGGCACGTTGTAGCGATCGCTGGTGGTACGCAGAACGTCCACGGTGATTTCGCCCTTCGGGGTCGGCACGCGCTCGGTACGCAGCGGCAGTGCGGTGCCGGTCTTTTCGAGCAGCAGGGTGAAGTATGCCACACCCAGGTTACGCTTGGTCTTGGAGGCCACGGTCACAGCGACCACGGAGATACCCAGGTTGGCGTCTTCCGGCATGGCGATGACGTCGTGGTCGTACTCTTGGCTTTGGATCGCCTTGCCGATGACTTCCTTCAGCTTGTCGACGGTGTTGGTGACGTACTCCGAGTACAGGTTGCGATTACCCAGACGAGGACCCAGGCTCGACAGGTTACGGAACGACTTCAGACCGGCGGAGGCTTCTTGTTGAGCAGCGCGGGGTTGTTGCGGCTGCGATTGCGGTTGTGCAGCGCGCTGTTGGTGTTGACCGGATTGGTTGTTGTTTTCACCATCGGTTTGCAGAGCCATGTTTTCTTCCTTTGCGTGTTAATTAAGAAATGATTGTTTGCGCAAACAAACATTGATGCATAGACTACCGCTACTATGATCAATTTAGTGATATGTATCTACATTTCTTTTGAATCAAGTTTGGGGCTTGAAAAGACCGAGACACATATATGTTCCTTACCTAGAGTATGTTTCAACTCTAGGTAGGTACCGGTAAGATGTTACTCTTTTCCATAACATAAGCATCAGTGCAGTAAATTTTTACTAGAACTACACTTCTAACTCATGCTGTGGATTATTTCTCAACTCTTCCCGGATAAACTCTTTTAAATGACGAAAAGCTTTTCGTTCACTATCTCCCATGGAGAACCACTGTTTATAAGAGGCCCTCACCTGTTTCAGACTACGGGACGGTATTGCTCCACGCAGTATCACAGTCTCAAATTCACATGCCGCCCTGTCAGGAAGCAGTGAACGAATTTTCTCTTCAGATAATGGCTCCGTCATGTAACTTTTTCCTTTCATCCTATGTTCACCATCCAACTCAACTAACAGTGATGCTCTAACATGTTTAATCTTTTTGATCTCGGCGCTGAGCTGACTGAACCATTAGTCAAGCAGGCTCAGTGGCGCTATATCCGAGATGGATTAAGACGCAATGTGGACAAGGTTCTGGAGTACTATAGAACCAATCCCACGGCGGTGGCAGGCGATCACTTCTTAGTGAGGCTGCTGCAATCTATCTCTGTTCCCAAATCTCTGGACATCGAACGTTATTACGATAATGTTACTGTTGTTGCTCCCCATCTCTCCAGTGTTATGGGAATGACTTCAGCCATTTACAAAGGTACACTTTTTAATGGGATCTTTTATGGACGTAACTCCAGAGAAGTTCTCATTAGTCAAACCAACTTCTTTGATTTGCGTAAGGTCCCAGAGAACTGGATGAACCTTACTCCTATTCGAGTAGTGACTTGTCCCATCACCTCGTTGGGTTTAGACATCCCAGACGGTCGGGGGTTCATTAGTTCTGAACTTCCTCTGTTAGATACTGTTTCAGTCTTTACGATCGATATCCCGATGCTAGCGACCATGTATCGGGAATTCAGACGTAATGAATGGCAAGTGCAGATTGATCGAGGCTGGGAAGACTCTGAACGTTCTCTCATGATGTTTTTGCGCATGTATGTATTACCTAACATGCTGGCTACTCAGATTGACCAGGTTATCTTTAACCGTGCTTACGCGCTACGGTTTGGATTACCCAGAGACAACATGAAAAATCGTCATCCTTTCTATCTGACTGATTTCTCTGCTAAGTTAGATCAGATGCTCATGGAGTTAAATGGCTGGCTAGAAGCAGCACCTCGTACTTTCCAAGGTTTGCTGAAGTCTTACCCTGCTGTGTTCAAAGAGAATCTGTACCAATCCATGGAGTTACCTGACTATCCACCGACTCGGCAGATTATCTGGGCGATGCTCTACAGTCGATTGAAAGTCTTCTACTTCTTAATCATGACCATGAGTCAATCAGCGCGTGATAAGAACGGTACGGTCTTGAATCGATTGTTCAGAGAGATCCGGATGATTCGTAATGCAAGAATCATGGAACAAGTTTTACCCCTCAACTACCAGGAAGCCGTAGATGAGGTCATAAATGCCATAGCTGCCAGTATTGGATACCGGCAACCATGACACACGATTGATTCGTCCCCACTGCCTAGGCAGTGGGGTTTATGACCTTACTCTTTCTTTTTGCGAAGATGGTTCAAAAGATCCTGAGACGCTTTCAGAGCATCGGCATCGTCGCACAACTCACTATAGCCCAAAGACCAACGAACTTTGTGGTCGGTATCATCAGCTTCGTGGTGGAAAGTTTCACTACCGGTGATGTGGAATGGATAGGCATTCATGAGCATGACAGCATCCACCACTTTCGATTTATTTTGCACCGACATGAAGAAGATGTTGGTTTTAGCCAAGGTGGAGTTCGCAGCACCTTTACCATCCAGCTTAGAACCGTGTGCCACAAAATGCTTCTGCCAGAATTCCAGAGCACGGAAGAGTTTAAGACCGATTTCTTCTTCAGCCTCAAAGTTAAAACCAGGCTGATAGCTCGCATTGATCCTGGCGACTTCCGGGGTGGGTGTCGGTTGTGAGCCGACAAGGATTTGTTGAAAACCAGGAGGAGGAGGTAAGACGACGTTGGAGATACGGCGAGGCATCTTGAAATTCAAAAGCCTGGACTCCTTACCAACCGTTTCATGCAAATTCTTCAGGAATTCGAAATGCTGTAAACCCTCCTCATCGATCTCGACCATACCGGTTTCTGGGATATCGAAGAAAATGACCAACTCACCCGTCTGGAACAACGGCGAAGTTGTCACAGCAGCTACATCTTCCAGAGGTTCGCCATTGAAACTGGAAACGAAGTTCTTGGACTCTTCCAGGGCAGCGATCTCTGTAGCGATAGCCGAGTAATGATCGTCCTTTGCACGCTCTTGCAGGGAGATGATCATCTCATCACGTTGATCGTCGGCGATGGTGTAGAAGACAGACTTGGAGTTTTCCTTCTGGACCATCACGATCAGTTCAACATGACGCAGGCGCGATACCGAATTGAGCACGTTGATCTTCAGGATGTTCATCAGTTCCATCACAGTCATCGGGCCATGAGTGGAAAGCAACTGCAGTACCTTAAACTCGTCATCAGCTAACTGGTAGTCCTGATGGAAGTTATTGCCGTAGCTTTTCTTACTAGCCCACATGGCAATACCATCTTCAGACAAAGAGAACATATCTTTCTCTTCGCCGTTTTCAGCTGGCACCAGTTCGATCAGTTTCAATTCATTCAGGGAATCGAACACGACCGGAGAGGAATTGGCGTAAGACTGAATCTCATCACGAGAAGCTTTACCGAAGGTCTTTAAGATGTCCAAGACAGACATCAGCAAGTAGTTGTATTCAGTATCCATGTTCACATATCGATTGTAATAAGGGCGCTGATTTAAGTATTCAGCGCGCCTCTTTGATTTGGGATGAGGGCGATCGACACACGTTTCATAATTGATCGATACTTTAGCGCCTACTTTAGAGACGTCCAATCGTAACGTATAAGAACCGTCACCCTCGCGTAGATGATGTTGATGGGTTTCACCGTCGATAGTGACTTCAACGATTCGCCCTTTACCCCTTACTGAGATAACAGTGTTCTTTGAAGAACCCCTATCTAAAAAGGCTCCTACCAGGGACAAGGGACTTGGTATTTTCTGGATCAGAGATTTCATATTCGGTAACAACCCGAGCTTCGTCTCTGGTGCGGAGGATGGCGACTCCCCATACAACGGTTTTGTCGACATCTGGATGGAGATGGTCAAAACGAAACTCCTTTAAGAATTTACCTTCCACATAGAACGTCAGAACTTTGTTCTTCAGCACGGCTTCGAGGAAAGTACGACCAACCCAATCTGACATGTCGATGACTTCGGTAAGCGTACCGAACTGACAGATCAGATTAGGATCTTTGACCGTGACATTGAAAAGACGACCGCCAGTATGACCTTCGTTCTTAACAAACTGAACTGCGGTATCGGTCTGTTGATTCAGATCAGATGCAAGATTACCCAACAGACCATAGCCATCACTGGGTCGATGGCTTTCTTCAAGATTCATGAGCATTTCGTTTAATGCGAGGTACATGAGCACCTCCCCTCTTGTTAATGATAGTCGCTAACCAGCTTGACGTGTTTCTTGGTTTCAGAATAATAGCCCAAGCATTCCAATACCTTGTAGAAGATAGCCGCAGTATCAAATACGATCTTACGGGTATCCACTTGAGACAAGATCTCAGGAGGAATACCGGCTGCACCAGCAATGCACTGCTCTGGTAACCACATCAGGGAAAGCTTATCGCGTTTTGATTTGGCCATGAACTTAGTCAAGCGGTCTGCCAATTCACGATCTTCAAAAGACTCAATCCAAGCTTTGAGCTTAGTTGGGCTATTCAGACCAATCGACAATTTGACAGCCATGAACGGCGGGGGTGCAGTATCACCATACTTAGGTGCCCAGACTTCCTGCCACATCAGGTAATGCCAATAGTTGGATTCCATGCCGGTTTTACCATAGCTGGATTCCTGCTTGATTTGGGTCACACGGAAATATTCATAACTACCGTGCTTGATCGATTCAAAGATACCGCGCTCCACATCACCCACTTCCTTCAGGTAATTGAGCAACTTAATCTTCTTGCCAGACATGGTGTCGTCCATGATCCGACGCATCATCCCTTGCGCTTGTTTGACAATACGCTTAGGTACGTTAGAAGACTTTAAGTGGACGCCCTTAATCTCTTCCTTGAAGTCCTTAAAGAGGTTACCCTCTTGAGAACTGATCAATGCAAAGTAGTGCTTAGCCAGCTGAGTCGGTACGAACACATCGAACTTAAACTCGTTTTTCATGGCGATCTTAAACAGACGACTGTCTTCAATGCCAAAGTTAGCGGACATACGCGCTAACACGTGAATGATCGATTGTGCTGCTAAGAACACCATTGCGTCCGCAGTCGCATTAGTCGGCTTATCCACACCCATATAGCCACGGTGCCATTGCACCCAGTCTTGTACGGTAAAGATGGTCGAGTCAGTGTCTGACGTTAATGCGCTACGACGAATGGAGTCAGGGAAAGAAGCCAGAGACGCAGGAACTACCCTCGACATGCAGATAGTGTTGATGAAGTCTCGGTACTCTTCCAGTACGTTCTCAATATTCTTAGCGGTCCCGGCAACAATGGAGAAGTCGGGATTAGCTTCTAACTGTTGTGCATTCAGACCCTTGGTGATTTCTGGATGCATCAGAACAGCTAAGTTACGGTATTCTTCTACCGTAGTCTTCATGTAGTCGATGTGGTCAGGCAGTGCTTCCGTCGACACGGTGGTGAGCTTGTCCAAGAACTTCTTGAACATGTCATGATTGTATTTGGCAATGTGGTGGAAGTCGCCCACATAAACGAAAGCTGCACGTTGCACTGGAGTTAACTTTTCTACCAGTTCACGAATATTAGCCATCTCTATATCACTCCACCAGTACAGATCTGTTGAGAACTTGATGGTTTCCATCATCTCATCAACTGTGGGGTAACGCATGCCAAACTTTTCCATGGTGCGCTGCATGTCATCCATATCCACCAAGGTAATAATGGAGATGATGTTATTGCGCACAATGTGAGGAGACCAATAATGCCGATTGCCAGAGAGCAGCTTTTCATTATTGGCATTGCCATAACCTGAGGTACTACGGCAGGTTGACGTCAGGGTACTATGGGATGTCTTATTGTAGAGCGGTGTGGATGCCTGTGCATGTCCACCAGAAATCGAGTTGTTGTTGGTTTTCTTGTTATTCTGTTCGGCTTTCTTAATGGCTTGCAAGACTTTGTCACCAGCCATCTCGGCTTTAAACATAGCCTTCTTTGCTACACCGCGCTTCTTGACGTTTTCATCAATGAAGTCCACCAGATACGATCGCACACGGGACGGTGGATGGTAAATAGTGAATGTAGCTGCAACGAGCGATTTAGACCGAATCGCTTCGTCCAGATACTGCGACATGGGACCGGACTTAGGTTCACGGTCACCATTAGGCTGACGTTCCAGATAGTAGGCAGTCGGATCCTTGAAAGGAAATGCACCATCTGGTTTCATGTTGTTCTTGACGTATTCCAAGCACCATTCGTAGGGCTTGCCAAACTTCAGCGACAGGTAGGTGGCTGTCTGTTCTTTATACTGTTCGAGCACGCTAACATCACGACGATACGTGTTAGCTTCTCGAACAAATGGACTCTTTAACTCACTCATGTTGTTATGCTCCTTTACATCGAGACGTAACATCTATGGTGGTGGTAAAAACTTAAAAACAAAAGTGACGGAAAAAAGACCCCAGCCCTGACTTTCGCCAAGACTGGGGTCCGAGTCGTTATGGGGAGTTAATCCATAACTGGAGCATTACACCGTCTGAAAACAGTTTACTACCAAATAGAACGTATCCCAGTACCGAAATGGCAGCACTCAGTTGCTCCCCTTGGGAAAGGATAACCAAAGATCGCTGTCGGTGCACAGTCTCATCCCACGGAATGTGTAAAGGAGTAAACAGATCCGTTGTACTGTAGGAGCGGGTACGTCTATAAGGCCATCCCTCTTGCGAAGGTTCCATTGAGGTGGTCGAAGTCTCAACGGCAATCCGGACTGTGCCAGCCCTTGTTAGTCTCTAAATAATTACATGGCTGTGTAAATTATTTCTAAACCATACAATAGTGTTGCCTTAATGCAATTACAGGATCTTGATCGTGAAGTTCGTAATCCCGTTTTGTTTCAGCGCTGCACTGATCTTGTTGTAGTCAGTCGAAGACAGACCTTGGATCTGGACATCAAAGATGACCGAGTCAACCAGCTGCACAGTGTCAGAACGAATCCAAGGAATACCGATGATATCGGTTTTACCATTGGGGAACTGCACTTGCAGGTATTGATACTTCTGCGGCTGATTGGGCGTACCATCAGGCAATTGATTATAGATCTGTGCGTGAACTGCAGCTACTTCACGAAAACGCGAAGCGGTTGCATACGACAGAATGTCCGTGACCACCACGTTGGAGAAGTCACTGGTCAGAATGCTTGGAGCGTAGCACTTGAAGTTATAAGTGTTACCGATAGTAAAATCAGCCATGGCGTTTCCTAATAAGGCATGTAGTCGAGCACGATCAAATTGTTCGCTTCAACTCTGTTAGTGACGTAGGGCACACGGCCCTGGTGAACTAGCCCTAGCGCCATTAGCTCATTGTAGAGGGAGTGCGCTAGAGCCAGTCCTGCATTTCGTATAATTGCCTTATCTTGGTCACTGTAATCCCAATTGAACGATTGCCAATTGGGGAAGGTGTCAGGGAAGGTATTTGGATTCTTCCCATCACTGAATTGATCGAAGATTAAGAGCACCATCATTGTCGCTGCAATATTGCGATTTTTGATATGCTCGATCCTGATCATGAACTCATTGATCAAGTCCGCTGCTTCCACCAGCGCATGTCTGGGGATGTTTACAGTCTCACTCATTGACACTCCATGATGTTGGGAATAGTGATGTGATTTAAGTAGTACTCGTTAGAGTACAACACCAAGTCACTACCACATGTGTTGCCATAACGGTAATTACACGCGCCGTTCTGGTAAAGACCTAAGTCTTTTAATTGGCGAATGATGCTCTTACCTAACCGCTCCATGGTTAGACAAAAATCTTCGCATTGTAATGGAGTGCTGAAGAGTACCTCTACATTACCATAGTCGTAATGCATGGCAACAGCCAATTCACCTTCTGCACCCGATTCATACATCGCTGCATCGACCAATACATCGTAGATCTCATCTTCTTTTAGTTGTCCTTGAACCATTGCCAAGTGATGGCGCAATCTGGTTACATCAGCCTCTGTATCCAGAATGATCTTTTGAAAGTCATTGCCGGAGGGCCAGAATTCCGGTGTCCTCATCAATAAACTCCTTTAACTGATAATGCAGTCGTCCATGTACGAATAATCCTAAATTATCCAACTCGCTCTCCACCGCTATTTGGTACTGGGTGACGCGCAGTTGTATCATATTAGCTAGAGGTGTGTTTGTAAAAACTTCCCCTGTTTCTTCTTCCACTTCAACTCGCATATACCAATCATCTACAATCTCCATGCACATTGCTGCGATTTCTTCTGCGCCATAATTCCCACGCCCATAGTGAGAGATGACATCAAAAACCACCCGTGCTATCCATGCAAATGGAAGCGCGGGCAGTTCCTGATCAACGAAACTGGATTTCAGTTTGTTATTGGCATCTTTAAAAGAGACTATAATGGACTGGGGTTGGATGTTGTACACTCTGACCCCCTACTGGTGACATATACACTACCGCCTCTAAACCTAACCACCCTGCAAAGGAAGTGACTTGGTAAGGTACGCCTGCAAAATACTGATTCATCATCGCATTAACAGCGTCTTCGATTTCATCGATGAACTGTTCGACCATGCGAGATACATCCATATTCTGGTAGTGTGTGTTTTCTAAGTACCGGCGATGTACGGAGTTCTCGTACTGTTCCACCAGCTCATTTGTCAAACGCACGGACTGCTCGGTCTTTTGCAGATCTGAGAAATGGTCGTAATACCAACCATGAGAGACCATGATAAGTTGTTTGACCAATTCCTTAACACCACCATTAACGAAACTGAAGACTGTCTCGTATTTGTGATAGTAGTTAATGATCTCACTAGAGGGTAAAATCACTGCCAGCATTGTTTACTCCTTTGGCCACTGGCGGGATGCCGTTAGGGAAGATATGCATATCGCCATGAGGCATGATACCAAAGTGAAACTTCGACATCTGTTCGATGCTGTAATTGGGGAAGTGATCAATGATGTTACCTTGGATCAAATCCACCAATGTCACTGTGACATCCTTAGCAAGGTTGTAATCCATCCCAGCGTTTTCCAACACCTGCATGGCATCGACTGGAAAACTATCCCCAACCAATGCTGAACGCACGATCAGTTGAAAGAAACGAATGGTGTCAAAACCACCATCTCGCCAAATTGGATAGTTGTAATCTGCTTGATGTCGATTCTTATTTCTGAAGTCAACAATGGCTTCTCTTAAGACCTGCATGGCATCGGTCAACGAAATCAAAACACAAGGATGCTGGACAATTAACCCATGTGGTTCAAACATATCAGTCTTTCTGGCTATTTTTCATCCGGTAGTACTCCTGGATACGATAATCTTCGCCTCTGATGATCACGACCGATCTAGCTTGAGTGCGGACTTCATATTGCAGCCAGGGATTACCCGAAATAAATTGATCCACCAAGTCTAGCAAGGGTCGGAAGATCGTAAACAACGCCTCGACTGCTAGTTCCTGTTGGTACTTGATCTCTGGGTCTGTGGTTTGATTAATCGCATTGAGCCAATACTCGCTCATGTAGTTGATGAAGATCTCCATGTGAGTACGCACCTGACCCATTGGCCATGCTGCAGATTGTTTCACACGGTTCTCAACTACCTCACGGACCAAGTTCATACCCAGTATAGGGTACATGTAAATTTCCTCCATCCAGAACTGATCTTCATGTTCAGTTTGGAGGCTGTAGACTCGTTCCTCTAAGATACGACCATCGTTTAAACGCGCTTTGATCACGGCCTCATAATGACTGAGACGACCAATGCTAAACTGATCCCTTGCAATCATGTACTGCGTTGCTTTGGTTTGCTCAAACGAGTACGCAGCGTCCATGACATCGATGATGATGCCATCGCGATCGTCTGAATTACCAGAGTAATCTTTGCGCTCTAGTTTGAAACTAGGTGAACTGATCCTTCCCAGTGCATCTAATCTCATACCACCCATAAAGTTGTTCATGTCATTTTCCAACTACTGAGGTTATAGAGTTCATTAGTGACTTGACCGTAGTAGACGATGTGGAGATCTCGACCGTAGATTTCCATACTCATCTCACGATAAGGGTCAAGTACTTTCAGTGACGGGATATACGCTAAGGTATACTCCGTCAAACGACCATTCAATGTCATGTTCGATTCATGGTGAATCGCTGACAAAGTATCCTGTATTACATCTAGCTCCGGGTTATTCCCAACCATCGTAATGTGGTATGCTTGCCAGAACTCTTTGGCAATGATCCACTTAACAATGTTCTTGGGAGTTAAGGTTGAGTCGTACAAGAATCCCTTCTTCTCAACCGCGTCGTGAATCGATTCCCATACCAGGTTAACATAATCGTTTAGATCATGTATCAGCGTCGTTTTACGACTCTGGGTTGCACTCAAGGTCATATTCCCCTACCTATGGACATAGAATAAGATTATTGTGTTTTTATTGCCAAGAAAAAACAAAAGGCATAAAGGCCATAAACTCCAATGACATTCTAAGACCTGTAGTAGCGTATTAAAATGTCATTGGAGTCCTCCTGAGACCGAAGTCCCAGGAGTACAGTCTAGTTAGAACACCAGACCGCCTTCACCCTTTTCACCCTTGCGGTTGAACAGGGGACCAGTCTTGACGCGAGCGTCGCGATTGGCATCGAAGTCGTTCAGGGTCTTTTCGATACGACTCACACGGTCAGCCAGGAAGCCATCCGAGATGAGGTAGTGGATCGGCAGACCATCGATCTTGTCCTTCAGCTTGGTCAGACCCTTGCGTTGGTATTCGACCAGGTACGGCAGGCTGGAGGTTTCGACATCAGCCGACAGCGTAGCCACCGACAGGATACCCTTGCCATCGCCCATGTCGGTAGCCTTGTCAGCGATCGACAGGCCAGCGATACCGGAGTTCTGGAAGGAGGTCACCTTGTTGAAGTGCAGCCAGTTGGTCAGGTCCATGGAATCCAGACCGTGGTTCTCGCGGCTGAACAGCACACGCAGTGCAGTCACACGTTGGACGATCAGTTCGTCGTTGTCCTTGTGGCTGTTCTTGGCATCGTTCTCGGTGTAGGAGATCACCACCGGCTGACCGGTAGCCTTCCACACGCCTTCGTACGACATCAGGGTCTTCAGAGTGTTGTTGGCTTCGGTGACGGTTTCTTGGGAACCGACCATCAGCACGATCACGTTCAGGCCACGGTTCAACAGTTCACCGACCAGCACCGGTGCGATGACCGAACCGGAACCACCACCACCCGAGGAGATGACGATGTTCAGATCATCAGAGGGCTTGAACTTCTGCAGCACTTCCAGCTTGCGCTCGATGATGGCTTCAGCGTTCTCGGAACGCACACCACCAGAACCGTCACGATCTTCCACCAGATAGCGATTGGCTTCGGGGACGGCGGAGTCGATCAGGTTCGACTTGGAGGTATCGATCAGGCAGACGTCCAGATTGGCGAAGCCGTCTGCTGCGGGCTGCTTGGTGTCGCGCAGCAAGATCGAAGCCAGGTTTGCACCGAGGCCGCCTGCACAGTAGACCCTGACATTGCCTTTGATTTTATCGGACATGCTTGTTTCCTTTTTCGGTTGAGATATAAGACCAACTACATATGTTAGCCAATGCTTGTAAAACACGACTATGAGCAATACACAGGATAGGGAATCAATCCTATAGAGACCTTTCTTTTATATGCTCAGTGTAATAATAAGTGTCTTCAATAATTTGGAATCCCTTGCTTAGGAGAACTTAGTGTTGAACCCCATCTCTAAGGCTATTGATGATGTCAAACGTCGTATCCCGCGAGAGGTACTTAACGTTGTCTTCCAGCAGCCTGGTAGTATCCTAGGTCAGTCGCTTCCAGGATGGAATCGACCGCCTGTCTCTATTGACGAAGCTTTGTTAAACCAAGTCATCCGTCCTCGCGTACTGGTGGATTGCAACATCATTGGCGGCACTGAAGCCATGATTCCACTGGTAGGTTTACCTGCCCGTCGCGACGATCAGTATGACTACATCTGTTACTACGACATCCCTCGTAAGTTAACGCAAGGTCGTTCAATCGTCTCTGCGATCAACATCACTTATGCTGATGCTACCAAGTTAGCAGCGTATGGTGGTTCTGGTACCGTGAACAACTCGGCCATGATGTACAGTGGTCAAGCGATGATTGACGCCTATGGCACCATTCCGGTGGTCTCAACTGCTTACGTTCAGTTAGTAGGTGAGAACGTCATTATGGTGAAAGACTCTACCATTCTGCCGCCTAATGTATCTCTGCGTTGTATCTTAGCAGATGACCCTAACATGGCACACTTGCAGATCCGTACCATTCATCCGTTTAGCCAACTGGTGACATTAGCGGTGAAAGCACACATCTACAACGAATACATCGTTCAGATGGACGTGGGTCAGCTGTACGCAGGTCAAGCATTAGGTACCATCAAACAGATCATTGACACTTATGCCGATGCAAACGAACTCTACGAAAACTTCCTGAAGGAGAAGTGGATGAAGATTGCACGCATGAATGATCGTGAAACTTGGCAGCGCGATATCAAGTTCCCGATGGGTGGCATGCGGTAAAACAAAAAAGAAAGGACATACAGGAGAGAGCCCAAGGGCTCTCTCCTTATGCCGTCAATAGGCAGAAAAACCACACAGCAGTTCGTTGTTACCTTGTGTGACCATGACATCCATCTGTTCCAGTTCTTTAGGATCCTTCAGCAGATGACGCTTATACGACACGTGTTCCAAAGACTCGTGTGAAGCAACGATGAAGTCGCAAAAAGCATCAACAGTTGAAGTAATCACCTTACCCATATTCTCCGGATGACCGACGGCACTCTTACGGTAAACCATCCCTGCAAAGCGCACTCGAACAGCATTCAGAATCGAAGACAGATTTTTGTCAGGCTTGACCGGGAAGTTCCATTCATCAATGCAGTCCTTATAGGCCAACGGGACCCAGTGATGAATTTCCAGCTTGTAGCCAAAACGGTTATCGGATTTCAACGGTTCACGCAAACACTCCACTGCGTAGTTCTGGACCGAGTAGCAATGATGGATTTTCATACCACCACGCTTTTGGGAAATTAAGTCCATTGCTGACTTGACCGGTTGGTCAGGTCGAACCGCATTCATCCTTCGATATTTTAACCCATCGGCAACAGCGTCAATGACGATTGCTTGATAGGCACGCTTGATGTCTGCCAGAGCACGCAACCAATTCTGGTTAAGACGACTACTACGATCCATTTCGTGACTGAGTTGCTGCATCACGAAATTGAACAGTCGTTTCTCTGGCTCAATCAAGTCCTTAACGAACTCCTTTGATCCCCTGATATCGCTCATTATATCCCTCAAATGCGGATTGTAAAAATCACGCGTCCACGTAAGACGACCGCCAAGAAGAAGGAACCCGGATCTTTCATGTTATATTTGGCCAAGCTCTTGACTGGTACGTTACTGAGGCTAGGTGCTTGACCTTGAGTAACGGTACCAAGAAATGCAGAGATATGGCTGATCAGTTGATTCATTTCAGCACTTGGATCGAGTAAGTCTTTCCCATAGATTACATCGACCATGCGTCGTCTTGCGTTTAAAGCGTGATTGACCCAGTGCATAGGCGACATGTGAATAAGATCGCCCTTGGTAAACTTCTTAGCCTGCTTTGCTAAACAGTTAATCAGTTCTCCGTCAGGAAGCGTATAAGGCTGGCTTTGCACCGTTACCTCACATTCTCCCAAATCCCCCATCGTAACGCGAGAATCAAAATCGCGTGCAAAGGTCATAATCATCGGACATGAAACGCGCTCCCCTACCAAAGTAACTTGATAGTGCTCCGATTTAAGATGACGGGTATCCTTTGCAAATTCTGGTGATTCAAAAACCATCACCGCGTAGTGGCGCAACGTCGTCAACGCTTCACGCAGTCGAGCCAAGTTCATTAGCTCGATTTGCTTTTCGGCTGCAATCTCTGCTCCGACGACACTTTCGATTTGAACATTCAAGAGAGCAGCCTTGAAGTTATCAAATGCATCATCTTTTATTGCCATAGTGAAACCTTTTCAAAGTGTCATAAACCCCAGCACCATTTAAGTGCTGGGGAATACGCGCAGGTTTACGCTGCTTCTGCTTCGATGGTAGCCATATGGTGTTTCCAGTTAGGCGTGCCGATGTGCAGATTCATGACCACCTGACCTTGATAGATCATGTCGATGGACAGACCAATGCCAGACGGTGCGATACCCCACGTCACACCACCGAATTGATCCATATCAATTACGAAGTCCACGAAGAACTTCTTAACTGCTTGCAGATCAATGAAGGTGGTATTGTTACCATAGCAGGGATTGCTACCGGCTTTGCTCAGGACATTGGCGATCTTGTGCGCCATATCCTTTCCGGTGAATACCTCGATATAGGTCGAGGGGGTGTTGATGGTGTTGAGCGAGCCAACCAGATTCTCATCACACAGTACTTTGGCGGCTTCTTTGACACCATGCTCGTTGACCGAAAGCGTGAGGTCGATGTCGATGTTGTCGTTCAGACCCAGGGTCTTGAGGTTGTAGCGAGCACGATCGTAGATGGCGACCAGATCTGCGCTATGCCTGCTGAACACACGTGCGTCCAGGAACTGAGTTTGGTACTTGTCGAAGCCAAAGCTCTTGAGTTCGAGGGACAAGCGGTCTTGGGAAGATTGCACGGTCATTGCGAATTCCTTGTTTACGTAGAGACTTAGAGAGAGTGTTACTAGCGACGCTTTCTAATACATAGCCATCGCTAGTAATTTATTGCAGGCTGAAATCTAGTTCTTCTTTCCAGAAGACATAATGATTTACATCAAGCTACCACTGCAAGTTCTTCGTCAGGGTTTTTCTTCTTAAAGAAGGCGCTACTGATGAGGGGAAACTCCTTTGAGGATACCGCCAGAGTAGCCAGAGTGATGATGCTTTGCCCTTGACGACCTTCGACATTCAAAACGAACAGACGAGGTTCATCACCAATGTCAGTCGCATCCAATTCCATCACACGGTTGGTAGACTTCGGACCGGGAATGCCGATAATGGAGTTGATTTGACACAACTTTTGAATCATTGACAACAGTTGATACAAGATGCGATGTTCGACTGGGTTAGACACCCCCATGACCATATCCTTGAGGATAGCAAGATCGTCATGGGCTGTTTCACCTTCAGCGAATTCCTTGTAGAACGTAGGGCATATCTCCACACGCATTTCCAAGCTATCGAACTGACCGGGTTCGGTTGGAATGTGAATGTTGGTAACGAAAGTCGTCAGGCTGGATTTATAGATGGAATGCAATTTCTTGTATTCATCCATAGTGTCATTCAGACCAACGTCCAACTTGAGACTTGCAATTGCAGATTGCTGGACAGCATTGACATCAGCGAACACACGCAAGAGGTATTTGAACAGAGTGGTGCAATCATTCTTCCACACCGTCAAACGCTGATCGCGAATGGCTTTCAACTGAGTAACCAATTCACGCTCTTGATCCGACTTGGCGTCCCACTTGCTGATGGTCTTATAAAAGAGCATAAGAACATCAACAGGGACATTCAAAGACGTTGGGATGGATACCAGATCGTCTTGATTGTTTTCAATACTCATAACTACTCTCCTTTTGTTTTGGTCTTACAGGAAGTACTTGGTGAAGATGTCTTGTGGCATTGCGATAGTCAGAAATGGCAGACCAGTACCATGACCTGTATCGTGACGGAAAGACAATGTTACCGTCTTCCCCACTGGACCGAAAATGAATTGATCCCTGACGTACAGTGTGGGGATCCGCTTATTCTCATCTTCACTGAACTCGAAGTCTTCCAGACGACGGGACAGGTAGTGGAAAAACGACTCACTCGTCTTGGTAGGTTCAGTGTCATCCAGCGTCAGACCAAACTTCCTCAGATTGTCGATAAACTTACGACGATCTGCGAAAGCCCTGAAGTTGCTATGGTTCTCATCAGGACTTGCCAGACGATCAGTACAGACACCGATGACCAATTGGGGAATCAGCGCGCCACCGTCATGATCTAACATCACCTGTACTGTGGACAATTCAACTACCGCATTATCGGAGGATAGGTGCTTGGAATGCATGAGGTTGCGATTACCCATCATCACACGAGTGCAGACGCAGTTGTCTCTGGGGAAGCTCCAATGCTCCGAATGCAGACATCCCGAAAACGAGATGAGTTGCGATCTGATGTTGTAACTCATTGCCATCCTTTCTCATTCATGGTCTTTTGGATTTGATCGACGTCGATACCGAAATAGATCCAAGGACCATGTTGGTATGTTGCTTCAGTGACATGACTGGTGAATTTACCATAAGCAAACTCGACGTTGAGTTGTTCCAGACGATCGGTAGCAATTCGCATCACGTTCACCTGGATCTTCATTCCTTCTTCCCGTGCCTTAACCAGACGAGGACCCAGCCACTTGAAGAACTCACCATACGGAAGCTTCTCAATACTGGGTTCAAAGCCCAAGTAGGTCAAGAATAAGATCAACCGAGCCGGATCTTCCAAAAGGGCGATCAGCTTGTCATGCTGGTTACCACGATCCTCTGGAGACTGTTCCCACTTCGGATCATAGTGACGCAGATTGATCTGCAAGACATCCCAGCATTCATCTCCGCGAACCAACGGCCGTTCAAACTTCGAATGGTAGTCCGAGGTGACTAAGGGATTGTCACCGAACAAGGAACGTTGAGAAATGTGGTATTCCCGATTACCCAAGGGACCTGTTGCAATGCCTGGTTCCGAGACATCCGTGAATTCCAGATACTGCTTATGCCGATCATGGATTTCACTGAACAGAACTTCGACGATGTTCTTGACCTTGGGAACAGCGCGTGCAGACGGTACATCACGTTCGATGATCTCTTGAACGTAATCCATCGGTAACAGCAGATGGAACATTTCCCGGTTCTTGAAATCTTCTTCAATCTCTTTTTGCTTACGTGAAGAGATGAAGGAGATCCGCACACCACCATCAGTCCCATAACCCAAGAAGTCGATCATGTTTTGGTTCATGATCACACTGGTTGCAGATTCATACTCAGTGTTATCGTATTCCTCGATGAAGTCAGTTACAACTTGACCAAGATCAACCAAAAGATTGCAAGCACGCTCGTGATGCGGTGCAATGTCATGACTCAACTTCAGAAGAAGCATTTGAACGTCAGCAATCGAATGCAACTTCTTGAACTTCTCATTCAAATACTGACGAGTCTTTTCTTGAGAGATGATGATTTCGTTGTCACTACCCGGCATCCAATCCACACGCAACTGGAAATACTCTTCTTCATCGAAATCCCGATCAGTCTGGGAAATCAACATCATGGTGCTGGTGTCTGGTATGGAAATGCAACCACCATAACCAGTGACGGGTTTATCGCTAGGCTTTTCTTTGTTGATGAAGAATGAGTCATTATTCTTCCAACGCTCGAAAACAGTTTCCATACGACTGCCCAACACTTTCACGTTGAACTTAATCAACGCGGTATTGTTGTTGATCATCACTTTTCCTTTACAGTGTTTTATTGTATTCCTCGATCAGAACCCACGGGATGACCATTTCCCAGAAGGGGAACAATTCACCACGTTCATCCCGGTAGTTCAATCGACAGATCATGACCTTCGTGTTGATGCTGGTCGATTTCATTTCACTGTCGGCTTTTTCTTGCACAGGGATCGACATCCACGGAGTACGGTTGTAAAGAGACCAGCGATGAATCTGGACATTACAACCATTGATCATGTCGGCGAACTTCTTGGAGACCGACTCGTGGATATACTTAGCTGAGTTCTGACTGAACCACAAGCTAAAGTCCTGCATGAAATGTCCCAGATCACTGGCGACGTACGCCATAGTTAACAGATCGTCTTCTGTGACTGTGTTGGGTACACAGTCGTAGGTCAGTTCATAAGCCAGCATGAACTTCCCATACTCAACGCTAACGTTCTGGGAGAAGATCGATTCACGATGCGAAGTCACCAGCATGAATTGGCCATTGACCAGATGGCCATAGGTGAGTGGTGGATAACAACCATCAGGCGAACGCTGGATACGTTCGCCTCGATATCCTTCCAGAGTCAAACGCAGGCAGTGTTCCAGTTCAACAATGCCTTTGAGGGACTTGTTCATGTTTATCCTTTATGCTGCTTGTTCGTAACCCTTGGTCTTTGCGTACAAGACAAAAGCTGCGTAGGGGATCTTGATCCTCAACACCTTTTGATCGATGGGACGCATCGGTTGACGATTCTTGATCAGGTGGAAATTCAGATGAACTTCCCTGTAAGGAACCACACATTCAACGCCAGACTCGATCTGCAAGTTCTTTTGAACCGGGAGATCGATGTCCTTATTACGTTTCAGGATTGAGTTCAAGGCCAGTGCAGCTGCCGAGAAGTTACTTGTGGTGTACTGGCTGTAATTGGCAAAGTACCATTCGAAGAAGCCTGAGAAGAATTCGGTACGATCATCAGTCAGGTCATTCAGCATGACTTGCTCGGATTCGGTGAGTGGATCTGAACCCATGACTGAAACACAATAACCCAGATAATCGCCCTGGATGATATCTTCTTTAGGTGACGATAAGATGATGCTATCTACGGCATTGCCATTGATGCTCATCAGAACGTAATCACCGCCAAACATCGGCTTACCACCATTGAGTACAATTTCGCGCACCATCTCGTGCGCCATGGTGGTGTGAAGGTGTGCACGTTGTGCATCGGTTAATACAGACGTCATTGCCATTATTGTTCTCCAAACAACTCTTTGAACATGCGAGTCGTAAATTTTAAGGTCATAAAAGCCTGGCGGTCAGGCCGGGCGCTAAGAGTAACGTGAACGGACTCAGTGTTGACTTTCTCAACCCACTTGCCATCTATCTGGAAAGTAGTACCAGCATCACCAGCATTGTCAATGCTATCAGCGAGGATCTCGGCCATGTACTTCAGTCGAGCTGGCAGGGTATACTTGCTGTTTCTGAATCCCTTCAGTTTATCGACCAACTCCCAGTGAGTACCAATCAACGATTGGCATTGTGCTTGGAATTGTTCACCCTTGCCATATCCCACGTAATCCACACCGATATACAGGGTGTCTCCCAATGCAGGAAGATTACGTGTATTGATCCAGGCAGTCCCCACCGTCATGCAATCACTTTCGTAAACATCGTCGAATTCCACGATAGTGAATTCAGAGCTATTAATGGTTTCATCCGAGAACTCAACCACCACACACTCTTCACGTGAATTAGAAGGTGTATTGCTTTTCACGTTGATGGAGTGAAGAACAGCTATCAGATCATTCAGGTGATCTGTAACTTTATCCTCAGCTTTGGACATTGTTGACCTCGCCTTCCCATTTCACATCGTCATGCCAGTGAAGCAGTTTGTCCATGCCTTCATTCTTGCTGAGACTGGACAGATGACGGGTGTCAACAACATCTACACCGAACTGCGATACGTACTCATCCAGCAGTGACAGGGAAAAGCCCAACATGGTGACAACGCGACTGACCGACTTGCCATTCGACAACACTTTGGCCATGATTGCGATTTCCACCCAGGTTTCTTCAGCATCGTTGATGAGGGTGATTTCACGCAGATAGGTCTGGTGTTCACCATCATAGACCTTCATGACATCTTCGATAGCGTAGCCCACATAGGCGCCATGGCTTTCCATGCTTTGATTCATGGGGATCTGTTGGAAAGTACGATCCTTGATATCTTCCAGCCAGTACAGAAAAGCAGGAATGAAAACACGAGCCGTCTTCAGCCAGTGACCGTAACGCTTGACGAACAGCTCACGATCCAGATGTTGAAGAACAGGTACGCCCACGACGATGTGGTAATCCAGACTCTGCACTTCATCAGTGATTTCACGACCACTGCACAGCCTGACCGATTGCAGAGTGTGCGGGAAGTCCACCACCACTTCATACCAACCGCGTGACTTTGCAGTAGCATGACCAACCTGCATATCCTCACGGATTTGGTTGACCATCTTAACAACTGCTTTTTGATTCTTATCGGATACCATGATTAATTTTCCTTTACACGTTTGAAAATAGCATACGGGATTTCAATGGCATAAAAAGCCATACGGTCCGTACGCATCGAAAACGAAATGATCAACTGCGGTGTGACTTGATCTTCATTGACCAGCATCTCTTCATTGCACACCACAAACGTCTGATCTTGCATGCGGTGTGCGTAGTTGTCCATGGACTCAATCACATGGTTCAGTCCACTGTAGTACGATGCAAAGCCTATGATCTGTTTCCAGAAGTCCCAGAGACGTCGATCGTTATTGATCCAAGCCAGTTCCAGATCTTCCCACAAGCCCATGTCTTTCTTGTTGCACTTGTAACGGAAGTCGATATACATCCCCTGACCTTCAGAAGGAATCACACGAGTGGCCACATTGACCGTCGTGATCACCTTCCCATTCTGATACAGATCCACAGGGTGTACACTTTGGAAACAGCTCTCCAGACCAAAGAGCATTTCCACTGTCTGGCGACCAGGCAAGACCAGGTTCCTGTCATTACGTTCCACATGCGACAAGCTCGACTTGTTCAGTGCATGCATGTGGCTTTCCATACCGGCTTTATTCATTACAGATCCTTCCAGTGGCTATAGGGGAGAGTGATGGTAGCAAACGGATTCCTGTCACGACGGCTAGACAGGTTAATGCAGAGCCGAGGTTCTTTCAGCTTATCCGAATACGCACAAGCATAGTCGCTGTCAAAACCACCTTGAGCATTTGCTTCCATGATGAACTGCTGCATCTTCTGCAACACCATCTCCAGACGATGGTCGCGTTCTTTGATCTTGACATCAATCAACAGACCCCGCATGATGAATCCAGGCAACTGACCCTCCCAGGTATCCTTCAGGAGATTAACCAGCTTCATCAGTCTGGGATCGACTTCACGTTCATTGGTCAATAACACCAACGACAGATGCAATGCAGGGTCGTCGATGATCATCAGACGGGTGACGACCTTAACTACATCACCCGTCGTCAAGGGATAGTCGGTAACCACCGTGTCGTACTTACCGAACTCCATGTTACCAGAGGTCATGGACTGCTTATTCAAATCCATGATCTCTTTGATCCATTGAGCATTGCTGTTAATGCGTGCAATGCGAAGACCGATTTCGTCATTACTAGCCATTATAGGGCTCCTTAAAAGTTAAATGTCTTTACTGCTTTTCATCAGTTTGACTGATGTGTAGCAATCCTTCCATGTTGTCATTCGTACTACGGAAGTACTTGTAGCGTGTGTCGTACACTTTACCACCAAAGCGATTCATGCAGTCCAACATCACAGGGATGTCAACCTTCACAGTCAGCAGTGGTGTCAAGTACTCAGTACGACCCCCGTTGCTATGCACTAGCTCAACAAGTACTTCCACCTGATTGGCATTCGAGGTAAACTCCAAACATCCGCGATAGTTACCTTCATAGTCCTTCATGAAGTTGTAGATGATCTGTTGACTGTCTACAAGAAAACTATCAACATGATAACCAGGCAATGGTCGATCTGCTATTGTGATCGACTCTATCCAATCTACCAGCGAAAAATAGAAGTAGGGGAAGCTATTCAGTTCTGCGATTAAGCTATTGCCAGTGACTTCATCAATACCTTCAGGCAAACGCACCCGATACTGCACAGCATCGAAACCCTGCTCCAGAGTAAAGCGGTAGTTATTCAAGAAGGCATTCAGAGAAGTGAATACTACCCGACCATGTTCCAATTCCCATTCCTTCTTGTGGTAATGGTGTTGACGCTCCTGTTCATCAAAACCATACCAACGTGCACCTACCCTGCGACTGAAGTCAGTAATAAAGTTCATTACCACTTCACGATCATCTTTCGTTACGTGTTCCATCATCTTACCCCACACTCTTCAAAAGTACTTCAGCTTTACTTGTGTGAGCTTTAGCCTTAGCCATCATCTCACGACGGTCATTCAATTCCGTCATTGAGCTATTAGCATGATGGATATACAGCGTAGCTAAGCCGATATGAGCATTCAGACGATCGATCTTACTTAACGATCTCTTCTGGGAGTTGGGTTTATTCTGCTGATCAGGTTTATCAGGTGTAGCCATCTTTCTATCCTTTCTTGTAAACTGACGTCATAAAGGGAGAGTACTTAAACTCTCCTGTTATATGTCATCTTTTCTAAAAGAGTTTTTGTAGAGTAGGTCTCTATCATCTCTATTCTTCTCATAGAGAGTTTTCTTCCTACCCTTCAATGCTAGCTATCTTCGTTTCATTACATCTGTAGAGTCTCTTAGAGTGTCTGATCAATTCAGTACACTCCTCCTTTGTTACGTTACACTCCACTCAGTCGTCACTACTCTACACTCTCTAAAGGAGTGTAGTATACCCTATGTAATAACTCCTATATATTAAATATAAGTCATAGGATCCCTAGAGATTTGACAGACAATGACTGGCATTGGCCCCTACAGAGATAGCAAGTCTCTGCATAACATATACAGCACTGTAAACTTTTACATTACTCCTCAATATTCATCTCAGTACTTAAACTGACAATGGCATCGTCATAGCCCAGTATCCACCGTAAATCAGCCTCACTGATCTTACTGACGTTTAAGCCACTCTTTCTAATGACATCAGGATGAGCACACACTCGCACCTCAACGTCTCCCTTACCTACCTTAATCACATACACAGCCACTGACCCAAGTTTAGTACCAATGACTAAGATACGGTAGCCATAGTGACTGGTCATCTGACTGATGACACCCGGTGGTACCCACAAGGGATAAGCCGGATGGGTAAAGATCCCTCCAAACAATCCCTTCTCAGTTCCCCAGTAACGATTCCAGATAGTGGTGATAGTAGCAGTCACCCACACTTCGTTAAAGATCTCAATCATCCTCTTCATTACTACTCTCCATTAGAGGCTTTATAAGCCATTCATTTGAAGTAGACACTAGAATCTACCCTTAACCTAAATTAACAGCTCCTAGAGGCTCTCATGACCTTTAATAAGTCATCTTGCTAGGACACCCTACTCCTTCTAGTGATATGTGTCTTCGTTTAGTTTGATTCTACCCACAATCATGTAGATAGCAATATCTGTCTCCAACCACCCTAGGATGAATGATGAGCAAACAACAGAAACTGCGCGCTTCCCTGGAGGACTTCGATCCTACTATCCAGGAAGAGAAGCCCACTCCGATTCAAGGTCAACGTATCGAGGAGTACGAACAAGAGAAGTCGTTCGTCTTCAAGGGACCGATGGCTGAAATGATGACCCAAGCCCTGCAAGTGGCTTACTCCAAGAAAGACCCTGTGACCGAAGAAGCAGAAGTCGGTGAAGAAGCAACTCCGGCCTTAGAGTCGGCAGCACAGGATCAACAGCTCTTAGAGCAGATGCTTGACCGTATCGCTCCTGAAGACGCGCAAGACTCCTCGAACGTGACTATCGTCTATGGTTTCCCCAATGACTCGGTGACCTCTGGCGATGTGACTGAGATCACGGAAGAATTCCAACGTCGTATGGAAGAGTCCGAAGACGGTGACATCAGTAAAGAAGTGGCTATCGTCATTGACGGTACCCAAATCGGTGAAGATGGCAAGGAAGTCATGAAAGACGAGAAGGTCGTTGATCTGACTCCTGCACTGGAATCGATCGCCCAAGCCTATGGCGTGCCGGTGTATCGTTCCTTGGCTGATGTCATGCGTAGTCATGTGAAGTAAAACTGACAGCATAAATGGTAGGAGGGTGATCCCTCCTACCTATGCCCTTAGCGGTAGCTAATCATCCCCATGGGAGTGAAAATAGTAGGGATACGTCCAGCCACATTTTCTGATGTTTTTAAGCGTACTGGATAACCACGCGAAGCCATGGTATCGGCAATGCGAGGACTGGGTACGTTGTGGCCAAACTCGTTGCCTGCAGCATCAACGATCTCTTCCAACAAGTCAAGCATGTTATCATTCATCTTGAGCATGACTTTGGGATCATTGACTAAATCGCATGACGAAGAAGTAGACCCTTCTGCCATCATGGCTTTTAGCTTATCAAGCTTCTGTATTAAAGGAAACGACACGATTAATCCCCTGAGATTAAATAAGTGCAAATAGGTTAGGTGAGGTTTTGTATTGTCAAAATAGAAATGTTGCAGTATTGCTAACAGGCAAGTATTTCTTTGTCAATACACAACATAAAAAGCAAATCATGTGTTATAGACCCAATGCCATGAGGTTTTCCAATGGACCAACGACTAGATTTATCAGTCAAGGGTGTGTTTGATGAAGTCTGTGCTGATCTAGTAATTGGTCCCAAACTTATCAAAGACATCACACTCTTTGAACAACAGTTTGTCAACAAGAACGACGAACACATTGCATTCTTTGGGGGAAACCTCTTTGGTGTGAACGTCGTGCGTTGGACAGACAATGAACGTGACCGCTGGTTTAACGAGATCATCGATAATGATGAGGTCTACCTGACTGAGCGCTTGCTCGCGTTGCCTACGGTCAATAAAGACTGGGTGGTGTCTTCGGACACATTTAACTTGTCATGCGTTTGGCTGGTTAACAAGATCTTTACTTCTAAGGATCTTCACCCACAACAAAAAGAAGCAGGGATGATCGCGGTCATGCAGATCCTGCAATACAAGTTCTTTACCAGTCGCTATTACCGGTACTTCAAGTACCCTGGTCAAAGATCGATTGCGGAGGCCATGAACAGCACCCTGTCCGGTAAGTTCCTCATCAAGAAGACGGGTAACTGGCATGCTCTGTTCCTTTATCGGGCAAGGGAGATTATCAGTTCCCAAAGCATTCACTGGAAAGTGGTGCAGACAGGTGGCGACGACCGTAAGATCGTCGAGATGTTAAACGACGTCCAAGGTCGCATACGAGCTATGCTGCGCCTCATGTACAGCGAGTATCTCCGTGTACGTGATTCCGGCAACCGGATCATCGCCACCTCTCTCATCGTAGAACATGACGGTGAACAGATCTTAAAGGACAAAAAGAAATCGGCTGGAGAATACTACCGGTACATCTCCGGCGTCATCTCTGATCGTAACTCTTTCATCCGTGTCGAGTTGGTGAAAATCATCACTAATATCTCCAATACCATGCCGCAACATGGTTTTGAGGAAACATTAGAATGGATGAGCAATAACTACCGTCAGCGTGGGGCTGAGATTATCGATAGGGTGCTCTTAGAAACAATTGTGCACTCCATTGAGTATCTGTCCAAACATAGGGAGGCTATCCACAGCAAGACTGACTATACTTCAATGTTGACGACTCTTAAGGGTGGTTACATGAGTAGCCGCAGTACTGACGTGGGGTTGTCCAAGCTTCGCGAAGACACTGAACTACTTGTAAGGAAAGCTACGAACATCAAAAACTCTAGCGTTATTGCTGCTATTCGTACAGGTGTGTTACTGTACATCGTGCTGCGGTCCTACACGATGAGGTACTATTCCTCGTAACAACCATTCTAATCATGAGATCATTTTCATAGGTGAGTTATCATGATAGCTGGTTTGTATCAACGGATCGCCAGTTGGATCCTAAGCTATCTTGGTAGTCTTAAAGGACATGCTACTCTGCAAAGAGTACATTCTAAGCCAAGCCTAGAAGAAGATCTAACCGCTTACTCCGTGTCAGGTTATGAAATCCGTATCTTTTGTAAACTGGAACACAATCGTCGGAAGTACGACAAGTGGTTCATTCCAACAGAGGATGTGATTAGTTATCGGTTGTATGGTGTTGTCAGTCCCGATGCTCCAACGGCTCTACGCGAAGTCTGCGAGTTCGATGTATGTGTTCCTTACCAACGTCAACGGTTTATCTGGTCTAGCAGTATCTCCAGGTCAGAGGCGATTAAGGAATACTTGGATGTACTCATCACGCGCTTAGAGAATCTGCAACTAGGTAGTCTTTCATGACAGACGTCATAGACCCCACCCGAAAGGGTGGGGCTTTATGACCGTCATTAATACCGACGATAGTTTCCGTGGGAAACTACACTACCGAAACCGTTCTGGACAATAGCGTACGGATTGTAGCCCGTACCACGATTATCAATCACGTTCCTCTCCAGCCGTCGACTTGCACTGGACTTTTTCTTCTTCTCCTTGATGTTAAGCAACATCTGCTCAATCGAATGGAACTCATCATCTCCCCATTCAATCTTCCTGGAGATCATGCGTAGCTCTTGTTCCCACTTCATCGCCATGAATTCATCAGCTTCCCTGACCAACAGGTCTTCTAATTCAGCCATGCGGTTGCGATGTTGTTGTTGCTCGATTTGCTGGATGTGATCCATCGGAGACATCTCTTTGACTTCCTTGGCTTGCGACAAGATACGGTTAGTGTCAATGCCGTAGTAACCCAAGTTCTTACCGTGGATCAATACGTACATACACATCAACCAGCCAATGACCATGTCATCGTGACTACCGTCAGCGTGGTCAATACGACCGTTCTTAGTCACTAAGCCTAAGAACTGTTCGATTAACATGCGGTCATGAATCTTGGTGCAAGTCAATGTCAATGCCCGACGTAAGGTAGTGCCGTACAGTTCAGTACGAGAAGTCGTACCACTACCCGATGTCGCAAAGCCAAACTGCTTCTTGTAGTGTGCATAGAAGCTGTCCGTACGACGGAACGGTGGTGTGGACTTAATCTCTTGGAACCGATCAGGGTATTCTTGTTGATTGTTCACCACCCAGTTAAAGATACGTTTAAACGGATCAATACCTGCAGCACTAAACATCGCTAAGATACCATCGATGATGCTCTGACCTTGACTACGGTTTTCAGGGCAGAAGATCGTGTTCTCGTACTTGATCATGAAGTTACCTACCCAAGTGGTGAACTTGTTTAGGTTAATCGTGTTGTACGTACCAGCTGCGACCACATCACCTGTGTAGATGTCTACCAGCACAAAGGAGATATCATCGTTACCACCTGCGTCAGATGGGTCCATACCGATGAAGAACTTACTACTCTTCATGCGTTGTTCCACTTGAGACTCAGGGATGTACCAGCGCAGGATGTAGCCTTCCTTACTGATATCAGGGAATTCCACATCACGTTGACTACGACGAATCGCTTCAGCAATCTCAATACTGAACGGCAGTGTTTCACTACCAGATGTCCAGATGTTGAAGTAATCTCGGTCAGCCGATTCACCTTCCTGGTCAGCTCGCTCTAACTTTTCTGCCAGCCATTCATCACTAAAGCCTAACTGACGATGGCTAAAGGTAGCGTTAATACGGAAGACGTTACCACGGCTGTTAGCACGCACCAAGACTTCCAGTTCCTTTTCATTCGGAGCATCGAAGAAGTGCTCAGACCAAGGTGCCGACTTCTCCAGCAAGGAGTAGATGTACTTACCATCCCGGTCATCCTTCTTACCAGCCGTTGTCGTGTGGATAATCCCATAGGGAGTACCGTTTTCACGTGCCGAGTCAATTGCCGCACCCATAGCAGGAATAGCTGCCTTCATAGCAGTTTCAATGTGCGTCTGGAATGGGGATTCATCGAACTGCGCAATAGCTTGCGTTAAACCACGACCAGAGTTGTGCGCATCTTTCTCAGATGCTTGTGCCACCGAGGTGATGTAGTGGTTCTTCAGAAGAGTCACGGTGATCTCTTCTAAGTTTTCACGATCCTTCGGTCCCTTCAAGTACATCCATGGCGGGAGTAAACCCATCATGTTTCGAATACGGGCCACGTTTTCCACACGCAGTTTGTTGTAAGCGGTGGTTAAGCTGATCGTGGTGTTCATGCACTGAATCAGCAGCAGGTATTCCATCAACGCGTCAGTACTCATGGACTTGCCAGTCTGACGAGGTTGAATTAAGAAGATGTAGATGTGGTTAAAGAAACTCCACCACAACGCCATGTTGCCTCGGTTAGCTCGAATGGGTGAGCCAGTACGAGAACCCTTCACAGGTGCTCGTGCAACTTCTCGGAAGAAGTACCAGGGATTGATCTTACATTCCAAAATGATCTTACCCTTCATCTCATCGCTTAAGTCCTCATCATGAGGATCAACGAATTCTAACTCAGGGTTAATTAAAGCCAGAGGGAACAAATGGTTCTTGATCCCCATGTGTTTATACAGTTGGGCTATCCGTACGAATGATTTATTCCGTGTATTACGGTGAATCATCGCGGTAGGATAATCATTCCAATCCGATTTGAACAGAATCATGAGTTTTCCTTACTGCAACAATTAAGAGGGTCATAGACATATCCCCACACTACCCTTGGTTTTGCCAAAGGTAGTGGGAGGAGTGTCTAGTTAGCCAGCCTGATAAATCGGCACACCACACATTGCCAGTTCCAGACGGCCCTGGTCAATTTCCTTGTAGAACTTGATCATCAATGTGTCGTTGTTGACCAAACTACCATTGAGCTGTAACTCCGAATTCCACTGATCGATCGGGAAGGGTTCTTCCTGACCATTGACCGTAAGCGAGAAGAAGTTAGGCAGCGGGGCCTTAATCTCACGCAGCGGGTCGTACAGCGGCAGCGATTCGTAGTACAGTCGGTTCAACCAGTTCGTCACGTCAGTCTCACCCATGTCGAGTTTGACCTTCGAGAGATTCTGGTTAATGAGCGACGCGCTAGCGTAGTTCTCACGACCGAATGGCGGGTTCTGGTTAGGCGAGTAACCGATCGTCCAGTTGGTGGTACGCAGGGTACCAGGTCCCAGAAGAGTCACGTCAACAGTCTGAACAAAGTTCATGGCCTTGTAGGTACCATTGACTTCCTTCAGATTGACCGTAGCAACCAACGTCTGACGGCTACCATAACCCACCGGGTTAAAGCTATTGCCAGCCGACGACAGACGCACGTAAGGAGTGACTTGAATCGAAATGTCGCGATCCAAGTTGTACAGATACCACTCCAGACGATAGCCGTTGACTTCATCGATCCAGACAGGCGCGCAATACAGCTTAGGTGTGTAAACACCATCGGTAGCTACCGTGCGTCCCTTGTACTCTTCCGAATAGGCGTAGTTCTCACCCACGGACATACCGTAAGCGACTTCACCTTCAGACAGAGTGTAGGTCAGTACGATTGGGAATTCTTGACCAATCACTGTAGCCACATAGCCTTGGTCTTGAATGCCTGCGATACTGAACTTCGTACCGTCAACCGGCAGTCGCAGTTTGTCACCGTTACTGTAATTGACCACACCAATTAACGACAGGTTATTCACCAGTACGTTCATCGGTACTTCAATGACAGATGGATCCGACTCCGACAGGAACGGCGACTCCAGCGAGATACCGAGGATGTACTTCAGAGAAGTGTCCTGCGCCGGAATCGCTGCAGTTTGTTCAACCATGACTTCAGACTTCGAGCACGGCTGATCTTCATCGTCGTAAGCTACCACAGTCAGTACTTCACCCGATGGGATGTTGCGGCTGGTGTAGAAGGTACGAGGACGCTTGATCGAGTAGTTCTGACCGTTAGGCATGGCCACCAGTTCCAGAGGGACTTCTTGTCCAAGCAAGTTACCCATGGTGTCGTAGAAAGCCGAGATGACTTCTTCGTTACCAGTGGTCTTGTTCTTGTAGAAGACCTTGATCTTGGTGGCGTTTTGTGCCTTGATGTACAGACGTGCATCCAACACCACCGAGTACGGCAGCACAGCAGTGTTGATGTAAGCACGATAGGTATCACGCGAGTACGACGGGTCAGGACCCAAGAGCAGGTCGATATCGTCGAGTTCAGTACTGGGCATTGCCGACCATGGTTTCAGAGTCGGGTTCAGTGTAGTTTCATCCACACTGACAACATACCAGAACTCGCGCAAAGCGACGTTGACTACTAGGTCGTTGACATTGGGGACGTACTTCTTATCCCCATTGCCACCGTCAAAGTAGATCTCATTGTATTCCCAGATCGACCATTTCCGATCTGGTTCGTAGACTGGCGATTTGCCGTCAAGACCGGTAATTCCGTTGGCCATGAATAATTGCTCCAGTTTTTAGGTTGCAGAGATTTGGACGAAGTGGGACAAGTCAACACGATCCTTGGTATAGAGCTTCACCACACGCTTCATAAACACATACATGAAGGCTTGCAGTTCCACCGTCACGTAGAAATTCGTGGGGTGAATGATGGTGAAGTTCTCATCCGGATAGTTGTCATCCTGAGTCGGGTCGTAAGCCAAATAGCTTTCATAGGGCGCGCAGATGTCACGCACCACATCATCGGAGTATTGCTTACCGATGATCCGATCGTCTTCCAAATACCCGTTCTTCAAGTCAGAGATGATCCGACTGGTAAACGGACTGTACAGTTGGTACAGGGAAGGGATCGGGTTAGGAATGATATTCGGCGGTTCAGGAATACGAGCAGTCAGGTAGTCTTCGATTTCTTTATCGATGACTAAAGCAGGTTCCCTTAATTCATAGTTCGTCTTTTCAGTCAAACCACGGAATGCAGGAATGATGTCAGTGATCTGGTAGGGAGAACCGTTTAATGCATCGACGGAAACACCCGAATCACTTTCACTAAACTTCAACTGACTACGATCCTTTAACGCTCCACGTACTACAATGCGCAGCACCTTATCGTCACGGATGTTGAAACGCCCGTTCTTAGACAGCAGACCATTGATCACAAAACCAGATTCGGCTTGCGGAGTACGAGTCAGGTCAGACTGGCAGAAACCAGTAAACCGTACATCGATGTGCTGAGTAGCGCTGTCCGGATTAATCAGGTATTCCTTGTTGATCACCATGATGCGCGGGAATTTAACGATGTAGTCAATTCCTTCGATCAGTGATTTACCGTTTAACCACAGCGTCAGTTCACCCATGGGGATTTGCATCACCCAGTTACTGATGGTGTTGTTGCGGTACATCTGGTGAGTCAAGCTAAACTCAAGACTGCCGTTGTTGGTGTGCAAGTCTAAGGAATATCCCAAGAAGGTCTTGTCACTACGTACCAGCGTGTACTCGTTAGCGCTATTGGTCAACCAGGTCAACTTGTTATTGACGATGGCGTACTTAGCACTACCGGTGACATCTGTCCAGACGTTGGTTGGAATACCGTTCTGGATAGGGCAGGTGTACATGCGATAGTTGGCGTTGGGATCTAAGGTAACCGTCTTGTCACCATAAACCTCATCTAAGAGCGTGTCGTAGTTACCGACAATCATCTCCACCAATGTAGCATTGAAGTTACGAGCAGTGTAGGTTTCACCTTCGACGTGGGACGCATACGTCAAGAGCTTGCCATTCACATCGTACTCATAACCCACCGCACGATACATCAAACCGTAGGGCAGAGTAAACATCTTCTGCCCAGAGTTCAATTGCGTAAAGCTCGGTGTGTCGGCCAAGATCTTCGAGATGGAGTTATAGCCGTATGCGCTCTCTACCAACTGGGAAGTAACGCCCAGTAAGGTTTGTCGCATGAGTTCGGTATAACCACAAGACTCCAGCGCATCTGCTTTCCAGACATCAACCGTTGAGTCAATACCGGTGATAGCACCTACGATTTCCTCATCGGTCAACTTGTACAGTTCATGGATGCGGTTAGCGTTGTAGACCAGTGCACGCGGATCATCACTGTGTCGAATGTGCGCAGCGACGTAAAGCTCTTGTGGCTGAGTCCATTCAGGACGACTGTCCGCATAAGCCAACACATACTGCACTGGAATCGAATAATCCCGATGTGTCAGATTACGCATTGCGTCACCAGTGATGGTGTTGTTCTTGTTATACCACACACCCTTGTGACGTCCGTTGGCGTCTTTAGCGTAGATGAACAGATCAATGTCCGATTGATAATCGATATTGAGTTCACCAGCACCAGGGTAGTGCAGCATGTACTTCAGTTTCTGATCCAACGACGACAAGAAGGTAGGCAGGTCTTTAATCTGCCATTCCTTTACGGCGTAGATGGATGCGTCGTAGACAACTTCAGCGATGTCTCCGATCTTGGTGGTAATCATGTCAATGCCAGAAACCTTAAAGCCATTGACAAATGCATAAGCCACACCAGGACCACTGGCGTAGCTATTGAACTTGGACTGTAACGCCAAGATATCAGCATTCGTTACCATCAGACCGCCATGTACACGAACCGTGTTGGCTACAACAGACGTATCGCTACGTTTACTACCGAAGAAGGCATTGCTATAGACCCGCATGTACAGGTCCTCGGTATCCTGACTAAACAGAATACCAGTTTGTTCCTTAACAGCGATGATCAGGTTTTTGTTTTCCATCACCTGATAATAGCTGAAGGTACGAGGAAGCTGAATGCCTGCCGTGGAATACAAATCCACGATCATCTTCATTTGCTCGCACACGTCTGAGATCTTCGTCCAGGTCTGTTTATAGGGGAAGAACCCCAACAGTTCCGGATACTCCTGACCGATCTGATAGACATGGTAACGCTCGCCCTTAGTCGGCATGGAAACCGTGGTCCATTGAATCTTAAGGGAGTTCAAGACACCACGATAACCAGTCAACTTGTAAGGCTTAACGATGGCCTGTTTATCTTCAGCTGGATCGACCCAGACGTTTTTACGAGCATGATCTTCCAGATAGTTGTAGGTAGTCATGAACGTTCCTAATTCAATTAAGAGATGCTGGTCTTGGTCAGGGACTGCACGCTATGGATATAGTTGGTACCAGACTGACCCTTTGCCCAGACTTCAGCGATCTTCGACAGCAGGGCGTTCTTGTACTTCTTCGCACCAACTGCCATCATCAACAGAGCCACCCAAGTCGGCGGATGTTCCAATGCCACTGCAGTCAGTTCACGAGCATTAGCGCCCCACCAGGTACCACCGACCACTGAGATCAACCAGCCTGCATTCATTTCACGCAGACGAACAGTACCTACAATGGGTTCAGCCATCCGGCAGAAGTCATGCAGGTTATTGATCTGGTGTTGCGATACTTCATCGATGAATGCCATGGCATCGTTGGACGAGCATTTGGTGGCTTGGGTTAAAGCGTTGGTGAACTTCAGAGTATCACGCGAAGTCATCTCCTTGTTCTTCTCGATAAACAGCGTCGAGTAGAAGTAAGCAGCGTACATCGCCATCTTCAGACGTTCACCGGGATCTAAGCCCAGACGGTTACCCACGGTTTGCGAAACCCAGGCTGCATACACCTGAGTAGCCAGAATCGGCATGTCGCGTAAAGCGTAAACGCCCGTCTCAGTTAACCAGATGGCATTCAATGCCAAGCGTGCCAGAGCCAGAGTGTGGTCCGAAGACTCAACTATTTTATAGTCAGCAGTCTGGGGATCCTGTCGTACCAGATCCCGAATGTCTGCGACGAGGCTGTCCTTGTCATCACCACGGAAGTGTACCGCCATGGGATGTGCGAAAGATGGGAGCGTCGCAATCGCATTGCGGTTCTTCTTCACGAGGTAAGTGTTTGGCAGTTCACCGTCATACAGCTCGTACTGTGCTTTAGCTTCCAAGATCCCATTACGGATCTTTTCAATCTGCATGTCTTTGCAGGCAGTGGTGTCATACGCAGTTTTGAAAATCGACATGGCAAGTCCTAATTGAGATTACTACGGTAGGATATAAGGGTCATTCTATGTTCTATAGTAGGACCAATTCCTATTATTAACGATCATCAAATGATTCGTGCACCGTAGTAATTTTAGAATTAATATGATGCAAGGCATCGTTCTGAAACCATACCATTCATCGTCAGGATACAGATATGTCGTCTCCATTTATCAACGCGGCACCGATGGTACGGAATCTGGGTACCAAAGATAGCAGTACCGTGACTCCGGCCTACGAGCCAGAAGTGCGTCCGCAGCACTTCCCTTTCGTTTATCTCTTCACGAAGAAAGGTCCTGAAATTGCAAGCCCGGTCGTCGGTAACTCCCGCGATCTGGTCTATGGATCCGACTCGTTTGACCTGCGCCAAAAGTGGGCGACTCACCAAACGGTGCTGTCCAACAAGCTTTCGGCTGCAGCCAACACGCACTTCATTAAGCGTCTGAAACCTGCTGATGCCAAGACGGCAACGGTGCGTATCTACGCTGACGTCCTGGCTACTACCCTGGACAACTACGAGCGCAATTCTGACGGCTCGATCAAGAAAGACGTCAACGGTGATCCGGTCAAATCGACCGCCACTCCGACTGTGGCTGGTTACTCGGTCAAGTTCATCGGCGTGGAAATCCCCCTCGATGAAGATGGTAACTCGACCTTCGGTCAGGGCGCCATTATCGACGGTGATCAAGTTGACACCACCGCAGGTACTCAGTCCAAGCGTTACCCGCTGCACGACGCTGAGATCTCGTCCTTCGGTGACTGGGGTAACAACAGCGCACTGCGTATCTACGCTCCGACGCTGCTGTCGAACACCCCGATCGATGGTCGTCTGCTGACCAAGGAAAAAGTCTATCCGTTCCGTATTGCTGTTACCTCGCGTAGCACTGACATGGCAACGCCTAAGCTCGTTTCCAACATCAACGCAGAACAGTCCGTTGACTTCGTACTGAAGCCTGACTACATCAACCCGTATCTGGATGCTCAGCAATACGTGGGTGACGTATTCCCGGCCGCTTACCAGTCGATCGATCCTTCCTCGACCAATCCTCCGGTCTATGGTGACTTCGGTAAGTTCCATACTTACGATGCCAACATCAAGACGCTGCTGGATCTGTTCGTGGCTGCTGAACTGCCGTACGTCGATGCCTATTCCGACTTAGTCGCAGGCGACACCGACCAAGCCTATCGCTTCAACCTGTATGGTGGCGTGTCTTCGCAGAACTCGCCGTATCACACCTACCAGATCAAGGTAACTACTGATGAAGAGTTCAAGTTCAGCGAAAGCATGAACCTGTACGCTCAAGGTGGTTCGGATGGCGACATGAGCGACGATAACTTCGCTGCTCTGGTGTCGGCCGACGTGATCAATTGGGCTGATCCGGCTCACGATTATCAGAACCTGGCGCTGTATCCGGTTTCCGATATGTACGATACCGGCTTCCCGATGGCTACCAAGTATGACATGATCAGCTTCATTGCTGCCCGTAAGGATACCTTCCTGACGCTGGCTTGCCATGACTCCACTGGTCCGGTACTGAACCTGTCGCAAGAAGAATCGATCGCCCAGTCTCTGCTGGCTCGTGTGCGTAACTATCCGGATTCGGAATACTTCGGTACTCCTGCTGTCCGTGCGTCCATCATCGGTCGTTCGGGTACTCTGGTGGATAACACCTGGACCAAGGAACTGCCGCTGGTGATTGAAATCGCTGTGAAGCGTGCCAAGTACATGGGTGCGTCCAACGGTAAGTGGACCAATGGTCAGATCTACGATATCGACCCGAACAACAAGGTCACGCTGTTCAAGAACATCAACGTACCCAATGCACCGGGTACCACTCGTAACACTGAGTGGGATGTTGGTCTGAACTGGGTGGAACCGTCGGATCGTCGTACTTTCTACTTCCCGGCCCTGCAAACCGTCTACAGTGACGACACTTCGATCCTGAAGTCTGAACTGATCGCTCACGCGATCTGCGAAGTCATGAAGATCGGCGAACTGGCTCACCGCACCTTCTCGGGTTCGGTTAAGCTGAACAACGATCAACTGATCGAACGTGTCAACAAGTTCGTCACTGAGCAGTGCGAAGGCAAGTTCGATGACGTGATCATCGTCGTGCCGGATTGCTACTTCACCCAGGGTGACAAGGATCGTGGCTACAGCTGGACGCTGCGCATCAAGGTCTACGGTCCGAACATGAAGACCATCGAAACCCTGTACGTCGAAGCTTTCCGCCTCGATGATTATCAAGCCGCTGCTTAAGGAAATTCAACATGCCTACTCGTCTCGCTGATACCCTGCTCACGGGTCAGGCGTACTCGTCGTCCGTTCATGCCCCCATGGTGAATCTCCAGCTGGGTGGTCAGATGGGCTACAGTACCAACCTGACTGAGTGGATTAACAACCAGTCGTACGTTCGCCGTAACCTCATCTGCATGTTAGTTGAGGCACCGAGCGGCTTCCAGCTACTCAACAACCCTGAGTACTGGGTTGGTACGCTGCGTTCGCTGGTTGAACTCCACGCCATGGCTATTGATGGCCTGAACCAGACTCTGCAAGTGGACTTCGCTCAGACCGCCGTTGGTGGTGCTGGTGAACAACACGAAGACTTCATCGACGTGAAGCGTGACCGCTCCAACGTATCGTTCCGCTGGTCGGAAAAGTACGGCATGCCGGTTGCTCGCTTCCTGTCGGGCTGGATTCGCATGCTGATGATGGATCCGGAAACCAAGGTTGCAGAAATCGCAACCCTGACTGGTTCTGCTCCGACCGACATGCTGGCCGACCGTTACTCGGCGACCATGCTGTTCATGGAACCGGACCCGACCCATACCAAGGTCGTCAAAGCCTGGCTCATCACCAACATGATGCCCAAGTCGTCTGGTCAGATCACTGGCCACCGCGACCTGACCCAAGCAATGGAAACCGTGAGCCACGATGTGGAATTCACCGGTATTGCTCAAGTCGGCGCTGGTGTGGATGCATTCGCACAAGAGATGCTCTCGGGCATCAACCTGTCGGCTGCCAACCCGTACCAACGTCCTGCCTTCGTCCAACAGATCTCGGCAGACGTCGCACGCACTTCCCGTTCGTACAAGGAAGGTGTGGAAGCTCTGGGTTCGTCCGCTCTGCCGGTCTAATCCAAAAAAGAAATACCTTGGCAAACCTCACCACCTCCATCCCAGTACATCGGGAGGAGGTGGTGAGGGTTTTATGCCTTCAGCATTTTGTGTTCCATAACAACGAGGAGTGCTTTGAGCATGCGATGCCCGAATTCACCATCGAGGATTACAGTATCAGCTGAGTTGAAGTCAATGTACGGAGCACCATATCCATCGTAGGCAACGATAGCTTCTGCCTGTTCGAGTGTCATGACACTGCCGTCGTCATTCAAGACTTGGGTGGTGGTCATGCTTTGTTCTCCACAGGAACCCAGTCTAAGCGCTTGAACTCTTCTTCGCAGTTGTCGCAGTGACCGGAGTCATGCGTGCCAGAGAGTTTCCAGTCTTGCAGTTCATTGTCCCAGCGTGCCGCTGCATCGATGCACACGTTGTCAGAGCCGCAATTACGGCAGACGGGTTTTTCTTTCTTGGGAGTTTGTTGGGTCTGATCCACGATTATCCTTTCTTATTTATAACGTTCCAAAATGCCAGCAAGGTTCTCTGGCAAGAGTGCAGCTTCGAGGTTCTCTCTGAGGATAGAGCGTCCGAAGGTCAGTACCTGCAGTGTACCCCAATGCAAGAACCAAGCTTTACCATCGTTGAAGTTACCCTGAGGCATGATGTGTCCAGCACCGATGTTCTGGTAATGGAAGTTCAAGCGATGCAGCCAGACGTTGATGTCACCATCATTCATCAGGTAGAGATCACGTAAGGCCGAACCTGTCAGTTGCAACGGCATGTTCACCAGACGAGACATAGCTGGCTTGGGTGCGCTGTCGCTGCCGGGATTGACCATGAAACCAGCTAACATCGGACCGACATAGAGCATGACTTCACGACAGTCAACAAACTGAGTATCCAGTTTGTGGATGGAATCCATCCATTCGACTTGTATGCCGTTACTGTCCTTACCTGTGTCAGGATCGACCCAGACGACTTTTCCTACGGCATTGCTGGTATGCACTACCCACATGCCTTTCTTGACTTTATCTTTATTCACAGCTATCCCTTTAAACAAATTGAGAGCATACAGGTGGACCCCCGAAGAGGTCCACCTGATTAGTCTTCCCAGTCAGCCATCGCGATGCGATCCATTTCAGCATCGTGTTGGCGAGCCATTTCACGACGAGTTTCCTTCGTGAGCTTGAAGCGATTCAGGTTTTGCTTGATCGCCTTTTCCAGACGATCACGGTCCACCACGAATACACTTTCCCAGAAGCGACCATCCGCAACCATCCGCATCACCCCACGGCTGTGGAGGTAAATCATCAGGCTTTGGACGTCCACGGCCACACGCTCATGAGTCGGCTCGTACTTCGAGATCAATGCAGCGATCAGATCGCTACCACGATCCATCCGATACTTGCCACCGCGACGAATGAACGGAATGCCATCCTTTGTGTGGGTGGCATTGTAGTTTGGCAGCATTTCATAGCGCCAACGTTTGTCACCCATCTCGTGTTGCTTCGTTGCCTTGATCTTCTTGACCTTGGCATTGAAGCGCTTCTTGGGAACGTCACGACGGAACAGCTGGACATTACGTTGCCAGCTGTCGTCGATCTTCAGATGACCCGGATTGCTCTTGATCACCGACCTGACCCAGGTGTGGTTGAAGCTCTTGTGTTCACCCGGACCAGGGTGTTCGTGGGAGCAACGATCTTCAACGATTTCCATCAGTTCAACGCAGTAGCTGTTGATACCGTTCTGGACCACGTTCATGATCGTACCTTCTTTCTCACCTTCACAGGACAGCTCGTACTTGATACGAGTGCCCGACGTCATCATGCTCAGAGGCGTGTTGGGACGCTCAAAGCGGCGACGGATACGACGTTCACGGTACAGCTGGACTTCGATGCGCTTCTTGATGACTTCGTAATCATCACCGACGTCATCGAAGGTACCCTGTGCCAGCATGGTCTTGCAGCTGGCGATGATCCAGTCCAAGGTCTGGCTGGCCTTGATGTGGTAGTCGGGATACTTTTCCAGTGCGCCGATGTTGTTCAGGCTGGGATGGTCGAAGCAGTTCACACGCAGCTTGTCGACCAGGCTATGCAATTTCCTGACATGCATGCGCGGCCAGAAGCAGGACTCGATCAGTTCCTTGGCTTGCTTGGAACGATCGTTGATGCTGTCGGTGATCTTCCGTTCCTCTTCCATCTTGGCGAAACGGGCGTTCATGTTCTCTTCAGAGAAGTAGGCCGGGTTGGTGGGATCGGTGATGACTTCATCGAGGACTTGTGCGTTCATGGTATTTCCTTTCATTAAGTAGAAAGCTAGGTTGTTGTGTTACAGAGTGTTTTCGTCAATGGCGGCGGATTTGAGTTCGCCAATGCGAATGGGATAAAGCGCTGGTGCAATCGGCTGACGCAACATCCAGCCGATGTTTTCAAAAGGATGGTCTTCCGTCATGACAATGGCTGCCGGATCAACAAACAGCAGGTGGTAGAAAGCATCAGAGATCAGGTTGATCAACGAGAACTCTTTGTTGCGGTTGAAGTCTTCTTCCGGTGGCAGGTAAGAAGGCACACGGTAGAGGTACATGTCGACCAACATCATGAGGCTCAGGATATAAGGCAGACGAGTTTCAGCAGCGATTGCTTTCAGCAGTTCGTCCACTTCCAGACCATCAGCCATTTCTTCAAAACCCTTGGTGATGGTGTTGTACATCTGCATGCCGTCACTGTCATTCTCGTTGAGACCGTGGAAGTGCAATGCCCGTGCACTGTAAGCCATACGGGCCACGGTGGTGACGATCTGACGAATCTTCATTTCAGGTTCAGAAGGAGCTTCGTAGTTGGCCGCCATCTTCGCAAATGCGCTCTGGTAGCTTCTCAGATCGGCGATCTTGCTGGTGTAGAAGCCTTTGAACTTCAGAGGAGTCGCTACTTTACCGTTTTCCATTTTCTTGTTCCAGTTGTTTATTGATGGACTCTTCGATCATCTCTTTCAATTTGATCGTCAGAGGTCTGACTTCTTTCCAGCCTGCTACAACGATGAAGAACCGCTGCGTGCGAGACTTACCCCGGATGACTAACAACGTGCTGCCATGTAACGCAATGGCAGCGTTACTTAGTTTAGACAGTGACGGCACGGGGTTGATGCTTTCGAAAGCGTTGATTTCGGTGACTTGTTCCAGACCAACTACGTATTCCAAGATTGGAACCGCTTCAGGAACAATGTCAACCTTGACCTTCGCTAGCTTGGGATGGTTTTTGAGTTCCATGGAAGTCCGGTTTTTCAGATAGTCCGAAACGTTTGGTCAGAACGCACTGACCGCGCATGATCTTGGTATTACGTGCCAGTTCCGATCCGGGGAAAGCGGTGAGTTGGTTATCGATGATAACCGTCTTAGCGTGAACACGTGATGCAGAACCCAGATCATGTCCGGCGTAAAAGCCTTCACGCTTGTTACGACTGATGGTGCCAAAGAGTTGCTTGTACAGCTGACGCGCCTTCTCACGACTCAGTTGAGTCTGTGTGACACGTTCGTTGCCGTCATCCCCTTCATCGGAGATCATGATGTAGTCCACACCGATCTTGACCGTTTTGAGATTTTCCTTACCGTTTTCCGTGGTCAGCAGATTCACAGTACGGCGGCTGAGGTCATGCTCCATGCGATATTTAATCTTGCTCATTTTTTGATCTTTCTATAATTGAACAGTTCACCCATGTAAATGAGTTCACGTCCGTGTTGATGATAATAGTCCTGCATCATTTTCAAAAATAGGTGGCGATGACAGAACTCACCTTTAGGACAATAACAGGCTATCGCTACGCGGCCATTAGGAGGCGCTAGGAGCGTTTTCCAGACGTAGTCGAAGACTTTCCTCGACCGCTCCATTTTAACCTCGTAGAGAGCCGTATAATCGCTCTGAGAGAGTTCTCCTCGTTTGTACGCCATCACATCTGCAAATGCTGGGGCAAATGCGAGTAAACCACTCTTCGCGGTCACGTCGAGGAGATGGATCCCTTTCTCTTTGACAAAGCGATGCTGTCCAATCTGTGTTGTCCAGACAAGGACGGCAGTCATGGATTAACCCTGACCAATCGCAGCGATTACATCAGCCTCTTCCTTAGCCGACATAGCTACATCTGCAGTGTGCCAGCGGGAGTGCATGATGGCTGGCTTGTAATACTCTCGCAGTTTGTTCCATGCGTCATCCGCAAACAGGTTTACGCCGAACTGTACACGGTAGTTCACACGTTCACGATAGGTACTGTAGCTTTTCTCAATGATGTACCCATTCGGATGAGGACGATCTTCTACCTTGCGGACGATCCGGGTGATCTCCACGCTCTGACGATGATATTCTTTGGAATACACCAATTCGATGGTGTGGACGAAGACCTCATCTTCAATCTTCAATGCCATGGTAGGTGGGATATTGTCACCATCCACTTTGAAAACGTGTACCGATCCGCGTTCCAGTTCATCGACCTTGACACGACCACTAGGTACGATAAACCCAATAAGATCTTTATACATTGATTTCTCCTTTTCAAGCCGGGTGGTTAGCCCGGCTTTTATGACTGTTACTCGGAAGTAACCTCTTCCCGTTCGAGGGACTTGAGGGCTTCGTTGTAGTCGATATGTACGGCCCAACGACGACCTTCGGTCAGCAGCAGTGCGAAGCGCGAATCCGATTGATCAGCACGTTCACCTTGACCAGGACGAACGATCAGCAGCCAGGTGCTGTCGTAAGCTGTGCGATACAGCTGACCGCGTACCTTACGCAGACCGAAGTTTGCACGCCATTGCAGAGGAGGTTCAACCAGCATGGATACGCTGATGAAATCGGTGTCGCTGTTCAGACTCCATTCGCTGTAGAGCGACCTGGAGGACTTGGTAGTCTTGCGCGAAGTCGGCGAGTAGAAGTAGTCAGCCAGCAGCACAGGTGCACGCCAGTCGTACTCATCGCTTTTGATCGGGCAGCCATCGTTGTCGATTTTGGAGAAGCGGCTCTCCAGTGCTTCACGGAAATACAGCGATTCGTTTTCCGGACCATGGGTGTTGACGTTCTCACGCTTGACGGTGGCACTCCAGACCATGTCACCAGCAGGCGAGATCAACACGAGCGGATATGGATTGGCCACGAATGCATGGGAGTAAGAACCGCAGCCGCTGGACAGACTCCAGCCATTCGTTGCAGTGGCACGTTCACCGACGAACACGTCAGTATCGATGATCTTGTCGAGGTATTCCGTTTTACGCATTACATAGCTCCTGTTTTTATTCAAAAATAAAGATCGTCATAAAGAGCCCCAACCCATGTGACTGGATCGGGGCTCTTTAGACTACAAGCGATCGCAGTGGGTATTCGGCTTACTTGCCGAACGATTCCTTGGCACGATTGGCGATGATCTTGCGAACCTTGCTCAGGTCGCCCGAACTGCCGCGATCTGCGAACTGGTTGATGGCCACGGTGGTGCGACCGAAGGTGGTGATGGTCTCGCCCTTGACTTGCGGATTGGGGCGGGTGTTCTCACGCTGCCAGTTGACTTCGATGTTGTCGCGACCGACGGTCTTGACGGTCAGACTGCTTTCGGCCAGATCCTTGTGCTTCTTGGCGACCTTGTTGGCGGCTTCACCGAAGGCCAGGGCCGATGCGGCGACGAACTGGGTGTCGTACTTCTGATGAGCACGGACCGATTCTTCCGTCACACCTTCGGGCATGTTGCGGACGTAGAGGTCATCGGGCACGGTGGCCACGCCGTCGTTGGACAGGGTGATTTCCTTGCCGATCTTGCCAGCCAGTTCGACGACTTCCGGTTTCAGGTCGGCTTCGGTGAATTCCTTGACGGTTGCGTCGGCTTTGGCTTTGGTTGCGGTGGTCATACAGAGTTTCCTTTACTTGCAAGTTAAAAGGGATTAAAAAGATAAAGCTTAGTTTACTTCAATTGCTTCAGGGACGAGTACGCGTGTTGTTACGCAGATGGCTTTTAAACCGACCTTCGTTCTCAGTGGTATTGCGTTCACTGCGATAAGAAGGTCGCGTACGATCAGGCTGTGTACGCGTATCTCCGGAACTCCAGCGACCGGACCCTGTGCGCGGGTCGCTGCTCACAGAAGGAGCTGCTGGTGCTACATCCGCATCATCCAAGACCCGCGCACGTTTCAATGCATGGCTCGAAATCAGCGTAACCACGACGGTCATACCGTCTTCGGTTTTCTTGAGGTTCGGTGAGACATCGCCCAAGAGCACGGCGTAGCCGGTCTTGTACTTGGTCACCAGAACGTGTCCTTTCTTGGGCTCCACTTTGGGACCCTTGTATTGCAACTTGAGTTCATCGTACAGCGGGTGCTGCGGAATGATGAGTTCTTCAAGCTTTACTGGAAAGCGCGGTGCAGGCTCAGCGCCTGCTGCGAGTACAGCAGCCACACGCAGGTCGTGACCGTTATAGCTCAGCAATGCTTGTTCCTTGTCTACCATGGTTCCTCTTTCGTTGGAGAAATAGTTGTGACTCCTTAAGAGCATAGAAGGTACTAGCGGTGTAATTTTTTACGCTACTTCTGTTGCTAATCAAGTAAGTAATATGGGTCTGAATATATTTAGAATGCCGGATTTAAGGGCATAATTGCCTAGGATGTTACTCCTAGGCAATTAGAGGCGTTTTACCAATTGGCGTAACCAGGCTTCTTCGAGGTATCGAATTGCCAGTTCATCGATTGGAACAGTTCTTCAGCCGTCAGGATCACCGACGACTCTAAACCGAATCCACGACCCTTGGGATCGACCGCACGTTGGATGTTACCGCGAGTAAACTCAGTTTCATCCCCATCGAACGATTCCAGAGCGGGATTGCCGTACTTGTTGGCGTACTTGATACCCGGTTCATTGACGTAGTCCCAAGTCACAATCGTCTTCAAGACTTTAGTGACTTGACCACGACGATCCTGAGTATCGTGAGTAAACGAACGAATCGAGAAGCAGACGTTTTCGTCAGGATTCTCTAAAGACTTCTCCAGTGCCGGACCCATGGGACCCGACGGCAGGATCTTACCAAAGATCGCAATGACCGGTTTACCAGTCTGCGGGTCTTTAATCGATTCGAAGTCCAGATACACTTCCTTGATGTGCACGCAGATGTCACGCTCATTGATCGTCATGATCCGTTGAGCGAATTCATCAATCGTCATCCCAGGCAAACGCTTAGGATGACCATACTCACCTTTCAGTGCACCATTGGCAACACGTCGCATGAGCGGGCCAGATTCTTCAAACAGCTCTTTAGCACCTTCATACGAGTAGAAGGCACCAGCACTATTCAAAACATCCAGCGCACCCAACACGACGGTGTAATACCCATTCGCATCTTTGACGAGCTTACCAGTCTTATTGGTACCCATTAAGGCTGTGCAAGCAAAGCGAACGGTATTCATGTTAGGCATGCCGTACATGATCTCTCACCTTGTTTGTTGTGGATTAGGGAGTTCCGCACCACCACGATCTCTTTCAAATGACTCAAGTAGATTAGCCATCTTCCTTTGAACTTGGCGTGAGGCTTCAGCAAAGGCTTCGTAGTGACAAAATTCAATTGGTCCAGTTGGCTTGAAATAGTTGGGATCTTCACGTACCTGACGCGATGCTTCATCAAAGGCGTCATAATGGAAGAATTGAATGTCACTCATACAAAGCTCCTTAGCTACTTCCGTAAAAGTTCTTCCAGCTTCTCAACACGTTCGGTAGGAGTCACAAGTGCACTTACCATACCGTCTTGGAAACGATTACCTGCCAGCTTATTGGTTGTGTTACTTGCAGCGTAAGTCACGCTACGTAACGCAATGTAAGCCGGACGCTTATTGACCATGTCGTTTGGTTCGTTTAAGGTAAGACGGAACCCGATGTGGCGATCGTACATGTCACGGGCAATAATGCTGATGATCAGTTCAGTAATCACCTGGTTCTCACCCACGTTAGTACCTGCGTGTTTCTTCGCAGTGTCGAAAAGACGACCCATATCCAAGTAATTCAGATACCAGGGTACCCGAGCCTTGGAGACGATCTCGTCATAGATGCGATACACCAAGGTATCGGTCTTCACCAAGTTCGTCGTGGAGATGAAGCGAGACCCTGGTTCAAAAAAGAACTCGTAGTACTCATCTTCATCAAACATCACCTTTTCAGTGGCAGTTGGTTCAATACGCCACATCGCATTGATCAGCGATACCGCATAAAAACCATCTTCCGTCACTGTGGCACAAATACCGACGATCCAGGTATCTGCACCAACACTAGCGAGGTTACGTTCAGCAAACCGTGCAGGAATGTAAATCCGCAAAGGCTTAATAGCAACAACGCTAGTGTCTTCCATCTCACGTAGGCACTCTCGGACCTTGGCAGGATCTCTGACCAGTTTCCTAAAGTCCATACAGCACTCCTATTAGTTCGAGGATACGCGCAGCTGAGAGATCAACCAGCGCACGATGTACTTCAGCATCGCAACAGTTGCAGCCGAAGGAGCATCCAGACGCGGGTTCTCATTCATGATGCGGGCGATGTCCGACAGATACTCGTACGAATCGGCATCCGGGAAGCGAGTCTGGCACAGACCCTTCAAGCACACTTCGTACAGGTTGTCCAGATCCTTCAGGACCAGGGTTTCCAGATACAGCTTGAATTGGCCAGTCAGGTCGCTCACACGTTGGTTGGCGATCATCATGTCCTCGCCTTCACGCAGTGCGTCTTCCAGAGCCTGCTGCTTGAACTCGTCAGCCAGAATGTTCTTCTTCAGGGTGAAGAGTTGAGCAGTGTTGGTTTCAGTACGGTAAGCCAGTTCCTGATCCCACAGGCGTTCGTAGCGAGCACGGCCTTCCATCACTTCATCGATGGTGGTAGCATTGTCACCCGACACCAGAAGACCCAGAATGGCTTCGTTAGTACCGCCTTCATCCAGGAACTTGTTGTAGATGGCTTCGTTGACCACGATCTCAGTACCAGCCTTGGACGCGATCAGGTAACCACGCTCAGAGGTCTTCTCAGCATGTTCCAGCAGACGCTCCAGTTGAGCTGCTGCTTGATTGCGATAACGCGATACCAGATCTTCGAATTGGCTGATACCACCCACGGTACCTTCTGGCGGACCTTCTTCGATCAGATGGTTACCCAGCAGGAATACTGCCAGTGCGGCATCTTCTTGGAAGCGGCTGTCGGTCAGGATCTCACGCAGAGTACGACCAGCGAAAGGCGCCACCGAAGTACGACCACCGGCGAAGACGGTTTGCCACAGAGACACCAGCCATTGATCCGACAGGTTAGCCGCCCAGGTCTGGATCACGCCATCCAGTGAAGGTACTTTGGTCAGCATCATTTCACGAATGCTGTTGGCGTCCACGTCAGCTGCACGCAGCGTCAGCGGAGGATCTTCGACGATGGTACCATCGATGAACTTCGAGGTCAGCGAGCGCAGCTGGTTGTTATCCAGAATCGGATTGACCGGACGGATCTTGATTTCACGACCAGCTACATCGGCAGGCGACATCTCGTTCAACTTAGCCGCCACGCGTTCAGCTAAGTCAGTCACAGCAGGCGATACTTGGCTGCGCGCCACGGTGATCACGTTCTTGATGGCATCAACGCCCACCTGTACCCAGGTGTCCATGGTGGTGCTATGGATGTTTTCTTCCACAGCAGCCAGATTGGAGTTGGTCATGATGTCAATCTGGGAAGTGATGCGTTCCAGCATTTGACGTTCGGTCTCACCACCTACTTCAGGAGAAGCATTGGCTACTTGCGACAGCTCACCTTTGTAAGTGGCTTGGCACAGCCCGTCCAGAGGAGAACCCGGAACAGGAGTCAGCATGCGACCTGCGGCTTCAAATTGAAGTACCAGAGGAATCGCTGCTTGAATTGCTTGTTGGGTCAGCATTATTTAGCCTCCAGAACTTGGTTGAAGGTCTTCTGCACTTCAGCCATAGCCAAAGCGTGAATCGTTGCTTGACGAACCGGCTGACCATCGATGTTGTCGGCCAGTGCACCACCGACTACAGCAGGCAGCAAGGCACTTGCGAGTTCGTTGATGTTGGCGAGTGCCGCCAACGTCGAAAAGGCAGAGTTTTGTTTCATGGAAATTCCTAAAGAGGACTGGGTGAAAATCGATCGTAGAGATGGAGTTTCCCCCATCTCTACTTTAGGAGCGGTAAGCCTTTACCACTCGTTTTGCTCCGACCTCTAAGAGAGTAGCTGTCGTGCCGATAATTGCTGGGTTCGTCACGATACGATCGTCAATCGACTTCTGACCGAAAATCGCATCAATCACCACACCGGATTCAGTGACGATGTCCCGCTCCATGATTTCACCGATAACGGTTTTCATCTGGTTGCAGAACACGCCCTTGTCACCTACGCCAGCACCAACTGACGAAGTGATGTACACACGGATGACCATGGTGTCCATTAACAATGGATTACCATCGACACGGAAGTTGTCATCCACCTGTCCAGTAAATGCTTGTTTACCAGAAGATTTCTGACGATACTTCAGTTGATTGTCAGAACTCACAGCGATTGCACGTAGCGAATCACTCATGTCTTCTAACTCACCGTTGTAGTACACCTCAATGCGGTCGATCATACCTTTGACTTTAGCCTGAGGAGCTTGGTTGCTCAAAGTACGCAACGTATCCAAAGAGGTTTCATCGAATAAACCAGACTGTGCGGTCGCCTGGTCCTCAATGATGCATAAAATATCCTCTGCTTCAACGAGTTGCTTCTCTTGAACTAACTTGTGCACCTCTTGCTCAAAGCTCACCACGATCTCTTTGACCTTGGTGATATTGGTTGCCATTTTAAGAGCAGCCCGCTTCGAGATGGCCGAGCTATCTTCAAACGTAATCGGAGCTTCCAGCAGTACAGTGCGTACCAACATGGAATTCTTCAGGATCACGTTGTCAGGATAAAGAACATCCCGTTCGAAGAAGCCAGTGTTATAGGCAATGATGGCACCGGGCTTAAATTCCTGACCCACCTTCAAGAAGGTGACGATGTCATGGGGAATAGTCAGACCAGCAGCATCACCAAAGCGACGACCCAGTTCAACACCTTCACGAGTACCATCAGCATACTCAACGATGATACCTGCTGTGTTAATCGAGATCACACGACCCGGCTGTTTAGCCGACACAGCGAACATGCTACCGGTACGATGAGCAATCACTGCTTCATAACCGGTACGCACTGGCATTTGATGATAACCTTCACATGCCACACCGTGTGCGTTTTGAATCGCCACGAAGTTCACACGCTTAGGGTCATCCCGGTCAGAACCAGGTGCCAGTAATGCTGATGTCGACAAGAGAGAAGTCACGCCATCCTTTTCAGGATCGTAACCGCCCTTAGGCAGACCACGTAAAGACTTAAAGCGCGGGTTAGCACTCATGTAGACGTTAATACCCACGCTGCCCGAGTCAACGGTCGACTCCGAGATCACGCCCTTATCGCTTTCACGATACAGACGAGTCCTCTTAACCATCGAGCGAGAACTGCGACCACCATTACCACTGAAGGTAGCAGCTTCTTTCTCTTTCAAGTTCTGAATCGGGTTGATGTCAGTGACTTGAGCATTCGACGGGTCAGTCGTGATGTTCTTCCAGATCTCGTGCGGGTTCAGTTCAATAGGTTGTTTAGACTTATTGGGTCGACCCGAGTGAGCACGAACAGCATTAACCAGTTCAGCGTAAACTGCACCGGCCATCCGTTCATAACCCTTCTCACGGTTAATGGTATCTGGATATTCATCTGTCGTTAACAGTTGAGCGCAACGAACTAACAGAGGACGGAACTCTGTAGGCTCATTCATCTCTTGCAGCAAGTCTTTTGTGATCGGGTCGATGTAGAGCTGGTACATCAGATCGATTTCACGCAAGTACTTCACGGTCATGCCGTGTTTATCGAAGATGTTGAAGTAAACACCACGGCGGTCAAATTCATGATAGTCATACTCACGAATACTGCGGTGATATTCATTCCACCCTGCCATGATCAGCGATGCTACACTGTTATCACGGTTGAAGATCAGCGTCGTGTCGTTAAACACAATACCGAATTCATTCTGAGCCAGCGATACACGTGTACCCACAGGCACACGACGCGGAGTCACTCGCAGATATTGCATTAACTGCGTCAGACCCATTTCGTAGGCTAAGACAAAAGCCAACGGAACAGACTTACCCAGATAACGCAACTCCACAAAGTCCACCGGAGGTTGCTTACTCATGTCCAGAGATAACAGCTGATCAAAAGTCATCAGCGGTTGCGGATTCATATCAGCACGTGTCAGATAGATCGTGCCATGATGGTCAACCGTTAAGAAACCACCACGCATTGCGCGACCAAAGACTACCTGACCACCTTGTTCCAATGCAGCGACCACTTCTTCACCATACAGAGCTTTGCGCTTAGTATGGTCAAAGCAGAGCATGTAGGAATCTGCTTCAAAGCCATCGGGTACGAACGAGGGCGTCACACCCAAGTCAGTAAAGCCGTTAGCCATGATGGTGTATGCACGCGGTGCTTTGAACTTCGGATCGAACACATCAGCTGGGTGAATGTTCACAATCGTCGGGTCAGCCGGGTTCAATCCCTTGGCGCGCACTTGGTTACGAACCCAAGTACCAAAGTCATTGACCTTCTTATCCGAACGATCCACAAAGATCTTGCCGTAATAAGACGTCAATGCCACACGCTCTTGACTCACCTTCAGAATGGGAACTTCACTGCGCTGCTTACGCATGTTGTACTTCACGTCATTGGACTTGTACTCACCTTCCTTATTCAGGACGGGTAAGCGGAATACCCAAGTACTAGGCATACCCTCAATAGGTACAGTCTTGACCGTGTAGACATAAGAAGCACCAGCGATGTTCTCAATCTTTTCAACTTCGTAAGACTTAACAGCGATGCCAGCTTTCTGGAAGTTCAACACCATCGCAGCGATGTCACGCTGCATGACCTTCTCGATGTACTGAGAGTCAAACTCCAGCAGCGTCGATTCCAGCATGGTCTTATCAACCACAGTAGGAATGTCAGGAAGCTTAGGCGGTTCCTCAATCGACAGATCTTCTGGCTTGATATCGACGAACTCTTCCATGGTACCTGCCACGGACGAAGAGATGACTTCTGGGATCGGCATGGTCTTATACTCTTCTGAGTGCTTCTTCAGTCGAGCATAGTCTTGACCAGTAATAGCACCAGTATCGGCCAATGCGTCCAGACGCTTCATGAACGATTCAGCTAAGGTAGGTGCTTCCACATCACCAGCGATAAGAGCAAACTCATTTTCAGGGGTAGTGCTGTCCTCTGCAATTAAGCTGTTCTTATTCATCAATTCCAGCTGCTTAAGATCCTCGTCGATGTGACGTTGGATATCTTCAGCTACTGAGAATTCTTTGTCCAGTTCATCTAAGCTCTGGTCGGACACAACCGGTACATCTGAAGAACTTTCATCCTTTACGTCGCTTCCCGAGGAGGATGGACTGGAAGAATGGGTTGTATCGCTTGGGTTCTTCAGGCTCGGGTTTTTTATGGTGACGCCTTCATCACCAGTGGGTCCCGCCTTAGTTGGGATCTTATCCAACTGTTTAGTCGTGTCAGCCTTAGGAGTAGGCTTAGCTATCGGAGCACCATTGACTTCAGGTGCATCTTCAACCAGATCGATTTCAACTTCATCCTCTTCACTGTTGATCGAACGCGCTTGCATGATGGACATCATGTTGCGCAGGAAAGTCTTTTGCATCGTCAAAGGTGCAAAGCCTTTCTTCTTTAACAGTGTCGACATGAGTTCTGGGTTGTCCTTAGCATCCAGCAACTGTTGCTTGGTTGCTTTCTTCCAACTCATCAGAACACCGAAGTTAATGAACGTCCAACGACCCGACTCCACAAAAACGAAGTTAATGCGGTTACGGTTACGCTCACTGATCATGTTGAAGATCGAAGTCTCGGGATGTTCTCCAAGCATCTTCCAGAACTCCAACAGGATACGACGTTCAGACGTATCGAACTTACGTACCAGAGACTGACCTACGTTTGCATTGGCCTGTTGCTCACCGAACTGCATGTCGGAGATCGAGGGCAAAAGAGTCGGCAGCTTCAGAACGAAGAACTGATGGCGTTCACTTTCATTGGCCACCTGTTCAGCATTGGCCACCATCGTAGCCCAAGTGTTATACCACTCGAAGTAATGACTGTAGTTCGAGCGGATGTACTGGTAGATGTGCTGGAGCATGTTGTAGTTGTACATGATCGCAGTGGTCTGATCACGCCCAGCTAAACGCAAGTCCCGCAGTTTGATGAAACGACGATGCTTGGAGAAGTACTTGGAAATCATGTCAGCAGGGTTGGGTACCCGCAGACGAGGATTACCTTTTTGGAACGCTAAAGTCGTCACGTTGCCTAAGTAAATAGGCTTGGTGATTTTCTTCAGGTAGATTTCATCATGCATCGGACCATTAGCGATCGACGTGTCATCGTAGTAGTGCACGATGGAGTTACGCGGCAGATCAAAGAAGTTGATCTTGCGCAGCTTGGGTCGAATCAGATCCGAAGGCAGACGAATAGCATAGTTCCGGAAGAACTGATCGTAAAGAATCATGCCGGTTCACCTGTTAAGTTGTGCAAAAGCAAAGAAATCGTGTCAGTACCAGCCGGATAGATGAAACGACCGTCAGTACCAACGTACGCTTTCTTCTTGGAGAGGAAATTCTTGATTTCAACTTTAGACTCGTCGGTGTAGGTGCCGTTAGCAGAACACATGTCACCGTCAAAGTCAGCGCCCAGAGGGCTAATGTGCATCGGGTGCGGAATCAGTGAGTTCACGAACTCACCACCAGGTACAGGGAAGCTGTAGAAGGTTTCACCCCACGGCTGCCACAGGTCATTGAGTTCACGACGCTGGTCTTGAGCAATCGTGGTCTTGACATAAGCAAACGAAGGATAAATGGAACCCACACCAGTCACCGGGTAACGCGTCACGAACATCGGGTATTCGTTTAACTTGTTACCAATGGACATGTACATCAATTCCACGAAGGTCATGGGTGTGACGTTCTTCTTGTCCAGATGAGGCGGTAAGTCATCGATGTCTTGCAAGAACTTAAACGTAGCATCCGGTCCACGATAGACCAGACCCATGTAGTGTCCATCAATCATCAATGGCTTGTGACGTACCGATTCTTCACCGAAGGCTGAGATGATCTTCTCTACACCTTCGTCCGTATTCCAACGGTCAAAGACTTGCGGCTTCAGTTGAACGTCTACCATCTTCAGTGTCTTAGGATCCACCAGACGTGCTGGCCGTTCCACCGAGCTAAAGATTAAAGGCAGATACTTGTTACGCACTAAGAAGCGCGCTACAGGCATGTATGCCTTCATGGCTTGGTAAATGCCCAAGACCGTGTCGTTCATGGTAATGGAACCAGGAGCACCCAGTTCGTTAGTCCGTGTGACCAGAGCCGTAATCACGTTACGAGTACCGTTCATGGGACTACGAGAAGCCCAGCTACCCAAGAGGAAACCACGCTTACCTTGAATCATTCGCTCTAAGTGAGCAAAGAGTTCATTGAATGCAGTTTGCAAACGGAAACGCGAGCGGTTTAACATCTCGATGTTAGTTTGCAATGCAGTCGGGCTAATGGTGTTGGCAATAGACAGAATGGTCTTGTAGAAACCATTGATCTCATCTAAGGTCACACGACCATTGTCAATTTCTACATCTCGGAAACCAGCAGGCATAACCACAATCTTGTTGACTAATGCCTTGTCCTTGAACTTGTTGAACAGTTCAATGTTCTGCTGACGCTGCACACTCTTATTAGGAGGGTACACAATACTCTTCATATGTCGCATGAAGAACTCGTAACCGGTTTGACCTTCGATGATGTTACTACGATCGAAGTCTTTCAGTTCTTCATTCCAGACGGCATATTCACGACCGGCTAAGATGTCGGTATGGAAGCGTTTCAACTTACCAATGGCACGATACATCACCGGATGAAGAATATCGACCTTGATGTCGATATAGGAAAACTTCTGCATGCGAAGCGGATCACCCACTTTGCCAAAAGTAAGGGTAGAGAACAGTCCGTCAGGATGCAGGTTGTTGGCATTATCAAAGATCTCCAACGAAGTCGTCGGACGCATACGCATGAGCGTAGCGGGCTTCAACTCTAAGAAGAAGACGTTGAATGGTACTGATAGGTTTTTCATGAGGACTATCCCTACAAATACTCGAAATTATGTGTGTAATCGAAATTTAGCTTTCCATTTAAGAGAGGTCTGGATATGGCCAAGCAGAAGAAGTTTAGTATGGACCCATTTTCTGGTGGGTCCGATATGGAGCTTGATCTGCCGGATTTCGACTTCGGTCCATCGGGCGGCAATCAGAAAGATGATCGCAAACCGGTGACGAAGTTTACTCAAGGTTTCGTTAAGGGTGCTAAGTCTCAACTTACATCCGGCGCAGTCATCAGGCAAACCATTAAAAAGGTGCTGCCTGCTGGCTATGGCGAAGCCATGGAATTCGGCGACCAACTCATAAGCTCTGGAAAGAATCTATACAATGATGCTGCGAACATCACGAAACCCCTTCTGAATGATTCGCGTCGCGCTGTACAGAAAATCATCCCGGCTGCAGAGAAATACCTGCCTAAGAAAGCTGCTGACATCTTAAAAGAGTTCAGCAAAACGGATTCGTCACCGTTATCTTTCTTTAGCAAAGATGACTTCCGTAATTCGGAACTGGAACGTCTACAAGCTGAGATTTTCCAATTCAACACTGAACAGAATAATCGCCACCGTGTTGAAGACGAAGTACGTGAACGCATGCGTGACGCTATCGATCAGAAGCGTTTCTCCACAACTGCACAAATCTTGGATCAGATGCGCATTGCAACGATCCAGAACACTGCCTTCAATACGAAGGTGGGTGCAGCTTACATGCGTAAGTCATTGGAATTACAATACCGTCAGTACTACGCTACGGTTGACATGTTGGAAGAGGCTAAGACCACCAACGTGAAAGTGCTGCGTAGTTTAGAAGCCGTGGTCAAGAACACCGGCTTACCTGACTATGCTAAATTGAAGACGGGTGAATACGCAGAGCAACTGCTGCGTAACAAGATCGTTAACTCTTTAGCTGGTAACATCTTTAAGAAGCGTGATCAGTTCTTTGAGAACTTAACCAATACCATTTCCAAGAACCTGCTGTCTCGGGTAAAGGGAGCAGTGGGTATTGGACGTGAGGCTTCGTCTCTGGCTGGTATGGCTGATGGGATGGGCATCGATGGTGTTACTCAAGCCGGTCGTGCTGCGGGACAGCTTGGCGCTGGTTCGGTGATTGATGCATTGTTGGGTCGCTTTGCACCTAACGCTCGTCGTTATCTGGAACAGAACCAAACATTACGTCGTGGTGGTAATGCTGCTGGCTTCTATGCACAGAACGTTCCTCAACTGTTAGAACGTTGGGCACGTAGTCGTACAGATCAATTTGGGTTAAAGGGTCGTGCCATTGATTTTGGCAAGGACATGCTGCGTGGTATCAATAACGTAGACACAACCGTTGGTGTGGATAAGCGTGGTAATTTAGACGAGAGTGCTTATTTAAACCGTCGCACCTTAAAGACCATCAATGAGATCTTACCCGGCTATCTGTCGCGTATTGAGCGTGAGCTGCGTATCATCCGTACTGGTGACCAATCAGCGCAACTGATTACTTACGATTACGATCGTAACCGTTTCGACCATGAAGGCGCTGTTAGCCGTAATACACTGAGTAAGTTGTTTGACCCAGTGTCTAAGGGTAACGTGTCAACTGAAATCGAACGGGCATTAGACAAGATCGATCCGCAAAAGAAACTCTCTCCTGAACAGCGTAAGCTTTTAGGACGTGAACTGGTACGTGGTAACGCTGAAGGTAAAGTAGGCGATGCTGAGACCCTGACTAACCGCCTCTTCTATCAAGGAGACGCAGCCAAGCATGGTGTTCAGTTCGCAGGTCTGTTTAAAGACTACTACAAGAACGATAAAGATGGTGCTAAACGAGCTGAGTTCAATACCAGCTATCGTAACCTCGGTCGTTCGGCCGACGTCAACAAAGAACGTATCCAACAGATGATCGATTCCGGTCAACTGGGTCTGTTAGAAAACCTTGGCATTGTTAAGCAAGGTCGTATTGACATGACTGCAGTGTACGATTACTTTGCTGATCGTCCCATCAGTGAACAAGCGCTGTATCAGTTAGCTGAACAAAAGGGTGTTGCAGCCAGTATGGGTGGTGTTCGTGGTCCAGACACAAACTACAACACAACTAACACCCGTACCTTCAATCGGACAATCAATAATATCACCAATGGCGAAAGTAGCGGCAGTGGTTTGAATAGTGAGGAAGTCCTTCAAGCTATTCGTGAGAACAACAGCCGTGACGTCTTAGAAGCCACACGTGATGCGTTGATGCGTATTGAAGACCGTCTGGCTAACGGTATGTACATGCAAGGTGGTTTAGGTGGAGATGCTCCTATCAATAAAGAAGGCGCAACGCAATCCATGAAAACTCCTTGGTGGAAGATGCCGTTATGGAAAGCACCTTTTGCTGCAGGTCGTGGCGCTGCTCGTACTGCTGCTAATGGTTTCCGTGCTTACTTGGGTGCAGCTAACCGCACGGGTAAGGCAGTCAATAAGGTATTGTCAGGTATTGGTACTGCCGGTCTTTGGGGCGCTGGTAAGATTTGGAACTCTGGTATTATCGGTGGTATCGGTAAACTGGGTCTCAAAGCCGGTAAGGGCGCTATTCGAGGACTAGGTGCTGCTGATGACGTCTTAAACACTGCTCGTGATGCTATTACTAAAGCCGTGCCAACAGTGTACGGTGTAGGTAAGGCTGGTGTTATGGGTGCCGTCAACATGTTGCGTGTACCTAAGGACGTCTACACCAACCGCATGGGCTTTAAGAACCCAACGCTGTACGCTGAAAAGTTTAAAGCAGGTCAATATAAGTCTGCTCGTACTGGTAAGGTTCTGGCTCGTCCTTCTGAAATCGATGGACCCGTTCTCGATGAAAACGATAACGTCGTCTTAACCGAAGAAGATGTGCGGGATGGTCTCTTAGACGTCTACGGTAAGAAGATGAAGTTTGGTGCGGCTTTGTTTGCATCTAAGTTAGGTTCTGTTGCAGGTCTTGGTGTACGTTCTCTGTTCCGTGGTATTGGTGCAGCTGACTCCGTACTCAATGGTGCTTTGAACTTTGCTAAGGGAATGTTGGGTTCGATCATTGGACCTAATGGCGTGATCATGGTGGGTGGTAAAACCATGGTGACACGTCTGACTGAAATCCGTGATATCTTGGATGCACGTCTTCCTAAGAGTAAGGGTAATGTCTTCGGCGATGCTGATGGTGATGGCATCCGCGACAATAGCGCTGCTGACTTAGATCGTAAGGACAAAGAGAAAGCCAAGAGTAAGCAAGAAGCTGAAGACCGTAAACAGCAACAGCTTGGTTTTGGTAAGATGAGTGGTTTCGGTGCCTTAGGTGGCATCTTTGGTAAACTCTTCGGCAAGAAGGGCGGAGGTGCAGCTGGTGGAGGTGACGAGGAAGATAAGGACAGCGGCTTAGGTGACGCTGCTAAATCTGGTATCGGTGCTTACATCGCTTCTAAGTTACCTGGACTTGGTGGTATTGGTAAGGGTATTCTGGGTGCTGGTAAAGGCTTGCTCGGGATGGGTAGTGGCTTCTTAGGTAAAGCACTGGGTATTGGTTCTGTTGCCTACGGTGCTAAGAGTGTTTACGACTTGGCTACTGGTCAGTCGCAAAACAAGCTGATGGATGGCTTAACTGCTGGTATGGGTGCCTTCTCATTAGCTTCTTTAGTCGGTGGTGGTTCTGCACTGGCTGGAGCAGGTACACTCTTGACTGGTGCTGGTACATTAGGCGCTGGCTTACTGACGCTCTTATCTTCTCCCATTGCCTTAGGTGCAGCTGCAGTTGCTGGTGTTGGCTATGGTGCTTACAAGCTGTATCAGTTTGCTACCAAGAAACGACTGACGACTCTGTCGAAAGTCCGTGCTGCTCAATACGGTATTCTGCCTGATGACAAAGACCACGCTGATGCACTCTTCAAGTTAGAAGACAAACTCCAGAAGTATGTTGAGTTTGATGGCGATACTCCTAAGCTGAATATCCCTAAGGATCTGAAGGCTAAGGAATTAGTTGATGGCTTTGATGTGGATCCTGGTAAGGACAAGGAGATGGCAATTTGGATTGACTGGTTCATGCGTCGATTCAAACCTGTCTTCATGAAACATCTGCAAAGTCTGCATGAAGTTGATCCCAAGACAGATCTGGGTGACGTGGAGAAACTGAAGTACGAAGACAAGAAGAAGTATTTGTCTAAGGCTGCATTCCCAGATGGTCCCTATGGCGTGAAGATTTCGCCATTCAAAGACTTAAAGGAACTCCCCGTTGATGCCGAAGGCGTGGCTAAGTTAGTTGAAGCCACGGACAAGAAGCTGGATGAAGAAAATAAATCGGCTACTGAAAAGAATAAGGTTGATGCCAATGCTGTTGCAGCTGCTGCTGGTGTAGCTGCAGGTTCTCCTGATTCCCAAGGTTCTGGTTTAGCTAATTCTGAAGGTAAGGCAACTGATCTTCCTGCTGCTGATCCTAATGCTGGTGCTCTGTCTAAGGACATGGATGCAGATGGCTCTGGTGGTGCTGCATTAGCGGGTACAGTTGGTTCTGGGGTAACTTACTCAGCAACTGCTGGCGTTGATGTAGGTGCTTACACGAGCGGCTCTCAAGGTACGATTGATGCGATTACGGCTATCCGCTATAAGACCTACGGTCTGACAGAAATGGATACCATCAAGGTACGCGCATTAGATAGCCTTGAAGTCTACTTAGGTCCACAGTTGAAATATGGCACTACCGGTCAAGCTACCTGGGAAGGTAGTGTTGATGATGTCATTAAAGCCATCGGTCCTTCCTTTGGTGTAACGCTGGGTACACCTGGCGGTTATAACTTCTCGGCATGGTTCCGTCTGCGGTTCCTGCCGGTCTTCCTGAACTGGGCAACCATTCTGAAGAAGAAGACTAACCGTGCTAACCCAGTAGAAGCCAATACTGCTGTACGCGATCAAGATCGTCTTGACATCGCTATGGCAATCATCACCACTAAGACTAACTACTCCGGTTCTTCGGTATCGGTGTGGATGGTACCCACTTCTCCATGGGCAGGTTACACCTTAAACGAAGACGTCAAGAGTACTGACGACAACGTAGCAGGGTTACGTGAACTGGCTAAGAAGTTAGTGGCCAATGAAGAGTCGAAGTCTTCCTCGGGTCTGAAGAAAGATGCAGCTGATAAAGCTGCTGATGCTAAGGCACTGGGTGAGGCAGGAGTCAAGAAGGATAAAGGCTTCTGGGCTAAGCTCTTTGGTGGTGGAGATGATGATAAGGAAGGTGGTAAGACTGGCGGTGGTGGAGTAACCGGATGGTTCAAGAACCTCTTTGGTGGTAGCAAGGGTTCTGGCATGAAAGATGATGCCACTGGTTATTCTTCTGACATGGGTGGAGGTAATGAAATCGCTCACCCTGGGAAGGGTACGGGCGGTGATGTTAATTCCTTACCTAAACCTACTGGCAATAAGTCATACGCCGCTGTTAAGGATCTGATTGAAGCAGTAGCAAAGATGGCAGGTGTCGATCCTAAGTTGATGACCACCATGGCTGCTATTGAGTCTGGATTTAACTGGCAAGTCAAGGCACCGACTTCGTCAGCATCCGGACTTTATCAGTTCATTAACAGTACCTGGAAGATGATGCTGGATAAGTACGGTAGTAAGTACGGTATCGCACCAGGAACGACGCAGTTGGATCCACGTGCTAACGCACTGATGGGTGCTGAGTTCCTGAAGGAGAACATGGCTGCGCTGAAGGGTGCAGTTGATCGTCCTCTGACTGATACTGACTTGTACTTGGCTCACTTCATGGGTGCCGGTGGTGCTCGTAAGTTCTTGAAGGCAGATCCGAAGGCAATTGCAGCTGATGTCTTCCCGGCTGAAGCTCGTGCTAACGTCGGTATCTTCTACAGCAACGGTAAGGCATTGACCATTGGTCAAGTCTATCAGAAGCTGAACAACCTGGTGAAGACTAAGGGTGGTCAGTTTGGTGCTGGCTTTAAGGATGGTTCTGAGCAACTGACTAACAGTACAGCTGGTGGTAGCGCAGCAACTGCTGATGCTACAGCTAAGGCTGATGGTCAAACACCGCAAGCACAGTCCTCCACAACGGGATCGTCGTCTCCGGACGTCTCGGCTGATGGTAGTGGTCGTGCAATGGCTAAACCAACGGCCCAAGCAAGTGCCTCGTCTGATGGTGCAGGTCCAGACGCAGCCGCACAAGTGATGGGTTCTGGTTTCGACATGAATACGCCGAAGGTCCAAGCAGCACAGGCACAACGTCAGAAGGAAACGACTGACCCAGCACTGACTGCAGCGGGTTCACAACAAGCCATGTCTCAGTTGATTCAGATCAACACTGACATGCGTGACTATTTGAAGACTATTGCTGAAGCCGTCTCCAAGGGCGGTGGTTTAGCAGGTGGTAGTTCTGCAACTAGCGATTCGTCGTCTCGTGAAGATAGCCGTCGTAGTGCGACAGGTCCAGGTGTAGGAGCGCCTCGCGCGCCGATCTCTCTGGCGAAGTCGAGGTGATAGAGGGGGAGGATGATCCTCCCCCTTTGTTCCTTTAAACGTTTGGAGAATTCAACATGGCAGGTATTCTTTCCGGACCAGCGGTACGGGATGCGTATTGGGTAAAGAACGCATTCGTCATTGGTTCCGATGATATCCATCCTGATATTCGGGATAAGCTTTACAAGTCCTCAGCGGACATCAAATTTACAGATACCACCTTAGGTGGTAACTTTGCAATTAACCCATTACCTCAGTTCTGTCGATTCACTGACCCAAGGTCCCCTGGTGTAAACGCCAAAAGCCTCCAGGATGCGACCGGTCGTAGTGGCAAAGGTATGGGTCCGTACTACAGCGAAGCTTTTGACGATAACGCACAGTTGATCTATCTGCGTTTTGGTCAAGCTCAGTTCAATAGCTTAACGACCTTCTTCACAGGCTTCTATTCAGCTGATGCAGGTCTCTTAGCACGTACTGGTCGTTCTACCGGTGTGATGTATACACTGGGTAAGGCAACAGGCTTTGTCGTTGGTATCTTATCGTGGAAGTTATTAGCTGTGACCTTAATTGGTTCTGCTGCTCGTTACTTCATGAATAAACCAGCGAGTAAGTTCTATTACTCCAAGCCTGCCATGCCGTTGTACTGGACAGCTGTCAACACGATCATTAACCAGATTGCCGTTAACGAAGGTATCGTGCCTCGTTTAGGCGGTGAAGATCAAAAAGCAGCTAACGAAGGCTACACCTTCACGCCTGATATGTTGAAGAAGATTCACCGTCAAATGCCGGACATCTTCCGTGAGTCAGGTGGTATCAATGCATACGCTGTTGCCAACCGTGCGCAGCGTATGGCCCGTAAACGCTCTATGGCGATCCATGAGGCGTTAAACGAAGTTAGCAACGAATCCTTCGCCGATAAGATTCAAAGGCTCTACACGACCACTGTGAGCGATCCTGGGGTCACTAACACATTAGGCAACGGTGGCTCTGGTAAAGGGGCTGATGAAACCGACATGCCGATCTACTTACAGCGCTGGTTAAATTCCAATGCTGCCTCTGTAGGTAATGTGTCTGATACGGATAACAGTCAATCGAACTCCACGACGGCTGAGTCTATCGAGTACGATGCTGATGGGAATATCAAGGACGACCCAGGTCTGCGTGAATACCTGTTAGCTGAAATTAACGATGGTGCATCTTTCGTAGGCTTCCGTGTCAATGCAACTGGTCAGGTTAGTGAATCCTTCAGTAACTCTGCAGGTGAATCTGAACTGATGCAAAAGATGAATAACATGTCGTCTCAAGCACGTAACATGAAATTCTCCTTTGCTAACGGTAACGTAGGCGGTGGTTGGATTGGTGACACTGTTAAGGCAGCGTTGGGTGGTGTGGGTGACTTCTTCCGTGGTGTGGGAGATTCTCTTCAGATCTCTGGCTTAGCGACCCTAGGTGGTGCTGCATTCGTGGACATCCCTAAATACTGGCAACAGTCTACGGCTAACCTACCACGTGGTAACTACTCGATTGATCTGATTCCGACGTATGGTAATCCCATATCGCGTCTGATCCAGATGCATTTCCCCTTAGCATGTCTGTTAGCGGGTGTGTTGCCTCTGTCTGCTGGTAAGCAGTCCTACGTGTCGCCGTTCCTGTGCGAGTTGTACGACCAAGGTCGTGTGCTTACTCGTCTGGGCATTATCGACTCCATGACCATCACTCGTGGTGTGGGTAACTTAGGCTTTAACAACAACGGTAAGTCCTTAGGTATTCGTGTGGACTTCTCGGTGTTGGATCTGTCTTCGATTATTCACATGCCGTTATCTCAAGGCTTCTCTTGGGGTAAGCTTGCTCGTGGTATCGGTGGTGGTGTATTGGGCGCGGCTGGTGGCTCTGAAGCTGGTGCATTAGCTGGTGGTGTGGGCGCTACCCTCTTAGGAGGCGGTGCTGTAGCTCCTGCTGCGGCTGGTGTTGGAGCGTTAGCTGGTGCAGGTGCAGGTGCTGTGTTAGGCGCAGGCTTAGCAACTGGTACGTTCGATGACGATAACTCGTTTACCGACTACATGAACGTATTGGCTGGCATGAAGCTCTACGACTTAGTCTACGCCTTCCCACGCATGAAGCTCGCATTGACTAAACAGATGGAAGAATTCAAGACATGGAAATCGACAGCACACATCGCTTCCTTCTTGGGTGATACTATCCCTGGTCAAATTGCAGCTGCCATGGTGCACGGTACAGAACGTCGTTAAAGGTCATAAGGCCCAGGGATTTCTCCCTGGGCTCTATGCCGTTAGAAATATGACGGAGTTCTGGTGGTGGTAGTCGATGTACGAGCAGTGCCAGAATACTTATTGGCCAAGTTGCTATCCACAGACTCACTGGAGAATACCGTCGAAAAGGAATAGACTTCCTTATCAATGTTATTCGAATCCATGTAACCTGCTTTAAGCATCTTCTGCATGTCATCGCTAGAACCCATCAACGGAGTGATGTCAGTGCTAGGTTGAACATCGTACTGGCGTTTGGTTTTATCCCAATCGCTATTGACGGTGTTAAACGCATCCATGACGTTGGTATACTCAGCCTTGTTGTCAGCCGCAGTACAAGACGGCGGAGACGTGTAGACGGTTGAGAAGTCCTTAGCAAGATTGGGATTCATCAGATTGACGTCCCCAGGCTTGGTCATGGTCGCCAAGTCTTTAAGGCCCAGTGAATCACTGTACTCTAAAGTAGTTGGCAAAGTCATCTTAGCAAACTTGTTGACCAGGGTACTATTGTTCATCGTGCTAACGAGAGCACCAAATGTACCAGGAACACGTGTGCGAGAAGCTTCCTTAGCAATCCCCGACGTCATAGCGAGCATGCTATCAGGATCTTGCACACCAACTAAGTTGGAGTCACCTGTTAAGTCGCCCACTAAACGTGCGGTGGATTGAATGTTACCGTAGTTGGTGTTTAATACCTTTTGGGTAACACCACCCACTGTGACAATCGAAGACCCCAGTGTTTTGGGATCACTCGTAATCAAACTCTTGTAATTGTCTGGTAGTGACTGAAAGACACGCGAAGACGAATTCATCAGTAAGGCTAAACGCTGCTTACCTGATGTTGCTTTAAGAATTGAAGTACCATCCGACAACACCGTACCAACGGTGGGTAAGAGAGACTTCAAGAACTTAGAGCCACGAATCGCGTAGGACTTTAAACTGCTGTCTTCTTTGTCTACCTGATCTTGGATGCTATTGACAACGCCAGGGTTCTTGGTGTCATAGATATCCGATACCGCCATGTTGCTAGTATCAGGTTGACTGAATGTCGACACTGCCAGGATATTTGACGGTGGTTTCTGAGCCATGGTCACATCCTAAATCAAAAAAAAAAGAGCACAGGTTAATTCCACTCCCCGAAGGGAGTGGTTGGTTTACTTCAGAAATGCAGGGAGGTCGTTCTCATCCAAACTAACCCCTTCTTTGAACATGCGCCGCAGGTTCTCAAAGACTTGGATCATCCATGCGGAATCCTTGTCATCGATTTGCGTCACAGGTTCTTTGCCTTGGAGGTAGTAGTAAGTGAACGGTAAGTCCGATTCGATCAACATCTCTTTCAGACCTTGATTCTGGTCGATACGATGCCAATTAGCAATGAAGATTTCACGAGCGAACTCGCTAGCATTGTCTTTGGTACGCTTCTTTTCCCAATCGCGTCCCATCGAACGTGCCTTATCAGCGCTGCAACGACGAATCTGGTCATCTGGTGTCTCAGCACGAATCCACCACCAGAAGGCTTCCAACGAATTGAATGGGCCATACTGGGGATGCTTGAAAGCTTTCCTGGAGAAGTGAGAGAGTTCACGACCCAGAGTAGTCTTTGATGCGTAGTAGTGCACGTTGATGTGATCAACACCGTCAGTATCGTGTCTGAATCGAACTGGACCTTTCTTAGCAGGCTGTTTATGTTTCATACGTTTATTCCGCGAGTAAGTTAGCTATGGAGATTCCAGCTATTCCTTATTCTAGTTTTCATCAGTCGTCTTTGGAGGACTCAGCTTCTTCTTGAGCGTCCTCGGTATTACGCTCTGTTTCGCGCATAAAGTCGTTGATACGGCGACGTGGACCAAAGTCCACCATCGTCGAGTGGTAAGTGATCTCACCCGTATCTTCATGCTTCCCAGCGATCGTAATCTCGATGCTGCGAAAGCCAAGGAAGCGGCATCCCCGGCAGAGACTTTTGAAAGTCAACTGCTCACGGCCGAGTTCCTTAGTCAAGTTACCGCGAAACATGGTGTGGTCAGACTTGTTGTTCGGAATGTTGTTACGCTGGTCATGCATAAAATCTGCCATCAAATGCATCCACTTTTGCTTATTGATGTTCAGATCCAACAACATCTGGCGGAACAACCGAGCAAGAACGCCATTTACTCCATAGGTGTCGTCCTTGCGTTTATTCTCATCATCCAAGATAGAAGCGATCTTGGTCTTACCGGTATTAGGCTTATCACGTTTGATCATGACACATCCTGATTAGATTGATTAGGGGGAATTAGTGTTGCTTATCGACCGATGGTGTAACCCATTTCGATCAATGTCTCGGCCAGGTTACCCAGATCCGTTAGCAACTTGATTAAGGTACGTTGAGTATTGATTTCATACTCACTATTGTTTTCGATCCCAACAGTAATCGAATCACAAATAGCTGTACCCAGAAAAATCATGCGAGCAACAAGCTCAACAGGATTTCCATAACTACCGTTAGTTGTGACCATCAATGAATCGATAGTCCGGTAAGCTAGGTGGTGTGCAACTGCTTCGGTACCGTCGTTCTTGTAGTACCGTTCATACTCCACATACCAGTCATCACGAAAAACGATGTTAGACTTTAATGTGACATGGGCTCGATAGAGCAGCTGGTTAAATGCATCCAGACTACGAACTCCGGTGTGTGCCATGTAGGCTTCACCCAGCTTCGCATTGTAGAGGTGGAACGCATCTACAGGGATTGCGTGCAGCATTTTACCGATGAGCTTAGTACGACCTTCTTCCTTTCCTGAAGCGATATCGAAGTTTTGATACTCCTCTAGTAAACGATTCACTAGCTTCAGCTTACGTTTAAAGAGGAAATTGTTAAGCAACTTCATAGGTCTCCCTACAAGTGAACACCCGATTAAAGGTACACATTTTCCTGTACCAGATTAGTGATATGTATCTCAAGTACAATAGATACTTATGACGAATTCACCGCTATATGGGGAGTTTGTTAATTCACTTTTCTCCCCAGTATATAAATAAAGATTATTCGAGGTAAATCATGAGTGCGAACATTCCAGTCGATGTTTTAAACACTGCTGCTGATCCTGACATGATCAGTTATGCACCGCTGCATGCTGAAACCGATGACCGTAAGCAAACTGAAGAAGAGATCTATGACTATACGCAGTCCTTGCGTCGTCAGATCATTCGTCACGCTCGTCATAGCTTAGATCAGATCAACGATCCTAAGGTGGTGACTAACTTGCTCAAAGCTGCCTCCGACATGGATAAGCAGGAAATCAGTAAGCGTCGCTTAAAGAACGAAGAAGCACAAACGCGCAATCAAGCAGCTACCCATGCAATGATTGCCGACATCTTGAACAGCGTTCCGTCGACCACCAAGTACAAGATCCCAGATAACCCTAACCCTGTGGATCCTAAGCTTCCGGAAGACTTAGAAGACTTGAAGTTAGTGGAAGGTGAAACCGATATCGGTACGTCTACCATGACCCATGAAGCCTTCGAAAAGAACCGCAAACAAGCAGTCTAAGGAAAGAGTCACAAAACTCCTTAGATATATGTAGGAGGAGATCTCCATCTCCCCCTACTGGGTATACTCGCTAGCCTCACCGTGTTGGTATTGCAGCCTCACCAGATATCGCATTCCCTAATAGGGTCGCGATATCTGGGAGAGTGCTGGTATGTACGGTTTGACTAAACTCTGATATGACGCTAAAGAATGCGACGTCTATCAGATGTAAATTGATGAGCATTTGACTTAGCTTCTCAGAAGCGTCAAATAAAGAAGTAGCATCGGGAAAGTGCTTTTTAAGCTCCACGAAGCTTTCTTGTATCTCATCTTCAGTAGGGGAGCCCGCATGGTATATTGCCGGTGCAATAACAGCGACCTCCGGAATGGCAGTCTGGTGGAAAGCTGGCGTCTGGACATTCATCCAGGTACCCCAGTCATACATCACCATGAAGCGATAAGTCGCTTTGCAGTGAGTCGGAGTAAGTTCCGATACTGCCATGTCGATTAACTCGACCTCGGCCACACCACCGATGTTGTGGGCGATCGCGACAGTCAAAGCGTCGCGTTCTTCGTCGGACAAGTTCGAATACGGATGAACGTTAACGAAGAGTTTCAGTTTGCCGTGGAACGGCGTCATTACTTCTTCATCGAGAATCGTTTTAAACAGGTGGCGAATCACGATAAAGATATTAGTCATCATCGACTGAGTCAATGTGACTTCATTCCGTTGCTCGTACTTCTGTTTCATCGCAGCATGGGCAACGCCTGGATAAGCGTCTTCCTTACGCGTGTGATGAACCCCGGAATGCAGGACCTCATTGCAGAGGTCCTGGCTTATGAGTGATAACGTAGCCAGATGCGTATCCAGCAGTACGTCTAACTCAGTGTAGATTCCTCCAGAACTGGAGATCGACATGTTAGAACCCTCTTAATGAGGAGTTAAACTTTGTAGGTCAGACCCAAACTGACCTACCCCCTTAACCAGCTGATCCCTCTCCCTCTTCAGATTGTTGAACCCGCGGTGCACGTTTGTGTTCCACAAATAACCTGATGAGGCAGATAACAATAAACCAACGGTTGTGATTCAGGATCTTCAGTAAGTCACCTTCAGTGCGATAGCGGTCGCTATACTCAGGAGGTAACAGTACTTCATTATCCTTATCATCAGCCTCTGATTCTTCAGTTGGTTGTGTTAGTGCGACGGACAGTACTTCACATAATTGCCCGATACCGACTTTATTCTTACCCCAGTAAGCAAAGAATCGGTAGGACAATGATTGAATGAAGTCACTCACCACTTCCTCTTTGAAGAGAGCATTCCTGATCTCCTCAATCCCATTTGTGGTAATCAATGCCACATGCCTCGATTCAATCACCATCGTTCTCACGAAGTGATCGATATCTGCAGCAGCTGCATCGGACCAGATGTTTATCTCACGCTCGTAAGCCTGGATAAAAATGCTGTTCAATGACCCCATATCCACTTCTATCTCTAATTCGCCTTGAGCCATAGCGCGTGTGCCTTTCTTACAGAGTGTTGCCGATGTGCATCGAAGTGAGCAATACACTCAATGTACGTGTTGATGTGACCTCTGTACCTAGCTTGCGGATTTCGGACATGGATGCACCACCAGTACGAGAGATGGATGCATTCAACGCAGCATTACCTGCGACGTCACCACCACGCAGCTTTAACAGTTCCTCTTGGTTATCAGGCAAGCCTAATGCACGAAGGATCTGCGACTCTGGGTAGGAGATGCTACTACCACGACTACTACCTACAGCTTGGCCTGAGAAGATATCGATGGAGTTGCTATCCTCCGCTACCGAAATCTTTTTAGACAACAGCTGTGCCTGCCGACGGATCGGCAAGAGAACCACCAAATACTTGTCGTTAGAGTAATAAGGTGGTGTATCATCATCAGTCTCGATGCGAATCGATTCAAAGAAGTTGTGTCCCCACTCCTTAGCGATCGCCAGATTGCGTTCTACTTCCAGACGCACCTTACTGAAGTTAGGAGCGATAACTGCAAGTCGTTCTTCACCTGTTTCAAGACGATGAATGAATTGTTCAAATTCTTCATCAGACATTGGCTCTAACCGATTACGGTACATATCAAAGATCCCACCCCCAGGCAGGATCTTCTCTACGACGTTCTTCAGTTCAGCCATTGCCGCAGCGCGATTACCAGGCATGGACTAATCCTTGATTACAAGCCCCTGTGAGCCGGACGTGGGTCAGACTTCGCATTCATGACACCATAAGAGTGTACACGGGCTTCCGGTGGTGGGATATCGACGATGTACTTGTGGGGACGTACGCCCTTTTCCACTGCACATTCGATCATGTGTTTAGTGCCGTTAGACTTCCCGTCCCAGAAGACGGTCAGATTAGTGAGATGTTTGGCCATCTCAGCATTGCGCACGTATCCTGCGGATTTCCCATGGGCGTCCCAGTCAGCTGGGAAGACGGCATAAGGGTAACCACGCTTTTTGCACCACTCGATCACCAGAGCATCTGCACCGGTTTTAGCTGCACCGGAGATGAACATGAAGCTGCCCTTAGTCTTGTAAAGAGCTGCTTCATCATCCATCAGAGAATCAAATAGTCCGATGTCCTCGAAGTATCTGGTTCCTGCGACGATGATGCGTTGATCGAATTCGATGATCAGTTCATGCGGTATTGGTTCACTCAGAGATAATCCTGCACCAGTGATAAGACGTTGCAATTCAGTAACCCAGCGAGGGTCCATCACTACACCGTCTTCATCGATCAGTGCTTGGTCAGCGGCAGCTGGTTTTTGACCACGCATGGTGCAACCCTCAGTTGGAAGATACGGATCCATTCAGGACGGGTAGCAGTTGTCAAAACAGCCATACGTTCGTCAATGGTATTCAGACCATCGCCATTAGCGGACGCATCCACTAACATGGCGGAGAGGGCGCGGCGCACCATTGCATCTTCGAGCATAACATCCAGATTCCCAGTATTATTTTCCAAGAATCGCATCCAACCCTCGGGATTGGGATGTCCTTCTTGTTTCAGGATGTTGGTGACGATCTCCGCCAAGGGACGAACCCCTTCTTCCTGTGGGGCAGTAGTTGTTTCTTGATTCATGGTAAATCAATCCAGTTTAAGACTCGCAGCGCTACGTAGCGTCAGAGAGTAGTTATAGACAGGTTCGGAGTTCTGATGCTTCAAGAACTTCGTAATGGTGGCTCCCTTCTTTGCCACTCGCTGCATTAACCGCACGTAATCGATGTCACCGTGATTGATCATCTTTTCTACAGCGGCGAGGAAGTCACCAATCTCATCGGTAAAGTCACCAATGTTGTCATAGACGATACCTTCTGCTTCAGTGTGTTTACCGTGGTTATGCATCTTCATCATTGCCTTGAGCACTTCCCCAGCTTCCTCACCTAGCTTGTTGTGGCGTTCTAATTCCCCAAGGGTGAAATCTTCGAGCTTCATGGTAGCTTCCCTCATGAAATATATACGATGTTTTCTGACAGTTTCTTAAGCAGCGTGCTTCGATGTCAGCCAGAGGGTAGTCCTGGCTTCGCCGGTAACGACCATTTTGGCGAGCTTTTCGTGATAGGCTTGAATCCATTCACGAGTCTTATTCATCCATGCCGAATCGACGATACCGATGCCAGGCGGGTTGATGCGAGCAAAGCGAGGAACTTCACCACCTTCGAGGTTGGATTCCATTTCAGCTTGGGAACGCACGCAGACGCGACCATCTTCCATCAGATAGGCGTAAGCTGGTTCACGAGTGGCTTCGATCACGTATTCGTCAGGAGTACCGACAATGTAATACGTACCACCCTTGTAATGCATGACGATGTCATGCAGGTTAAACTTGAACTTCGACTTAACTGCGAAGATGTCCATCACCGCTTCACCGATACGACCTTCTTCTTGTTCCGGTGGTGTGAACATAGATACTTTCAGACTGTCTGCAGCTTCGAGATCTTTGGAATTGAACATGATGTATCCTTATCGACGTTTATGTGATTTAACCAATGCATAGTCGTCATCGTTCTCAACAGTCTCTTGTGCGACATATTGAATTTGACGACCTTCAGTGGTATTAAAGGAAATGCCGTACAGGCATTCACCTTTGTCGTTCTTAACAACTGTATTAGGGGACATGAAGATAACACCTACTCGCTTACCGTGGATATCCAAGACAGTGTCGTTGGTGTTATACACAGGAGTAGTCAAGCCCTTAACCTCGGGTTTCCTTAAAGCTATGGCCAAGTTTACACTCAGACCCAGATCAAGGGCTTTTTGATCTTCTTCAGTTTGCCGCATCTTTGCCATCGCTTTTCCCGGAAACAACTACGTCTTTTGAGATGTTCTCAACGAACCGCGTGCGGCTATGTGGATTGGAAGACACCAAACGCACATCGTTAAGAATCTCTTTGGCTTGTTTCATCGTGTTTTCATCACGGTAGAAATCACCATCAAGCCGTATCTGTACTCTTTTATAATCAGGTGCAGCTGTCAGATCACGTTTGCCGTCAGGACCACCCAGTTCACGGATATAGGCATTTGCAATCTTCCAGGCACGTACCACAACTGTGTGGGTGGGATCGGGTTCGATGAATACAACGTCGAAGGTAAACTTGGCTTCCTGTTCAGTTGCGATTTTTCGCAACTGGCGTACCTTCAGCAGTTGGAAGTAATCGAACATACGGAAGATAGCCTCACCTTCAACTTCATCGAATTCCATCACTGGTCTAAAGTCAGCAAGGAGAATTTCTTTACCAGTCACATCCAGAATCTTCACATCACGTAAACCACTAACCTTGATGGCATGGTATCTCAGCGTGCAATGCAATGCATTAGCAGCACGATAGAGTTCACTATCAATCTTCATTCCAGTGAAGTTGATTATCGGCTCCACGATCACATTGCGTGCCGGTGAATTGTTCTTTCCAGTGTAAATAGAAAGTTGTTTTGCTGTGACTTCAGTCATTGTAACCTCATTCTGTCATGTACTTTTCACGGTATTCGGCCTTGATGTCCTTAGTTGCAGGATCCATCCAGAACGGGAAGTAGTACGAAGGATGATCTTCCGGCAGGGTCATGCAGAGCAAGTCCATGGTCGACAGGAAAGGCACCTTGTGTTGATCGTTGTTGTAAGTATACCAACCACGCGTCTTCAGCAGGACTTCCCAGTTATAACCCTTAGCCTTCAGAGTCTCGTACAGTTGTTTCGGTGTCTGTTGCACATCCGGACCCATACCAGCATCCCACAGTTCATCCATCTGACACATCTCAGCTTGAATGTTCAGTGCACGGCACAGCAGTGGGTTCTCTTCAATCAATGAACGAATAGTCGTACGCATGATCTTGACTTCCGGCAGGAAGACACTGTTGTAGGTTGTGTTGTTACCTTCAAAGCCGTAGTTGCCCGTTTCCTTCAGGTAGCGGAACTCCGACAGTTCAGGCATCACACCGTTCTTCTGCGAGATGATAACGCGCACCGGCAGACCAGACACACCAGACTTACCACGCAGGTTGATCATGGTGACTTCATTTAAGTCAGTATCCAGATTCAGGTCGTCATCACGATTCTTCGGATACAGCACAGTCTTGTCGGCCTGATTGATCAGCGGGGATGTGTTGTAGATGTACCACAGGTTGTGAGTCAGTGTCAGGAAGCCAGGACCAGCACCCTTGATAACGTCATCACCCTTCAGGAACTTCAGCTGCTTATCCGGCAACATCGACTTACCAGGTCCACCACCACCCAGTTCAATCTTCTTGGTCAGGTGTGCTGTCATCGACAGATAGTTCGACGAACGAATCATCAGACGAGGTGCTTCGTCCAAGAGACGCTTCTTAGCCAGACCAGCGAGGGCATAAATGACCTTACCGGAAGAATCATCAATGTTGTTGTCTTTTTGGATACGCATCATCTCATCAGTGTCAAACTGAGTGATGGAGTCCATATTCGAGAACGACGGAATGATGACCTTCATGGGAGCACTGTCACGATCCAGAAGCGGGAGCACCACAGAGTGATCCTTGGCATTCTTGACCTTACCTTCCAGGAATTCTTTCTGGAGAGCGTAGTACTCGTTACCACTGTATTGCGCTTTGTTGGAGATCACCCAACGACCAGTGTCAAACACTTGTTCGCCTTCGAACTCGGGAATACCAGCAGCAAAGTGCGCCTGGTGCCCTTCGTGCATGTTCACTTCAGTGTCGAAGATCGATCCGACAGATTGCGGAATACGAGCAGATGCCCTCAAAGAGCGATAACGTTGGAAGGTGGACTTGAACATGTTCGGACGGCCAGTCACGCCTTCAATGATAGCTAAGCCACCATTCAGAATGTATTCACCATATGCACCGCGTTCCCACTTACCAGTCGGAATATCTTGCAGTGCGCCGATGTTAATCATCGGCATGATGAGAGGAGCCTTAGCAAAAGGTTGTGTTAACATCGTCTACTGCCTCATTTATGGTAGATGTTGTTGAAAAAACGGTTGGATCAAACTATACACATTCTCAGTTTATTTTTATGTACACCACTCTAACGCCTTCTTGAGTTATCAAGAAGTTTTACTTACTATACCAAGAGAAGGTATTGAAATGACCAAGCCATCGGAAACCATTGATTTCTTCCGCAAGCAACTGAAAAACGACATGAAAGTCTCCAACGAAGGTTTGGCTGACTCCATGCGTGCTTTTGTACCGACTATCTTTACCCAGCTGTTCTCCTCGTTTGCATCCAATGCACCGTCGGATGAACCTATCGTCTTCTCGCGCGATCAGCGCAAGTTCTTAGACCTGATGGGTAAGATCTCCTATTCCCGCCTGTCTGACTTCTCTGTGCCGGTTCCTGAAGGTCAGAAAGGCACTTACTTGCAAACCTTGACTTCTCTGAAAGAAGCCGCACTGCATTCCAAAGAGAAGATCAATGAAGCACTGGCGTACTATAGCAAGTACATTGCTATTCTGGTCAACACGCCGGAGATGTGGTTGTCGACCAAAGACGAGATGGTGTACTATAACTCGTTAGAGAAGGCTCGTCTGGCTGTTGCTACTGCGATGGAAGCAAACTTCGATCACGGTAAACACAATCCCATGCTGTCGTATGGGGACGCAATCGCACGCCAGCAAGACTGGTTCGATGTTCTGAAGACGATGTTAGAAGTCTCGGACATCATCAACGGTATCGATCGTCAGAAGATCAAGAAGTCGATTGCTTCTGTGATGGCGCTGGTGGACGTTCTGAAGTCCAAAGCCAAAGCTGATGGTTCCATCAACGACAACATCAGTCCCCAAGTCATTAGCGCTATTGCTGACGGTGCTTATCAAGTGGCTAAGGAACTGGAGTTCTACTCGGTGGTGCACTTCCGTAGCCTGGCCATCTCCAACTGCCTGACTGTGGCAATGGACGATCTGACCAAGCAAGTCAAGTCGATTGGTTTCGACGCGTAAGGTCATAAGACCCCTACCCTTTCCCGATGCACTGGGAGGGGTAGGGATTTATGACGTTAGATCAATTACTGCGGTTAAGCCGCAGATGGCATGCGTTGTAAAAGCTGAGCCGTGTCGGTCTCAATACCTTCATAACGAAGCCATTCGGGTACCTGACCTGTGACATCACGAGCCATGGCTGTTGCCTCGTCAGACGAGACTGGCTTGTTGACATCATAGATCACCACACCCTTCACGATCACTTTAGAAACGAGATCGGGCATTTGCATCACGTTGACATTGCCTTCATTGCATAGGTCGAAGATTCGATCCAACTTCTTAAGGATCTCCTTTTCGTCTTTTGCTTTGACATCGTCGTGGTTGCGACGATAGCTTTGCACCACGTAAGATGCCATGAACAGCGCGCGCTGGGTGTGTGGCGGCAACCTCTTGAAGAAGAAGCCGAACATACCCGAGAACAACTGTAGAATTGCGTTCATGGGTTAAGCTCCGGGATGGGTTAAGTTGCTGACTCAGTCAGTGTAGCTGGAGGTGCAATCAAACGCAAGTTGCTATACTGACCAACGTAAATACCCAAGTCGTCACCCGCTTCGATCACTGTCGCAAACCTGAACGTATTGACTTCGTCGCTCCATGTAACTAACGTCACCTTGGGAGAATACGATTCCAATTGCTTCAGAGAGTTGCGATGAGGTAAATCCAATCCCAATACCAGAATAACTGGTGCCTGACGCAGTCCGTTAACTCCGTCATTGAAATTAGCTTCTACCTTTACGTCGGTATAGCCTACGCCGAACTCAGGTTTCAAAAGCGTTTCTTTCACTTCCTCTTTCTTCTTCACCTTGGTTTCCGTAGTGTAGAAGACATCGGTTATGTCAGTGGTGGTAATACTTGGATCACGGCTTTGGTACAACTTGAGAATGTCAGCGAGAGCGTCGATAGCCTCAACGGCCCGCATGGCCAACATCGGACGAGTGAACTCTGTGGTGAGAGGTTGCTCGTCAATACACGTCGTCGACAAGTTGTACTTGTTGGACTGAATGAAAGCAAACTGTCCATGACGGCGGATATCTTGATATGTATCCACACGGAAAAGGTTATCTAACCTCACTGCCATAATATTGTCAAGGCTTCCAGCGGACCTTACAGCATGGTCCAGCACGGTTTCCACGACTGGTTCAGGTACTTTCAAGCGTACGATACCATAACAGCCATCACTCTTACGAGTGCCCAAGATTTCATCGTCAGCACCATGCTCACCAATGTAGTACTCGCCCGGCTTGTTTCCATCCTTAGCCGTGTTGAAGTACATACGACGGTGACAGATAAGCGGATGCTTATCCACATCGTTCTTCCAATAACCTTGAGCAGCTGTAGTATCGATCTCGATACGTACTTCACCACCCTTAGAACACATGACTCCGATGGTAGCATATCGATCAGCAATAGTGTTGCCGATATTCCCTCGCTCCTCATCGTGCCCCTTGACCCATCGCCATTCAATCTTGACCCCATTGTTGACAAGGTTGTCTCGTAGCGCGGCTAACTCTTGCCATACATCAAGATTGGCGATTTCACCGCCATTGCGTTTCTTCCAACCATAAGACGCCCAGTTGTCCACGTACTCATTCATCCCGTCAATGACGTAACGGCTATCAGAGACGATCAGAACAGACTTGAGCACGTATTGCTGTGCATGCCGTAGAGCATTAATGGCGGCCTGAAGTTCTGCATAGTTGTTAGTAACATCCATGCCGAAGGAGCCCACGCCGTCGATATAATGGACGACTTCGACTTCAGTGAACTTATTAGTGCCTTCCTTAAATTCCTTCTTGGTGACGTATCCATCAGTGCAGGGGATCCAATCAGCCATCCCTGCACCCTTCTTAACTTCTTCTACCAGCCTGTAGAGATAACCGTGGATGCCAAAGCCTCCCCAACCTGCTCCACCTTTAGCGGTGCCATTGCGAGAACCACCGTCGCAGTAGCAGACCATGCCTTGTTCCATACTAGCTCCTAGCTTTTAGATTTACACAGGATGAGCCTGTCGTGTAAAAAGATTCAGTGACAAGCTTTCTTGTATTTCTCGTAAGCTTCAGCAATGTCTTTACGTAAGCTATTAGCATCAGCTCGTAAAGCGATAATGTGCTGCTTTTCGATTTCATCTAAAGCTTTTTGTCGCTCAATATCCGTCATTGCAGTATTTGTGCGAATGGCTTCAACTGAGTCTCTGGGAAGTGGTGGTACTTCCGGTATCTTGGGTAGTACGAAGGGTGGACAACTGGACTTAACCGTCTGAGGCTTTTGCACCGGTCTAGTTGTCTTGGGTTTTTCTTCAACAGGAGGCTTATTCACTTCGTGATTGACCTCCCCTACTGGAGGAGTAGATCGTGATTGCTGTTCGCGGGTAGACTTATCCCCAGCGCGATAATGATTAGGATCACGTTCTTGTTGCTGATAGTAAGTGTTGTTGATTGCACAACCGCTCAATACCAAAACAAACATGACTTTAGCGAAGCTATGGATATTCATCTTCATGTCAATTACTTTCTTCCTTTAGATTCGTTCTTTTCGATTTCATCGAAGTATTCATTCATAAAACGCGAATGTTCACTCGAATCATACGAGTCTCTCTTGGGAGGAGGTGCAGTGTTGACCTCCCCACTCTTCAGTGGTGGTTTGTTATCGCACTCACGGTTAGGTGCACATTCATTCAGTTGCTTGCCAGCCTCCTTAGTTTTAGCGCGCAGTTCAGCATTCTGAACAGACAGCCCTAAGACCAGTGAAGACATGGCAATTAAAAGCATAAACATCAATGTGGCTTTACGGCGAGCACGCATGTAATACGAAAACGACTTGTTACCTAAGAAGATGTGCTTGAACAAGTCAAACATCCATCTCAAGGTCTTGAAAATTGCAACAATGCTCATCACTCGCACCTCTAGCGTTATTTTATGCCTATAGTTTACCAGCGGCTTGACAAATACTCAAGCAGTTCTTATTAACACCCTTCCAACATCTGGGAGAAATAGATGTACGCATTTAAAGGATTCAGTTCGCACGCGGACTTCATCAAGAACACCCCAGGTCAGATTGCAACTGTGGGTGAGATCTCGGATCTGTCTCGCTCCTTCAGTCGTGAAGTGGGTGAGTATTCAGACGCCGCTCAATTCCCACGTATTACCATCATCTCGATGTTGTCCAAGAAAGACGACACGCTGGTGGAGGCACAAGAGTCCTACCGTACCCAAGCTCTGAAGATCACCAAATTCATCTATGATAACACCATCAATCACGGTGGTCAAGTTTTCGCAGATGAACTGTTGCAAAAACTCATCACCACGTATGACGCTGAAGCCGAAGACTTCCGTTGTGGTGCCATTGTTCAAGATGGCAATATCTGGATGCCTGAATGGGTCTCCTGGAAGTCTAAGATCGTCTTCAAAGATGACGGTACTACACGTGATGATAATCTGTTCAAGTTCTGGTTCGTCGACTCGAACTTCCAGACGCACTATGACGAATACGAGATTCTCGTAGTGCCGCCTTTCGACGACGTCGATTACTTCTTCCGTACTGGTCAAGAAGTCAAGCTTGCTCTGGAATCGATCACTGTACCTGAAGTGATTACCAAAGCACAACTGGCCAAGAACGGTGTACCTGAAACAGTCATCCGTATCGACTCCTTCGACTACCACGATCAACAGAACGCACAGAACGTTGTACCGAGTCTGTGGTGCGTTTTGATCTATGGTAACGCAGGTAACAACATCGACTCCATCAAGGATGCGTTGGTGAATTGGGTACTGGCACACAGTACGCATACGCGTGACGAATGGGTCAAGATTCTTCCTGACCTTTTCCGTCGCACTGAATTCATTCTGGTGCCTCGCTGGGACTTGTACTCGATCGAAGATCGCGCATCGCAGACCGGTGTTCACGATCCGCAAGCTCCCCTGTCCGAATCGTTGCAGGTTCTTAAGACCTATGCAACGAACGTCTCCGATCAGGCTCATATTAATGAGCACGGGTATGCCATGGGTTTCCCCTATAAATCCATGCATATTCTGACCGTAGGCGGCACGGAGAATAAGGATAACAAGTTCGAGTTACGGGACTACTATCCTGATCTGATTAACGTCTCTTCGACTTCGCCTGACTTTGCTCGTATGAGTCAGCCGACCCAGAACTTTGCATTGAAGTTAATGCAGATGGTGCTGGACGCAGAATGGATGGGGATCTATGATTCTCCGACGACGGGTTACTCCAAAGTCATTCGTAATAACCTGCTGTTTGTGGTACTGTCTGTTGATAACATCCAGTATCTGGTGGCAGCTAAGTCTAACTTCACATCGTAAGAGGTAAGACATGGCTAACTACGTAGTACCTGGATTAGGCGTAGAAGGCGTCTTTAAAGTCAGTAACGAATTCAGTGTAGATCTGATAGTAGGAGCAAGTTACAAGCTCATCGCTATTCGGTATCTGTCTGACTTAGTAGCTAGCGGTCAGAATCCATTCCAAGACATTTACGAACCCAAAGGTATCAGCAACGCTAAGTACGTTACTGACACAAATGACAACGTATGCATTCTGTCTCTTCAGGATGCGTCTGGTAATGTGGTTTACATTCCCAACAGTTACGTGTTGGGTTATCCCGATCAAGGTGGGGTTCCTTACCGCATCGGGATGATCGCTGTTCGTTTAGGCGCCATTCCTGACACACTGCCATTAGATCTCTTAATGGATCAGATCAAAGACTTCGTCATGAGTAAGGTTGGTATTGAAGCACAGGTTAAGGAAGTATTCGTTTCTACTCCGACTTCTGTTTCTCAAGAAGACCATGCTAACTTCGAAGCCACCCGTCTAGCGCGTGTGACTGACAACACGACTGACACAACGAAGTATTTGACTGAGAAAGCAAGAGCAGACGCTCTGCAGACTAAGGTCAATGTCTTAGAAGCAGCATTGATAGCTAAAGGCTAACGTCATAAAGCCCCACTGCCTAGGCAGTGGGGTCTATGACCTTACTTTACTACTTAACGGCCAGAGATCATCGCCAGCTGGGTCATCAGCGTGATATAGACTTCATCGAACGGTACTGCATTGTTCTGGACATTCAGCCGAACAACTTGGGCGAGTTCAGCTTGAGTACGGAACAGAATGATGACGTAGATATCTGCGGACAACTTCAACAGGAACTGATAGTCGCCAGTATCCTGATCCTTGTAGAACCCATCAGGCCATTCATTGTTGATCTGACGATAATGCGTAATCAGATCTTCATTGTGGACACGGAAGGTCGAGCCACTGCGTACACTGGAAGGACGAACCTTACCAACGTATTGGTTGCAGATCTCACCCGAGAAGGTCAGAGACAATTCTTTCAGGATGTCAGGACGAGTGATGTCATAGAGAGGATTAGTGAATGTCGAAATAGGCTTGGGTGCCTCTTCTTTTTCCACGACTGGTTCAGCAGGCTGAACAGCACTTTGAACTTTACCCTTACGTTCTTGGATACGGGCTTCGATAGCCTTACGGAAATCATCACCCCTACCACTACCCAGGAACGTTGTCAGGACGTCAAGCGCCTTGTCAACAGCATCATCTCCAACTACCGAACTACCGAGATCTGGTGTGACGACTTCTGCTACTTCTGCAGAATCCAGCTTCTCTGGTTCAGGTGCATCACCCAACTCTTCAATCGGACCACGGGTACCTTCATTGATCCCACGATACTCCATGGTGTAAGTATAAAGATCAGCCAGGTTGACAGCAGCCTCAGCCAGATCACCCATGGTATCCATCTCAATCATGTTCTGGGACATCATCTCCAAATACTTCATTGAGTCTGAAGGCTTGAACAGATATTGCAGCATTTGAGACATCAAGGACAGTTCACCGTGTCCTTCTTGAGCTACAATGTACTTGAAGATCTCTTGACGCAGTGCGTCATTGACGTGCGCCAGATTCTGCAGTTGACGCCATGCAGTATCGAGTGCAGTTTGCCGAACGCCACTGATGCGAGGAGCGAGTTGACCCAGCAAGATGAGGGTGATCCACTTAGTCAGGTTATGTACCAACCTTGCGTCATCGTGGTATTTCAATTCAGTATTAATACGCTGAATGATCTTCACGAATTCACTCGCTTGTTGATAGAACTGAGCTACATGGGGGTGATCGATATCGGCTGTGGGTGATACACCGTGCGCTTCAGGTACAAAGATGTCGCGTCGGATATTGGGGAACTTCTCGATCAGAGAAAGATAAACCCTCTCGATCCGTTCTTCCAGATTGGCGCGATCAGTCACCTTCTTCTCGCTGTAGATTTGTTTGATGTAGAAATCAGACAAAACATACAACCAAGAAACTGACTCCATCACCAGATGGATCTCATGGATGTGTTCCCATGGCTTATTGAGCATGAGGTTGAACTCACGCGCATAACGAGGACCGAAGAAATTGCGAACAACTCTCGACAGCCATCCGTGACCATCCTTGACCATTTCTGTGAACGTGCTACCGACCGTCTCGGACTTAAGCAGGATGTTCTCAGTTGCTTCAGCAGCGATCCGGAATTCAGCTGGTGCATTGTCCGGATAATTGATACTACCACCTTGCAGCCAAGCACGGCCGACAATGTATGCCACAATACCTTCATTGATATTGGGCGGCAGTTGAGGACGACTGGCGTTAATGGTGCGCGAAAGACTATCGGCAGACGAGGTCAGGATGTACAGCAACTTACCAATGTCGATATAACTCCGTGCCAAGATCGGAATGTTGTCAACCCCATTCTTAGCGTACAGGCTATGACCACCGACCCATTCATTGATCTTCTGTATGAATGTCAGAAACTCAGCAGCATGGAACTTATCCATCCGCAACATCACTGAATTGGCATTCTCACCCCTTACGAAGCGATTCAGGAATGTACCCAGAGGCACCATCAGGCGATTGTGCAGAGACTCCGGCAGTGCATTCGGATCACCCTTCTTCAGAGGATCGTTCTGTGGCTTGTATTCCGGAATCGGATTGGCAGCTGCGTCACTGGGAATATACCCACGTGCAGCTTTGTAAAGTTGCTTTTGATTCACACCGGGTTGTTCAGCAACCGTCGGACGTCCTTTAGCAAGGATCTCCTCGTTGTAACCAGCCAGAGGAACAGTCACAGTCGGTTCACTGGTGATACGGTTACGCTCATCCAGTTGTTCCTGAGTGTATTCGGTGGGTTTCTTCACAGGTAGTGAAGAGTCGATGATATCACATGCCAGAGTCGGCATCAGCTTCTCTTCAGCAGGGGTATTGATGTTGTCGGCATATTGCTGAAACAACGTCAGTGCTTCATTGATCTGACGCTGCATGGTACCCATGGTTTCACCCAGTTTACGCAGCGATACGATAAACTCTGGTTCTTTATGTTCACTGGCCATTTATACATTCCTTTGCAAAGGTTATAAAAGCCAGCAGGGAGCCACCCCTGCTGGTACATCACTCAAAGACTACGTGTTCGTTGTACTTCTCAGGTACGGTTATGTTACCTGCATGTAAGACACAGATCTGTGCATGCGGTAATGTGCCGTAACTGGCTGAGTAGTGTGAGATCATGAACAACTGACTGAAGTTGTGATGCTCAATCAATCGACCAATTGCCTTACCCGCTTCAATGCGATGGACTTCATCAAAGCCAGTACCAAACTCATCCAAGATCAACGGGAAGTTTTCTTGCTTTAAGCAATGTTGAGCTACGATCTTAAAAGCTAAGTCAATGACTTGCACAATCCCTGTACTACCTAAGGATACATCGTCCACCACGTTATCACGACGGTTAACAGACATAGGGAATTTGAAGTCTAACTCTGCTTCCCCTTGTTCATTAGGTTGGCAGGTATGAATGACTAATGGATAAGACCAAATCTCTTTGATCAAACCATTCATCTTCTTTGTAAAATCTGCAATAAAGCCCAACAAGCCTTCAGCAATCAAACCATCCGTAGGTGACAGTTCTCGGACTAAGTTCTTGACAGCTTCGTCTTCTACCGTTAAGACTTGGATTTGGTTTTCTAAGTCTGCGATCAGTACTGCTTGCATTTCCATAGACTTCAGAGTTTCCTCTTTAGTCGACAGATTAGATTGCAGCTGACGAATACAATGGTTCAGTGTATCGCGTCGGATCATTTCAACGGTTTCAGTACGAATGTCTTCAACCTTAGTCAACTGCTGTTCAATACGCACAGCAAGTTCAGCACTCTGTGCTAACTGACGACGATACTGTTGATGTTTGGCAACCGCATTAGTCAGTTCAGCCATTTGGTTTGTTAGAGATTCAATCTTCACCTCTAAACTAGCCATTTGACTTACGACCTCAGTTAAGCTTTGGTCCCCCATCTCAATCTTAGCTGCAATTAACTTAACCACTTCGTCGATTTCACGATCAATCTTAGCTGCTTCAACTTCGGCCTTGATGGTGTTATCAAGATGATACAGTTCATTGACGCCAGTGCGTGGGTAGTGGGTGATGGTTTGTTTATCTGACAAGTAATCCCAGAATGGCCTTAACACTGGTGTACTGTTGACAACCTGCATGTACTGTCGATAGAGTGCTGAATAAGCTTGCCACTCTTCCAAGTCTTTCTCTACCTGCTTTAACTGCTTTTCGTTGTCAGCGTATTTAACAATCAGATCTTCGATCTTCTTAACCAGTTCTTGGTAACGATTCTCATCGTAGCCATCGGACCAAGTGTGAGAGCACTTAGGACATGTCAGATGTTTGTTATTACGGTGAGACTCCATGTGCTCCTTTTGTGAAGTTGCACGATTGGATTCTAACTGTAATTGACGACTTGCCTCTTTCAGATCAGCATGTCGTTTAACCATCTCATCACGTCCTGCTCCTGTGAACTGACGATTGTCATTGATGGGAATGTTCTCAAAGACTTCTTTTAAAACTGGTTCAATAGCCGTGTACGATGAACTAGCAGCTAAAGGATCAGTGAAGACGAACTTCAGTTTAGAGCTATTGCGCGTAGCATCCCGTGCGGTACGCAATACCTCCAACTTCATTTCTAAGACTTCCTTACCTTCAGTACCAGTCTTCTCCAGAATATCGCGTGCTTCTTTCAGTTTGTTATTCTGAAGGAATGCCTCGTTCTGAAGTGCCGTACAAACCGCGATCTCTTGATTGAAGCGCTGGATAGCTTCATCAACTTCAGAAATGCTGTTGTAATGCACAGGACGCAATACACCCCAGTCATCTCTCATGGGTTGCATCAATGCGTTGGTGCCATAAGGTGCTTCGAACTTCAACGTAAACAACCGTTGACTCATCTGGTTTAGTTCATTGACGGCATATTGCAGATCGCGTTCGCAATCCACAATCGGTTTGGTAATGGGAGAGCGATTCTCCAGTAGCAAGGTCAATGCATCATGGAGTTCAGCAACTTCTTTCTTTAACTGTGCACGGTCTTCAGGCTTTAATTGCTTATTGACTTCAGACACCAGTCGTTCACGAGTACGCTTTAAGGAACCGTACACCACATTAGCACGTCCTTTAAGCTTACCGTACAAACTAAGTGCAAAGTCAAAGTTAGCATCTGCCATCCGTGTAAACCACTGACGGCGATCCGTTGCTGACATGTCTGTGAACTTCAGTTTAGACAAAGAAAGCAGATGTGTATCAGGAGTGATGTAAAACTCTTGATATGCCAGCTTGGTCTGTACAGGTGCAGTACCGCCTGGATTCAATTCAACACCATTCTTCACAAAGCTGTGACGCATGGAGTCTCCATCTTTCATACTGGAGAACTGATACTGGTTATTGTTATGTTCAGCAACAACAACCTTACCACCACCATCTAGGTAGTGTTTCTTATTCGATGGCAATGGTGTGAGTTCCGCTACAATCGAAGATTTACCGCTGCCGTTGGTGCCCAGAATGATCTGAGTGGTATTATCGAACCGAATAAAGATCCGTGTGTTAGCATCCAACTGAATGCGCTTATACTTCGTTAAGCTAATGGACAAATAACGCATGGGCAATTCCCTCTTGTTTAACATCTAATTGACGAGGTTAGTCAATTTTTTCAATAGTGAGTCTGTGATGGCTGATGAATCGGCAACCAAATCTAAGCTTGTGATGTATTCGATGGGTATCGTGGCTGCCAACAAGCCTACTAACAGTACCATCATTGAAGTCTCGCCGTTTGAAGATCTATCGATGTTGTCAGGACAGCTGACCGATAGCATGGATCAGAAAGTTACTGAAGGTACCGATGGTCAAGGTGTGCCTTATCAGACGCAAGCAAACACCGCTAACACCATCAAAGCGAAATGGATGGGTCTGGGTAGCCCTAACCAGATGACAGCCCCTGACGTGCGTCGTGGTGAGATTGTGGTGCTATATCGGTACGCTGATGAAGATGCCGATAAAGGTTACTTCTGGGTAACCTATAAACAAGATCTTAACTTACGCCGTTTAGAGACAGTTGTCTATGCGTGGAGTGGTCAACCAGATGATGCTGTTGAATTAACAGCTGATAACATGGCTGATAACATGTACTTCTTAGAAGTCTCTACTCATAAGGGACACCTCTATTTACATACATCCAAAGCGAATGGTGAATTTACCACGCATGATCTCGTATTAGACACCATGAATGGTCGGCTGGTGTATGAGGATGGTGTAGGTAATCAGCACATGATCGACTCTAGGAACAACCGTATCTACATGGCCAATGCAGATGGTAGTACGTTTGATATGGACCGTAAGAACCTGTTAATTAATATCCCTGAGAATATCGTTATCAATAGCAAGACTTACAAACTTGTAGCGACCGACTCTATCACTTGGGAGACCAAAAACAGCAGCCTGACGTCTACAACCAACTCCATTAAGTCGACAACGACCCATACCGGTAACTTCACCGAGAATGGCGCGCTGCAGTTGAATGGTGACATGCGTGCCGATCCTGGCTCAGGTGGTGGTTCTGGTGGTAGCGGTAGCATTGTCATGGCGGGTGACTTCCGGTTACTCAATGGTAGCATCACCGTGGCTCAAGGTGGTATCAGTGCTCCGCAGGGAACGATCCATGGTAAGTCAGTGACTTGGGATAACTGAGGACATAAGCGCCACGTCCCTAGGGACGTGGCTTTATGCCTTTACATGTCCTTACCCATGACCTGGAAGAAAGCCCGAGATTGGTTTACCGGATCATTGGCACGCCGCTGATCCGACACCACCGGTAAGTCTTTCATCTTCGTGGTGCGATACGCACGGTTATGACGCAAGGTGTTCTGAGTCGTCAGACTAAAGAGACCATCATCCGGATGAGGCCAGTAATTTGCCAGCTTACCCAAATCAGTGATCATCGGGTAAATGGGATTGACTGCTGAAACGAAATGACCAGGAATCTTGGTACCACGGATGAATTGCTTCTCGTAGAAGAACTCAGGGGTGTCTAATACCACCACAAAGGTTTGAGACAGCTTCATCATGGCCAGCATAGCTGCATCACTTAATAGTTCGTCCATTTCCACAGCGGACTCACTGCGTGGAGGAACAAACAAATCAAGAGACGATAAATCAATCAGATCCTTAGACTGGAAGTACCGGTCAACAATCGGATAACGATCGAAGTTAAGATACCAGCAGGTATCATTCCACTGGCGCATGAAGTTCTTATCGTTGATGTGTAAGTAACCACCAATGCAAATAAAGACTTGTTTGCCAGTGAAGTCCTCTTTCAGATCTAAATACATCTGGTGACAGTATTGCTGGTCATCCGTCAGTTTAAAGATCATGTCATCCGTAATCGGGATCAGACGAATCTTACCTACGTTCTTAAACGAGGTCATCCCAATCATGTTACGACCCGCCTTATTGATGGAGCGCATACCGTCTTTGACATACACACCACTGTTGTTACCATCACTGTAGTGATACATTCCGTTGATGGAAACTAAGCAGTAGTCGTAAAAGTCTGAATACGTCAATCCCGTCTTTGTCAGATGTAGGTGATGCTTCTCTGAGACAGGTAAAGGCGAGTCAGGGGCTGCTGTGTCGTGGATGGGTTGAACCGAATAACCTGCCTTCCATACATCAGCATAGCGTACATACTGAGGATTGATCTCTGGAATTGTATCCTGAGTAGGTAACGCTAAATTACCCAGTGACGCCAAGTACTCATTGAACGTCTGGGTATTAAAACGGTTGGTACCAATCAAAAGCATCAGGTCCAATGCGACTTGATGATCAATGAATGGGTTGGACAGGGTAGCCCAAAGGTACTTGTAAGTACTGTAGAGTGTTTTCATCGGAACATCACCGATTTCTACACTCGCCCAACGGCTACCGTCGAGGTTCTTGCCAATGGCTTTTACTAACTGATACATGAGGGTATCCGTCCTTTAAATTTGTAAAATAGTATAGTCTAACGACTTCCGTCTATACCATTAAGTTCTTTAAACCCCTGTAGGGAGCATTTCGAATGGCTACCACATCCAGTGAATTCGATTACCCGGAAGATGCTACTGGCGTTAACCCGGTTAATAAAATCACAGGCGAAATTGGCGTGGTGACGCCAGTCAATTATCGCGACTATAATCTCGTAATTCCGCGTTATGCTCCTTTCTACGCGGAGAGCTTGACCATTACCTTCCGTGACACTTCTGGTGTTATCGTTCCCCTGACTGAAGGTGTCGACTATTACCTCGGCTACTGGTACATTGGCGCATCGCGCGGTGTAGCTAAACCGGTGTATGGTTCTATTCAATTCCTGAATACCGAACTGTCGGGTACTCTGACGCTGGGCTATCAGACGCTTGGTGGTCGCTGGACTCTGTCAGAAGCAGATATTGCTGAGATCTTATCGGATCGTCTGGAAAACCCACGTATCACGAGTTGGGAACAAGTCACTGGTGTTCCGCTGGTATTCCCGGTGATTGACCACGTTTGGGATCTGATCGATCAAGTTGGCCTGAAAGACGTCACTGCTAAACTGGGTGATATCGCAGATCAACTGCGCCAACAAGGTTCTGGTGGTTTAGCTGACCACATCGCTGACAAGAGTAACCCCCACAATGTGACCAAAGCACAAGTGGGTCTGGGTAACGTGCAGAACAACCCCATGGCAACGCAAGCTGCTGCTGAGGCTGGTCTGTCCAACGATTACATGATGTCTCCGTTGTCGACGATGCAGGCGATGTTGAAGAACATCATCACACCGTTCAATACCCACGCTGCTGCGCGTAATCCACATGGTACTACGGCTGCTGATGTCGGTACTTATAGCCAGGCTCAGCTTGATAACTTGCTGGGACAGAAGTTGTCAGCCGATGCAGTGGCTTATGACTCGGTGCGTCTGCAAGGCATGACCTACGCTACACTGCGAGACGCCATCTTGCAAGGTACTGCTCAGAATTCTGTCAACTTCAACGGTTACTCGTTTGACGATTACGCCGCCTACGTACTGCAAGGTACTGCTGCAAACAGTCAGAAGTTTAACGGTCAGACCATGACTGAGTTCTTGGCATCTCTGGACTCTCGTTTCGGTGGTGCTGCCAACGCAGGTGTGTCTAAGAACTATTCGTTCTCAGGTGGCGGTGATGGCTCTGGTAATATCTGGCATTTACTGGGTACTGCTCGTTTAGCTGACCCGTCGTTGAGTTACGTCCCTGTAACTGATCTGGTGTGGATTGTCTCTGGTCTCTGTGATGCAGATAATGCAAACAGCGCATCGTACTACGTGCGCATCGCTTTACGTGCTGCTCATGATGCTGCTAATGCAGCCACGTTTGCAGTAGCGACCTCCTTAGATCCTGTTGCTGCCCGTGACCAAATCGGTTGGGTGGTATCGGCTGATGGTAAAACTGTTAGCGTGTACGTCAAGACTCGCAATGCAGCTAATTACATCACTGTCAACGAGATCAATAAGGGTGTGTCCGCACTGGCTGATGATAACGTGACTGCACAGACTGTTGAACCGGCTGGTATCACCTACATCAATCCGATGTCGTTTGTGACTTCTACCCAGTTTGTCCAGATGATGACTTCGATGCAAACTGCATTTGATAATCTGACTACTGCATTGACCACCTGATGTAACCTTCCAAAGACCCAGTGACAATGTAGCATCTGTCACTGGGTTTTCTCCGGAGTATTTTAAACATGATGCCATTATTGACTCGTTACCCATTTGATCCAACGGGTAAAAGCCTCAATAATCTCGTCATCAATGATCTTTACACCCTGGTCTACAAATCGAAGCGTTCCATTGCTATTCGCCATGGCTGTTTCTATAGTAAATCAGTAAAGGTTGTGGATGCCGCGACCAATGAGGAATTAAAACGTGGTGTGCATTACTCCTTCACGTGTTTGAATGCATCAGCTGTTAAGCGCACTGGTATGGAAGTCCATGGGATGATTGTCATCACTGAGCCGACTGTATCAGATCGCGTACTGGTGACGTATCAGACCGTAGGTGGTGATGAATATAGTTCTCAGATCAATGCAATTGAGCAATTGATTGCATCGACCTCGTTAGATGCCCGTCAGGTTTACTGGCCGAACATCAAGGACTTACCCACAGAATTCGAACCGACCAAACACACGCACGATATCGGTGACATCTATAACTTCAATGAAGCTGTCTATCGCACGGACCGTATCCGTCAAGCGATTGAGATCAAAGCAACATTAGAGTTGGATGACATTTATCGTAAGGCGGATGAGTATGGTGCTGACATCAAGAGTCGTGCTGATGATCTGGATGCTTTAGTGACCGCACACTTAAATGACAAGTCGAACCCGCACCGAGTCACTGCCGAACAAATCAATGCATACATCCGTCAAAAGGTGGATGACCTTCTGAATTCGATGCATGCAGACCTTGATCAGTTGATGATCAATGCACAGAACCGAGTGAATACGCACATCAATGCGGTCAATCCTCACAACGACACTGCAGCTAACATCGGTTCGATGACAGCTGCACAGATGGAAGCTGCTATTCAAGCTGCAGTTGCTGCTAACCCAAGTGGTGCTGATGGTCAGTATGAATATCGCTACGGGGACTATACCACGGCATGGGGTGAAACTAACCCGTTTGCTGTGGCTTGCTTCTACTCGGTGACATCTATGTCGACCAGTGACCGTGGTACGGCGCAGCGCATTTACGTTAATGGTACTTTGATCACCGATGCACAGACTCTGGTTTATCGAGATCCAAAACGTACGCAAGGTGCAGTGTGGGTTCCGGCAGGTGGATCGATTTACGTGGATTGTAACGCTAATGGACAAGCATGTCGTCCTCTGGTTTACCGTTTCAGCCCCAAGTCTTCTTAACGAGGTAGCCAATGAGTTATACGTACGCGTTGGACACCACAGGGGTGAATCCAACTAATCTGATTCGCAATGAATCACATGTGTTAGCTGATGGTCCGATGCGCCTGTTCGCGCCGAACTTCGGTTCTTTCTTTACTGAGTCGATGAAGTTAATCGATCTGGGTAATAACAACCGTGAGCTGGTGAAGGGTGTTGATTATTATCCGTCTGATGTGGCAGAACTTCCCTCTGGTTTGTATAACAAGGAAATCTGCAACATCGTAGTGATCAAGAACCCTGCTGTGACCAAAGACGTGATGTTGACGTACCAAGTATTAGGTGACTTCTACGAAGTGCCTGAATCTCAAGTCGTCACCCAAATGCAAAACATCGCAGCTGCTGGTCAGCATGACTGGAAATGGGGACCTCTCTTAACACCAGTTAAAGCATCGCAGTATCCTCCAACTCACTATATGGCTCGTAATGACAACCGTATTGGTTTCGAATATCAGGAGCATGCCATTGCACGGATTCGTCAGATCTTGATTAACGGTTTCCCTGAAGCCCAAGTCGATCTGTACGCGTATATCGATGCCATGTTCAGTGTCTTAGGTGCTCAGCAAAACGGCACCGAAAGTCGACTGACCAACCACATTGATAACGACCAGAATCCTCACTCGGTTACTCCGGATCAGTTAAATGTCTACACCAAGACAGAATTGAACCAATTCCGTGACCAGTTGTACAACGAGTTCAATAACCGTGCATTAGTAATTGAGGCCAATCTAGCAGCTCACGTTGCACGCAGAGATAACCCTCACGGAATTACCGCTGCGATGTTGCAGATGTGGACCAAAGAACAACTGGACGCACGCTTGCAACAGCTTGTTAGTCAAACTCCGACTGGTGAGAATGGGTATTGGCAGCTGTTAGTCAATTCCTATACTGGTGGTTGGTCGCATTACAATGACTTTAACCAAGCCGTTTTCTACTCGTTTACCAACTCCAATGGTGCTGGTCGTGTGGGTAACCAGATGTATGTGAATGGCGTTTTGATCGCCGACGCCACGAATCAACACACCAACTGGATTAAATCCGTACAGACTTACATCATGGTCCCTGGTCGTGGAACGATTACGATCTATACCGGTACTCCATCTGGTGGTTCTGGTACCATCTATGGCCTGCGGTTTGTACCGACAGCTTAACGAGGATCTTCATGGCTGACTTCAGAAAACCACTCGATCGTACTGGTAAAGCCTCCAGTAATAAGATCGTAGGCGAGGCACAGACATTGGTCAATCGTCAAGTACGGACCGCTGTGCCTGACTTTGGGGCTTTCTTCACAGAGTCGTTGAAGATCACTGATGCTGCAACTGGATACGTTCTCCAGAAGGGAGTAGATTACTCCCCAGCAGATCTCTATCCCATTCCTACGCGGGAGTATGGTAAGGAGATCTGTGCATCCATTGTGATCTACAACACGACAGTGTCGAACAACATCATCTTAGACTACCAAGCCTTAGGTGGTGGTTACAGTAACAACCGCAAGAACATCTTCGCAGCTTTAGATGCGATGGACTTAGATGACCGTCCAGTGAAGTACGAAGATTTAGTTGCACGTCCTTGGTTCTTGAACCCTGGACCTCACCAGCATGATACTGATGACACGTACGGTTGGGAATACATCACTCGTCAGCTTGACGGGGTGATGGCGGGTATGGCTCAGGGTCGTCAAGCAACTTACGACAAGATCCGTGCCGACTTGGATCGAGAGTATCAGTCTCAGTTAGATCATAACGCCGCGTTGAAGCTCTTACTCCAACAACACGTTTCCGATTTTAACAATCCTCACCAACTGTATGCAGGTCAGATTAACGTCTACACCAAACAGGAAACAGACGCCATTCTGTCAGCGCTTTACACCGAGTTCACCAATCGGGGTAATAGCATCATCAGCACCATGCTCGCGCACGATAGCAACAAGAGCAACCCACACGGAGTTACACCTGGCCAGATCAATGCTTACACGACTGCTGAATTCCAAGCGAAGTTAGCAGACGCTATTAAGCGTTTATCTGCTGGTTCAGATGGACAGTGGGTTTACTTGTTCAGCGGAACACCAGGTAGACCAGATCCAACGGTCCCTGATAACCCTACACCTCGTTCATCGTGGAGTTGGACTAACCCCTACAGTAAAGCTGTGGTGGTTTCTAACACCATGGCAGGTCAAGGTAATCAAGGCGTCTGTCAAGAAGCGTATGTCAATGGATCTTTGATCAGTTTGGCATATAACACCCAAAGTTCGGATTCTGATAACAAGTCCATTCAGGGTCTTTATAAGGTGCCAGCGGGTGGATCGATTACGATCTACTCTAACATGTGGCAGTCCTATGACTTCGGTGACGGTGGATATAATTCTGAAACATGTCCACCTGGGCGTTTCTTGACATATGCATGGGTTCCTAAGGGCGCGTAATCTTCATTAAGGAAAACCATGTCAGCACAATTAGCAGAAGTATCAGACAGCAACATGGTAACTCTGCATCTCTACAGGATCCTGAATGAGAAAGAGGGAATCGGTATTTATACTGAATCCATCACTCAGTCTCGACTGGCGGAGTTACCTAAGTATTACTCGACCTTTGCACCTCCCTTGGAACGTGCTAGTTTGGGTGATATCTATTTCGATGGTCGTGGTTGGACTTCTGGCCCTAAGCTGGAATCGATCACACCTGAGATGATTGCTAGTGCATTGCATCTGAAATACGCACGGCTGCATCAGGAAGAAGTAGATCGTCTGAATGAAACCAATAAGATCTTCAATCCATTCGATCAAGAAGTATTCGAATTCACCTATCAGCAAGCAGTTCAGGCGCAGCAGGGTAAAGTTCTTCCCTTCCGACTGATGCTGGCATGTGAACAAAAGCCGAATGCAACTGCCGAGGATGCTAACGCATTGTCAGATGAGTTAGTAGAAGATCGTATCCGGCAAGTCATCGCCAAATATCGGTACATGCAGTTACGTAAAGCTGCCATCATTGGTAAATATCGTTTTGCACTTTCGACGATTCCCAAGGTAGCTACTACGGTATCGATTGTGAGAGAGATGTTGCACGGACACGGCGGCTGACGTCATAGACCCCACTGCCTAGGCAGTGGGGCTTTATGACCTTAACTTTTCAGTTAGTCTTGACCGAGAGCTTGCTTCAGATCGTCAGTGAACTGTTGCTGACGTCCCTTAGGAGCTTCAGCGGTAGGTTCAGTAACTTCTTCAGGTTGAGTCTCAGGTTGTGCTTCATCTTCCGCCGGAGGAGTAGCTTCTTCCGGAGGTTCACCAACAGGTGGTTCTTCTGCATCAGGTGCATTCTCTTCAGCAGGAGGTTCACCAGCGGTGGGTTCCTCAGTAGTTTCCTTAGCAGCCGGATCTACTTCAACATCATTGACACCTTCCGGTGCGGCACCAGTACCATTGCTGTCAGCAGGAGTACCTTCAGCAGGAGTGCCATCTTCTGCAACCTTGGACTGATCGAATGCCGGAGTCGGTTGAGTCGACAGAGGTGTAGCGCCAGGATTACGGGTTACGAAGATCGTGGAGTACAGATTGGAAACAGTCGCTTCCTCGGCTTCAGTGCGCTGACCATACGGAGCTGCGATGATGTCAGACAGATTCAGAGGCAGCGGGGGTAGTGGCATGTTCTCATTACCCTTACCGACTTCCAGATCAATCTTCACCCAGTCGTAGTACGAACCGTCTTCCTTCAGGAACAAGTCAACTTCCCATACCAGACCTTCAGGCTCAGCTTGCGGGCTTTGCAGAGGCGATGCATTGGTAGAGAGTTCTTGTGCCGCTTGTGCGGGTGCTTCACTGGGTTCACCAGTGGGTTCTGCTTCCACACCTTCAGGAGGCAATTCTTCCAGTGTCACCAGATTGGTCTGTGCGTACGTCTCAGCAAAGATGTCAGGCTTGCACGGATAGAACTCACCCTTGACGCCCTTGATGATGTAATCGCCAGGAGAAGCAATGTGCTGCACTTGCTTACCTTCACCATCTTCCAGTGTATCGATCAGCAGTTCACCATCGGTATCAGCATTGCCGTCATCTTCACTGATGACAATTTCTTCACCAGCTTTGGCATTACCCGACAAGAAAGCTTGGACTTGAGCCAGATTCTTACCCGTCCAGATGATGGCTTCCACCACCACTTCTTGCTTCTTGAAGACGCCAGGTTGTTTGGTGAAGTCGAGTTCAGGCAACCAGTGAGAAGATGCATTGATCATGTCAACTGTATCGCCTTCAGTTGCCACATTCTCTTGTTCGGCTTCAGCAGCTTCCATGCGCTTGAGTTCACCGCCTTGTTCTGCGATCTCTTTCTGATCGTCAGACTTATCGGGAGACTCCAGTGCATTGACCAGATCTTTGTGCTCAGTAACAGCATCTTTCAAAGGCATGACCCACTTGTCGCCTTCAGCATGCGCTGCATCTGTTGCTTGGTCTTCAGGAATGGGATCACCGAGATTAGCAGCATCGTGAGGAATGACTTCGCCCGTGGCAGTAGCCGGGAAGAAGTAACGATCCTTACGCATCCCGGCTGACGCCATGGATTTGATGACATCGAACATGTCTTGAGTGCAGGGAATAGGAACTTCCTTACGCTCCAGTGGATTGGATGCATCGCCTGCGGGAGTTTTACCGCAGAGGGTGTATTCATCCGGACTGCCTTCGATCATGGTCTTGCGAACACGAATGGTACCGCGTGTGGCATTGTCATTGGTCTTTGGGACTTTGACTTCCCATTGCTCTTGCTTTTCCATGTGAGAAGCGCGAGCTAACTGACCCAGATCAAGCAGACGGCCATAGATCACGTGTTCTACTTCAGGTGCGGCTACGCCAGTGGCGATCTCTTCCAAAGAGACCGTGAATTTTGTTTCCGGAGTGGGCAGTAAGAACTTCACTGGCCGTTTACCGAAAGCATTTCGGATCAGAGAGGGTTTCATGAGTTGTTAGTTCCTGAGAAGTACTTGATCAAGTCAACGCTGACATCAATCAGTTTGGAAATGATTTCATTGTTCCAGTTACCAGTGGTGATACCATGATAACAATAAGTCACCACAATCAGAAAGATGACAGTGATGCCCAGATCGGTCAACTTGTCAATGATCTTCCATTTGTGCTGTCGTTCTTCCTTTGCTGCTTCTTCTTCAGAGGTCTTATCCTTCTTACCTTCTTTATAAGCTTGCAGCAGTTCTAACTGATCTTCAATCGGGAGCTTGGTGATTTCCGTCTTCAAGTCAGCACCAGTAGATTCCGGGGTTAACTTCTTCAACGTGACATTGCAGGAGTTACGCCGGATCTCTACACGGTCGTTATATGCCTCGATGAGTTCAGACAGAACTTCATCTTTTGCCTCCAGTGGACCAAGTTCAGCGCCATCTGGTAACTTGTGGAGAACTTCAGTGGCGGTGGTCATTTACTGGGCTCCTGACTTGACTTGTTCTTGTAAATCGTTTCCTGTTCATCACTCCAGTCAGAGATGGTCTTTAACTTGTTGTTGCATTTCACAATCACAACACTCTGATTGAAACTGCGATCAGATAACAAGTCAATACGACGATGAGTTGGCAACGTCAAGAATTCGAATGGATCAGGAGGTGCTACATCCACGCAGGGTAGAGTATAGGCTTTAGGTACAGGAACGAACTGATACTTCGTCACCGTCACAATCTGGGTACCGCATCCCTGCAAACAACCAGCTAACAGGAACAGAAAGGTAAACAGAAATGCGAGTTTAAGGTTGGACTTCATTTCTGTTGTCCTTTCAATTTGACACAGGTGTCATTAGTGGGATAATTCTGGCAATACTGTCCCCAGAGTTGATCCATAGCGATTTGGCTTTTTTGGTCAATCAATGGTTGGTCAGGATTCTTATTACTCAAGGTCATCCCAGTACCATCAATCGGTGCAGTCTGCTTGGGAGGTGTGTACTGACTTTCAGCCTCACGGCGTTTCTGTTCAGTCGTGTCCTTTTGCTTGGTAGCATCTGCATCAACTTTATCTTGATCCCCAGCTAACTTCTCTGAAGACTTGTTAGTAGCCTCCGAAGACTGCTCTCCCTTTTGCTGAGCATCTTCAGCAGTATCGCCGCGTACTTTCTCTACGGCGATTGTAGCAGCATCCTTCTTGGATTCTTTTTGGAAGTACCACAAACCAAGACCGGCTAATGCTACTGCAGCAACCAGTGCTGCGATTAAGTAGTTTTTGACGTTATCAAACACTTTTCCCTCACGAGGTTATGGAACGCTCCATAAACAATAGCGAGTCCATCAGCGCCGTTGTCATCGAGCTGATCAAATGGGATCTCACCATCGTAGAACAAGTCAGGGAGGTTACGAACACATTCGATCACGTTATCCTTGTCACGTACCAAGGTATTAGCATTGACCCGTGCCTTAACGGTAGACGGAGCAATGTACGTCAATCCCATTTCAGGATTGTATTTCACTACAGCTTCTTCGATCATGGTGATGACTTTCACCAATGGACCGTAAGCAGATGGACGACGTGGATTGTAGTACGGTGTTTCAGTTGCAATCATCACTGGCTGGATCGCATTGAAGTATCCAGTTAACATGTGCTGCAGCTTGTACAAACGAGCAAACAGTTCACCCATGGTTTCTACCAGTGGGTTGTCTTTAACCATCTTATCCACACGAACTGTGCGGGATTCCGTTTTCACGATGGTCATAGTAGTCACATCGAACCACAAGACGGCTAGACCTAGCTTCATTGAGCCGGGGTCTATGCCTATCATGGGTAAGATGGGAGAACTTTCTTCTGGGATTCTTAACATGGACAATCCTTAGGAGCGTCTATAGGACGTTTAAATCCCATAGACGCTAAATTCTCCGTCCCCGTGGATAAAACGGCTCTAAGGTACCTTAAAACCGTTCTAAACAGGTTAGCTGCTGGTTAAGCTGAACAGAGGTTCCGTTGCACCCAGGTCCAGAGCGATATCCACACCTTGGTTGTTGAAGTTCATCGGATAGAACACGTTGATCATGGTGCACACTTGGGCAGCAATCAGCTCAACGAAGTTAATCGTCGAGTTACCCACTGAAGGAGACGCCACAGTCTTATCCACACCAGAGACCAGACACATTTCCGAGACGATGGCTAAGTCAGCATCGTTCCAGATGATCTGTGCTACGTTGATCAGTTCTTCAACATCAGCAGCGGTCAGTGCAATCGACACCGGAGCCGAGGCCGACAGGTAATCGCCCGAGACGATGTTCGTGCCAGTGGGAGACAGTGCTGGTGCGACCGGGTTCAGGTCGTCCGTGGTGTAGTTAAAGGCAGTGACGACTTCATCGCCACCTTCAACGACTTGGTGGTAATTGATCACCGGAACGACGTTGGTGAAGTCAATACGCTTTAAGTAGTACGCCACGTAGTTCGTACCGTTGTGATCTTCGATTCGACGCATGGCGTATTTACTACGCTCATCCACCGTCAGATCTGCTTCTGGTAAACGCAGCACGAAAGGCATGTGTTTGTACAGAGAAGCATTGCGAGTCTTGAACTGAGTCGGTCGCGGTTTGGCAATGCCATTGACCACGATCAGATCATGTCCACCGTTTCCGATACCGTAGGCTTTGATGCGGGGCATGTCATTGGTACCGGGTGCAATACCGCTTTGGATGTTCCACTTCTCGTTAAGAGTGGAGTTTTGTTTCATGACGAAACGTGCACCGATCCATTGAACTGTCTGCAAATAAGCACTGCCGATAGTCCGAGTAATATTCTCCATGAAAACATCCTAAAAGTTAAATAAGTAGGGAGTAAATTTGAGCTTCACTCCCTACTCTAAGACAGTGATGATCAAACTCGTAATCACACTATTGAACGTGATTTACGTCACATCGGAATCCAGTTAATACCGTTCAGAACGTTGTTGGCAATTGCTTCTGCCAAGTTCCTCTTCTGCGGGACAGAGTAGAACCAGAAGTTCCCATTGCGATCTTTGAATCGTTGACTATCGGCAATAGGTAAGTCCAGATATTCTTTAATCCCCGGTACTGGAATGATGTCACGATCATTCAGCGTTAATGGAGGACCTGCGTAGCGAGCACGAATACGTGCAGATTCCACACGAATGCGTTTAACGGTAACAGGGCGATCTCCCATTGCACGTACTGGGATATCGACTTTTAAATGATGATGCTGAGTCGATTGGAAATCACTATCTACATTAGGCCAGTTCAAGCCGGTCCAGATGTGATGTTTTAAAACACTGCGTTCGTGATTGACATTAGCAACAATGACTTCAGCTTGAATCAGCTCCGCACCCTTCCCGGTCATGTTATCGGGTCGAATGACAGGTAAGTCAATAGGACGCAAGTCACTATCGTTAATCAGCGACATGAACTGCACGGAATAACTAGAGAGCTTAGTCATCATGCTGACCATTGCCTTCTGGAGATTACGTACCGAATTCGTTGTCACCAGGTTTGCACCTGTTGCAGCTTTAACGATGTTGACGTAGACCTGACCTAACTGATCTTGGGTGAAGTCAGAGATGTTGATGTTGTGGTCTTTGAACCATTGATCGTAAGTGGTGTTATCAGGCTCGACTCGGCAAACCGTATCTGAATAGATACGAGACACCAAGTTATGCATGTAACCGCGATCCATGAAAGTCTCTTGATACGCAATTAATCGACGTTGCTGATTAGCTGCGACGAACACTTCTTTACAAGTATTCCAAAAGTCTTCTGTGGAGATGATCTGCCCAATGACAGGCTGGTTCTGAATAGCGAGGGTTGCCCAGTTACGGCTAAAGCTACTTGGTACCACAGACATCAAGTCGTCAATAGACGGTAACGGATCACGTTGTACCCGCCATGCTACCAGAAGAGGAACGTAGTCCGGCTTAAATCCAATCGATGCGCAGAACGAATACCACATGAAGGTAAACGCATCTTTAGCAATCAACTGAATCGGATCTCCAGTAACAGGATCATCAAAGGAGATGTAAGCACGATACTTACCAGAACTGGCCCACAGTAACCAATGGTTCAACAAGATGTCTTCCATGGTGTACGGTGTCGAGTTGGTATAGTCCACCATTGCGGACTCCAACGCCTTAGTCAGTTCTACGTTCGACGGTGCATTGATCAGTTCTTCATTAATCGATTCTAACGCATCAGCCTGATACTCGATGTTATCGCGAGCAAGTAACTGCTCTTTGGATAGCATGGTATCTAAGTCAATGGTTTCAGGCACAGCAGCTGTTGTCTGGATATTCAGCGCCTTCATTCTGAAGGTTGGGGTCGGATAGAAACTATCCGGCTGATTACTGACATCATGCTTCATCGTGTATTCTGCAATTGGCAGATTACGCTGTGTCATTGTATGCTCGACTAACGTGTCGAAGATCTCACTCTTGCCGCTGTTGCGTTCAAGATAGGCGATGTTGCGGTAGAAGTATAACTTCTGATTCAGCGTCATGTTTCCCATGTACGAATCTAGTCCGCCATGGGATGCCAAATACTGCTGAATATGGAAGCTGTGAGCTTCGATGGTCTTGCATGCTTCTAAACGGAAGTTGAAGATGGCAGGCACCATGTGCTGGTACATCATGCCTAACAGCACGGGTAAATACAACTCGTCTACGTAAGCGTAGTTCGGGTTGATATTAATAGCATGCCAGTTATAAATCCATTTTTGCAGTTTATCTATGAGGCTACGCTCTTGATCTTCCACAGAGCCAGGCGCATAGGAGAGGATTTTACCATTGTCACCGGCAATGGCTTCACTCATGTCTGCCGGGAACAGAATGCCTTTGATTAGGCGTTCTTGTTTCGGATAGAGCGTGACCAATTCACTATAGCCACGCGTACCGTAAGCATAACCACGGGCAGTAGCTCGGTGAATTACCAAGTTCTCAATGGTAAAGTCAATCTCTTCGAGAGTATCCATGGACTTGACCCGCATCATTGTATCCGATGCATGGTACCTGCCACAGATATTCAAATAGTATTTCCACGTCGTTGGATCTGTCTCATCCACTGCATAACCATGCGCGGCTACCCATTTGTTATTGAGTGCTGCGGTTTCAGTGGATTTTACGACGATAGTCGACGCTAACTGAAATACTAACTCTCGATAGATGTCAAAGTAGTTAGACACTGACATATCAAAACACCTTTCGTATAACCCAGACTGATGAGGTTAAGTAATGAGAAGAAGTCCCGGCGTCAAGAAGACGATCGCAGCTCGAAGCGGAGGGGAGACCTTCCCAGCTTTGAACATTGCGCGCCGCCAACCTGAGATTGCCGCAACGGTAAGTAAGTTGATTCCTGGTCGAATGCCACCACGCTACGATCAAAAGGGCAATCAGGAAGTGCTGCCACCAGATATCAATGCTTTCCGAAGCATCGGTAATCAGAAAACACAAGACATCATCGACTCGAAGTTGACGATGCAGATGCTACCCGACATCGATGTCGCGTCGCAGATCCTGATCAGCATGGTACTTTCTCCAAAGGATATGACCACTCTGGAAATTAATTACCAGATTGGTGAGGACCTGCTTCCTTCGGATGTTGGTTCGCTGATCATCGGAGAATTATCGGAGTACTTCGACCAGACCTATAAAATAAAAGACAAGCTGCCACGCCAGTTAAAGGACATTCTGTTCCGCACTGGTAGTTATCCGGTTGCTGTCTTACCTGAAAATACCATCGATGCCATTATCAATGGTACTCGTACACTCAGTACCGAAAGCATTTCTGAATTCATTGACAGTAAGTCTCAATACCTGACTCAAAAGAACATTTTGGGTCCAGTGTTAAAGAGTAAGCCTACTGCCGATAACGGACTGCGTTACACAACTGAATCGTTCACAGGTGTATCGTCTGCTCAACAACGTATTGATCACAATCTGCGTCTGGAGCAAGACTTTGACAATGGTATTGACACTCACGTCACAGTGACAGACAACATCTTTGCGATGAAGTTACCCCTGTTGTATCAACGTGCTCGTGAACAGAAAGTTCGCACGCTGATGACTGCTGGCGAGACCTACGAACCTAACGATAACTTCATTCGCTCCCCCAGTATGGAGGGCGTACAGTTAATCGAACCCAATGGGGATGCCAATAGCCCACACGGTGTGATTAAAGCCATGGCTGAAGACGCTAACGATCGTGAGATCCGTTCGCTGTTCTACAAAGGCCGTCGCTTCCAACACAACCCTGTGGTCTCTTTAAAGACACAGAATCAGTTAACCCGCTATACCGTGGGTGAGCCTCTGATTCTGCACCTGCCGTCTGAATCGGTGATCCCGGTTCACGTACCAGGACGTCCTGAAGAGAAGATTGGCATGTTCGTCATTCTCGACGCTGAAGGTTATCCGCTGTCTCAGGCATCGGCGCCTGATGAATTCCGTCGCATGCAAATGCGCATGAATTCGACAACGACCTTTGCATCATCGATGATGAATAAGGTCAAGCAACAGCAAGAAGGCTTTGACTTTGGTCAACCGCGTACCTTCGATTATTGCGCTGCAGCTTATGGCGATTACATCGAGCGTGATCTGACCGCTCGTCTGCGCAATGGCATGTATGATAACGGTGTCGCATTAGCCCGCAATACTGAAGTCTACCGCATCATGTTAGCTCGTTCTTTACAAGAGCAAAACACTCAGCTGTTATTCATCCCGATTGAATTCGCTAGCTACATGGCATTCGATTACGATGATGATGGTCTGGGTAAGTCTTTGTTAGACGATGCTCGCATTGTTAACTCCATGCGTGTGATGACTCAGATGGCTGATACCATGGCCTCTATCCGTAACTCCATCGGTCGTACTGATGTCCAAGTCAAACTGGACCCAGAAGATCCGGATCCGGGTAAGTCCAAAGAAACTATCATCCATGAAATCGCTCGTAGTCGTGTATCGTCGTTCCCTCTGGGTGCAAACAGCATTGCAGACATGGTCGATGGTATCATGCGCGCCGGTATTGAGATTCACGTCACAGGTCACCCTGGGTTGCCTGATTACGATGTGACTTTCACTGAGAAGTCCACCAACTTCCCTAAGCCTGACCAAGACCTGCGCGATAACCTGCGTAAGCAGTCCATCATGGCAACTGGTGTTACTCCAGAAATGGTTGATTCGGCTTACCAGCCAGAGTTCGCTACCATCTTCACTGAGAACAACGTGATTATGGCCAAGCGTGCTACGATGATTCAAGAGATCTTCATGGCACAGGAAACTGAACTCTTAAAGCGTATCGTGGTTTCCTCTGGTAATCTGTACGGTAAGTTGTCAGCAATCCTGTTCGATAACTTCGACAACCTGAAGAAACATCTGCGTAACCGGGATGACTTGATCCAACGTGGTTTCATTCGTTCGGATCTGGTGGATTACGCTAAGGTGCGTGAACAACAGAAGGAAGGTAAGAAGATCGAATACACAGATGAGATGTTTGAGAAGTCGAAGACTAACATCATCGACAAACTCTTAAACGAGATTATCTCGTCTATGGAAGCAACTCTTCCCCGTCCGACTTCTGTTTCTCTGGACCGTCAGATGGAGTCTTATGGTAAGTACAAGACTGCTCTGGATGAAGCACTCAATGCCTTCTTCGACAGCGCAACCTTCACTGATCAAGTTGCTGGTGACTCTTCGCCACAAATTGATTCGATTAAGAATGCCTGCCGTGATTACTTCCTGCGTCAATACCTGTCTGAGAACGGCATCTTGCCTGAACTGACTCGTCTGACTGCAGCGTCTGGTAATGGCGATGATGCTGCTAAGATGTTTATCGATGAACATGCTCGTCACGTTGAGAACGTCAATAAGATCGTTCTGGACATCTTTAAGAAGACTGAGAAGTCTAAAGACAAGACCGATGAGAAGTTAGAAGAGATGGGCATCCAAGCACCTGGCGGATTCGGTGGCGGTGGCTTCGGTGGTGATGGTGGTTTCGGTGATACTGGTGGCGGCTTTGGAGACACAGGTGATGGCCTTGGCGATCCCAACTCTCCAGACGGTGGTGATTTAGGGATGAATGATCAGCCTCCGGGTGGTGATCTGGAAGATCAGAACTTAGCATTACCTTCTGAGACTCCGGAGAATAATCCTGAGGATGAGAACAACAATCCTGAGCAACCTCAGTAATTAACCAAAAAAAAAGCAAGTGTCATAAAGCCCACTCCCCGAAGGGAGTGGGCTCTTATGCCGTCAGCTTATGGCTTAGGCGACTTGCAGTTCTTCGGCTTCGACGACAGCATCATCGGAGCCAGCCGGTTCCAGTGCTTCACCAGCATCCGATTCCGGTGCATCGAAGACGGGAGTCACGGCGATGTTGGTGTTGAACAGTTCCGGATTGCCTTGCTTCATCAGGTCCAGCAGGCTGGGATTGGGGTTCTCGGGTTCACCGGTGTTGGTGGACATCACTGCAGTGTTGTGGAAACCAGCTTCTTGCAGCGAGGAAGCAACAACGTGCGAAACCGCTTCGACCACTTCGGGGTTGTCGCCGGTGACCTTGATGTCGATGTTATTGGGCATGACTATTTCCTTTTTGATTCAGAGATTGAGGGGCTACAAGGGCTACCCGAAGGTAGCCCATTTCCTTTTACAGCTGTACTACTTACTTCTCGACGATCGTCAGCTGATAGCTCTCGTTACCCAGCAGGCCACGAGTCAGCTTCAGAATCACGCCATCCTTGGTACGGATCAGGTTCTGATATACCGAGTAACCATCCACACGTTCGTCTTGGTACAGATCCTTGACGAGCTTGTACAGATGCGGATGCTCACTGGAGCGCAGTTGAGACGGGAATTCATTCGACAGTTGAATATCCAGTTCCACTGCCAGCAGATCGATCAGAGTCAGCGATTGGATGTGTGTGATGAAAGTCACTGCAACTTCATCGTCCGTATCACCCAAGAGACCAGCCGTCAGAGCCGACTTGGTTTCTTCGTTGACTTCCTGGAATGCAGCTTCGATGGTGTCGTAAGCGCCGTCTGCAAATGCATTGGCAATCACATCACCCTTGATGGCGCGCAGCTTCTCTTCCAGTTCCGGATAGTCGGTGACGAACGAGTCCATCTTCCAGCCCTTCAGCGACAGTTCGCACTTCAGGACATCGTTGATGACGCGGGTCATGTAACGATTGACCATGGCCAGCACTTCAGGATGTACCGATTCAGCGTTGTCCAGAATGACTTGACGCACTTCTGCATAAGTCTTCTTGTTGCTGATGACGTCGATGAAGGTCTGATCTTCAGCGCCCACGATGGGAGCAGATACCACCGCATAGGTACGGAAGATCTTCGGTGCGTCTTTGACACGAGCACGCAGGATAGCCGCCTTATGCCAGACGCTATCTTCGGTATGTGCAACCAGGTCCAAGCTACGGTGCACGGTGGTTTGTTGAGCGCCAGTTTCAGTCAGCTCTTGGATAACCTTGTGGTTCTTGCTATCCTGAGCTACACGTTCATTGGCATCTTCCAGCTGATCATTGACCAGGCGGGGATCCAGCAGGTTTTGTTGGAACTCACGCTTGTCATCGAAGGACGACGCGGTCACACGAGCCAGATTCGGGATGCTGTGTTCGTCGTAATCCATAGGGCGAGGCATGGCGATAACTACGCCAGTTTGAGGGTTGATCTTCAAGTACAGCTCACTCTTGGAGGGAGCGTACGCCGGGAAGTAGCGCTGTTGTTCAGAAGGCTTCCATACATAGTCGGATTCACTGGCCTTGACAATGATCCATCCGTCTTCCAGAACTTCACTCGGGTTCTGTTGATCCACTGTGCGATTCTCCTTCATGTTGTTGACACCATCGTTAAAGATGTCGCTAGATCCGACAGCGCCAGCCAGGTGACTAGAGGGGTTCGGATGTTGAGGGGGTCGTTGTGCCTGTTGCTGCTGCTGTTGATGGTCAGGCATGGAACCATCAGTATAACGACTGCCAACTGCAGTACCACCGGACTGAATCGCGCCGGGGGGTTGCTGAGCTTGGCGATATTGCGAAATGCTGCTTTGCGCAGGACGACCGCCATAAGCGACAGTCTGTGGTGCTTGCTGTACAGGTCGCGGTGATTGGCCACCACCAAACATCGCTGCTGCACTATAGCGACCATCTGAACCGATGCCAGCTGCCGAATTGTAAGCTTGCTGCATGTGTGCATTGACCGCTTGACTGATCTCTGCATAGCCCTGTGCATCACTCCACACCACCTGATGATACTGTGGCGGGATTTCATTCAACAAGCCTTGGAACTCGTTGATTTGATTGGCAGCCATCGCAGAGACAATCTCACCAGCAGCTTGCTGTACATCGTTACGCAAGTCATTGACGTTGAACACTTGACCCATGGCACACTTGGCGGACAACCAAGCCATTGCTGACTTGTACACCTTGTTGTTCATGAAGTCATTATTGAAGCCATTCACCGCAGTGCGATTGAAGAACAGGCGCCGCAAGCTGGACTGTTCTGCATTCGCTTGAATGTTGTTGATCAAGCAAAACAACATCATCGACCCGTACGCATCGACCTGTGGTACGGGGGTGGCGAACTGCGGGACGGGCAGCGCAACATTCGGATCCAAGTTCACGTAGGGGTGAATCAGATGCGATGTTACCAATTGCTGCTGCATTCCGTTATACATACATCTTCCTTTACTATGTTGACTTACTGATGCTGGATAAAGACTTCCTGTGCTCGATCAAGCATAGGTACCAGATCAGGGTGACGTTGAACACGACCCTTTTCGTCCAGCAATGCATGGCAGTTCAAGCTACTGCGTCCGTCTGGTGCGGCTTTCTTCAGAGCAGAATACGCTCCAATCTCAGACAGAGACACGTGCAGACACTTGGCTGGATCTTCCATTACACTGCGGTCATTCTTGTTCCGGGTGCCAGAGGAGGCTTCTTGTGGTACCAGCGACGATGTGATCTTGAAGACCTTATTGTCACCAGGATACAGGATCGTTTGCACTTCACCGTGACCAGCACGAATCAAGTGAATCAATCCGGGACGCAAGGTTTGATTGAACATGGCCTTAATCTGATCAGGACGCATATTGCCATCCTTACGATTTGCAGCCGTGATACGGAAGTAGAAGTTAAAGATACCTTGCTTGATCTCTTCCAAGACGAACGGCAAGATACTCAACTCCTTGTCGTACATCGTACCCACGTTCTTATTCGATGTCACAATCCACTCATCGAAACGTTCGATCACAATGCCAAACAGTTCATAGACGTCTTGAACGTCGATGCCTGTGTCCTTCAGCTTCTTCTGTACCAGATGGTCCAGATACTGATCCAGAGATTCAATGTGGTTGGACACATTGTCAATCAACTTACCTGCACCGATGGAATCAGTAAACAGGATGGTGCCCATCAGTTGCTGCCAGAGACGGGTATGGTTGATATACTCTTCAGTAACACGTTGCGGGAACATGTCGATCACGTAGTAGAAGCCACCCAGCATATTGCGCACTTGCTGGGTATACTGATTGCGCGGAATAGCGATGCGCAAAGTAGAAGTGACATAATTGGTTTGGACCTTACGGCTGTGCGGATCTTTGATGGCTGCTGAACTGACGATAACCCAGTCTTCCAGCGGGAAGTTCTGTTCATTGACTTTGTGCATATCCCCCACCACCGGATCACACTTGCCAAAACGACGGAACGTCTCTTTGAAGCCATACTTAGCCAACAAGTAATGCATCAACGTAGTCTTTGCATTCTTCTCAGCAGTGTGGTAAATGCTAGACCACACGATCTGAACAGTCTCACGGAACAGGCGCTTTTCTCCATGTACCAAGAACTGATGCGGCATACGCTTGAATGTGACCTTATCGCGCAGGAAGCGCATAAAGACATTCTTTTCAGTTACCGACAGACCAGGGTCAGTCAGAATAGGAATGAAGAAGAAACGCGAGGCGGACAAGACAATGCCAGCAGCATCTTCCACGAAGGGCAGATACAGATAGCGAGGGTCAAGATCCTCACCTTGGTACTTGAACAACAACTTGATTAAGAATAAGTCGCTTCTTGCTACATCCAAAAAGCGCTTGTTCTTACGTTTAGTTACTTCAGCGAATTCTTCCTCAGGCGTACAAAGGGCATACGTCACGTATTGGAAGCCTGGAGGGAAACTAGCCGCAGCAGCACGAAGCATGTCATCTACTTCTTTTGCGACGTCTTTCATTTGATGGACCGCCAACCCATCAGCTAATATCGGATTAAGCTTAGGAGTGACTGAATCCATTAACCGTGCCAGTTCTGGATCCATGCACCTTCCCGAATCATAAGCCATCCCAACTCCTTTATGGTTTATCTGTTTTGACTATCATCGCTTGCAAAGAAGCGCTTGATCTTATTGACTGAGAGCCCCGCAGTCAACATAGTCATTATCAGTGCAGATATAAATTTCCAATTGTCGGATCGATCCTTTCGTAAAGATTGTTTTCTATCTAACTCCTCCTTCAGTCGGCGCGTCTCCTGAGTCAATCTTTCCAATTCCCTGTTCTCATTGGCAGATGCCTCACGATGCTCTCGTTCCAACTTCAAGCGAGCTACTTCATTAGCATGCTTCGTGTCCTCCAACTCCTTCTTCAGTCGAATGGCGTCACTCTCATGGGCTGCTTTGAGTAATGCATTCTCATCCTTCTGTCGATCTATTTCCTTACTCAGTTCTTTATTCCTATTTTCTAATTCAGCTTTCTCATTTTCCTTGAAGTTGGCAGCTTCTTGGAAAGTTTTAAATAGCTTGAAATGTTTTTCAGCTTCTTCGAATGTATAGTGTTCGTCCAATGTCTTCATGGACAGCCCCGACTGACACTTGTTGACAATGACACGATACACACCCTGTTGCTTGACTTCATCTTTCATCACTGGAACTGCAATTACCATTCCATCGATGTTAGTGAACTTAGGGCCATACTTACCGAAGTTATCAACGATGTAATAAAATACACCACCAGCTTTATCTACTGGAGCACTACTGACTCGGTTCTGAGTTAAGTTCGTGATCGTCTTTAAGTAATCCACTTCTTTCGAGTAGGGATGATGCTTCATCTCGGCGGGGTCAGCCGTTAATTGAATCACCATATCCAACTCAGGTACATACAGAGCACCACCTGCTGCCTCTAAGTCTTCGATCGTTACGACATAATCGAAGTCTAGTGCTTGTGTATTCACCATCGAGCTGCTGGGATGATTGATCATCATCTCAGTCTTTTGTAACATCTCAATGACCTCAGCGTAGTCACGAGTCCGGGCGGTATCGATAGACCGCAGTGCCGCATGGAGTCCTTGCAATTCGTACGTGTGAATGATCTTCTTGATGCGTACGACAATGGCCGGATAAGATGCTTGGCCATTAGAGCCCTCAGGCATTGGGATAATGGTACCGTCACGACGACGGATCATTACTTTAGCGCGCGAGCAATTGTAGAACTCAATCTCTTCTCTGTACTTAGCTTGGTTAATCCGATTGCTAAGTGCGTAATTATGTCCATTTGGGTTGAACGGGGAAGATTTGCTGGGTACGGGTGCTAGCGGGTTCATTTTACTTCTCCAGGATTCAATGTCTCTTTAAGGACACTCTGTCTATGTACTCAATAGTGATATGTGTCTGTGTTTTTATTGAGTAAAGGCATAAATGGAAAAAGTAAGCTGACGGCATAAATAGCTACCACCAGAGCCGAAGCCCCAGTGGTAGCTACCAAGCCCCAAAGCTTTTCAACTGCCTTTGGCCCACTTAAGGTCCTGTGTCTCCGAAGAGTCCAGCAGGACACCTGAATGGGTCAAAATGGATAGAACCCATTCAGGTCTGTCACCTTAACCAGGTCCGTCAGTTACGGAGCCGGGGTGACGTCCACGGTGTTGACCGAGACCTTGTTCTCAACCACAGTTTCGATGTTGGTGACATCGACCTGGATCAGGATCGGCAGGTTCGGCACGTGCAGGAACGACGGCTGCACAACCAGTTCCTTGGAGATCTGGTTGTTACGGCTGATCGGCAGGGTCAGGACCAACTCCGGACGCCAGCCCATGTTACCGAAGTGCAGGAAGTCAGGCACGCCTTGGTTGGTGCCGTCGAAGTTACCGAACGACATGAAGATCTTGCCCTTCATGCGGGTGTCCAGAGTCGACACGACCTTGACATTGAAGTCAGGACCGATCAGACGCAGGTCACCGGTAACCATCAGCCAGCGAGCGATCACCGGGTCAGTACCGATGATGACGGTCGGGGTCGGGGCAGGGCCACCGGCACGAGCATCAGCAGCGGCCTTGTAGCCGGAGTCACGATACGCTTGGTAGATTTCCGAACGCAGCACGTTCACCAGAGCTTCTTGCACGTCACGTGCACGCTCTTGCGACTTCAGCGAGTCGACGACCTTTTCAGCGTCGAACGGAACTTGCTTGAAGTGCGGCTTGACGAACAGCGAAGCAGCGCCGAAGATCTGCGGCTTGTTTTCGTTGTCATCGAAACCATCGTCATTCACGACGAACGAAGCCAGGGCGTCACGTGCGCGCAGCAGTGCAGTCACAGCGTGGTTCGAGGTGGTGATACGAGCGGCGGTGATCAGCGAGGACAGTTCAGCTGCATCGTTGGCATCGCTTTGGCTCATCGGGTGCAGGATCGAGATCGGTGCGCCGATGGGCAGCGGGTAGGTCTGGTACTGCCAGGTGTTATCCAGCAGTTGACCACGGTTACGCAGGTTGCTGTTGGTACGACGAGCGTCCAGATCGTAGCCGATGACGGTTGCGCCAGCGAAGATGTCAGCAGCGGTCTTGCCTTCACCAGCGTCCAGAGCCAGGGATTGGCCAGCCTTGGTCACCAGTTGCACGGTCACCGGAGTGGCCGACAGAGTACCGTTACCGGTTTGGGTGTTGAAGTCACCGTTGACACGCAGACCCAGACGAACGTTCAGTTCACCAGTAGCCAGCGGAGCCAGCAGGGTCGAGTCAGTACCGTCGGCCTTCTTGGTCTTCGAGTTCACGGTCAGGCGCTTGGACTTGAAGTTCAGCACCACGTCGCGGTAGTTGTCTTGGACCGAGTAGTTGAAAGCGGACAGCGGCAGATCTTGAGTCAGGATCTTGATGACTTCAGCGCTGTTGCCGGTACCCAGCTTGATGTACAGAGCCTTCAGGTACATGGCCGGATCGACGGAGTCGGTGATATCTTGCACGCCCTTGGCGAGTTCGATTTCCGATTGCGAGATGTTCAGCAGGCTGAACTCAACGCCCATCTTCAGCGGAGCGGTCAGCAGCGGGTTGCCGTCCAGTTCCACGTTGTACGGAGCCACGTCGCCAGCGTCCACGAAGTACTTGGCGCTGTCGTCACGAACCACCGGGTACAGCATGGTGATGTCGTTACGCAGGATCGAGGCATCGATCACAGCTTGGACGATGTTCTTGGCGTTCAGGCTTTGCGGATCGCCATTGGGATCGCGACGGATGTCGTTGATCACGCGGGTGATACGGGTAGCGATGGTGTAGCCAGCTTGGTCGACAGGAACCACGACGGTCGGGAAGAAAGCTTCGCCGAATTCGTCTTGGTGAGCGGCCATCATGTTGAAGGTAGCCGAGTACAGAGCCGCATTGCGGTTTTCCTTCTCGTCGTACGCTTCCATCGATTCCTTCAGACGCGGCAGCGACTGAATGGGCGACTTCATCATGACTTCGCCTTCTTCCATCGACACGGCGCGACGGCCAGCGGTCTTGAAGAAGGAAGCCGGGTCCGATGCATAGGCCAGAGCCAGAGCAGCAGCGTCGACTTGAGCTTGGGTGTGCTTGGATTCGATGGGCTTGCCTTCGGCATCCACGCGTTGACCCAGAGTGTAGGCTTCTTGAGCGATGGTGCCCAGGGCGGTGCTCAGGCCATCCAGAGCGTTGTTGACGCGGACGAAGTCAGTTTCGCCCATGCCTTCCAGGGTGATGGTCTTGCGTGCATCACCTTGTTCGAAGCCAGTACCCGAGCGAATCAGGTGGGACTTCATTTCATTGAAGGCGGTCTCGCTAACCGATTGAAATTGACGGCTCGAACCAGCACCAGCGTTCTTGCCTTGTTTCAGTTGAATTGCGGATTTCGACATTTTTGTCTTCCTGTAATGCAGTTGAGAAAAGTTTGCTTTTGGGGCAATCAGTTAGGTTGCTACAAGATCTTGCGATCCCATACGCGCCAGATACCTTCCGAACAAAGGCGATGCGCACACATCGTTGTACGGTACGTGCACATATAATTCCTTCTGGAGGCTTTCCATGAGTTCCATCTGCAGGGGGAGTGTATCGACTCCACCAGTGAAGAACCCTGGGTAAATGACTACACCGAAACGCTCTGGTGTAATGTCATAAATAATAAATGGTTTTTTATGCTCTTGGTTTCGGCATCCCTCCGTGAAAAGTCGTGCTTCCACTTCGTCTTGAACAGACTGGTCATGACAAACGCCAGCGATGTTGAGCATGAAGTCATTGCCTTGAGCTGCATCCTTACCAGCCATGCTGTCGTACAGCGTGTTGTAGTTGTTCAAAGGATTATAGACAACAAGGGTGTCTTGTGGGATGTTACTGCCGACCATCAAAGGCGGCGGACCACCAAACAGGAGGTCTTGGAACTTCACATTATCTAATGCAAGATAACCGCACAGGTCAGCTTTGGGGACGATCCCCATGAGCTTGTCAGCTTCAAAGACGGTCTTCAAGGGAAGCCTGCGGCTTTGCACAGCCTCAACAATCCAGAAGGGAATGAAGTTGACACCTTTGACCAACTTGCCATTGTGGCTCGTAAAAATCATGGATACTCCTAAGGCATCAAGTGTAAAAAAATAATGAAGCAGACTATCCCTATGTACTGAAAGGAATAAAGCTTCAATCATAAACATACAGCGTAATCGCTCACAGAAATGGATAACAAACTTCTCCTCACTAATAGCATCGTCTTGCTCTATCGAGAAAGCCAGTTTGCCGATCCAGTCGACAACAGTGCCGACTTGGTCAAGCAAGTTATCGATTACGTCAAGCTACCAGAGACGTCGATTGGTATCGACAGCGATAAGAGTATCGTCAGCGCATTGAAGAAAACTGCACTGGCGATGTCACTAAACCCCCCATCGCATAAATACGAATTATCGGAACTGCTCTTACGCATCCGAGTCAATTGCGACGATGATGATCGTCTATACGATGGCCTATCAGAAGGCATCACTACTGAACTAAACGAAGCGGCTCTGCGTCGCATTTGTTTGAACCTGCGCCAGCAACTGCGCAATTACCTGGACTACCAAAAGGTAGCCGAGATTACATGGAGGGCAGCACAGAAGCTGCGTTTCGAACAAGATAAGATTCCTGACTTGCGTGTGTTTACCGCTGAAGTCTGCGCTGCATTGGAACCTTATCAAACCAACAACGACTATGAGGACCCGTCGGTAGTTGATGAGATTGACTTCTCTAATTTAGAGTCAGTCCAAGCGATGTACTCAGACCTGAAGGAACAAGAGACAGGTCAGAAGATCATCAAGTTAGGCTGGCAAGGTCTTAACCGGATGCTGCAAGGTGGGATACGTCGTGGAGAAGCGATCCTTCTGTCAGCACTGCAACACAACTACAAGACAGGTTTCGGTCTGTCTATCTTTAAGCATACTGCGCTGTATAACGATGCTCAAGATCTCTTGAACGATAAGACCAAGAAGCCATTGCTCTTACGCCTGTCGTTCGAAGACCCAGCCAAGAACAACATGCAGTTCCTGTACCAGTCCTTGTACGAGAACGAAACGTTGAAGATGGTGCCAGACTACAACGAACTGGATCCGAAGGAAGTTACCAGCTACGTTGTAGAACGCATGAAGATCAATGGTTGGGAAATCATGATCAAGCGTGTCGACCCAACCAACTGGACGTATCGGGATATTCAAAACCTGATTCTGAAGTTGGAGGCCGAAGGCTACGAAATCATCATGTGTCAGTTGGACTATCTGGCACTGGTACCAACCACTGGTTGTATGCAAGGCCCGCATGGTGTGGATAAACGTGACTTGCTGCGTCGTACTCGTAACTTCATGAGTCGTCGTGACATTACTCTGTTTACTCCTCACCAGATGTCGACTGAGGCTAAGCAGTTGGTGCGTGATGGTCGTGCCGATACACTGGTACAAGAAGTCGCTGGTAAGGGTTACTACGAAGGTTCGCGTCAGTTAGACCAAGAAGTGGACTTGGAACTGCACATTCACATCGTCAAGGTAAACGGACGGAGTTACTTGTGTGTTCAACGTGGTAAGCATCGGGTCATTAAACAGACTCCAGAGAAAGATCTGTACTGCGTCTTACCATTCGATCCTATCGGTGGTATCCGGGACGATATCCATGGTGCAGATACGACACTGAAGAAACCTGGTGGTGGTCCTATCGGTAGTACGGAAGAAAATCCTTGGTGGAGTATGGAAGCAGCATAAGGACTAGGGAGAGGTGTTATCCTCTCCCTCTTATGCCGCTAAATCGTATAGTTCAACCTTTATTATACTTCTATCATGAAATGGATGAAAGAGTGGTCTGCAGTTAGGGGATCTCGACGATTAGAGCTATCAGAGATTGATCCTCACAAATTACAGGTATTGCTAAAACATCAAGATCTAATAAAGGTTTTGGACGACTGGATTCTCTACCCGGATCGCCGACTCATTGAAGATCTGAAAAAGTTAGCTGTCATCGTTAATGGGTTAAACAAGCATTCTCAAAGTCTGGTTTTATATCGAGGCATTAGTCCACACCTTAATTACCAAGATACCATGGATCTCAGAGATCCCAATGGTCCAATCTTCAGTAAGGTAAAGAAGTACAAGAAAGGCGATGTGTTCCGATATGCTAGTACTGAGAAAGCTATTTCATTTAGCACGAATATTTTCATAGCGCGAGGATTTGGTACAACGTTGGTTAGCACGGTGTGTGATCCAAGTAAGCAATTAGCTTTAATAATCACGCCTGAACTCAGTAAGATCATTTGCGACCGCAGGAAAATAACCAACCTTCAAACTCAGGATGAAGTAGTTATCCTACCACCCTTTGATATTGAATTTACGATTAATTAAGGACGGATTATGGAATGGATGAAGACTTGGGGCGCTGCACCCCAAACGAAGAATGTATCGGTCGAAGACTTACGTGAAGATCTGGATACTCCAGCAGTGGTTGCTCCTGCTAAAGTGATAGACAAACAGCGCAAAGAAATCGATGGTGAGAAAAAAGTCACTGCATCTGCTGAAGACGTGGGCTTAGATCTGATGGCTCCGACAGCTGAAGGAGAAACTCTGTCGCCTATGGCTGCGCAACTGCCAACCATGGAAGAACTGGCTGCTAAGTTCCGTGGCGAGAAACCTGCTGAAGTTCCCAAGAGTGCGATGGAGGAATTGGGCGAGAAGTTTAAGGCTGAAGCTAAACCTGACATCCATGATCGTCTTCGTCGTCTGCATGAGCGTCGCACTGGTGAAGTCGTCTCAACGGAGAGTTTCTTGGGTTTCGGTAAACCGAAGGAAGAACCTAAACCAAAAGAGTCGTATACAAAGTTAGTCATCGACAAGAACAATCCACCAACCATCTCGGCGTCATGGCATCGCGCGATGTCGACATTAAAACATCTGGATGAAGCGACTTATAATGCACTGATGTCTAAACTGGTGAAAGCCAGCGATGAAGACTTCCAGGCATTCACAGAAGCAACTAATGTTCACTTACCAGCGGACGTTAGGTCTTTCCTGAGTTTGTGTAACGGTGACATCCGCGATTTCAACTTACGTTATCGTAAGCGCTTGCCGATGGCGTTGTTTGAATATGGTGAGATTTTCTCATTGAAAGGTATCGCCAACGAGATCAATTACTGGAAGCAGGTTGATGAGAAGGCTAAAGCGACTCCTGATAGCTCTCATGTTGGATTCATCCCAGTGGCTCGCAACGATAGCCTTGTCTGGGCGATTGCACCGTACGAAGGTAAGCATAAAGGATGTATCGTCAAGACCGCTCACTTCGATGATGACTTCCCGCGTAATTACCAAACGATTCACTACCCTAGCTTCAGGGCATTCATTGCCTTTGCTTTGGAAGGTCTCGTGGAAGAACTCTATCGATATCAATAACCAAGGAATAATCCATGTTCTCAGGCGTACGACGTTTGGTCGGGGCCATCAAGGTGATCGAGGATCGCGACCAAATCCGTATTGAAGGTTTACCAGCCGATCTCGTGGAGAAAGACATCCTCAAGATCTGGTCAACCTCAAAGATCACCGGCTTCATGTTTACGGAGTTAAAGAAGAGTAGCTTAAAGTTTAACAAGTTCTTCGCTCCTGACTTTGCTTATACTCTCCAGCGTATTTTGTCTGAACGTGAAAACAAGAAACGCTTTGAGGGATACAACTATCGTGCGCTGCGTCAGTTAGTAGAGCTGCTCTACGAACATACGTGGTTAAAGCGTACAGTCTCTCCGTCTAATGACATCTTAGACTTCACCCAGATCAATCGGTTGAAGAAGACGCCATTAGATAGCCAGATGAAGTTCCTGCATGCTTACAATGACATCGTACCTAAGTTTGGTTTAAACGGTTTCATGTTAGCAGCTGAACCTGGCACAGGTAAGACAATTGCAGGTTTGCTCCTAGGTGCTTGTTTAAATACTGACGTCAATATCTTCATCGTCCCGAAGAACTCGGTAGATCGAGTCTGGCGTGCTACCTTAGAGAACGAGTTGAAGAAGTCGGAGACCTGCTGGTTCTCTGACAGCAATGTGGACTTAACACCAGGTTACAAGAACTACGTGTTCCATTACGAACAACTAGAGCGTGCTGTTCTCTTCTTCACAGGTAAAGTTTTCAGAATGCCGATGATCTGGCTAGACGAATCCCATAACCTGAATGAAATGGATACGGCGCGTTCTAAGCTCGTCGTTGACTTGGTGAAGGCCATTTCATGTAAGCACACCGTTTGGGCCTCTGGCACGCCGTTTAAAGCCGTTGGTAAGGAAGTTATTCCATTACTGGTCACGATTGACCCGTTCTTCGACGAAGATGCGAAGTATCGCTTCTTACAGATCTTTGGTAAGAACAGTAATCGTGGTCTGGATATCTTGGCGGCTCGTCTTGGCAACAACATGATTAAGGTCGATAAGTCAGAGATCTCCTCGGTCTTATTGCCTCCAGTTGAAGTCAAGGTGGAAATGCCTAATGGTCATGACTACACCTTAGAAGTCGTGCGTGGAAAGATGCGTGACTTCATCATGTCACGTATGGCGTATTACGAAGAAGAGATGCCTCGTTATCTGGACTTGTATAACGAGTGCTTGCGTATCTATGCAGCCTCCATTCGTAAGAGCGAGTCAGCAGACTTTGAGAAGTACAAGCGCTTTGTGTACATGATCCGAAAAGGCTACGATCCAAAACTACATAAAGAAGAGGTAAAGTACTGCAACCTCTACGAGTTGAAGAAAATCGTCCCGACCTTACCACAGGCGCTACGGGAAGAGTTTAAGGATGCACGTAGTGTGGTGAAGTATTACTTCTTAAAAGTGCAAGGAGAGGCTTTAGGACGCGTTCTTGGGCGGTTGCGAGAGCAGTGTCACGTTGACATGGTGGAATATTCGAAAGCAGAAAGCTTTATCGATGCTGCTACCAAGAAAACTATCATCTTCTCGACTTACGTAGGTGTCGTCAAAAAGATGGGTGACTACTTAACTGAGAAGGGTTACAAGCCTATTCTCATTTATGGTGAGACTAACAAAGATCTCTCCACGCTCTTGAAGCAATTTGAAGAAGACGTTGACTTGAATCCAGTCATCGCTACTTACAAGTCGCTCTCTACTGCCGTGCCGATGATCATGGCTAACAACATCCTCATGTTCAATGCACCTTATCGTGACTATGAACGTCAACAAGCGATTGCTCGTTGCTGGCGTCAAGGTCAAGATTCTTCAGTCAGTATCTTTGACTATGCACTGGACACAGGTAAAGAGACTAACTTGTCTACACGCAATATCGACATCATGACATGGAGTCGTGATACCGTTGCTGCATTGATGGGCAAGCCAGTTGTCGACGATCTGGAAATTGGGATGGAATGCTTTACCGATGTTAGTTTAGAGGCAGCTGATTTATCAGCACTCTTAATGCGTCGGTCTTGGTTCTAATACTGAACGCTGATACCTTAAATCATGTGTTACCGTGAAAGGTATCAGCGCTGAAGTACCCTTATCCGTATTACTAACTTCTAAAACCTAGGTGTTCGAATGAATAAACGTAACTACAAGCTGTCCATGAGCATTGAATCGCTCGACGGTTCCAGCCCTGAACAAGCTCCCAACGGTGATCCGATTGTCGAAACCAAACCGTCAGACGTGACGGAAATCGACGGTCAGAAGCCTGTGGAGAAACTGGGCGAAGATGGCATCGTCACTGATCCGAAGGCTCTGCCCAAGGATGAGAACTCCTTCGCTACTGCTGTCGGTGCTCCCAAGGGCGAAGACAACACCGGCGCACCTGGCGTACCCAGCGTGGACAAAGTCGCCAAGGAAGGTGCCAAGGGTGGCGTGCCTGAACAACCCCGTCAAGTGACCCCCTCGACTGAATCCGACGAAACCACCACCAACGGTGGCGTGGGTGCTCAAGGTGAAGGTACTCCTGCTGAACCCAGCGGTGAACCTGGCAAGTCCACCGAGATCAAGGCTCCGACCGGTGCTCCTGATGATGAGATCGTCATCAACCAAGCCATGTCCGTTGAACCGGATGTGGAGATGGAACTGGAGATGGCCATCAAGGAAGCCGACTACGACTTCGACCAAGAACAGAAAGCCGAAGCTGCTGCTGAAACTCTGGAAGTGGTGCAAGCTACTGTTCAAGAGATCGTCGACAGCGGTACCGGTTCCGAACAGACTCTGAAACTGATCGATGAAGCAGCGACTCCGGCTCTGGAAGCTCTGGGTATCGTGCTGATCAAGCCGTCCATGGAACAATATGGTCGTCTGTCCATCCAGCAGAAACACCAGATCGCTCTGGAATCCATCGGTTCGGCACTGACTACCTACGCTCAGTGGCGTCTGACCGCTGAAGAGAAGATCTGGCATGGTCTGGCGGATAGTTTCCGTTCTACCGCTGGTGAAATCGGCAAGTACGAAAAGGCACTGGCCAAACTCAAGGCTGACATCCAGACCAAGACTGGTAACGGTAAGGAAAAGACTGGTGATGCCAAATTCGACCTGGCTGGTTCCTGGCAGTTCTTCTCGACTGGTGCTGGTCAGGTGAATGCTCTGGGTGCGGCTGCTGTTCAAGACGTGGCTGCCGACAAGGCTATCCTGGTGGAGCATACTGCCAAGGTGATGGAACTGCTGAAGAAGTTTGATTCTATCGTCAAGGCTGTTCCTCAGAACGCTGAAGGTTTCGCTGCCCTGTTCAAGCGTGTCGAAGCTCTGTCTTCCCCGGCGGCTCTGTTCCCCAAGCAGCTGATCTCGAACAACTTCCCTCTCCTGAACGTCAAGGGTCTGGAAGTGCATTACGGTTCGGCTCGTAAACCGGTCACCGTGGGTGGTGTGGAATTCACCAAGATGGCACAGCTGGCGACCGCTACCGAAGTGAAGATGGTTTCCAGTGGCAAGCATCGTGCAGCCAAGGTCTCCGGTAATCTGATGGGTACCGAACTGGCCACTTCGAAGAAGATCGTCATCAAAGATGGCGAAGCTATGCAAGTAGCGGATGCTGGCTTGGCTTACCTGGCCAACGCTCAAGAGTTCCTGCGTCGCAAGGATGAACTGAATGCCATCATGAAGTCGATTGATGCCGCTATGTCCAAGCTGGGTGTGGTTGCCAAGGGACTGAAGGATCAGCAAGTCATTGCCGGTATGGATCAAGTTGCACAGATCGGTAAGAACCTGGTTCGTGGTTATCAGAACCCGGCTGCTTCCGAACTGGCTCGTGCGATCAAGGGCGCCAAGTATTGCTGGTTCACCGCTCGCAACATGCGTTCCTTCCGTCAGTAATACAGTAGTAAACTGAGTGAATAGGGGAGGCAACTTCCCTATTCACTTATGTCCGTCAATCATGTCAAAGCGACAATGTGAATAACTTCCATATTCGTATGAAGCATTGAACAACCCTAACCATTATGGTCCATCATGACTACTAAGAAATACAAACTTTCTGTGGAAGAAATCGCTGAAAACCTTGACATGATCAGCGACATGACGATTGGTGCATCAGGTGCACCGCATTCGTCTGACTTGTCTGTGGCAAATGAAGGCATTTTGGACAACACCATCATCCGTGTGAAAGAATGGTTCCAGAATGACGCTGAGTTCTACGATCAAAAAGTGAACTTCCAAAAGGGTCTGAATAAGATCCGTACCGAAGGCGATAACCTGAAGCAGTTCCTCAGCAAGAAGACTAAGCTGAAGACCGGTGCTCCCATGATCAGTCTTACGTCGCCTGATATCGTCTTGATGACGACGCAGGCGGGTACTCCTAAGACGTTCGAAGAATTCATGCAGACGATCGAACAAGGCAATGCCTTTTACAAGATCGTCGCTGAACAAGCAGTCAAGGACTACGAGAACTTCCTGCGCGTGTTGATCGACACCTCCAAGATGATTATCAAGGACGTGAATCAGATTGACGCTGCATACGCATCACTCTGTAAGGCAGCTTATCCGAATCTGGCTGCTAAGAAGCTGATCAAGAACTCCCCGCAAGTGATGGTCACGGGTGCTAAGTTCAATGCGGCTTCGGACATTCTGGCGGCCTGCTGGGTGCTGACGTCGTACGAACAAACCACGTTTAGCAAGCCTCGTCAGATTCTGTGGATCGGCCGGGCTAAGAAGGCAACCGAACTGGCGAAATCGTCCTATTCGATTCCTGGTTTCCAGCCGAAGGAAGTCATGCAGTTACTCGATGCATGTGCGGACTCTGCTGACAACTTCGCACACTCGATCGATACATCTGCAGGTACTCGTAGTCTTTATTCGCAAGGATCGACTGCGATTAACACCTACCTGTCGTTCGTGCGTACGCCTGAAGTCACCGACATGGAGAACATCGTCAAAGAGAAACTCGCCAGGTATCTCGATATCATCTATCACGAGATCGATGAGTACATGACACCGTTCTACAAAGCACAAGGTGCGTACTTCGGTCAGCTTCAGACCATCATGCTGATCTGCAAGAAGTCCATCACCCGTATGGAGTAACAAAGGTCATAAGAGCCAGAGCCTTCGGGCTCTGGCCTTTATGCCGTCACGGTCCGACTTTTGGTTGAACCGTAGTAGACGTTGTAACTACAACTTCATTTGGAGGTGGATCTGGAGTAGGTGCTGGAGGACCGCCTGGTAATTCATGCGGTTGTACTTCCGTGTTTTCTTTGACTCGCATTGCGGCAGCTAATGCAATAACTGCTGTCATCAACGCTGTAAAGCCAGTAGACCACTCCACCCAGTTTAACGTACCTTGTTTCCACACAGTTACAATGGTGGCACTTAAGTACGTAATCACACCTAATGCAAAGCTAGGAATACCAACCACACGAATGGGTTCATATTGCTGGACTTTATTCGTTAACATATCCTTAAATACCGGCGCGAATAACAGTCCTATCTTTCTAAACATGTTCACTCCCTTGGTTTATATTGAACATTGGGGTCAGTACCTTTCGCTAACTTACTTTGTAACGTACTGATATTCAAGTTCAGAGTTTCACATGCGATTCTAGTGCTCTGATACTCCACACCATTTACGATTACTGGCTTAGATTTAGCTGCGCGTTTAGCCAATGCTTCAGGGGAGGCTCTAGCTGTTAAGACTTTTTCTCTATAACTGGGATCTTCCCACATTTTCTTTTTAGATGCACTAGCTTTAGCTTTAGTTTCAGGGCTATTGAGAATCGCTTTACTCTTAGCTCTGGATTCAAGTGATGTTAGATTTTTAATTAACTGAGCACGTACTTCCGGCTTACTCAAATGAACCATACGTTTCTCACGTAGATTCGTATTTTCCCATTGATTCTTGGTTCCTTTAGACCTAGCTTCAACAAACTCAACGGATCTAACAGTAGCATTACGTTTTTCATTAGCTTGGTCACTATGACCGAGATCCCATAACGGACGATGATCAGAAATCTCATTACACATGAAATAGTTATCAAGATTATTACCGATTTCATTCATCTCTTCACGATACGCAGAATTACGATCATTGGATACGAAATACGTTATCGAGTATTCGTTTTGTAAATTAAACTGTTCTTGTAGTTTCTTATTAAAATGCTGATTGTCACGTAGCATAGCAAGATGATGGATAATACGGCTACGAATATTACTGGAACTACCAATGTAGAAATAACCACTCGAAAGAATGATTCGATATACACCATTCGTACCAGACTCCGGAAGATCCATTCTTTGATTTCTAGCAACCATTATAAACTCCTTTTAGTTTAGTCATATAATAGACGAATAATCTTCTACTTAGTTTATTAAGACTTGAATAATCAAAAAAAAAAAGAGTAAGGACATAACTCCCTCTACCCGAAGGTAGAGGGATATGGTTACTTCTATTTCTTGTCCACGTTAAGGACGGTATCTGCTTCTTGGTCTTTCACTGGTTTGGGTTCAGTGATGTTAGTCGGGATAGTGACATGATTGGTACAACTTTTGCCACATCTTTCAACAAACGTTGTCTCACCTTTGCAATTGGTGAAGTAACGCCAGCGACCGTCGTCGTAGAACTTGGTTACCGTACATCCATTGTGCGTGAACAAATCTTTGATCTTGTACACTGACTCTGGAGTCTTAGGTGGTTGTTGAGCTTGGTATTCTGCCTTGGGTTTCCAGGTAGCTTTGGCTGTCCATTCCTCTACGAATCCCGGTGTGACTTTGGGACTACCTTTTTCGTAATCAGCTTGGAACCGATCACGATCAGCAGCACTACCATACTGACCATGAGATGGAATTCGGTTATCGCAACCAACCAACAGGAATGCGATAACTATCATGAGATACTTAACCATGTTACTCCTAATTGGCGAAGATGTCAATCGTGCCACGAGCTTTACCATCGTGGTAAGTCTCGACGTGCACATGACAGTCATTGGTGTAAACACTGAAGTGCACTTGGTTGGGTATGGTGTCAGGATGACCCGCCATCACACGACCATAGTACTTCGACAGATGTTCACCGGTATTCCTGGCCAAGAGTGCGTTCAGGGGAGTCATGTAATACGACAAGGTCGTCAGATAGGCCGCTACTGCACGACCGTCGAGACCATGTTTCCAGACGCACTGTGGGGCATCAGTCCACGGCAGGTTTTCAGCACGCCAGCCAGCATAAGGCTGACCAGATGTGTCAGCCGAGAGTTGGATACGGAAAAGCGGCTCAGGTTCAGTGGAATAGGCTGCAACTGAGAAGTACAGACGATACTTCTCAGAAGCTGCATTCTTCTCTTCCTCGAAGTAGAACTTAGGCTCGCCATTCAGACGTGCCTGATCCAGTTCTTTACTGAACCGTTCGAGTTGGAAAAGATAGAACTGCATGCAATCGCTTTTCAGATAGCGATTAAGGATTTGCTGTACCTCCAACGAAGTACGAGGACGTTGGGGTTCTTGCACCAGACTATCCAATTTGATTTTAGTCTTGGACATTAAATTCTCCAAATAGTCAACACATAAAAGTAACGGCATAAAAAGGAGAGGACCGAAGTCCTCTCCAAAAGTTGCCTTCCCCTCAAGTCTACATTCGCTACTCAAAATGCACACTCGTTAGCATAATTAATAAACCACGTCATCCGGAACAAGATTAGGTGGGATGCTAACGGTTGCACACTTACTGAAGTTCCCATGGCTAGGCAAACTCCAATAGCAGCAGCTTGGCGCAGAGCGCGACTACGCTCAATGCCACCCGTACCGTTCGTTAATGAGGTCTGCTGGTTAAAAGGAAATAACCCGTCGCACAGGCGCGACAAACTCACTAACACATCTGGGGTTTTGTGCTTATCACGGTAAGTCAGCCCCCAGAGAAATATCTCTACATAAGGATAAGGATATTTCTGTTGCTTTTTATCATCATTTAGCTGGCTGCACAAACATCACGTGCGAACCAAGTAATGACGCCTTAGCACGATTGCCTGGCGTATCGGAATATGCCAAGAACACGCCATCAGGTCCAGTCGCCACTACCTTGCCAGTCCAGACATCTTTGCAGAGACCCTTGTGACATACTAATTGTAGTGCAGCATCCGCTTCTGTCATTTCGACAAAGTTGGGTACTGTTTTCTTCCGAACCTTCTCCGCCTTAGCCTTCTTATGTTGAGGCTTCGTGGGAGGAGCTTTCTTGTACTCACTAGCATGGGCTTGATTCATGGCCAGGTACATGACCCAGCAGAACAAGACCGTGATAATGAACAGTAGCTTCAAGCTATTCTTTAACATCTTCATCGATGTCCTTTCCTTAGTTCCAGTCAGTGCGAGTCCATTTGACTGTTGGGTTGGAATGACCAGCAACGAGTTTGTAAATCAAACAAACTGCAATGAAGAACAGCAGTGCTTTGATTTGGGTCATGATGTAAACCTCCTTGAAAGTAAACCAGGTTCGATAGTCATCTTCGGATCAGGATTGTATCCGACGACAATATCATCCCCCACCAAATTTTGATAGGTATAAAACAACACCCCATCAACTACCAAGTCTGCAGCAATTGCGATATCCACTACGGCGGTAGCGAATTCATACAACGCTGCGTACAAGGCGCTTCTTGCTTCTTCATTGGTACCTCTGCTGTATACGATATCACAGGACTCATTACAAAATTCCTTGATCATCGCTTTAGCATCGGCGATTTCGTAAACATACTCGAAGACTTGAAGAAGCGTGTGTTCAAAAATATCCTTGCCATCAGGAAAGTTAATTAAGAACTTCTTGAGTGCACGGACAGCCTCACCCGTATCGAGAATAATGCTATCTACACTCTCGACACGGACGTTTTGATGCACAAAGACCGTGGAGGTCATTATGCAGGTACGACGTTAATTGCAAGTTCCACCTTTTCGATGAAACCCCAGACGTTCACCGTCAGTTCCAGCACGTAGCCGTTACTGTCGTGTTTGTCATTGCGGCAGAAGTCCACTTGCAAAGTACCTTTGCCCCAGATGATACTGACTTCCTTGATGAAGCCGAAGGTCGCCCACTTGAAGTTGGAGATCTCCGGATGCTTACCCAGGATCTCTTCCATCTCATTACTGAGCCGTTGGATGCCGCCACGCATGGCATGACGGCTCAGCAGTTGAGCAATGTAGCTGTGCAAAGAGATGTCGGAATTCTGTTTGCGGTCTTGGTTCAGATCAATACCGAAGATCGACATGTAGGGCGTCTCCATACGACCTGTCCACATGGCGCTCTTGAACAGAGTACCGTCACGGATGTCGACAACCAGATCAACTGCGTCTGCCACGACCATCCGAGTATGCTGCGCCGTCAGCAGAACGCGTTCGATCTGGCTGATCTGTTCTTTTGCTGGGACATCGTCTTTGGCCACGATGATGGCGTAGACGTTGCCAGAGGGAGACTTGACAGCACGGACACGTCCGAGTGTCTTGATGTGTTCGTCCAGGTTATTGGGCATGTAACCGATGCTAGCGACGAAACATTTTTCTTGATGCATAACTTCTCTCCAATTATTAAGTAAATTTACGAAAAGATGATACTTGATTAATCAGCTTTTTTGAGCGGTTCAATCAGAAGGGGGTCGATCTTGTGGGACGGACGATTCTCGATGATCAGCGAACCGTCGACCATCTTGCCGTGATTGTACTCATAAATACCCTGAGGATGCTGAGGAGGTGTGCTGTCGAGATGACGCGACTTCAGCAACTGAGCCCTGATCGAGCCGGGATTGTCAGCGAACTGAGTATTGTCGAGATGATCGACGTAGTGGTCAGCCAACTCATGGACGAGTTTGTCTTTATTGCCATGTCCCGTGGTGATGAGTGCAATGTCATCAACTGGCGCCAAGTTCTTCATGAACTGTACTTGGCTTGCGAACATCTCACGTGCAATCCGACTACCTTGATGATGGAAAGGGTTCAGCGTAATGTTACCGCTGGTCAGTTCGGCTTCCAGTTTCTGGGTTACCGTCAGTGCAGGTTTTTCAGGTGTCGACATGACTTCATCCTCGATCTTCTTGTAGTACGACTCGGGTAGATTGTTGTACATATCCACACGCTTTTGCACTGCCTTACGCTCAGCAAGAATGTGCATGATGGTGGCGATGTGATGTTTCTTGATCTTACGGATACTCATGGCTACTCCTTAACGGTGACATCGGGCAACTCCAGTGGTGCTACCTTATCCAGAACTTCAGCTGGAAGAGAGCCAGTCTCAGCGAAGTGGGTGAGGTAAGGCAGGAGTTGTTTGACCATGGCTTGGGACAAGTGCATACGTCCCTGAATGAATGCTTCCGGAGGAATGTCAACGGTTGACCATCCTGGACCAACCACAGTGTGTTTGATACCGAGCTGTTCTGCGTCACCGGTCATGATCTTAGGCTTGGGTTCAGAAATACCCAGCCAGATGCAGTTCATGGTCGCAGCACTGCTTTCTTGCAGGGAACATTCAGCGCTATGCAGGTCCCTGAATTCAAACAGTCCAAAGCCACGTGATCCTTTACCTTTACTGATCTTGGTTTCCGGATCGTAGAAAACGATCGGGTCACCATCGTGTTCATTGACTTCCATTGTTACTCCTTAGCCTGGAATCTTGCGATAGATCTTGTCGAGAAACTTCGGGATGATGTCAGTGATGGAACGCTTGACCTTCTTGGTGAGTTTGACTTCATCCAGATAAACGATTTCCTTTTGAGGAATGAAGGCCACGAACTGACGATAGAAGATCTTTTGATTACGACCTTCGATAGTTGCGTAACGGGGTACGGGATTCTGGAGTTCAAAAGAGACCTCCAGACCAGCACCCAACTCATAGTCTTCCAGGTGCGTGGTGATGATCACGTTACGCACCAGATGTGGACTTTGGTCTGGCATGTCGATTGCGTATGGCGTGACCTCTTCGATAGCGCGATCGATGAGAGCCTGATAGTCGACGTTTTGCAACATCTTGATGAATTTCAACTGCATCGCTTATCCTAGGTTGTGTAACTTCAATTTGTTAATCGGAATGGGGAATTGCCACAGGATCACCATGTCCACGTACCAGTCCAAATGCTCGACGCCTTTCTCGCGCATGCGGCTGTAGATCTGACCTTGATTCAGGTAGATGTGCTTAGCGCGCCACAAAGCATGAGACTCGATGGCGAAACCATCATCGAGTTCTTCTCGTTCTGGCATGATGATGACTTCGAAGGGTTCTTCTTCGATGAACGTCTTCTTGGTACCCTTTTCGAGTACGCAAGCCAGACAGTTCAAGTACACCCGGCGAGTGACACCATCGTTGGGATACTTCGGGGTATCTTCAGTGATACCCAATTGTTCAGCCAAGGTTGGCATTAAATAGCTCCCTGTTGTTGATTAGAAACGACGACGATGAAAGTCCGAATGGGCGGCTTTCATCAGGTAGTCCACGATGCGGTTGATCTCGTACATACAGAACAACTGCTTGGTTTCCGGATCCATCTGACCCGGCATCGTTTGCCAGCTGGTGGTATCGATGTGGAAACGCAGACCTTGTTCAGTGATGTTACTCTTGGCGATCTTGATGGCGTAACCGATGTTGTAAGAACGGATGTTCTTTTCAGCACTGGTGTACAGACGTGAATCTGTTATGTAATTCTCCGACCCACGCATGCGATCGATCCATTCTCTGAGCATGTAGCACTGGAAGTCCGAGCCATGCAGGTAAAGACACATCTGACCATGCAGACCACCCACACGTACCAGAGTCGGAAAGCAACCCAGTCCAGCGTATACCTGGGTAAACGTGTTAGTCCAGTTAATCAGATTGCTGTGATCTTCACCAGCTTGGGTGATCCAGATACGACGACCGTAGCTAGATGCATCTTCATGTGTATCGCAAAGCTTGATATCCATAATGTAGGATTCCTTGTAGTGTTATTTTTGATCAAAACAAAATACATCAAATCTGGGATAGGTACCGAAGCACCTATCCCATTGAAGCCTTATGCAGGCGACTCAGCGAGACGAGGTTCACGACCAAGCAAAGCTTTGGTGAGATACTCCAGTTTCAGTTCTTGGATGTTGATGTCGATCTTCATCCGCGAAATGGCGTTGTACTTCGTCTTGAAGATGCTACCATTACGCATCTTGATGACGATGTCGTTCTGGGCGCAGTTCATGGCGTATTCACGTAACAGTTTCTCATCCTTCATCCAGGATGGTGGAAACATCACGTGCTCTTGGGTCATCGGTCCGATGATGACTTCATCAGTGAAGCGATGACGGAAATGCACTTCCACCTTAACCTTCAAACACTTGGCTGTGGTGTCGTACACGTTACCCATGGCTTGATTAACACACGCACCGAGTAACGTATCGATACCTGTGGGAACCTTGATGATTTCCTTCTTATGCAACCAATTATCCAAGAAGCTGCGGATAGCATTGGCAACAACGAATTTACCCACGTACTCGTAGATCTTTTTCATTTCTTTCCTCTTGACTCTTCGTCTAGGACGATCTTACTGTATAACCCTGTGACCAGAGCCATACCGTAATTGAATATCAGCAATTTGAATGCCGGTATCCATCCTAACGTAAATGTTAAATTAGCCAAGAATCCATGAATCATCGTTGAGAAGAGAATCAATCCGGGACTGGTGATGAAATCTTTCATCCTGATCAGTGCCGACAGACGCGCCAACTTAGACTCTGGAGACTTGTGACTCCCAAAGAACAAACGCATATTGCCGATAAAGACCAGGAAGACCCAGACACCGATGATGTATGTGCCAATAGCCTCTCTGTCTGTTTCAAAAGACATGAAATAGTCTCCTTAATTAACCTGATTCAAGCTAGTGATATGTACTTAAATCAGGTTTGAATCACATCAGATGGGTACCACCTGCGCTTGGATTTCAACCCCCAGCATTTTGGAGAAAGGAATCAAGCTGCGATACTTCGTGGATTCACGCAAGTCAAATACATGACGAACGTGGTCCAACGTAGTCACGCCAGGTGGTGTGTAGTGGATTGCGTCGCGCGACTTTGCGATGTCCGCCAGTGTCATGTTGCGACTGACGAAAAGATTCCACAGTTGAACGCGCCAGCTGGTAGCGGCCGGGAGGTAGATGGTGCGGGCATTACGATCTTCCAGAGGGAAAATAGGAATAGCCTCACCTTCTTGAATCAATTCGCTGAAATGAAGCCGCAACTTCAGCGACAGTTCAGTGATGACCTGATTCATTTTACCCCAGCCGGTTTCGATGTCAGGGAAATCAATCATCTGACCTCGGAAGAAACCACCTGGATCCACTTCTAGTGTATATCGATATCTGAGCATAATTTAGCTCCTTGTGCAAATCGGCAGAAAGTCCGATACGTTTAACTTATTGAACATCTCCAATGACATATGGAGGGATAGGTTGAATGGTCCGCTACGAGCGTTGTCAATACGACGACGATCCAGCAGGTTCAGTAGGATGGCATTGAGTTCATTGGGTAAAGCGATGACGTTACAAGCACCGATATCGACATCTTTCGATCTGTCAGAATAGCCGTAGAAGTACGCTGCTGGACGTTGGAAGTTGATAAGTTCCGGGATGTCGGTATTCAGAATCGCCACGCTATCTACCACAGTGACAATGTCATCCACATTTTTCACAACGAAGGATGTGGCACCCTCATTCTCAGGATCGATCACCAGCGACAGATGGTAGCGTTTGCCAGCAACATGATGCACTTGATACTGGATATCGCCGTAGATGTATTCCGGCAGGTGGTATGGACGGACCCAGCGACCATCGTCAGTGGTAGCAAGCCCACGGTAGGTTTCATGTAACATCGACAGCACGATGACGATTTCATCGCTACGATCATTGCTAAAGAAAGACTTACCGATGGCGTCGAGATATGCGCTAAGTGCTTCAGGGCAATTGAGGAAACCTGCATTGCCAAGATGCGACGCCATGATCTTCCCATTCATCTTGGTGGTGGCGTCGAAGCTGAAATGTTTCGACTCCATTCGTTTAGTTATCGTCATTTTGTCAGCAACCATACTCCTGGAATAGCACGCCACTTCGATGGTGTGAGAATCCTTCGGATGGCGTTTGCCACTTGATTCAACCACAGAATCGTCTGACAGCAGGTTGATTTCAATCGGATACAGTCGACGACGAATCATCATGCATGCACGACCGTGATCCACATTTACCTTAGCACGCTCATTGATTTGAGCACTTGGATACACGGGTTCTATGACGGTATCCGTCTCGGCACTGACCGCATCATCCACTTCATCAGGCGATGACTGATGTTGATGTGATTCATCGCGACGGATGTTACGCGCTGGTGGTTCAGATGGAGCCAGGAAGTCCGGATTGAAACCTTCTTCCTTGCGCAAACTGATCGAGTACGATGGATACTTGATAGTCAGTTCGTCATCATGGAAGCTCTCGAATGGATGCGGCGTCGTGATGACGACCGTCAGCTGTTCCTGAGCGACATTGCTGATATGAATCGCAACGCTCTTGACCCGGCCAAGCGTGTGTTCACTACTGATCACGCTCTGGAGAGCGGTGATGGCACGTTCAGCTTTGGAGTGAGGCTCCGTGTGTTCTTGGATAGTGTTCAAGAAGAACAGAGCGATGTTGATGTCAGAGGTATTCAGATGAGTCGAGGGCATTATAAGCTCCGTAGGGTGTACACCCAATTGAAGGTATTTGTAAAAAAGGTCATAGGGACAGGGTAAATACCCTGTCCCTTTATGCGCTTAGAACTGATGGAAACCAGTCAGAGGATCGAAATCAGCATTACCCGGCACCGGATAGTGACCATTCGCATCTGCCAACATCACCTGATAGATTTCACCAGGATAGTCGTTAACGGCTTCACGCAATACTTCAGATACTTCATCATCGCCCAGTTCCGTGCGTTCGATGCGCATGCGGTGGATTTGGAAACTCATCTCCACCAATGCATAAACAACATCCGGTTCAGGATCATGACCCCAAGGGTCTCTCTTCTCCAGTATGGTCTGCGCCACATTCAAAAGCTGCTCAGGTGTGAAGGTCTGATCACCTTGATCTGGCATGGTGGTAAAGAGCATCCCACACACCTCTACACCCTTACTGTGGTTGATGGGGTAGTTGAGGAGCTTGGCAACGTGGATGTATTTACTACGTCCGTCGATTATAACAGGACACTCACGGGTATATCGATCCTTCCGATCGATGTAAGCGATCTTGTTCCAGCTTCCTTTGGACAAGCAGAGCTGGATCGTGTAGTCAGCATGGCGTTGCAGTCCCGACATCCACGCACTGACAAAGACCATGTCACTACCATCCACGTTGAACTTATCCAGATTAACTTCTTGTTGCTCGTCATCTGGGTTAAAGCGGTGCATGGGCAGTGGCGATTCTTGATCACGGTCCTGAACGACCTTAACCACATGAACGTCGTCCAAATAGAACTGAACTTCGATGCGCCAAGCCATGTTGTTCAGGCTATTCAGAGTGGCAGTCTGGCAGTTCCTGACCCCGAGTTGTTTTGCTTCTTCATCGTTGGTCTGGTAATGCGATCCAACCATACGGTCGTAGGTATGCAGCCACAGATGAACATGCGTGGCACTCTCATTAACCAACGGATAGGTCAGGGTGTAGAGTGTACCCTTGGGGATGTTCAACTCCTCGATCTTCAGACCAGCATGGACCAGCAGATCGATGACTTCATTGGAGTCGAGTTCATCCCATTGTTTCAACACATCACGTAGTGTTTTCATGTTTCTTTCTTTCAGTTACTTGGGGATATCAAATGCTGCGATCGAATACACACGGACCTTTTCAGGAATGAGTGCGTTTTCTTCCACAGCTTGTTTGAGGTGGTTGTTGACTTCGACGTCCACCTCGTTTTCATACTCCTTCTCGGTATCCCACTTGTTGATGAATACGTGGAAGATACGCTTACCGATGCGGATCTCGATTGTGCGTGGCTTGTCGGACAAGAACATCCCACGAGCATGAGCATCTTGAACGCGGTCCAGGATGTCGAACATGAACCAGTCACCTTCACCGTCTTCTTTTTCAGGAAGACCGACCATGAAGAAGATAGGATCGTGCGACCATTTGGTCGGCGTGGAAATATGAACTGGAGCACCATCAGCCATCGGTGCTTTCAGGTAGGGGCCGAAATAAGCGTAACCAACCAGCTCACTACCATGCCAGCCACAGGTCAGGAAGTCTTCCTTGAAGGCTTCTTCAGTGTTGATGACTACCATATTGTCGCCGGAGTTGCCAGCACCGATACGGAAGAGATCGACGATCGTTGGCAGGTTGCGACCGAGTTCAGAGTTATACGGCCACGGCATGCGGATGTCAGCATGACCTGCCGGATGGATGTTCCATTCCACCAGCTTGCGTTGCTCACGAGACAGCCAGAACGTCGCCGCTACCTTGGGTACCACCAACCGTTCCAGTTGGTTCAGACGCAGTTCCGTGCCTTGGGTATTGGCTTCTTCTGCCATCTGACGCACTTCATGGATGTGGATCATGACTTCCACACCGTTCTTGTAAGCGACCATGTTGATGGAGTAATAGTCCGCCGGGTTGATCTCGATAGGATCTTCCAACTTGGCCATGACCCGTGCCATCATGGTGATCAAGCTGTCATACTTGGTACCATGATCGTTCAACTCGAACTCTTGCTGTTCAATCCATTCCAGGATTTCAGGACCACCAAAATACGATCCACCGATCAATTGACCCGTGATCTTGGGATCGAAAATGGGGAACAGTTCCTGCGACTGGATGATCTTGATCGATTCTTGAATGGCTTCTTGTTCTTCTTGGATGGTTTCAAATTCCATTACGTAGACTCCTTGGGTTAATGTATTCTAGTGATATGTGGGCATAAATGGATAGGATTTCTCCTATCCATTTAGATTAGCTAAAGTCTTTCAACCCACTGATTGCATTGAGATACCAGTTCAGGAAAGTGGGCACCTGCTTACGTTCAGGAAACTGACGAAGCAACAAACCAGCAGTCGTCAGCTGGAAGTAATCCGAGTGACGACCGTAAACCGGATGCGGGTAGCCTTCACGGTAATCGAAGAACGGTGCAGTATGGATGCGGTGAGATTGATCCAGTGCAACTTGGGACAATTCACCGAGATCAGGATAATGGCCATGATACCACGAGCCAGTTGGTGCGATCGGAGGCATCTTGCACAGGGTAGTCAGAGACGGACGAACAACCGACCGACCACTGAACCGATGTTTGGTAGCCAAGACTGCACTGGCGACCGGATTGGGTTTCGAATACAGACTCCAATCAACACGCGGAGCATGCGCACCATAGTGTCCGAAGTTGTTAATCCGCTGAATGCCTTTGCGGATGCTTTCAATTTCAGCAGCTGAGTTCATGTCGTTCCTTTCAGATTCTGCGTTGAGATGAACTCACCCATCTCTTTTAAAAGAGCTGCGGTTAAGTTATGCTTGGGACCTGTCAGCATGCTGGGTTCAAGACCCATCATGTTTAACAGGGTGAGATCCTCGTTGACCTGACGACGATCTCGACAGACGGGAACACCTGTCTTAGGGGAGGGCTTAAACAGCTCAGGATTCAATCCTTTGCTGAAATTATCAACTAACTTCATCGTTATTTCCTTGAGAGAGTTGCATAACCTCTTCAGGGGTGACTCTTTTTATTTTTGGATTGGGATCACGTAAGTTAACTTTCATGATTCCATTACCCGTATAGAGGTCAATTTCGGAAGCCACCACGATTGCCGACACAGGGTCAGCATTCATGAACTTGATGGCTGTCATTGCTGCCATACCACCTTTACCAATGACCACCGCGTCTTTCAATGAAAACCGGTGGATATCAGTACCATCGCTTTGTACCTCGAAGGTATAAGCATGTTCCTTCGTTACAATCAGAAGGAAGGTGGACGGCAATGCAGTCGGGTTAAGGAAGTAGTAATCATCGATCATTACTTCAATGTCCCGACCTTTCTTCAGCGATGTGATTAACCGCTGACCCAGATGCATGTTACCAGACATCCCTACAGCAACAACTTCTTCATTCATGAACGTAGATGTCGAATCGCTGTCAAACAGGACGATCTTCTCGTCAGTCTGTTCGATGATAGGGGTATGGTCACCGCAGCTATTACAGACAGTGCGATCGCCTTTGGCTACTCCGACCAGAGTAACCCTGCGATCACACGCCATTACACCATCATGGTAGACAATAGTTGTCATTATGTTCCTTGTAGGTGATTAGAGGTCGATCAGATCTTTGGCGTCGATGGTAACGACGTTGCTATCTTCACTGACGATTGCGGTGTATGTGGTTTCACCATCCTGGAGTTCAGGCAAGTACATACGCAACGCTGTATGGATCGAATTGGTCATCTTCTGCAGATGTGCATGCAGTGCTTTTACGACCTTGTCATTGGTCGAAGTCGTTACACCATGTACACGGTAGGTGTGAACGACCGATGGCCTCATGTTTTTGACCTGACGAATCAGGTAGCCGGTCATGTTGTATTGACGTTCCCCCACTTGACTTTGCGACATGAATGCACGCTCATCAGCACATTGCTGGACTTCTGCATCAGTGGGGTTGACCTTGGTATGCTCGTCCAGGAGTGCATTCCTGGTTTCCATCGGGAGTGTCCGATGTACGACTCCACCGGTGCTCTTGCCCTTGGCACTCTTCTTAAGACCCTTACCAGGCTCATAGACCGGTTTATTGGTCACGGTCTTGGTCAGACCCTTCGACAACTTCGGCACTTTCTTGGGGACTTCATTACTCATAACTACTCCTTTGATTAGAATGATTATTTCTTAAACAACTTCTTAGCTCTCACTAAGAACGACCGTTGTTTGCGTTCAGCTTCAAGATCACGAATCTTGTAATACCAAACGACATTATCGTACCCATAGCGATCAAAGAAACGCTGTGACACCTCTTGCATGCGCCGGGTAAAATACGCATCCTCGTCGGTGATGATCTCACTATCAGGTAGTGTAATTACCGCAGAAGGCACGGGATCATACCCATGCATCCTGCGGTAGATTACTGCTACTCTTTCCATTAAACCACGGCAGCCAAGTCGGAAGCAGGCAGATTCAGGTAGTAGGACTGACCGTCCTTCTTGAATTCAGCTGTCACGACTTGCTCGGCAACGTCGCCGAGATTAAACTCACCCGTGCCCAGAACGACCCCTACAGTCGTCATGAACGATTTCAGTTCTTTCATCTTACTCTCGAAGAACACCCCGAAGAGGTTCTTGTAGAAGACATTCTCAGAATCGATCTTGTCCAGTTTGACGCGATCATTCTTCTTGAATTCAATTTCTTGTGCAGCTGCCATGGTTAATGCCTCAGTTGGTTAATGGGTTATGCTTTACAGATAATCTCTGCTCCGCATAAAATTAACCAACTGAGGATGTTACCCTGAGGAAACAGGCTTCCATTCTGGCAACCAGACACCGAAAGCCTGTTCGATAGCTAAGAACATGGTTGTGAGTTTCTCCATGGCGGAGCGTGCTTCACTCATGTCTCTGAACGCAGGGCAGCGATGAGATATGCGGATTTCGAAGTCGCTACCGAGTATGGAACCGACAGTTTCGTAACCATTGAAATAAAGTTTCTCTGGATACTGATTGTCGTAGATGTATGCAACCATTTCCACACCGAAATGATCTCGCAGACGTTTGTGGATGCCGTTGAGAGGAAGGTTCTTGATTTCTTCGATGGTGAATTTGTCCACATTACCCGACAGCAAGTATTGAGCATCTTTCAATGCCTGATCCGCCATGTTCATGTAGCCGGTTCGCTTCTCATTTAGCTTCATGTAAGCATTGTTCTCCAGTTGCGGGTGAGAAACAGTAAATACACTGGCTTGTGTAGCGCGGACTTGAGCAATCGCTATCAAGCGATCAACTCGTTTAGATGTGATGGGATGCATATATCTCCTAGACTGCTTCGATGTCGGTATTCAGGAACAGGCCAGCTTCACCCAACCAATGAACGATCTTGTTCACGGACTCGCGACCCAGGTTCACCAGCTTTTCCAGATCTTCTTCAGATTTAGAAACCAGTTGGCCCATGGTCTCGATTTCCGCAGCACGCAAGCAGTTCAGTGCACGGGTATCGAGTGGTGGGATGGATGTGGAGTAGGTGCGATAATTCCGGTTATAGACATCGTGGAATTCACCAATCGGATGGAACATCCAATACATCCGTTGTTCTTTGGTCAACTTCACTTTTGGCAACCGTTGACCGATCCTTACACCCAGGCTATTCATGAAGAGAACGATGTCGTGATACTTGGACGACCCGATACCGTCCAAACGTTTCAGATCACGTTCACGCGCCATCATCAAACTACCGACGTTGGGGTAGCCGTTATCTTTCAGGGTATTGATAACCGTAGCCGTCAGTGCTCGATCACTGACCCGCTTGCTTTTGTTAGCGTAGTCCAGCGACATTTGGGCAAGTGTCGAAAGACGATCCAACTCGACGTTATCCAAAGGCAGTTCAGCTTGATCGCTGGGAGGGACATTTCCATCCAAGAGACGTTTCATTTCTTCGTAGTACTGCAAACTACGAGCTTTGTCATTATGGGACAAAGCGATTTGCGCTGCAATGCCCAGAGCAAGCACACTTTGGGCAAGGACTGGGTTATCCAATCCGAATTTCGGTTTCAACATAATCTTTCCTTGTATTAGAGGCAGTAATTCAGTCTCAAGATTCTACTTTCTTGGTATCTTTCATTTCAATGATAGCGAGTGCAGTAAGTTTGATGTCAGGCATCTTACTGACTTCACATGCCTGAATGCGCAGATTGTCTTCTTTGAAATCGATAAAGCGAATCAAACCACCAGTGGACGGATCCAGTTCAATTGCAGCTTGCAGAGCACTCCATGGATCATCGATGGCTTTCAGATAACCCATGGCATAGTCACCCCCACTACCCACGGCCAGCGTGTCAGCGCGCGAGACTTCCTTCACATCAAAGGAATTCTTGAAGTTACCTTCGTCAGCATTTAACATCTTGACGTGGTAAACTTTCTTTTCACCTACAATAACCAGACCACCGGAACCGAAGGTGATGTGATGGTGGTGCTTTGCAATGGAAGCCATGCGAATATAGGCTTCGAGGTCTTCACCTGCGCGCAGTATGCGCAAAAGACCCATGGCTACTGTTATCTTACCGACCTGACCAACTGCAAGGATAGGATCACCACGGAATTTATTGCTTTTGAAGTCGCCGATATGGAGTTTCGTTGTATCATCAGACTTGCGAGCACCGGAATGACCGCACTTGACGCATTCAGGTTCATCGCCAGTACGAGAACGTGTCGTGGTACGGGAGTCAGCCAGCAGGATACCTTTGTGGTAGAGGATGGTAGTCATTAAATAGGTCTCTCTTATACAAAAATGAAATTAAGGGCATAAGAGCCTAGGGAATGATATCCCTAGGCCAGTGTATGCGCGTAGTTCAGTGCCAGACGGCAATCTGATGTTCCAGGTCTGGGATCTCATGGCTGATCATCGCCACCGGCATGTCGCCGATACGAATCATGTAGCCATTAGCCCATTCAGCATCGTTCGAATGACCGTGCTTGATGAAGGAGAAGTCTTCCAAGTTGATGTACTTGGAATCCTTCTCACAGAGTTCCATCTTCTGCAACCATTCGATGGTAGCCGTCAGAGTAGGCTCAATAGCCGAGGTTAATTGGATGGACTTCTCCAGATTACCAGTGATGGGGCGAATCTTAAGCATCATGTAGCTCCTATAGATTACACTTCAATGGATTAAGAAGACCGATCCTTTGGCCTTCTGGGGCTTAGAACAGCTCGGTCAGGTTCTGAACGATGCGAGCGATGAATGTCGGATCGGCCAGCGGAGTGCCGAACAAGAAACCATCCAGCACGCTTTGCGGGTTATGTTTCTGGTAGATGATGAACTGCCAGTTACCAACAGCAGGCACCGTGTAGATCTCAACTGCATAGGGACCTGCCGGATCAATCTGCGAACGGATCTCTTGCAGAGCTTCCACCATACCGTCAGGAATGGCGTTATCGACGACGACGACTTCGCCATCCTTGTAGGTACCTGCGTAAAAGCCAGAACCACCCGAAATACCGGGAGTCACGCAGAAGACAGTACCATCGCTGGACACGGATTGAGCAACCATCCGGGGGCCGCTGATGAGAATGCCGCGAGGAGTGCCATCGAAACGAAGTTGTACGGTATCGCCAACAGAAACAGTCATGTGTTACCTTTCTTGATGAGGTTAAGGAGTACCGGGTACTCCATATGATTTACGGACGAGTTTCCATGATGATCTTGGCCATACCTTTAGCCAAGTTATCCACGGCTTTATTCTGTCCGTGCAGTACACCGAACTGGAAGGACTTACGCATACCTTCCAGCAACAACATCAGTGTATGGCCATCGAGATCCTTGGATGCAGTGATGTGCTCGACCACACGCACAGGCTTCTCTTTATCAGTGATGTCCTCAACTGCCAGACGCCAGCCATCAGGACCATAAGAGCTGTACGAGTGATATGGCACCAACCGATAGTTATAACGGCTAATCTGCCACTGCGCTTCCAACTTCTCCACCTTTTCAGTGAGCCAATCAGGGACTTCGAAGGCACCATCGAGTTCAATTGACATGTTATTTCTTCTTCATTTTAGATAAACGGTCATAAAGCACCACATTGACTGTGGCGGCCAGATTCATGCACAACGACGTGGGAACATAAACTACATCACGGCACAGTTTCATGACCTCTTTAGGGATAGAACCGTCTTCAGGTCCAAAGATATAGTAAGCACGTTCAGGATGGACGTAGTCAACCAATGACTTGGCTGTATCTACGAATTCAATTGCTACAGGAACACATCCATGAGGGATATTATCCATGACATTCTCAGTCATGATCAACGGAGTGTGCTTCCACTGATCATTCACATCCAGAACACTTCGCACATAACGCTTACCCTGCACTACGAGCATAGCTGCATCATAGCAACCCACTGCTCGTAGTGCAGAACCCACGTTATCGCGATTCTTTGGATTAAAGAGCGCTACAGCTGCATACCCACGATTAACAGCTTTGGCCGATTCACGATAAATGGTTTTATCAGTCATGTCAAGAAACAGTAACCTCTGCTTTGAAACGCAGGACTTCAGCATCGGTACTGCCAGTCAGAAGACCTTCCTCACGTGCACGATTGGCATGGTGAATCAACATCGCACCCAGTTCGGCCGTTTCAACACCATTGACTTCGTAGACGACATCCACGACCAAACGAGCAATAGCGAACTTGGGATGGCCATTGATCAAGGTCGTGTCTTTCGCCTTGTCATAGACCTGCAGCGTTGCAGGGTAGAACATATCGGCGACCTTCTCACCGTTGTCGTCCAGCCACCGGCACAGTACAACTTCTTTCTGATCATTGTCCAGAGAGACTTCGTAAACCGTCATCTTGGGACCACCAGACTTCAGTTGCACTGCTTGATCGATGACGAAAGTGCTTTCACTGTTATTAGACATAGCTTTCCTTAGATGCGGGGAGTGACGACGCCAGATTGCTTTTGGTACTTACCTTTGCGATCTGCATACGACACAGCCGGTGGTTGATTGCCTTGCAAGAACAGCACCTGCGCACAACCTTCGTTGGCGTAGATCTTGGCAGGCAGCGGAGTGGTGTTGGAGAACTCCAGAGTCACATAGCCTTCCCATTCAGGTTCGAAGGGGGTGACGTTGACGATGATACCGCAACGGGCATAAGTGGATTTACCCAGGCACACGGTGATCACATCACGCGGAATGCGGAAGTGTTCAACTGTGCGAGCCAGTGCGAACGAGTTCGGTGGAATGATACAGACATCGCCCTTGAAGTCCACGAAGGATTTCTCATCGAAGTTCTTGGGGTCGATGATGGTCGAGTTCACGTTGGTGAAGATCTTGAACTCATTGGCGCAACGCACGTCATAGCCGTAGGAAGAAGTACCGTAAGACACGATCTTCCTGTAGTTGGCGATGTTGTCTTCGAAGTAATCTTGAGGAATTACATTATCCCAGATGTAATCGACGAATTCCTGCACATTACGGTATACACCGTCTGCACGACGGAATGCATTCTTGGCAACATCGCCGATGCGATCCAACGAGAACTGGAGCTTATCCATGTCCGAATTGCTTAGGTCCATCACCTCATTGACGCGCGCGATGTTGTGACGGTTGCCATGCAGTTTACCAACTACATCGAACCCGGTGATCTTCTTGACCCATTCCACGACCTCGTAGATGTAGTCCAGTTGCCTGTCGATGTCGAAGTCCTTCAAAGACGGCTTGACAGCACGGACTTGACCAGGTTCGTATGGATCGATCATCGGCAGGAAGTTTTCATTGGGACCCACGAACACATGTTGATCCCATTCCTCTTTGTTCTTCTGTTCCATGATGATGTCGTTCTGCTCATCAATGGACAGATTGCCATAGAGGTGACGAACTTCGCTGCGACGTGGCAGGTGCGTCTTACGCTTGGTGACATCGCGCATGAACATGTAAGAAGCCACCGGTTTCTCACACAGTGCGCGAATTTCCTTGTCAGACAAAACTGTCATTATAGATCCTTCAGATTAAATAGATTTAGCCGTAATCACCCGTTGAGTGATCGACAATTTAACAGCATCAAGAACAGATTTAAATCCATTCTTGTCTGTTGCGTGACAATCAAAGTATTTGATTTTATTTGGCGATGGGTCCCACACCATCCTTACATAGGCAGTCGCACGTTCTTTACCGATTTGAACGTGGGAGAATGTTACCCCATCCGAATCCCATTCGAATGAGAACGTCCCATTGTTTTCGAGCGAGAGTTCAACCCCATGGATTGTCGTCTCATTTAACAGCATGATAAAGCTCCTTGCTGCTAAATACGCTTGCATGCTGGGCGCATATGAACCAGGACCATCCCAGCCATGTTCCATACGTGTGTAACCAGCTAACTCATTTAACAGGGAATCCCTCAATTCCCGATTAGCATTACTAATGAAGCCATGTGCGTAACTCATAACACTCCCCCCTTATCTTCGTGATTTGTTTATTTAGGCGTTGCGGCCTTCATATTAGTCACGAGATAATTTCAACAGATGATCGCGAATGGCTTCACGGTCACCTTTGTCGACTAACAGCATGATGTCGACGATCTGCTCTTGGGTGAGCAGTGGATCTTTGGACAGCCTTAACTTCTTGCGACCTTCAGCCTTGAAGACCGGTTCTTTGGAAACCGAGACGCTGCCGTCATCGAATTCATTGAACCAATCACCAGGAGACAGCACGAGGATGCCTTTGTTGGTTTCCACCACACCCAGAACCGTCCAGTCCCAGTAAGGTTCGTCCTTGGAACATCCGGACGTTTTCAGAAGGTTAGCCACTTCCATGTAACTGGTGTGGCGAATCATTTTGTGTTCGGTCACAGGGATGTTACGCTGGTACGTTTCATCACGTTCTGTGGGTCGATCCATCCAACCGATGTGGTTAGGATTCCATTGCGTTGATGCTGACATGATACTACTCCTTATTTTGCTGTTAGTAAGAGCGCGTCACGCAATTACTTCTTAATGCATCACATGGGGTGGGGTAGTGACCAACTGCTGCTCAGGTTCCCATGGAATGAAAGGTCCACCCTCCCATGGGAATAGTTGATTGTTAAAGCTTTGCAGGATAACCTGATAAACTTTAAACTCTTTGGAACCGGGCATAGCTTCAGAATGACGGCCATCCGCTAAGCAATCGAACAGGTCACGATCAACGGATTGGAAGTAGACTGGACGATAGTCTAGCTGCATTCCATCTGTTGTTTCAAAGAAACCTTCGACGCGACCCTCTTTGATGTGGCGTTTGATTTCAGACCAGTACAGCGCACGGTCAGCCAGCTGGTTCAGTAACTGATAGCAGCTACGGTAGTCGTGACAGAAACTGATGAGCAGTTCAAAACCGAGGTAGCGAGATAAGCCCACAGTGTAGTAAACATTATCATCTAAGTCGCTACGGTAGGTCATGTATTTGGATTGCGTGATATCTTCACGCATCTGAGCCACGTCACTGCTGACGGTGGTCTCTTCAATTGGGTCGGACATGGTCGTTTCCTTATTATTTAAAGTTGGCTATGACTCCGTTACTCCAATAGATGATATGTTTGTGAAAGTAATTGGAATTTTAACAAAAAAGAAAGAACGGGATCATTACCCACTACCTTTTAAGGTAGTGGGATTTATGACCTTTTAATGCAAAGGTGCTGCAGGGTCTCTTGAATTCAACCGCTTGATAAAGACTTCAGCAGCCTTCGAATAGTCGTTATGCGAAAAGACTTGCTCATTGTTGATCACCCAGTTCGTTGCTTTGCTCTGGGCGAACTTCAATGCCTTCAGATGAACGATATCGAAGGTATTACCGTTACGACTATGATTACGGTAAAACACCAGACGATCCTGATTATCGAACGTGAAGTAAAGACCACGTTTGCTTTCCAAGAGCTTGTCAATCAACTTCGTGTTCATGCTCTTTTGCCAGATAGCAGCCACCGGCGTGAAATCACGTTCGACGATATCGGGAGTAAAACTGATCATGCTGTTTCCTTAGTGACGAAGGGGTACGGAATGAAACCGTTGTTTTGTGCAGCTTCACGGCTAGACAAGCCGTTGGTGCGATCTTCTTTGTACTTCTTGTATTTCTCTTCGATGCCGGGGAAGTAACACTTCTGGCAGAAACCAGAAGCATTAACACCCGACGACTTCATGACATCGACCTTACACTCATGCGCAAACAATCGACCATTGCAAATGCGCTTGAGCTTCTGGTTCTTCTTGTTTACCAGAAGACGCAGAGGGTCACCCGGCATGGACCGGGAAAGATCCATGACATCCACGCTCCATTGCGTACCACCAATGCGACGTTTGGTCCACACATCCGTGCGAACACGGTCGATTACAACTTGGACAAAACGTGCGCGTGTTTCCGTCTCAGCTAATGCAGTGACGATCTGGTTGTAAGCACGACGATGGGATTCATCGGTGACGACTAAGTCACCAAAAATCTTAGCATCACGTTCCATCAGATCGAAACTGAACTTGAAGACTTCAGGTTCCAACAATACGTGGCCTTTAACTTGCGCCACCACACGCATACGTGCAGTGACTTCCACGATTAACTTCTTGCCTTCCATGATCCTACTCCTAGGGAGGTTACTAAACCAGATACGGCGAACGGTACCTGGACGGGGTGCTACTTATTCGTACAACAACGGCTGGTACACAGAACCATCTTTGTTAAGGTTCCGAGGACCACCAACTTCGCCTGGATAGCGATCGTTGATACCAAAGACCATCTGCATAAAACGAGGAATGCCGAAGGTCAGGCTATCTGCTTTGATGTATTTGCGATAAGCTACATAAACTTGATGCCAAACATGCGCCACTGGGTGATCTGGATCCAGATCAAACTCCACAAACTTGAATGTGATACTGTCGCTATCGGCATTGACGCCGTACTCAGTACCCAACAGTTCATGAGCATCGATGGATTTACCAACCAACGCAGGATGCTTACGCCAGTGCTCTAAAGCGTGTTCCAAGAACGGAACATGTGCTGCTGTATCCATTGGACTGGTGCAGATGATCTCTGGCAAATCAAATTCACCATGACCGAATGTAACCGTGAACTGATAAGGAACATCAAGGATGTCAGGCCGAGCTTGTAAGACAATGGCTTTTTCCTTGTTCTTCAGTTCGTCAAACATTTTGTACATTCGGTCAATATCACCTGGACCTCCGGTCTTATGGAATTCCATTATGTTCCTTTCGCTTTATACTCGGGCATGCCAGTGGGCAGGATAACGCTCCAGCATTTCTTTTGTCCACGTCGAAGGATCACGCAGATCTATCGTAGGACGTGAAGCGTTGTATTTGTTGAGAGCTTCTTTCTCAAGCTTACGTTGCTCATGGTTGAGTATTTCAATTTCAGCCTTCAGCGTCGCAATACGAGCGCGTGGAGAATCTTTCACCAGACGATACTCGATCACATTGTAGCTGTTTGCGTATTCAGGGTGATCCTGTTTAGCTTTCGATGTGGAAATGATCGCATGATGTTTGTAAGCCTTCTTGTACACCACAGCATGAGGGATCAATGTAAAGAGATACAAGCCGCCAGGATACTCTTTGACAGGAATGTATGGGTTATAACCAGACTCAGTCCAAACATCCAGTTCTTCAAGAGCATCCATCATCTGCAGACGAACCGCATTGAAGTATTCCCAGACCTTGTTGGCATAGTTACAATCATCCAACGAGAGTGTCTCAGTGATCTCAGGCAACAGACCTGAACGGTGCAGAATAGCCTTGATGTCTTCATTCAACATGTAGGTGATTTCATCAACCTCAATGTCGTAGACGTTGCAGTACTGCGCGAGGTACTGGATCAGTTCAAATGGCTTGACAGCAATGCCTAGGGGGGCCAAGGAGATATTGATGCCGTTGACAGCTTCTCGAAAGTCAAATAACACTGACACCGAACGACCTTGAATACCTTCTTCACGCTTATACCACTGAGCCTCATCATAAGCCGGGAATGGCTCCCGGATCAAGACAGTCTTCATTTCTTCCACAGGAAGGTTGACCAGATCCAGCATAACTACTTTGTCTATCTTTCGTTCAGCCATCCTACTCTCCGATTAATTGTTCGTTGGCAACTTCGTCACCCGCCTTAGGGATGATCAAATTACCGATGCTGTATTGAATACGACCGCGTGTTTGGATCGTTGGTACTTTGAACTGCCACTTCAACAAAGGATCCCATGTCGCAGATACCGGAGTGATGAAGAGGTATGCGTCAGATGTTACACGACGCTCGAACAGATATGGCAGGTTTCCATCTTCATCATGGCACTCCAACTCTTTGAAGATATCAGAAATCGCCACAGCGAGTTCATAATGAGCCTTAGCGATGAGATCGGCAGTTTCCTCACCCAATACCGCAAACGCTTTCTTCGTCTCCATGTAGAGATCTTGGAGAGGTTGATATCGTTCAATGAGTTTATCGATCTCGGCCGGTGCCTTGGAGATAAATGGCATCACCCACTTGATCTCATCATTGACTGGATTATCCCAGTTGTCCGCCAATTGAGTATCGCAACATGCCGTTCTGAACGCATCAACTGCATCCGACAGATCGATCAGGATCGATGCAGGCATGATCTTATTAGGCTTGACCCACTGGTTGCGTAACTCTGTATTAGTTCCTTTATTCTCGTACATCATTCTTCCTTTGTTTACAGATGTGGATCTCCACACTGAATTTGCGTCGGAACGCCACCAGGCTTAAGAAGTCCACTATATCCATGAGTACTTGCTCACGAACTGGGAATGCAGTATCAATGTACTTCTGCGACCTGACCAGAACCACCCTCAAGTGAATCAACGTCTCTACAGCCCAGTCGATCACTTTATCGCTATAGGTTACTTCCCAGATTAAAGCGCCATTGTCATTAAAGATTTTGGCAACCATGTCATTACTATCCAAGGATTCAATAAGTTTTATCCCATCATTAATGTCACGATTTAACCCATATACCAGCACTGAGGTACGACTTTGGGGAGGATGACGTACCGTCCCAATCGTAGTAAACAAATCGAAGTTATCAGGAAACTTAGACTTATCCATCACACTTCCTTTATTAACAAAAAGAAAACTAAGGGCATAAAACCCACATGAGGACTAGCCCCATGTGGTTAATATGCATTAAATAAACATCCCATAGTTTACCATCCAGTCACTATACTAGGACGACTCAGTTGACTAGACCGAGACATGCCAGCAGGGAGTAGCCAGGCCGCAAATGAGCAAGTGGTAGGTGCTTCAACCAACACTTGCCCATCTGAGGCGTGATCCCGCGTCAATCGAAAAACGCAAGCGATGACAAACTATAGGCTGCTTACTACTAGAATCAAAAACATGGAAGCTTTACCTCATGGCACTTGCCACTCAAGGCTTAGAGAAAATCGGTAACACCACGTTCCACAACATGGTACTACTTTAGGGGCCACCTCCCGTAAGGAGACTCTTCCATGTTTCCTACCCATCGCGGCTTCCTTTCGGTTGGCCCTTAAGTAAGGATTCTTTCGCTTACAACTTCGCGGTCTGAGGATTAAACCCAATTGATCAGAGAGGGCTTAAATTCAAAGCGCGCGTAGCCATTCTTGGCAAGCTACCGGGTAGTTCACTATCCAGTCACGAATAGTGTCCTCGCGGCTCCTCCAAGAACTTCACCGACCTCCACGCCTAAGCGCAGTCAGTAGAGGGTAAGACTTTACCCTTCATTAGATCACGATGCTACTGTGATTTCGTGGGCCTTTCACCCATTGATGCCGACTTGAACGGCTCGTCAGTAATGTTTAGAAGTGGGAGGATGAAGCGGCGTTAGTGGATCACCCTCCCCCTTGTTGATCAATTAGGACTCTCCGGATTGACGGTCCGGCTAATTGATCTGTACCCGTTCGCTCTTACGTATCCACGTTTACTATTTGACTAGAATAGAAAAATGGTTAAAACTACAACTGTTTGGTTTGGATGTTTCGGGTCTAATTACTTCATGCGAGCCTCACTTGGTAATTGCAGGGGTTTTTACCGATGTCCCCGTAAGCATCACAATGACAGTTCACTCTATTAGTTCAGCACGTCTAATGACAGATTCCCACGAGAGGGAACTTCCGTGGAGAAGTCGACCCTGCTCATCTAGTGCCTCATGTCAAGGTACTCAGGAAGAATCTACCTCCTTGAGACCTAACCTCGCTGTAAACTACCAGGCAATTTCTCCAACTCCATCTATTTACATCCATGGAGTAGATACGTTGCGCGTGCACTAATAAAGTAAACCGGTTAAAAAACAGGCGGTTTCGTAATTACCGATTGGTATAAACATGAAAATTAAACCCAACCTAGCGATTACAACACCCTTAACTCAGAGGAGCATGTTTCCTAGATATACACCGCAAGTTTAACTAGGTTAGTTACTCATCTCAATGGATTTCTGACCGATTAAAGTTCAGAACATTCAAGGACTCGAACCTTGCATGAGTAACTTGTTTTTTACTACTGCAATTCATGGTGCCAGGCACGGGACTCGAACCCGTACGCCGTTTATTAGACTGACGCGGCGGATTTTCTTACCACTATAGTTTTCACTACCAGCTTACGCTGTTTGTGGTCTGGACTATGTCTTGATCATATTTGAACGAAGCCCCCGACATAGGAGTGTGACGCCAAACTTAGATCCCTTCCGTATAGTCTCTACACCTTCCATGGATTATGCCTATCCTAACTCGTAAACATTCACGACTTCGGCACACATCACAATCCCAAGAGTGTCTTAGTCTGTAATCTCTTGTTTAGGCTTGGCTCGGCGTTGACATGCTTGAATTGGGATGCTTTCGCTTGGCACCTTTACCATCTATTACAATGGACTAAAGTGTTGTTCCCCTGTTCCCGGACAGGCACAATTCATTCAAGTTTAGTGTTCGCCGAATTTGAAAGGATTCACCAACGTCTTTCGATTGAGTCGTTACGCCCAGCTGCTGCTCTAGCTGTCTCACTAGACTACTGACTCATTTTTCGAAGGTGCTCAATATCATGAATTAATCATGACGATAAGTCCGCTGTGTCTACCGATTTCACCACCCTGGCTATATGGGGATTGGGTGAGACCTTTCGATCTCACCCGTTGCGTTGCCGATAGGCCGCCCAGACGCAGGACCAGGTCCAACATGTATTGCCGATAGGCAGACGTGATACACGGCACGTTTACTGCTACTACGAATTCGGAGTCCCTGTGACTCGCTGTACATTGCCACACGCGTAGCTCGGTGCTTACTCTCACCTAGTTCTTTCGAACGCGCTTTTGATGTGGACTTACAAGAGCTTTTAACTACAAGCTTTAACCATTGAGCTTTAAGGTAGATGAACTTTAGATCTTTGAAACTTGACCTTTAAAGCTTTAACCTTTGAGGGGTTACTGCTAGTATAGGGGTTCCATACCGGAATCGAACCGGCGACCTACAGATTATTGGTCTGTTGCTCTACCAAGTGAGCTAATGGAACCAAGTATCTTCGCAAAAGATAGTTGGTTGGTTGGCCAGATTACTTTACCTACAGGCCGTATAGGTGAATAAGGTTTGCTAACTTCATGCACACCAATTCACAGGGATTATTTCAAGCGATGAGACTTAACCCAGATCGACAGAGATCAGGGTCTTCATGTTCGAATCGGACAGTGCCCAGTCCAGTTCTTCGTTGATGGTGCGGATCTCGTTTTCCAGTTCCTTGATCTTGGTTGCCAGCTGCAGGTAGTCGTGCACCTTGACCGTGTAGCGCTCGGTGTTCAGACGAGTCAGGGCGGCGATGTATTCCTGGGCAGAGTCGCCGTCGGCTTCGGTCCTGGACTTGTTGATGTTGTCGATGTCGGTCTTGAGCGTGGATTCCAGCTTGGCATTGGCATCGGAGACGACCTTGGAGATCGTAGCCATCTGCTTCTTCCAGTGCGTCAGCAGGGTTTCCTTGAACTTGACCGTGGCCTTCAGTTCGACAGCAGCGGCAACCGTGTATTCTTGGCCGTTGATGGAGACCTTGGTTTCAGCGTTGGACTTGACGATCGCGGCCTTCAGTGCATCGTAACGCGCCAGCTTGTTGATGTAGCTGTCGTAGTCCGATTGCATCTGCTTTTCCATGTACGCTTTGTCGAAGCCGTGTGCGACCACGCGGTCTTCCGTACCTTGCAGAGCGATCACGAAGATGCGCGGCTCGTTGAAGTATTCTTCGATTTCTTTCTTCAGGTTCTTGACAGTAGTCAGAGCCCGGTTGATGGAGATTTCTTGCACAGCCATGTTTCTTATCCTTTTGATTATGAAGTTTAAAATTGATACTTGATAGAGATCCTACTCTCTACACGATGTAGAGCCCCAGTAAAAAATCACTAGAGTGTAGCTGGATGAAGATTCTTTTCTTCTACCTACTACACTCTAGTGATATGGATCTCACTTTATTTTGAATGCGATTTACGGACTATCCCACGTCCGTACATCCACCCAGAACTTCTTTAAGAGGTCATCGAACTCATCACTCTTGAAGTAATCAGATGCTTTTTGCACCATCCCTTTGGCTGCATTTACACCAACATACAAGTGAGTGTGTACGGTATAAATTACGGATAATGCATTAATCAACTTAGTGACTTGTGGTTCGTACTTGCTCCAGTTCTTGTCGGTATGGAACATCATCATACTTTCAAGAACGCCGACATTTTGCTGATACATCTTGGCGATATCTGCAGCGGTCTTCTGGTAAGGAATACCGTCAGACAAAAGAGTCGCCACCGATTCTTGGAAGAGGTAGATCTGATCGGTCACGTATTGGTAGAACTCTTTCAGATTACCGATATGCTTTCGATTGCTAATCTTCTCTTCCTTATTCAAGCGCAGGAAGTCTTCGATCGTGTAGTACTGCATACGACAGATCTTCAGACCAGATGAAGACTCATGACCACCACCACCAAACTTCTTCAGCATCTTGGTCAGATCGATATCACTACCGCGTTTCGAACGGAAGGACAGTCGGATATAACCAGCTGGGTAACTGGGTTCCGGATTGACATAATCGTAGACGCAGGTGAATTTGATTTCATCGGTCTTACCGTTTAACGTGTCACCTACCATATTGGACATACGGTAAGGCAGATTCAGTAAGACGCCACCTTCAACGCCATTGATCTTCACACCGGTGACCATGGATTCACGAATAGCATCATCAATGATGCTTTGCTCGACTTCCAATGCAGTCTGGCCAGTCATGATGACTTCAGCAATCGCATCCTCATTACGAGTCAAGACGTCGAAGGCACGCCAATCCTGACGATCGTGAATGCGCATGTGCTGCATACCACGTACCAATGGCATCGACTGTGGATACTGTTTAGTCCACAGATCGTAATCCTGCAAGTATGTCAACAGGGTTGGAATCTTCTGGTCACCGAAGAAGTGTTTCCATGCCAGGCCAGCACCTGAATAAGACTGATCGAAATACAGCTTGACGTTGGGGTGCTTATAACCAGCCATCTTTTCGATAGCAGTCTTATGGTGATCTAACACCACTACAGACTTAGCTACCTTAGCGATCTGAGTAGTCTGGCTAGGTGCAAAGCAGTAATCAACAACGTAAACACGTGCATCCCGGCAGATCTCAATTAAATCCTCTTGATGAATGTCGTATTCAACAGGAGTAGCAATCACAGAACTACCGGGGACCATCAACTCTTCTACTGTATCAATCCCACGCGAGACAGCTTCAGCTTGCAAAGCTACCCAGGCAGCTGCAAAACCATCGGCACAATTGCGGTGATACAGTACTACTAATTTATTCGAATGTTCCATTCGTTTCCCATTAATGGAGAGTATGCACTCCCAGATATTCGGTTCCCAACTCGAATTCATCTGTAAAGTACAGAGGGTTCGTTACAAAGAAGCGGGCCTGTATCACGCCGTCTATCTCATCTGCTAATTCATCAGAGATGTCTTCCAATGCACCATCATTCTCAGTACTGATGGCCTCTGGACGCATATCGAGTTTAGTCAGATTGATGACGGTTTCATGGACCTTCATCTCTCGGGTAATCTTACTTTCATCCACATTGAACAATTCGTCAGTGAAATGGATGCGCAGTGACAGCACTTGTTGGATCGCCATTAGATTACCTCTTTAAGTGATGGAGTACTTCAAAAAATAAGCAACATAAAACGACGGGATGGGCATCACCCCATCCCGTCTATGCCGCCTATTTCTGATTACTCAGAAATACCCGCACCACCACTGCCGCCATAATTGCGCGGCAAATCACTTTCACCCTTGGGATCTGGATCGTTGCCGTCAGGCTGAGGCTTGTTCAGACGTTCTTCACGTTCCACACGAGCTTTGTTGCCCAGATAGTCCACGAGCGCACGCGACCAGCCTTCCAGCTTCGGATGATTGGCTTGCAGATGCTCGAAGGTATTCCAGCCCAACAGACCGATCTGGTTGACTTCCGGGGTTTCTGCGCCCATGTTTGCCGGGCAGGTCACCATGAAGACCAGACCCAAGTGCACCAGACCGACGGCTTCATTGCGCTCCAGCAGGATCATGCCAGTGAAGCCGAGGTTGATATTTTCCTCGCAACCTTCCGGATAGATCAGACGCAGTTCTTCCGACAGAACCTCACGGCGCAAGTTAGCCATGATGGTAGCCAGCAGATTCGGGACATTGCGTCCAGCGTCGTTGTAGACGATGTCAGAGATATCCAGATGTCCGCCGAAACCGATGGATTCCTTGTCATGCAGACCGGGTTCACCACCACCCTTCAGACGAGCGTAGGTCAGCACTTCCACGGTATCGAGATTGGTAATGTCGGGAGCACCATTACGGATCACCGGAGCGTACGGCAGCAGCTGACGATACTTGAAGTTCTTCTCCAGTTGAGCGCGCTGAGCGATGATCAGGTTCTCGCTCAGGAACTGGAAGAAGTGCTGGAAGTCATTCACATGCACGATCTGTTGGGAAGAACCGTCTGCCCACAAGGTGTCGCTGACGTGCGTGTACTTGCGGCCGTAGTTCGACAGGATTTCTTTGCCGAGTGCTTCGTCTTCAACTGCCAGGATGAAACCTGGATGTTTGATCGGGTGATCGATGACGATATCATCGAGTGCGGGGAATGTCATGGGTAAAACCTCTTATTGAGTTTGCAGGACAGTTTGACGAATGCCTGCTTTGTTGGGGTTGGAAGGCGGTTTGTCGAAGGATGGTTCGGCTTCGATCATACCTTGGATGACTGCGTGGTATCCGTGCATCGAGGCATTGCCGCGTGATGCCTTATAGGCAACCAGACGCAACTGACCTTGATCGTCATAGACGGTGACGATGTTGGTGAAATGAGTTTCACCAGATGCAACCAGTATACCCAGCTGACCCAGCTTAACACGACCATCATTGCGACGTGGTACCCAACCACCAGGAAGAGACCGGAACTTGGGCCAGCCATCTTCACCGACGATTAGGTCCAGATGTTCCCAGCCGTCCCAGTCATCGCGCAGAGTACCGAAGATGGTCTTCTTGCCGATGTTATTCTTGGTATGCTCGATGAGCATCTGTTGGAGATACTTACCTTGTTTGATTTCTTTGGTCTTGATCCAAACAAAGACCTTGTTGAAAACAACTGCTGCACCCACTGAGATCAGCAAGAGTGCAAAACCACCACCCAACAGTTGCAGCACCATGGGTAGTGCATCGATGTATTGCTTAAACATAATTACTCTCCTATTTTAACTACTGAAACACCATCAACGTAGGGCACAGCCTCATCCTCCTTTACAGAAGATGAGGCATAGCAGTAAATATTACCCTTAGGACGGCTTACGGGTATCCCAGACTGTCGTCTTGTACTGCATGTCGCCCATCTTGGGTGCCGACGGATCACGCGGGACGCGTTCCACACTCAGTTCCACACCGGCTGCACGCGCATCCCAGAGGAGTTCATTCAACCGGTTCAGGTAGAACTCTTGCTTGGTTTCGTTCTGGTTCATTGGTTCGGCTCTTTCAGTTGTTTGAGAACGTGGTACACATGGGGGATCGAGACACCGGTCTCTTCGGCAATGATCGTCACCGGATCTCCCATGGCTTTCATCCACTTGATCTTGATGTTCCGCAAGCCACGCTGGATGGTCTTCAGTTCACTGGAGACGGGGACCGAGTCGTCTTCCAACGTCTGACTGATATTCGACATGGCTTGGTTGAGATGATCGAGTGCTCCTTTTTGCTCGACCGTTTTCTTTCTGGACATGCTAGCTCCTTAAAGTAAGGGCATAAAGTCCAGGGATTATCCTGGACGATACGCGGTAAGTACAACTATACGTCTAAACCACCTTCAAACAGATCTTCTGAATACAACTCATCATCCGATCCAGTCATACCGCGTGGGAGGATCTGCCTGCACCGTTTGGCAATAGCCGCTGCTTCGTAACGGTTCACATATCGACCACGCGATGTGATAAAGCCTTGGTCTTCATAGGCACGGTGATCATTGTCTTTAATCCCGTAACCCAGTTCATCCATCAAACGAACCAGGTCATGATGTCGTCCTGGACGATTGATAGCAAAGATCACACCAGAGGGATGGTGCTTAATAGCAACTAACATGATGCTCTCGTCGGTATTGACCGGAGCCCACAGTCGCTGTAAAAACTGATGATAATACCCTCGCCAGATCTCAGCACGCGGATGACGTGCCCAGATAATGCGTTCCACCTTACCGGTAAGCTTGGTGGCTTCATCAGCGGTGACTGATAAGGTCTTGACAATCCATCCCAGACAAACACCCCCAACCAGTAACCCCAGTGTGTTCCAAGCTGGACCTCCCGGTGCTGAGAAATCGAAGTAGATGCTAACGACGATCAAGCCAATCGTAGCAAGTAGTTCTAATGTTCTCACCACATCTTCATTTAACTTCATGGGTAGTCCTATCCGTAATTAGAGTAATTAGTATTTTCACGGGACTCGATCTCGAATTCTTCTTCGGTCATAAAGACCCCGCCATTGCAAATCATCCCACGCTCCACCACTTGCATGGGGAGGTAGGTGATTTTGTTGTTACTGATCATGCGCAGCAGTAGCTCCATGTCGTGACTGGTCTGATACATGACGTAGACGCGACTATGTAGGAGTACTGCCACACCAATTGGAGTCCTGAGCGTGGTATAACCGATCCGGAATCGTTTGGTGTTATGGAACTGATCTTCTGTACCGACTAAGACCGTGTGGGACTTGCCAGACCGTGGATCGAGTAAGTGATAGGACTGAACTTCATGACTGTTGAAAATACGACCAGATCCAATGTCATCAATCAATCCATGCAGATTACGTTCCCTGGGCTCCTCATCAAACTGAGGCTTCTTGTAATACATGATAAAGCCAATGCAAGTCATTGCAATGGCCATCATGCCCATGATTTTCATCAGGCTATTCACAGCAGCTCCTCATCCCAGTCAAACATCGCGTCGATGAAATCGTCGCAGCCGATCAACTTCCACATCAGGAACATGACAACAACAATGCCAGTCAAGCCACCTGCTACTTTGTAGTATGCGTCAAATTCCATGTTACCTCTCCCCGGATTAGAGATCCCAATATGCAAAGACGTTCTTGTAATCTGGCGCGTGGTTTTCGAGCCAGTCCCTTAATGTTGCTTCGCAGGGGCTAGATGCATTATTCTTTAGCCTCGAACTCTTTTTCAAATCAAGGATAAAGAAGAACTTATTCCCGCTAGGCGACTGCTTGATGACAAAACGATGAAACACGGTCAGTAAACCGAAGAGAACACCCTTCTCTCCGTAACGGCAAAAGCTCACGCGAGCGCGTCGATTACCGTTCTTATCTAAGATGTAGTAAGTGTAGTTGCCTTCTTTTTTGGAACATGTCAGGAAACACCAACCAAAAGGCAGACGCCACGAGATCCCTTCAGGAATGAGACCCCATTGCTGCACTAACTCATCTCGTAAGATGGTCTTACCATAACCGTCTTTTATTTCCCTCTTAATGACAATACTGTTAAGAAAGCGGGGATCAATAAAAGTTTGGGTCACTGCATTCATTTCTTCTCCTGAACAAGAAAATGATAAAGGTGCATTAATAGCACGGTGGATTTGATAGTCGAGTGGGGTGTTTGACAATCGATTATCAATTTAGTGATATGTATGTTATTTTATTTTGAGTCCAAAACACATAGGTGTAAGAAGCCCATCCCTAGTGACGCGCGGTGCATTACTAGAGATGGGGAACTTGTACTACTTATGTTTCAACACTGACAGCATCCGGACATCTTTGCGATTAGCTACTACACACGTTTCAGGTCCGAAGTTACCTTCGAAGTCTTTACGTATGACCGCAGAGTTATGTGGATCTAATTCTGGATTCTTAGCAAACTGTTCTTCCATCCAGTTCACAAAGTTCCTAGATCCTTCCGGATTAGTACTTGACCATTCTTCACTAAAGGTCACCCCTTTAGCACCGTAGTCTTCGTAGTGTTTACTGTTAGGATTAGTAAACATCTTGTTTAGTGTTTTCCAGCGATTGTAGAAGCGATTAGCTGACACTAAACTCACGTCTTGAATTGCCATCCAACGATCCCCTATTACTTTTGTTCACTCCAGCTGACATATCCCGGCTTGACGTGACGAATCACGACATGTCGGTCACTGAGTAGTTCTTTGATGTCAATCTGATTAACGCTAAGAATAGCGTCTTTGATTGTCTTCGTAGTTTTCCACTCATTGTGGATGTTGTTGTGTGGGTTATCGCTTTTAACCCATCCATCTTCATCTCGTTTGTCAATCTCGTAGAGCCAAACCACCAACGCCTGTATCCCTGACATGGTGGGTAATGGTTTATTTTCATCAATCTCGATGGTGATGTTCTTCCCTCGATATTGATACCGGGCTAATGCATACTTCTTTTCAATTGCGCTTGCCAAGCCAAGCAGTTGCGTTTCTATCTTGGAAGCTTGAGCATAGAGGAATCGATTGGATTCAGTTTGATCCCAATTGACTTCGACTCCTGAATGCTCAAATCCGGGCTTTAATTCGGTGTGCTTGAACGCGCTCCCATGGTAGAGCCGCATCTTAAGATATCTCCTAACTTAACATTCATTGGGGCCTTAAGAGTGAAAGGATATTCAAAGGTATCGAAGTGTGGATCGAGATCTCGATCAGCAACTCTACGCTTGATTTCTTCCACAAGTGGAATGCTGATGTTCTTACTCAGGTCATCGTAAAATGAATCAGGAATTTCGTCCATATTCCTCAAAGCTACGATAATCCCTTCATAAGCGCCCCGTAGTCGATTGCGATCGATGTGGTGTTCTACCTGTACGTCGAGATGCTGACGTTGTAGCTTGGTCAACTCACGTTTCGCACTCTCTTTAGAGATCACGAGTGCAGCATTACGCAGTACCGCAATGAACGCTAATGCGAAAGCGCCCAGGAAGATGACGAGAAACGCGGTAACCCCTACAGCACTGATGACGATAGGTTCTGAATTAATCAACATGTTCTTCTCCCGTGATGGCTGGCAGGTTCATAGACTGCGTGTTATTGGGCTGGTCGAAATGATCTACCAGTCGACGCAACTGCACGACGAATGCCGGACCCACAGCTGACATGATCCTCTTATAAAAGGCTTCACGCAGTTCCTTGTCCTCAACCATGATCATTAACGTAACCAATGCCCGTTCTTTGTGGATGTCGAGCTTGTTGAGCTTGTTAATCTTCTTCGTCAGTTGCAAAATGATGTCGTTTGCTTGCTGCAATGCCTCACGACTCTCATTAATCGCGTCATGGAACTTCTGATAGTTAGCTACCTCGCCACCTAGACGATCGATGCTACCCTCCATCCCTTCCTTCAGGATCTGACTCACTTCATGTTGTTCTCTCAAGGCCGACCTCAAAGCAGCTACCTTGGTTTGTAAATGATAAACACCAAAAGACAGAGCAATGCAGCCTAAGAAGAGGACGAAGGCGACGTTAGTCAAAACATCATAGTCAAGCATTATTATCTCCTACATTAGGGATGCGCACCAATCCATTAACTGTGGTGTAAGTAATGAATTGGACAACGCGATCATCTTGTTTAACTAGATGACAGTTCTTAAGTTCATCTAGCACATATCTCACTGGAGTACGTTCGTTCATCGGTACTTCAATTTCATGGAGATGAGGATCATCGTAATACTCTCGCATAACGACGAATGCCAAACCGCTGGCTAAAATGCAGCCGTCTGTCTCCATGTTGTTGGTGGAGTGAATTCTTAACTGTTTGGTAACTTGTTCTTTCCAACCAATGACAACACGGAATGAATGCCTGCCAACAGCGATACCGTAGTTACGTGGTTTGATGCCTATGTCATTAGCTAGTGTATCTACCACATAGCCATCAGGCCAGTCTGACACCAGCGTAACTTGAAGGTTTTCCTTAATACGTCGATTGGTCCTCATGGTAAATCTTACCAATACGACAATAGCGCCGAGGAAGAAGAGGAAAGAAACAATTGAAAGATAAGGCAGAAACTGGAGTAAATCCATGAGTTCTCCATTAGTTAGGAAAAGTGGGGTATACATAGGCGGTTATAAAAAGAGCTACCCGAAGGTAGCCCCCTGATTTAATTTGTTGTTTGAACTTCTTGACGTGCGAACTTCTCAATGGCCATGACCAAATCAGTTTCAGACATATACGTTCTGAAAGCGACTGCGCCACTAGGTGTGGCAGCATACAGGTCAATATCAGCCATTACTGCGACTGCAACTACATGTCCAGACGATACTAACTGCTGGACCCGGTTACGGTTGGTGATCTTGGCGATCTGAGAGGGACCGTTCTTCAATAACTGGAACAGTACTCGATAGCTGTCTCTGGTCATTTTCTGGGCCATTCTTCTTCTCCGTCGAAGCAGGAAGATTGTTGAGGCTAGGGAGGTCAGTCATGAGGTCTTCTAACTTGCAATTAATCAAGCGCGTTTTTAATGCAATTAGATCTTGGCATATCTTATTCTCATGCTCATTGAAGCGGATAGCCATTTGCTCGATTTGAGCTTCGTGTTTAGCCGCGAGTATGATGATGCGTTCGTAACTTTGAATATGCACCTTGTGATTATCGATATACTCTTTACGTTGCCTGACCAAAAACGAGTTCTTGGACGAGAGATAAGCAACCAGTAAAACTAAGATAAAGATGATAATCGACAACCAGAAGGTGATCTCAGGAGATGCGGCTAGCATGTTATCACCTTTATCTTGAGTGACGGTTATTTGAACTTCTTGTTCATCAGAGTCGAGATTGCATAAACCAGCGCACTATGCATATCAGCGATTGGGAACCAGCGTTCAACTTCTTCCATCACTCCCTTCTTATTTGGACATTTGCCCTCTACCAGGACATCGTCTTGACACATGTCATCCCAACCGATATTGAGACTGTTACCACTGATGTGTCGTACGATAATGGTAGGCTTTTCAGAAAGAAGATTGGTGTGATCAAAATTGATCACTTTGAAATCCACCCTCTCTTGAATGGAGGCAAATGCCATCACATAGGCAGCAGCGACGAGTGCGTTGCATGCCTTCTTGCCGGGAAGAAACTTCTTCTTACTCATCTTATTGCGCTCCAGAATTAATTAATTGCTATTCTGACACTACGCCTTCAACTTCTCACTATACTTAGCCCAGAAAGGATAATCCGAACCAGCAATGGGAACCGTAAAGTAAGCAGGCCATGGATTGTTCAGTTTCCACTTGCCGAATGCTTCATCGGAATTCTGCCACGCTTCCAGATCATGTCGTAAGAAGTTGAATTGCTGACGGTCCAAATCAGCCAAGCACATTGGTACATTCAGACTGACCAACTGATCTTCCAGGATACTTTCGCGTTCAGTACCGATGAGATGCGTTTGCAGCAAGAACGTCGACACTGGGTAGTAGGTCTCAGCCAGCCGGGTACGGATCTTAATCGGAATCGGTGTGATCAGATTCGAATATTTCGATACGATCTGATCATCGGTAAAGTCACCACCGATGTAATCTTGAAGGATGTGGATACCACCTGGAGTAACGGTCCACTTCTTTTCACCATTAACCGTAATATACAAACGATTGATGGCTTCATTGATCTGGGTAGAGAAGTGCGGGTTCGCCAGCATGACTGTGTGGAAGTACTCATTACGAAACAGCACGTCATGAATGGTGTTGATCGTTTTGTTCTTAACAGCGCGATCGACTTCTAAGAAGGTTCTCAGATCCATAGTCCTTTTTCTTTCTCTGGTTCCATGTCTGCTGCAAGATACCACAGCAGATCCTTTTGACCGATAGGATCGGTAAAGTAGGCCGGAAGGATGTCCTTAATGGAATTCCACCATGCCTCGTTAAAGTTGCGCAGGTAGTTGTATTGCTGTCGGGTAACTTCATGCAGGTGTGTGGGTACATGCAGGTCATCACACACGCCATTGATGACGAACTGAATACGTTCATCGTCAAGTGCATCTAATTGAATACCGCTTGCATACCACTTAGAGCAGATCAAGCCACGGATCTGAATAGGCAACTGAGTACCAACTAACCTGAGATATTTAGCAACGGCATCTTCCAGGTTACTTGTCCCAGTGTAATTCAAGAGTAGCTTAATGCCTTGATTACAGATCGCCAAGCTACCGTCACGTTCAACCCGCATGAACTGACGTACCAGTGCTTCATCAACCCAAGCATCAGATCCTTCAAGGCGCGCTGCTTCATTGATTGCGCCATTACGATAGACCACATCGTAAGTCAGATACAGTTGCTTGGTTTTAACAGCACGGTCTACCTGGAGATATTCCATTAAGTTCACAGTGTGGTTCCTTTCCTGTTGGCTTCATTGCATCCAGCGACGTAGTCCATGACCATGTGTCGGTCAAAGCGACCCAGATCACTCTGTTGATAACTATGCCAGAACTTGTTGTCAAACTCCTCGAACTGATACGACCGTAAGAAGTTGATGTCTTTACGTGTCAGATCAATCAAGTAGCGTGGTACCCCGATGATGTCCAGATACTTTCCCAGCTCATCAGGCATACGGTTCAACTTGGCCAGTTCTGCATTGGTATAACGATACTTATCTGGATAGTTGGCAAAGTACACCACACCCAGCCAATAACGGCACCTGGGATGGATCTCAGTACGTTGGAGACGCTTGATGTAAGCAATCGTTGAGCCAATGTGATCCCGTCCTGCATACTGCTTTAGGAGATCTTTGCCGTTCTCAGTGATCTGGTACTGACCAAAGAGGACGTCATATAGCAGATAACCTCTAGCTACAGCTTCACGGTTGGCTGGGGTATCGAGTTCGCTGTGGATCTTCACAGAAGTGGTCTGTGCGTTAAACACAGCAATCAGGGTGCCATGCCTGACTGCTCTGTCGATCTCAGCGTATCGAGGGATATCGATACACAGTTTGGTCATGCTGTTCCTTCCGGGAGAGTGCCATCCATCAGATAAGCAACAACGTCACGCCCGATGTTCTCGACATTGCAATTCTCTTTACCTGGAATGAGATCTGCTGTTTTGAAGTAGTAGCGATAGTGAGGCAATCCACCACCAGGACCCAAATCGTTAAACACCAGATCACGCTCGCTGTGGTTCTTCTGAACGATAAGAACATTGCGACTATGGATAGACGGACCTTTGGGAATCAGCTTGATACGCTTACTATCCAAAGCGCCGTCGACGATTACATAGTTCAGTTCGCCTTTGTCACGAGCTTCTTCCAAAGCCTTGAGGATGACTTCCATGGTTTCTACACTACTCATCATTTCTCCTTTTCAGCATCTTCTGCTTCATCTTGCAGCGTCAGATCCTTTTCACCCAGATCACTGAAGTAGTACCCTTGACCGTCATCGACCAACGGGAATGTACTCGTCACATCCTCAGAGAAATATTTAATAAGTTTGATAAACGTCATGCGATCGATCTGATCCCAACTATAAGGAACACGCGAATTATTCATCGCGCAGTCTTCATCGCATTTATCGAAGTCAGTCGTCGCCATACCGAAGGTGTAAAGTCCGAAAACGGATTGAGCGATGTAAACACGGACATTACGAGGAATATCTTCTTTCAGGAACTGATAGCGGGTATGGGCATCCATGACGGTATGGGCGCCAATATAGTCCGCCAAAAGCTGTTCGCCTTTATCCGTGATGACTAAAGACCCATCGATTACGTTCACATAACCATCGTGAACGTAGGCGTTCATCCCATTGGTGTTGTAACCAGGAAACTCACCAAAGACCGCATCCTGTTTGAACTTACTCAGACCTTGTTTGATTTCATATAGCTCGAACAACACGCTGATGAAACGCTGCTTGACCACAGCATCGATGATTTCAAACTGCTTCTTTGTCATGCTTTTCATGTTGACTTTCCTTTACGAACAGAAATACCCACAAATTCGAATGTATTGACCTTATACATCTTCAGATGCGGGACGAAGACTTCACGGACTTTAAACTCCGCCCTCCAGTAAACGCTCTTTACTTCATCTGGATTACTTGAGTTCTGGAAATAGCGCGGAATGTTAATAGCGTCATCACCATCGTTGCAATGTATCGCATAAATGTCATGGACGACCAATCCACGATGATATTGATGCGTGCACGTCGAGATGAACTTCAGTACACTGTAAGGGTTCAGAGGGTTCTCTAACACTCTCTCAACCTCGTCCAGCTGACACTTGATGTACTGAATCAAGTTAGCGTCTTCTGTAGGGTTCAGGTTCTCTGTGAGAGTGGTGTACATTTCCTGAACCCCAGTCCAATACTTAATCCGACCCTGATCCTTAACGGGACAGATAATCGGAGTACGTCTGGTGCCATCATGTTGACACATTGTTTTCCTTTCTTAGATGCGACCCATGAGCCTCATGAGTAAATCAGATGGTGCTGCGTGGTTGCCGTTGTGATCCGGCGACCCGTAGTCATCGCAATCAGTTTGTTCTGGTTCTTCTACACGGTGCCTGACAAATTTAGGCGATAGATCATCAGGACGGACAGATGTACTTAATACAGGAGCATAGTGCGCACCTGATATAGAAGAATTTCTGGTTTTGAACATCCGGTTTGGTGGATCGGTGATGATGGCTTCATCGATCACCACATGACCATGACGACCTTCCCTTATGGGATCCGGGTATTTACTGTAAAAGATGTCACGTATCTTGACCATCTCAGTGACATCCATATTCGCTCCCTTGAATATGAATGCAAGAATGGCTTCTGCACTGGACTGAACATGAAGGTTCATCAAGCTCTTACCAGTCTGACGTCCCGATGTATGGAGTGAAACCGAAGCCATACCGAACGCCTCATCTACATCACCCGGTCTTGTTTTACCTGGGCTAGGCAACGAGCGACGGATCATGTACTCAACACGACGCAGTATCGAATTGTAAAGCGTTGGGAACGACTCGATGACTGCACGCATGTCCAGTGGGATATTCAACTTATCCAAGAACAACGCAAACAGTTGATGTGGCGTGTGACTACCGAGATTCAACAGCAGAAGGAGATTGGCATAGGGACTTTCTGCCCATTCCCATTCTTTCTTCATTGCTTCTTGATTCTTCGCTTCCAAATGCCGGATCGTGTTTTCCCAATTCTGGTTAAACATCTCATCTGTCATCTTGGAACTTTCGAACTGATGTTCGTCCATCCTTCCCTCCGAATAGTCCATTTAGAATTCCGTCTTTGAATTACGATAGTATTTCTCGTAAAGGTGGTAATCCCAACATTTACGAGAAATGAGCGTTATCCTGCTTCGTTTTTGTGATTGAAGATCCGAACATAGCGCGAGAACAGATGCTCTAAGTTATCTTTAATAAGATCAACTACAGGCATGTAGTCAGCCATACTCTTTGCCCAGTCGTGTGGGAGTGACTTCAGGTTGTAGGTAAAGTTGTCGTCTTTACCAGCCTTAGCCCAGAGATCCATCATAGAGACATAATGCGTCGCCACACTGGTAGGATGAATACCCAGTTGAGCGGCGTCTGACATAATCCCATCGATGACACCGTTCAGATATGCCTGCAGGAACACGCTGTCGTTAGGACCACGTTGTAATGCGCAGATGTAAGTCGCTACATTGATGATGATCTCAGTCAGAGTACGACTGCGATTATTCAGGTCATCCCGGTTATTGTTAAACCAGTTGTCGCTATGGTCTTCCGTCTTGATCAGGTAAATGAAGGGTGCGTATGCGTGTGCATGACTGGCATTAAATAAACGACAACGATTAACTGCCTTCTTGACTGCACGGGGAAGATCCTTACGATCTGACAGCACCGAAGTACAACCCATGACGATGGTCATCGTGGTAAGACCGAAATACTCTTCGATATACTCACGCTTAATCTTGGTGTCTTCGATAACGTCGTGAAGATAGGCCGCATTAATAGCAGCCCAGCGAAGTTTGTCTTTGTCATGGTTGACAAAGCTCATGCGCTTCCAGGCATCCGTATTAAAGAAGTTACGCACACCACCAGCTACACGCAGCGGGTGATTGTAATAGGGTTCATCACCCTCTTCACGTTGACCATCTGAAAAGACAACACGACGTTGACCAGTTGCTTCATGGGCAAACATCGCAACAGTCTCTGCCATGAATGAATTATGGTCTTGTTCGTAATTGACAATTGATGCCATTTATACCCCACTATTGAAGTTTCTGAAGAAAGGAACTTTCAACAATCGAATCGCTTCCGACCTTGGTAGCGATTCAACGTTAAATGCCCACATGACATCAGAAACATGTCGATTAAACGACGCTGCCTTAGCTCCCGTGTTAAACACAGCAACCTCATCCATCCCAATCATCTTAGCCTTTTTACTAACATCGATGAGATATTCATATTCGAATGCTGGGTGCTCTTTAACATTACCTTTAGCACGGAAGACGACCTTTACTTGTATTCGATCAGCACTGTCCTGCTTGGAAGTCACTATGACCCCAAGTCGGACAATGCTAGCTAAGGATTGATCGTTACTAAATTGCAATGCCACGATGAAGTATAAGTCACCTACTCGCATCGTGGCTGGATTAATGAAATCCATTAACGCACCTGTTGCTGCGGTTTCTTGGATTTCGGCTTGTGCTTGGGCTTAGCCTGAGGGAACGACTCCACCAGCTGTTTCTTGGCTAGGCCGGGACTGACGCCCTTGTCTTTAACGCTCTGATCGATGACCTTGCTGAAGATGCCGTTCAGGACACGATGAGGTTGTTGTTCTTTAGCCATTTCTGATTCTCCTAGGTACCGGTAGTTGTTTCAAATAAGTGCTCATCATCTTGGTCACAATGACTTGATCACTACGAACCATGTGATAAGCTATCAGGTCTTCAATGCGACGGTAAGGGAACCGTTTCATCAAAGCTTGGATTTCTCCATGCACCAAGAACTTAAGGCGCACAAGAGATTGATTGTTTTTATACCGCTTTAATTGGCGGGTGTTCATGTACAAAGATCTCCATGTAAAGATACTTGCCTGCATGAGAACGTAGTTCTTCTAACAGATCGTGACCACCAATCTTGATATCCTGATCCAACCAGAGATAACCGGTCGTATCCGAATAGTGCGTTTGATAGTCAGCTTCAGTGATACCGAAGATATGTTCTAAGGCAGCTGTCTTCAAGACTTCAGGAGGTAACTCACGGTCACAGGTCCAGTAATGGATAGTGACTAACTTATTTGAGTACTTCTCCCGCATGAGATCCGCTAGCGGTTTATCATCCCAGTAGTCTTTGGAATCTTTCTGCCGAACGAAGACCACATAGTCATCATCACCGTTGTTCTCATTACTGATCCAGCCAGAGATCTCATCAGGCTCAATCCCTTCGACGGAACGAGAGAAGTTCTCAGGTTTGACCATAGGGATCTTGATCGGAGGCATAATGGCCGCAGGGAGATTGCCCATTTTGGTAAACAGCAAGTCTTTAACCTCAGGGGGCATAACCATAGATACCGTCATCTCACGAATGGAGTCCGGATGAACCGCAACAAGCTCGATTCTCGAACCTTGTTCAGTACCGATCAATTCATTGAATCGACGTCTTAATGCTTTCTCTACATCTTCTGGAGTCATCTCGGAAGTAGGCATAAAACGCAATTGCATCTCCCTCAACTTCTTTTGCATCTCTTCTGACTGTAATGCATTAGTCAGACGCTTCATGACATTATCGTCATCCATAATTTATTTCCCAGGATTGACTAGATTGAACGAGGTCTGGTGTAAATGACCATTCTCATCGATAAACCCACGCATACCTATGCATTTATCTGAGCCGGGATCAACAGCATAGAACTCCCTGTCACCATTGCCGATCTTGACTTCAGTCACATCAGGATGGCTATGCTCTCCTTTTAACGCAGCAGGTGCTACTCGCCGCATGAAATGACGTTCCTTGACGATGAATGGCTTAGGATCGAAGTCTGTGATCTCACCAACCGTCACGAGATCACGATTACTACGACTACGAGGATCAGGGAATGGATTGGGAATCGATGTCATGGAGAATTGACCGCCATATGCCATATTCAATCGAGGACGGCGTTTACGGAACATCTGCCTGCGATGAATCTTAAGAGACTCAGCGGCTAGACTCTGCCACTTCTTGTGTTCCGGCTGACTATCGGCAAACTCCGCATCCAAGATTATCCAGCTAAGCTTGGTATGTTTACTACGATCCATTACAACTTTCTTGAAAGCTTCCCAGTCGTAATTCTTGTAGTAGTCAATAGCGTCAGATTGAATACGACCATACAGACGGCGTTTATGTTTCCTTTGCTTCATGTCAATGTCCTTTAGACTGAAGTTGCTTGAGCCAGCGCCTTCTTTTCTTCAGCTAAGCGTTTCTTGGTTCTCTTCCAGTAAGTCACTGGAGAAAGAGTACCATAGGGGCGCCACTTCCACCATTTCCCATGCCGACGGAAATTACGCAAGCTTTGACGCTCGTATTTGTTCTCAGCACGCTGCGAATGTTTATCCTTCCATTCAAAGTTGTGCTGGGTGCATTGCGCTGTTTGAGTGGGTGCATCTACATCAGGATAGTGAACGATCCTGTTAAACCAAGTAGAAGCTTCGACCTTGCGCTTACGTTTACGGATATTCATCACTCCACCTTAAGTAATGGCACCGCCACGAGATTGCGAGCAGTGATGCCAAACACACGCTTAGATTTTTGCCATCCCAAGTTCTTGACAAAGCGATAGTAATTCCTGTCTACGTAGAAACGCAGATCGTATTTGTTTTGAATGAAGGGGATGGCAGTCAAGTCAAGCAGTCTTTTACGTTTGCGGATTTTCAAGCTTGCCTCACAATCGCAAATGGTCTTTGCTACCGATTACAGGACAAGTTTCAATGTCGCTTTCATTGATGGTCGGTGTTTGAGGCGTGTTGGCAAGTACCCCTTCGTAACCCGTCAGAATGCGGCGACCCTGCGCCTGCATTGCGATATGAACAACGCCATTCACATCGATGATGTGGTCACCCGGTTGAGGTTGTTGACGATCAACGACATGTGGAAAGAGCATTAATCGTCTTTGCAATGCGTCCTTCCTCTCTTGGATCTGGTTAAGGGCTTCTTGTGTTGCTAAGAGTCTTTCAGCAGACCGATTCATCATCCGTTTCCGAACATCTGAAGTGTCCATCATTCACCTTTCTTGTCAGGCACCCACCACGTAGTAGTCAGGTGCGTCCCTACGAATTGTGCGGCTTCCTGCAGTTCACTGAAATCGTACTGTTCATCGGTATACTTACCGTCTTCCCCATTGTGATACAGAGCCATGACGTAGATCTTGTTATCTGGAGCATCATAGCGAGAGACCGTCACACTTACCTTCTCACCAGCAGCCAGACCCGTAGTCCGGGTAAAGCGCCCCATCTGTTTACCATCCCTGTCCTGGATGTAATCAACAGTAACTTCAATGTCCTTGTAACAGATGCAGTTACGATCCAAAGACATCAGTCCTTGGATTGCATTGACGATGTTGATGGTGTCACTATTGTTGAATTTCATTTCTTCTTATCCTTATTCCAGACGATGTGTTTGGGGTCAAGCTGGAAACAATCACCTTTAACTTCAGTGATGTATTCCGGCTTGACATAGAAGTCAGGTACGGGATTGATTCTCTTCTCACGAAGTGATTTGGGAAGATTGTCAATAAATTTCCTGAACTCTTCGAACGGATAAAACTGCGGCTCCATGTTACTTCTTCCAGGGAAGAGGTACGCGCTCCAGCACAGCACTTTCCGGAATGGAGATCCAGTTACCCAGCTTGAACTCAACGTCCTTGTTGGTATCCAGATAGACGTATTTGTATTCCGTACCAGAGGCAGCTTCATAGCGCACGACCAGAATATCGCGACCGTCATGCTTGGCGGTGAAGTGACCATCAGTCAGCTTGTAACGCGCACCTTGTTTGTCCATCCACTCAAACGGTTCTTGAGCGACTTTGCGATGTTGTACTTCGATGGTTTGGATTTCAGTAGTCATGTTTGATATTTAAATAGTTAATCAGTCGTCTCTACGAGACGTAGGATTTAGTCCCAGTCCGAGCGCATCTCTCGTTGCCATTCGACAGAATCTGTGATATGACTGAAGGTCCCCATCTGTCGGATACGTTCAGCCGATTCACGAAGATTGCATATACGTGGCGGGATGATGGGATACTGTACGAATTCTTCTTGAATCTCAATGAGACTCTTATCGGGCGGACTAATCGGTCCAGTTTGATCTTGTTTCATTTGTTACTCCTCTTTCGTTTTAGTCATAAAGAGCATTTGTTACTCAAGCTAGTGATATGTGTCTAATTATTTCTAAAAAGAAAGAGGAGATCAAAACCCACACCCCCGAAGGAGTGTGGGAAATGAATGTTACCGCTCGTCGTCTCTGTTGCAGTTCTTGCCACAGTTGTGATTGCCCGTCTCAGTAATGCCAATACCGGACATACCGAAGTATTCCTTACCGGTCTTGGTATCGATGATGACGTAGATGCCGCGCTTGCTCTCGTAAGCGAGATCATCATAAACCACACCCACACGTTCGATTCTGAAGCGACCATCGCCTTTGTCTTTCTTAGCGACTGCTTCGTCACCGATTGTGGGAGACGACACCTTCATGGCTGTATCTGGTTTGGGACCACAGCCAGCTAACAGCAGTAACGCCGCCAGGATGATCTTGTTCATTCCACCACTTCGGCTTTCTGGATGACAACTTCATCCACAGGTACGTCAGCAAACATGCCACGGCGTTCGGTCTTGACTGCCTTGATACGATCGATGGTCTTCTCACCGTCGATCACCTTACCGAAGACGCAGTAACCCCAACCGTCTTGACCCGGATAGTCCAGGAAGCTGTTGTTCTTCACGTTGATGAAGAACTGAGCCGTAGCCGATTGAGGTGCTGCGGTACGTGCCATGGCGATGGTGTAAGGCTCGTTCTTCAGACCGTTCTTGGCTTCGTTCGGAATGGCTTCACGGGTTTCCTTGGGCACGTGCTTTTCGCTCGTGATGGAGGTGTAACCACCACCTTGGATCATGAAGCCGTCGATGACGCGATGGAAGATGGTACCGTCGTAGAACTTGTCGTTGACGTATTGTAGGAAGTTCTTGACGGTTTCCGGGGCAGCGGCATTGTTGAGTTCCAGCAGGATCTCACCGAAGTTGGTGGTCAGGCGAACCTTGGTTGTTTCGTTGGTGATGACGTCTTGAGTCATGTTATTCCTTTGATTGTGTTTTCTGATGTTTAATGCTGGATTGTCTGACTTGACATCCAGCGCAGTCAAGGGTACACTGTAGAGATTACCCTTGTAACTGATCTGCATGAGACCGCTCTTGCACTGCTTGATCAAGATACAAGTCTTCCCAATGAGTTTACGTTTCTCTGTATCCATTCCCAGATCACGTCCACCATTGACAACTACTTCCCAGCCAATTGTTGATGGGATGTCACTTACTTTCATTTGGTTTCCTTGTATCTTGATTGTGTTACTTAACCCGGCAGAGAAAAGGACTCATCGTCGGCAGGAGCATCACTGACCGATGGAGTCCCTTCCAAGCCAACATCATGGGTACCCTGTGCACCTGTGAATGCAGCGTTGGCTTCATTGCGCGCATCCGCCATCTTACCGGCCATATCGAGCATCGTATCCAACGCTTCAGTGGTAGTGGACTTATCGGCATTGTCAGCAGATTCCAGAGGAACCATCGGACCAATCGGATTACCGAATTCATCCAGCGGCTGCAGACCAGGAATCACGCCACGACCACGAGGTTGTTTGGCTTCTTCAGCCACGGCTTCTTTCACCAGTTGTTCGGCGTTCTCTTCCAGACGATTCAGTGCAGACTCATCGCCATTGGCGAAGTCAGTAGCTGCCTTGGCCAGCGTCTTTTCCAGATCGGTGGTAAAGACGGGTTCCTTGGCATTGATGTTGACCTCGACGTACTCGACCAGTTCTTCCGGATTGCCATTGTTACGGCGATAGACCGAACCAGTCAGTGCATCCATGGCCACGAAGACGTTGGTAGCATCCGGACGCGGATCGATCGTGACCAGATACTTGCGGCGGAATTCATCAACCGGCATGACCACACGGTCACCCACGGTATTGACCACGTTGATGTGGATGCCCATGCTGGCTTCGTAGTTCAAGCGCTCATTGTGCTTGTCGATCAGATTCTTGAACTCTTGTTTGGCCTTGGCTTGCTCTTGCATCTTGACCGAGGCGATCGGTTGGTATTGGAACGGTTGGGGTTTCTTCTTGGTAGACATTACGACTTTCCTTTAGTCATGAGGGTTAATACGGGAACGAAAAACGATTACGAATGACAGCACTCAACTGTTGATAGAGAACTGACTTACGACGGCGAATACCTTGAACCTTGGGTATCCTTAAGTAACGCTTGTCAACACGCCAGACTTGACCACTAGGACAACTACCGACCACGACAGTGTACTTTAATACATAATCAAGGTAGGCAGTATATTCTTCCGAAGCGATCATCATGTCTGGTCCAATGATATCCATTTCTCTACGAGCATCCGCAGCTGCTTTATAGATAGGACCCAAAACGTCAACATCCTGAGCCATTCTGCCAGAATAACCTGGTATGCTGTTGATGGCTGAGAGAATGCTTTGCGAGAGGTAGCCACCTCCCACAATAACGACCTTATCAGGATTGGTCACGCCTTGGCACTCCTTGAGCCTTTACAGCTTCTTCGTACGAGACAGTAGAAGCTTTTAATTTTTCAGGGTCAACAAGAATATCTGTCTTTTTGTCAAAAGATTCGACAATGTAACTCTTAATGGTTTCCATTGCACCAACTGGATTATCCACAACGCGCGGACCAGCCACTGGGTGCTGTCGTGCCAGGCTATAAAACGTGGAGGCTACAGCACTCCCAGCCACCCGTGCCAGGTTGGAGAAATCAACCTTATTAGCTGTAATGAATTCTTGGTTCTCATCAATGAACTGTAAAAGCTTCAACTGGAGTCTTATTTCCAAGTCACTCATAGCACGTGTTGTTCTGTCTTCATTGGACATTATTAGTTCCTAAGCTGATTTAAACATCTCTTGGATAGAGTGACTTAACAACATGATGGATGATGGTAGGGACAGCACCTGACGCATGAGCTTGTACAAATACGTGAGTGTGCCACTGAATTTCTGTACAAAGCGATTGACCTGGTGCCTTGATCCATCGACCTCGTCGAGAAATATACGAATTCCGAGGAACGAATAACGTCAGACTTTCCTGCGCTTGAGCAAACGGCATAACTTTCTCCAGGTGCGCTTGAACCACGTATCGCGATGGTTCCACTTATCAATTGCTTCTTGCTCGCTATCTGCTGATATCTCGGCACCACATCCGCCATAGACTTCATTACAGATTACTTGCCAACACATGTTGTCTCCTGGCTCCCGGTCTCGATGGGCGACATAGTGGCGATAACCATCATTAATTCGCCACCAGGTACCAGATGGATACAGAGTATCAGACAAGTCCTTCGGTGGTGTTGCCCCACAGAAAGGACAGTCTTTCAGATGTACATCTGTCATTGGTTCTCCTACTTCCAGTGAGTATAGCCGGGTTGACTCACTTTATCGAGAATCCACCAATGGCCAGGATAGCCTTCATCTTCGTAAGGTTTGTCCTTAAGGAAACCTAACTTAGTGAACAACGCTATTGATGCTGAATTGCGATCATCAATCCATGCAACACCTCTACGTGGAGGTTTCTGATAGAATTCCGAAAGAGCTTGGAACATCAGATTCTGCCCACGGAATGCCGGAGCGATGAAAAGAGCACCAGGACGCCAAGCCGGTTTACCCTTCAACGACGAACGATGTGGAGTGTAATATCCAGCTACATCGCCATCGTCAGTAACGATGATGTTGCGATTTGGATAATCCAGAGGTCCATCTTGCAGGAACTTATCTTGAAGTGCTGCTTTCTTAACTGCGTCGTATTGCTTAGTCTGTGCAATAGACAGCTGTCCTTCTTTCAATACTTTCATATCCCTAGTTTCCTTAAGATACGTTCACAGATGGATGGCTTGATGGGATCAGTCACTTTTCTGGGTGTACTGAAGATGAGATCTAACCTTTCCAGAGAATCTAGCATTTCGGCAGTACGCCGTCTTTGTAGCTCCTCTGGAGAGGGTCTCTCTAATACCCTCTCCTTGATTGACTTCATCAGTACTTCCAAGTCACCACGTCAGCCTTACCAGTGAAGACCATCCAGGCCGCCTTGAAGCGCTGACGCAGCATCAGACCCCAGAAGGGAAGAGGACGGCAAGGAACAATCTTGCCATCTACCCGCGCACCAGTGGTATTGACGTATTCCTTCAGATTTTCTGCATCGTAGATCGTCGGACAGTCAGGAAACAGTTTATCAACCTTGCTCATCTTTGTTTTCTCCGTTAATGACAGTTAGGTTACCCGATGCGATGGCTTCTTTCAGTTTAGCCTCATCGGTCAAGATGTCCATTTTGGACATATAACCACGCATGAACTGTTCACCGTAAGCCTGCATGTACTTACGCATTTCGAAGTCAGCTGGCAGATTGCTGTGGTTAGCAAAGAAGCTATAGACAACGCCAGCAAACGATGAACCACTATGCCAGACCAATTCACCGAGCTGAAGATCCAGCGCTACTGCTTGGTCCTCATGCTTGTTGTAGACTTCTTTGATACTGCGCAGCATGCTCAACTGAAATTCACGCATAAAGTTCATGCGTTCTTCATGTTGTTCTGCTGTCAATTCAGGTTTGTTGTTCATGTTATCCCTTCAGGAAACGATACTGCGAACCAGTGACGGTTTCACGGTATTGATCCAGTGCATTTGCAATGAGTGCGATCATGTAATCACGACCCATCTCTTTGCCAGTTGCATCCTTAACCGAAAGATCACTCAATAAGGCATTTGCTGCCCGCATGGATTCTGGACGAACTACACCCACACTGATTTGATAATTAACATCGATACCTTCAGGCAAGGATTTATCGATCTTAGCATCAATCACCTTCTGGATGCGCTGGTAAAGATCTTCACGCATTTCAGGATGGTGGATTTCATCCACACCTTGTAGATAAGCCGTCATTGCATTCATACCGCAACGCACTGCCTGCATGTGACCATCAGGTGGCAAGGTATCGTTGTCACTGATCAATAGGTCAGTACTGATCTTGTGGGCCAGTGCTCGACCAACGAAGGATGCAATTTCATAAGGCTGAATTTGCAACTGATTGATCACCGGCTTAAACTTGGCAATCAACATATCAAGTGCGATGTTGATTTCAACTTGGAAGAGTGTTTGAAACTCTTCTTTGCTAATACCGAATTCGTCACCATACGCCATGGTAATTTCCTTTGTTGTCATAGAGGAGGGGAATTCCCCTCCTCTTTATGCCTTACGGTTTAGGTAGGTGCAGCAACCTTGAAGTTGGCAACGATGTCTTCCACGCCCCAGACCGGTTCACCGAAGTGACGCGGTTGATTGCCGTTCTGATTGTGCAGGTAATAAGCAGGCAGAGACGGCCGCACCAGGAAACGCAGCTTGTCAGAGATCTCGCCAACCAGTTCGGTACGACGCTGGATCAGTGGAGATTCTTCTGCATTGACAAACATCTGCGGGAACTTCGCATTGAGTTTGTCAATGTCGGCATTCAGGCTGGCGATTTCGCTGATGGCCTTGTCCAGGTCAACGACCAGACGCATTTGTTCCAGGTGACCTTCATCGAGTTGTTCTTCCCACTTCTTGCAGGCTTCGAGCATGTATTGGAGGTGTGCAATGAACTCGATGCGTGCAGTGTGTTCTTGGACCCACTTGTTCAGCGTGTCTTCAGCCACCGGCAGTGCCTTCCAGTCAGCACCCATGAAGTTACGTTGTTCTTCCATGTGCTCGATGGCGGCTTTCACAGCACCAGCTGCAACTTCCAGCAGGGGGATGGCTTTGGTCAGTACATCGGAGGAAGTACCAGCTGGGATCTTGAATTGCTCCAGCAGGTTCATGGTCTCGACTTGCTCGTCGGTGTAACCTTGTTGTTCGTTTTGTGCTTGGGGTTGTTGATCGCTCACTGCGGTTCCTTTTTGAATATCCAACCGATCGATAAGATGTAACGTGATCCACCTTTAACAGTGGTTACGCTATGTTCAGATTGATCTGGTCGGAAGAGTTTGATCCTCGGTAAACTGAGGATGGGATTGTCACATACGAACTCACCACCTTCTGGAGACTTCCAGAGGATGATATTGAGTCTGTAATGCCGCCCAGTAGCCACTGGGTCTTTATGGGGTGGAATAGACGATCCTTCAGGATACTTGATCAAATAACAATCAAAGCCTAATGGCCATTTACCCGTCAGAAGAAGCACCTTGTCATAGCCTGTGTCCTGACGTCCACGCTGCCACTTGAAGATACTCATACCTTAATCGACTCCTGTAATTTAAGTCTTGACGACCTCACGCAACATGAGCAGACCATCGAACAACTTAAAGTCATTGATCAGACCGGGCGAGACCAAGATACGGTAGTTACCCCGAGCATCTGGTTCGATATGGAGCATGCCGACTTCGCTGCCAGTCTTGATGATCGACTTCAGGGAAAGTTCTCGGATCTTGCCAGACGTACCCTCGATATCCTTTTGCCAGACTTCAATCTTCTTCTCGACTTGGTTGATAATCAACCTGTTGAAACGATCGATGTGAGGAATCAGAGAATCGGTGTAGGTCAAACGCCATGTACCATTCTTGAACTGGTCAAGGTGGAAGACTTCTTTCTCGATCTTCACGCATGAGACGCGTGATAGTTCAAACTTCAGGTCGAGCGGTCTTTGCTGACCATACGACGCTGCGATCATACGGTTTGTCATTACGACTCCTTAAATTTCTCTGTCGTACTTCATCACCACGACTGGCGATGTTTCAGGGGAAAGACGATAGAGGTGCACCACCGACACCAGAGCAGGGATACCTTCAGGTACGATGGAGAAGATATCGCCTTCAGATTCACCGTCGATGATCTTGCGCAGAGATTCCAGCGCCTCAGCTAACGACTTGGCGTCGGTATAACGGAACACATTGGGATCGGTTTGATCGTGATACCAGTGAGTACGTGGCTGGTGCGGTCGACCATCGGGTTCACCGTAGTAGTACGAATGACCGTCGATGAACGAGAGTTTAATCAGAGATTCAGCGACGATCAGATCGAAACCCAGCAGGTCATCGGTATGGATGGGTACTTCGATTGCCTTCTTCGATGCTTGGTAGATCGAATCGAGGTTCAGTCCAGTTGGCATTATATCTCCTATTTAGCCAGATAGATTTTGAAAGTGATTTCTGAATAAAACACAATCAGCCATGCAACCTTGCAAAACAGATGCAGGGCTTGATCGGTGTTATACGAAATCTTCTCATCGCACTTGAAGAAGTCAATCACGGTGTGCATGACGAACTCAGCCAAGAACAGCACCCACATCCCTGTGATCAGGTATACGAACCCGGCATGGATCAACCCATGGGACGGCAATACCCATTTCCAGTAAACGGGTTTCTTGGGGTCCCCATGGGCGTTGAATACTGGATGGTTACGATTCTTGGCTTGAGCCATGAAATCACCTTGCAGGGGATAGTCTGCCAAACAATGCGCAAACACCAGGAGAATGGCAACGTGCCAGATATGAGCGGGGTCTTGCAGGAATGGAATCATTGGGGTTCTTTCTTATCGATAGCCTCTTTACCAAAGTAGGCGATGTTTCTCTTTTGATCGAAGTTACCACCCACAGCAGTGGGTGGCACGGTCAGCATAAAGTCTTTTGCTTTGTTCTTCAGTACATCCCCTTGCAATTCGGGATACTTCGGAGGTGACTTATACTTACCCTTAGCCATATGGCTGCTCCTGTTGATGTTTGTTACGTGGACGATCAGGTTGCTTATGCAGTGGGACAATAAAACCACCCATCTGCTGACGCTTACGTGCATCGCCCATTTGATTAATACCAGCGCGAGGGCAAGTCACAACTGTATCGCAATAACGCATGCGACCACAGGTACAACGTTTATTCATTGGACTCCTTTTTAATGATTTTAGCCAAGAGCTTCTTTGCTTTCTTTTTACCCAGGGGTTTAAAGTCAGCGCAGCCACACCAGCATTTATTCTTCTTGCTCCAAAACTCCAAGCCACCACGAGAAGTATTACGAGCGATGACGAAGTGGCCTTTAACGCCATCAGCACGATTGATGAGATATGGGGTCATTTACCTTCCTTTTGGGAAGCTTCCCATTCTTCGAAAGCACGCCAGCGGGCTGACATCTCATCACCATGCACGTGTGCTAATTCACGCATGCCGATCTTGGCTATTTTACCAGCCAACATATTGACATGAACCAAATGAGGATCTTTCAATATGTCCATAATCGCAGTAACGTTTTCGCCTTGTACGGCATGTGCGTCGACGGCGCTCGCTTCAGCATGAACCTTAGCCAACGTGCGGTAATTCATCGATGCGTTTGGTTCTACAGATGGATGTGACGCACTGGATGGAATTGGGGTATCTCCGCGCGCGACTTTCAACATCTCATCCCTCAGCTCACCGATTGTCCTGATACGAGGAACAACCTTAATCGCGCGTAGGTCTTCTCCTTCTTCCTTCAGTTCGTACACTGGCAAAAGACTGATAGTCACACCCTTGAGTGTCTTCAGACGGTTGATATTCCAGTAAGAGAAGACCTGATATTCCTTATCGGGATCAGCACCACCCGTGACATTGATGACCTCTTCCATCTCATTCAGAATACCGACCAATGCATGAGCGATATCCACTGCACAATCGTCAGCGATGTAGAGGTGAGCCAAACTCTTCTGTTCGAACCACAACTCACGTGGTCGATGGTCATGATAACCATAGTAACGACGACCCAGTTCCGGATCAACGAAATCAGCCACGATGTACGCACCGACGATCTTCATCGGTGATTCAGGTTTGTCCTCGTTGAACAATGCGTGGACGATCTTTTGGAGTTCACTTAACGTCAGTTTACCTAAATGCATTATTTCTCCTTATTCTTAGCGAAATAGCGTTTCGCTAATTTGAGTAGACTACGCCAGAACATCACGGTATCGAGCAAAAACTCTTTCATCGTGATGTCGTCGTTATTAGGTTTACTTTGAACTGAAACCTCGGTGGCATTAGTGCATTTTTGCAAGAGGTCTTTCAATTCCTCATCTGCCTGTCTTGACTCTTTCCTCAGTTTCTCCAACTTCAGCCTGGTATGATGACGGTGGTATGTCAGAGTCTCGTTTTGATCGATGTAGCGGACTTTGGCAATATATTCATCAATACCATGGTACTTAGCGATATCTACTAATAGCTTTTCGTACTTACGTTCGATATCACCAAATAAAAATGCAGTATAAACTGGACGGTAATGATATTTCTCGTCTTCACTGATTGGTTTACGGTAGTAACTGAGCACTGATCCAATATACCAGCTGGGGAACCCATTCAAACGAAAGTCGGTCAATAAATCAGCAGCCCATGGAAACAACCATTTACGATGTTTGTAGAAAGGGAATATGGAATACTCCATCCCTAGTTGCAAACTTTTAGCCTCAAGATAACCTGCTTCGATGGTCGTGATGTAATCTTCATAAACCATCTGCGACAGTTTATTATAGACATATTCGTCACGAGATTCCAGATCATCAGAAAAAGCTCTTTCTGCTGAACTACACATATGTTCTTCGAATCCATTGAAGTTCCACTGATACGCTATGTGTTTCATCAATGCATCTACGTCATCGTTCGTTAATTCTTCTTTAAAACGCGGCACACCGTAATACTCCAAGCATTGGATGATTCGCGGTATCTTCTTGGGGACGAAACCGTATTTATTACCCGGAATGCCTAATTCCTGAAGTTCCTTATCAACCTTAGTTTGATAGTGCCTACCCCAGCAAAAATACTCGTTGTACTTGCTTGAATAGTTTTCAATCCCCAGACCTTCAAACCGGGGATCAATATCCTTGGGGAGATAATTAACTGCGACAATGACACGTTCTTCAATATCTAATGTGTCGTGATCGATATATTGTCTTTTGTCAACATTCATCACGTCGTCCTAAAATATTTGGTTAACTCTGTTTAATGAAGCGTAGAACTCTCGATCACGTCGCTCGACATATTCTGCAAGTTCTTTCAACTCCTCTTCGGTCAATGCTTCAAATCTCTTCTCCGATTCGATCAGTTGATCACGAAATCCAGTAAAGTCTTCGAACTTGAATTCAGGAGAGTGAACGGCGTTGATGATGTTGGTCAGATCATCAACGATAGATTTACGGACATCGTCATCAATGTCATTGAAACCATTCTTGATGCCTCGACGATCGGTCAGATCAGCAATGACTGACACTGCTGCAATACGACCAAGGTCATGCGGTGCAACGGGTTCATCATCATAAGGGCACGCGATGCCGCGTTCAATCGTGCCTTTGACCAATTCAAGGAGCGTCTTAGCCATAGTGTTGTTTATCCCTTACCATTTCAAAATGGGGCGTATAAAGCGGATTCCAGTAAACCGGATAAACCGATACCCTGTAACCCAACTGACTACGATGCTCATGGTTAAAGTACTGACCATCATCGTTCCCACGAGAAGACTCTTGACGCATCTTCTCTAGTTCACTGATCAGGTCTTGGATGTTGCTAAACAGTTGAGCATGTGCAACATCGCCATGCCAGACCTCTGGTGAATCTGGACGACGTCCAAAGAAGTAGATGGGATCAACTCCTGTGGAAGGATCGTTAGGAATGTTAGTGATGTATGCGCCCCTGACCATCAAACCACCAGGTGTTTCACTCCACATATGCCTTAACAACTCCCACATACCCGGCTGATCTAAACTCTGATTATAAGCCGGATAGATGATTTGAACTTTCAGCATGTCAACCTTTCTTCATTGCTCGATACATCAATGCAATCGCCAATACACCAACTACAACGACGGCGATTGTGATGGCGAGTTCTAAACCAGTCAGTGACCGTTCACCATCGATGGTCAGAGATAGCATCTGAGAGTATGTGGTAACGGTGATCATGCAGCTTCTTTCACGTCTTCTTTGACGAATTGAAGATTGCTGACGAACACATGAATGGCACCGGAACCATAGGCATTGGGACTACTGTCATCCCCGTACCCTGGTGCAGACAAGCGAGCACGCTTACCATCATCCATGAACTCTACGTTAAACAGGGTGTCCACCGGCGCGGCACCACGACGCAGTTCAGGCCAGCGATAGAACCCGAAGTCTTGAAAGACAGATGCACCAACTTTCAGACGCATCTTAACAGTAGGTTTGATTTCTTGTTCAGGCATTACATTTCCTTTACGATGGGCATAAATAGGGAGAAGTTGCCCTCTCCCTATTTATAGTTCTTACACGTCCTTCAATTGCTTGCGCAGGTCGATGGTCTGCAATCTACGTTCACGCTTGTGCGTCAGGGTTTTGTACTTCTTGGAGGTGTGACCGCCAGCGGACCAGCCGTCAACGATACCACCACCACGCCCTGCCCAAAACTCGTGTCCGAATGATTTACCACCCTTCTTCGTCCTGCTCATGATAGCTCCTTGCGGTTATTTAGATAGATCCCGCATAGCGCCTCCTGAGGTTGGTTAATCACATACAGATTGAGCTTGGTCTTACTGGATCGAACCCGGTGGAGTTTGACCCTTCTCGATTGCAGAAACGGTTTCGTACACCGTGGGGTCGATCTTCTTCTCTTTCGGGAAGTGAGATTCACATGCCCAGATACCAGATTGACCCTTCTCATTGACGCGGAACAGACTCACGCCTTCTTTGAAACCTTTACCACACGTCATGCATACAGCCATGTTGTCCTCACTCATCTAAGATAGCGCCTTTGGGTGGCCAACCAAACCACTTCCACATCCGGACTTCAAACCAGGTCATCTCACGACGACGGCCAAAGAGACTGATAATGAACCACACCTTGGGACCACCACCGCCATTACTTTCATGCTTCACCTTGACAATGGTGTCGCCAAAGCGATGACAGAGTTCATTGATGATGTGTTTTGCAGCGGCTTCGGTCGGCGTGTTATTGTAGCTGAGGTTACGCTTAATCGAGAGTGCTTTCTCGATAATGTCGTTGTGCGTGGTACGACGACTATTGCGTTCTTTCTCAGCTTCATCCAGAAGATGTTGCTCCCGGCGACGATCCTGGACTTCCTCTGCCGTTAGTGTGTCATCACTTCCATCCATACAAGCCATTTCTTTCTCCTCTGGTCGTGGGCCTAATACACAACCCACTTCATAGACGCTCACGTCACCACCCCGTCGGTGATCATCATGATTTCACTCAGCTCAACGCTGCCAATAGCGACAAAGTTACCCAGATCAATTTCTTTGTTGACACCCGTCGATTCTTGCCAACCCTTCATCTTGACAATGAGTTCACAACTCAACAGTTCAACAAAGTCTTTCTTCAGGCATTCATTGACAATGCTTTGTTTTTCAAGACTCAGTTCATCGCCTGTGAATTTACTCTCAAGCTCTTTATAGCGCTTAGGAGCGTCGAAGTTAATCTCGGCGGGAGAAACTACCTCGTAGCCTTTAGAACGCAGCCACGCCGCTCCTCGATGGAATGCGGGGTAGTTATTCTCAGGGTAACCAGCCATCGGTCCAGCCAGATACACACGCATGGCTGAATTACCTTTGACGTAACTTTCAACCAGTTGGTGTGTCTGTGCTTGGAAGGGACGTTCTTGATCGTAGTCTTCAATTTCAAAGACTTCGTAATGGTTAAACACCCCACCAGTGACGAACCTACGGACAATGACCTCGCTACCTGCTGGTAGCTTGATGTTGTTGTTCTTCACAGAGGACAACGCTTGGTTCGTTGTGACCATCTGGAAGGTACGGAATTTCTGCATACTTAACCTCGGTTAGCAGGGGATTGTTGTTTGTTCTTGGGAGTAGTCTTCGGGACACATTCGAAATCAATGCGACCAGACTCGTAGCTACGACGGTCAACACGGCGGATGAAGCGAATACGACTCTCCATCGCCGTTTGACATGCAGCCTCGTCATTGAATTCAACACTGTACATCGCCGGTGCCGTGCGCTCCCACATGGGCATCGAGAACATGATTAAGATCCAGACCATTACTTTCTCCTTTGTTTTACCAAAGTAGTGATATGTATCTCAACCTAGTTCGAGTTGTTTTTCTGGGAGTGGGACTGGAGGAGCACTGTCATCTATCCAGTAGCGAACAGGATGACAGATGTGTGTATCCAGTTTAGCCATGGAAGTGATGGATTGGTCATACGGGTTCATGAAGTCCCAACCAATGAGTTTGGCTACTGTACCAGTCATACCGCCTTTACCATTGGAAACCAAATCACACAGTGACCGTGGACCCAATTTGATTTGACCTGTTTCATGGATCAGCTTCGCTGCTTCAGAAGCATATGGTCCATAGGGTGACCAAACACCGGTCAAGATGTGCCGCAGGTTAGGGCGCTTCTCCACATGCAGATCATCGATCATCCCGCAAACACGATCCATGTTGAACTGGAATAGGCGGTCGTTCAATACCTTACCTTCACCATCCAGTTCATCTGTATAGTAATCCCGACGATCCAGATGCGGATGACCGTATTCCGTATAAAACGGACTGCGACGACATTCTTCGTTATTATAACGCTGCATCAGTTTATCGATCGCCGTATACGTCAGGATCGCATTGTTGTTCATGATCTGTTCGGTAAACGCCAGCAGAACCAAACATGAACCATCGTCGTATTTTTCAATCAGCATGATTATCCGGTTGAGTAAGGGGTTCGTTGTTCAGATAACGAATCAGGCTATCTGCCTTCTCTTGGCCAAGCGTCTCGTACAGATCCTGCTTGTACTTTTCGTTGGGGTCAACGAAGTCCCAGGTGATGACCTTGACGACATTAATACCGTTGCAGGTACCGGTACCATTGGAGAATGCACGCAGAGACAGTTTCACATCACCTGTTTCCTTATAGCACTTCTCTGCTACTTCTTTCATCGGTCCGTTGAACTTCCACGTACCAATCAGAATGTCGATCCCGATAGACTCAGGACGAAGCAGTAACATGTCAGTGATGTAACCGCAGACGTTCTCAAGCTTGATCGTCATAGCGCGCTCCATCGCTTCCATCTGAGGATCACCTAAGTTATCATCGATGATTGCTTGCGCTTGTTTCATCGGATCAAACTTATAGCGAGGATGATCCAGTTCCGATTGGAAGTGGCGTTTACCCGTCTTGAAGTCGAGATAAGTTTCATCCAAGACCTTAGCAGACACCACTGCTTTGAGATTACCGATAGTCTGACCTTCATAAGCCAGCAGTACTTGAAATGAACCGTCGTCATTCTTTTTGATCAGCATGATTTACCTTTTTAATCGATATTCAGCATCTAAGGTGGTATCGATCTCTTTTAATGACAACTGACAGTCATCCAGACCGTCTTTGATAGATTTAAAAGAGTTGTCTAGTTTATCTCCAGCCCGATCCAGTTCATCTCTGACTTCACCTAAGTGTTCGGAGATTTCTTTTAAGGTCTGGAAGAAACGATGTATTCCATAGCCAATGAGCAAGAGCAGGGTGATCAACAGAATGATCACCCCTGACACAATTGCCCAACCAAGAGGGGTTAGGTACATTTCATCGCAGCTATTGAGAGGGAATCGACCATAGAGCCGCTTCTTGCCGCTGCCACTTTGGTCTGCTCACTGATATCGATCTCAAAGGTCGACTTCATTCCCCAGTTGTTCATCTCAACCCGTACACGAGTATCATTCAAAATGATGCTCAGTTCACAGGGTTCCATACCAACACGCGCATCGACAACACCAGCATTTATCAATGCGACAATGAGATTACACTTCAGACTGGTCATGGCGTCCGATGTCCGTTCATTGACAATGCCGGAATAGAACGTCGGTCTGGCCTGATAATATCTATCATCCACCGGTTTATCTACGTGCTCACCTTCAGTTGGCATCATTCACCTCTTCACGGTTAATGTCGCGATTGTCGATCAGTGCTACTTCCAAACCTTCAGCCAGTACGAAAGCAGTCACGCTCATGACGTCGGCGCAAAGCCTGCCCAGACGTTCGGCTTGTGGTTCACCAGACGGTGCACCGCTCTCATCCATCAGACGGATACCCAGATCACTTGCAGCGCTCTGCAAAACGTTCATGTTACTGATAGCCTGAACCACTGCAGTGTACAGTTCACGCAGCTGAATAGTCTTCAAGTGCGGGTGTACCAGAATCAGTTCGCCGATCACGTAGCGAAGGTCTTCACCAGTGGTAACATCTTCGGTATCAAAGATTTCAGGCTTCAGACGGCGAACGCCATCTTCTTCGATGAACATCTGGTCGACGATGTTTTTGACGATGTAGTTGGTGATGATGCTGTTATGCTCATCAGAACCACCATGCACCACAATCGTCAGATCACGACCAGTCAGACGGTTCATGACGTCATCATGGAGCATCTGCAGATCGTTCAGTTTGGCTTGGGTAGCGGCCAGTGCTTGAGACAGGTTCTCAACCTGATCTTTCCCCAGTTCAACAGCTTGAGCGGCTAAACGTTCGTCTGCCGATGCATTCGGATCGACAGCGATCTCAGCCATACTGGCACGGATCTCTTCCGGCGTTTCAGACACACGGATGACATGACCATTTTTCATGAAAGAAACTTCAATGGAACCCTCCACCTTTTCAGATTGGTGATGTGCGTTCAGGATGACGCTGTGGCTACCCAGCTTATGAACTGCCAGCAGGTACTGGAACTCAAAGTCCAGTTCTGTCAGTTCGATCATCTCTTTCTTACCCGTGAGTTTACGGGTGTCGTTGATTGCAGTAACCAAAGCCATCCCCAGCTGCTGGGTATCGGCGACATTGTTAGGGATACCTCTCCAGATCGAAGCTACGTATTCTTCATCTTCGATCTTTTCCAGCAGGAGTTCTTTCAGGGCGACTTTGTTCATGTTCATTTCCATGTTAGTTAATAGCTACATCCAATAGAACAGTACAGTAAAAATAAGAAGGCATAAAGGGAGAGAGCCTAAGCCCTCTCCCAATAATCACTTGCTAAACAACGAAACGATACGTTCTTTCAGTTCAACAAAGGTCGCGCTCAGCATACTCGGATCATTCTTGATTTCGCTATAGGCTTTGTCCACGGACGCATTCAATCCAGACCATGTCTCTGCCCGGAAATCATCTGCTTTCAGACGAGCCTTGTTAGCGGACTCATAATGCATCTTGTACTGCTTGGCTTTGAGTTCCAGCGCAGCCATGCGATAATGCATCAGTTGATTCTCTTTGCGCAACTGATGTACTTCAGCTGCTAATTCTTCTTTGGTCTTTTCCACAGGTAATCCTAACTTAATACGCTGTTGTTGCTCAGATTCAACAATCGCTCCTTGCAACACGTTGACGTGCACGTCTGTACATACCGGGTATGGATCCCAGTCACGCCCGCCATAGGAAAACATCACCAAGGACGGGTACGACTTTGGATATCCGGACATACGACGTAATGATTCACTCAGGTTATCTGAGCTACCACCATCCCAGTCCTTAAAGGCTCGTCTGAAGCCAGCCTGTGTACGGACGATGTAGACACCCTCCCTCACCTTGGTGAAGTTCGCCATCAATTACTCCTTTTCGATAACAGCCAAAATACGATCTTTGAATGCATTACGGGAATTGAGTTCACTGACCGTACTGGGAACACCCAACACCTTCATGGCTCGCTCCAATGCTTTCTCACAATTCCATCGCTTCTCAGGGGTGTTGGCTTCGATGTAGGCGATCAGTTCAGGAGCCAAGATCTCCTTCTCATGTGGGAATAGACAATCGATCTGCTGCTGAGTTGAGAGACCTTTCTGCCATTGCTTAGTGATCATTTCATGGTAAGGTACAGAGTAATAAGGACGATACGTCTTCATTTCCTGCATCATCCAGTCCATGTCACTCTTCGGTGGCGGGAATTCATGGTGAGGAATACCCCACTGATCCAGTTGACGCGCTACTTCCAGTGCCCTCAGGATGTTATCCCAGACGGTGTTGTTCTCTGGATTACAGTCACCCATGACGTCCTCTAACTGCTTGCGCTGTTCTGGAGTCAGATACTTCAAACGTGCAGATGGTTCCAACATCTCAGAGAACTGTACTTCAGCCTCGGGCCACTGACCCTTGATCATCTCGAAGTCACCACCATAGAAGGGGACACCGAACCCATCCAGTACGCGCATCAGTTCTTTGACGACAGCGAAGTCTTCTTCCTTCTTGACCTTACCGTCCTTGTACAACTGTTCGAGCTTCTTCTTGTAGTAGAACGGGAAGATGCGCAGACGCACCTCCATATCTACCCATCCTTCCATCTCAGTAATTTCCCGAGGCATGATGAGTCCTTATCAATGTGGTGGTGAATCGTCGCCAGCTTCCAGGCTGTCGTGATACTGATCCAGGAGTGCCTTAACCTGACTGTATTCTTCAGCCAAGCAAAGTGCCCAGACACCATCCGGATGAGTGCTGTTGCCATCATCACCGAGCATGAATACGCAGAGCATATCCTTGTGCACGGTGTAGAAGCCATCGACCGGAGTTTCCAGAGCCAGATCGACAAAGAAGTGACCGTCTTCTTTACCGTCGATCATGCGCATGTTGATGATCTTCCCGTACAGACCACACAGACCCAACGAATTGACGAAGTTGAAACTGATCGGAGCATCTTTCAGAGGAGCAAAACGTCCTACGAACTGACGCTGCATCTTTTCGATGTCTTGAAAATTGATGATACCTTGATACATGAACTTCTCCTTATTAATTCAGAGTGGGTTTCTTAGCGGGATCATCTTCACCGCTATAACCTTGAACCAGATGAATTTCTTGATCGAATTCACCGATGGTGTTGATCATAGCGGCAGCGAACCCGCCACCTGTTTGACGCAGAACAGCCAGCAGTTCTTGATTGTTCATATTACCTTTTGATCTAGTAGTAACGATTACGGTTTCGTCATCTGGAGTGAGATATTGGCTGCTCATTTTATTAGAATTTGAATTCAGTGGTGTGATAGAACGCTTCCAACTTCTTCATGTTGGCTGCGATGATGTCATCCGAGGTAGGGATGAACGTAGGGATTTCAACCTCGCCACGACCAATGGACTTCGGTTTAATCTTCATCGTCAACTCGATATTGTTGTCATCGAAAACAGACTGGATGAATGAGGCACCAACTTCATCAGTCGGCCAAACAGCTTGCTCGTCTTTCTCAGTGCTGTGAGCAATGTATCCCTCCAGGAGGATGTTCATCGTCTCACCATGAGTATTGAACGTATACTTCAGACGAAGATCGCGCTTGATGCCCAGCACTTCGACTTTTACTTTCTTCGTGTAGGCGAACTCATTTTGAATTGCCCACTTCGCCAGATCAGTACCGTAGAACTTCTTGCTGTATTCGTTCAAGATGCTGAGGTAGGTATCTTTGATGGCGTCGTCCGCATTGTAGTGAGCCGACCAGATCATGTTGTCCCACGGGTTCTTGTAGAACTCGCTGAGATACAACTGTTTCAGCAAACGGTAGAACTTACCCTCACGAGGATTGGAATCCTCTTCAGGGTTTTGACTGACGATAACGCCACGCATGGTTCGCAGCGTAATCAGATTGTCATCGTGAACGATCAGTTCACTATTGGTATTGCGTAACATCATCTTCATCATTTCCATGATCATTCCTTTCATCACTCAGTTAGCGGCACAGTTGCCTAAAGGTGCTACGACAGGAGTTCTCTGTAAGCAACTCCTGTTTCCTACTACACTTTAATAATAAGTGTCTTCAATTTTCTAGGTTATTCGTCCTCGTTCTTTTCCAAGAACTTGTTACTAATCACCTTGAACGAGAAGTCACGGGTATTGCTCTTGTAGACCAGACCTTCACGACTGCGGCTCTTATCGAAATAAGCCGGACCATCCGCACGCAGCAAGGCTTCCTTGATGGTAGGTGGTAGCTTAGCGTTCTTCTCAGGAACAGGAACGTACTTCAGACCAAGTTCCTCTGTCACCCGACGTGCGTCTTCTGGTAATAGCAGACCCATCTTCATACCGAAGTCAGAATCGATCACGTATACTTGATACACGTAGACGTCAGCAGTCTCCAGACCTTCCTTATTGCTCTGATGTCCAGGACCAGCTAACTCACCCTGAATGGCAATCTGTACACCTGACTTGTACTGGTAGTCTTCCAGCTTCTTAGCCAGATCCAAACGTTTCCAGTGGCGTACGAATGGATCATCATCGGCTTTGACGCCAGTACGCCAATCAGGCCAGACAAAGTGCCGGGTCCGCAGAATACGAGAGTTACCACCCACGAAGCGAGACAGCCAATAACGGAAGGATTGCTTCCAGGTCCAAACTACATCAGTAGTCTGGATCTCATAGTTGCGTGAGCAAACACCAGCGTGACCATGGACACCATCTTTGAATACGAAGAAGGCAGTAAACGATTCACCGTTTAACTTCACCGATTCTTCAAAGGTCTCACCATCCTCAACTGCTTTGAGGTACTGGGAATGCAGATTCTGAACGCGCTCTTGTTCTGTCTTCTTGATGAAGTAAGGCCATGGCAGCAGCAGATCATCCTTGATGTCTTTCCTCAGCCATTCGCAGAAGCGTTTGATCAGACCAGGTTTCAGTTCAGGACCGTCACTGACACGAGTTTGCTTCTTCTCGTATTTGATGATGCCAAGTGCTTCAGTCACGTCTTGACCTTCAACTACTTTACCCAGTTGACGTGGGATCTTACCCAACAGACCTTGGGACAGTTCCTTACGCAGCCGGATCGTCTTGATACGGGAGTAGACGACTTCGTTGACTACCTTGATGGATTCCTTACGGTCTTCCAGGAAAGCAAATTCAGGGACCGAGACAGGCAAGAGAGAATCGATCTCGCAGTACAAGGCCAGATCGCCCTTCTTAAATTCGTCCAGTTTGATGCAGCACTGCCAACCACCGACGATGCCCAGTTGCATCTTGTCGGCATTGGGGTGAGGTAAAACATCGTCGATACGGACGATGCGTGCTAAAACGCGAGTATCTTCCATTTATTATCCTTGTTAATGGAGTGGGATCACCCACTCCACTTATGTCGTTATTTACCAGAGCCAGTAGAAGGCAAAGTCATAAAGAACGGCATGCCGCCGCTACCAGAAACATTAGACAGCTTGCCATCCCACTTAGCAATGAAGTCTTTCTGGTTATCAATGGCTGCGCGCTCATTATCCAGCTTTTGCTGTGCCAGAAGGTCAGGAGTGATTTCCTTACTCTTAGCTTTCATCTGAGCAGCAACACCAGTAGCCTTGGCTAACTCTTGGCGCACTTCCACTTCGATACGAGCCAAATCGAATTCAGCTTGTTTCTTCTTTTGCTCAGCTACGATCTTCTCTTCGATCGATTTATCGAATGCTTTGGAGAATGACAGACTGGTGATAGACGTCTCATCAATTTCGATACCATGAGGGTTAACGATCTTGCGCAGACGTTCGGTAATCTTGTTCCGTGCTTCGTCACGCTGTACAATCAATTCTTCTGCACGGAACTTACCAACAGCACCCTTCATCGCATCCAGAATTGCTGGCATGAGAATACGAGATTCAGCATCATTACCCAGTTCTTTGTAGATGTAAGGTGTCGAGTTCGGCAGTTGGTGCCAATTGATCGCTACCTTCACATCGACTTTCTGGGAATCCGATGTACCCGATTCACCATCAGTTTCAGTCTTCTTGATACCGACGTAAATCTGATGTACGGAGTCACGGATCGGCATGACGAAATTCAAGCCTTCTTCCAAGACAACCTTTTGGGTAGCGCCCATGTGTGTCACCACACCGCGATAACCCGGCTGTACGATCACCACCGGATTTAAGACAACCCCCACAACCAAGAGGAAGAATACCGCCGCGATTATTTTGATACGACGGTAAAGTTGTTTTTGTTTCTGTTCTGCGGCATCGACTTTAGCCTGTTGCATTTCTTCGTAGTTCATGTGTTGTTTTCCTTTTGATTAGATGGGTCTGGAATAGGATCCCCTACCCGTTGAAATACCTTGTGTGACTCACCTTGAACAATAGGCTGACCACCGTTTAACTCAGCTTCTTCGACAGATGCTAATGTATCCGGTTGCTTACCTGTGATACGGGTGATTTCCTTTTGCAGCTTCTCAGGGTCATCCGAATGTTTCATCTTGAACTCCAATCCCTTCAGAAGTGTTTCTTTAGGGATATAGATCATCAGATGCTCCCACGCTCTCTGATCGACTGCTTTGATTTCGACTGGGTTCTTGCCACAAAAATCAATCAGATTCCATACAGCAAGTTCACTACGTTGCATGCCATCGACTTCATCAATCGTATTCCAACGATACATGAAAGACAGATCGAGGAAGCATTCACCATGTCCGATGCTGATCGTTTGAACAACACGATTGTGAGCATGTCTGGTGAGACCGCCCACACGAACGATGTGGAACGAATTGACAATCTCATCAATCACATCGTCAGGTTTGGATGCGTGGTCCATCCACGGGACACAGATCAAGTCCATATCCCTTGCAAGTGTTCCATGAACCGCCATCGCATAGCCGTGTTTACGGGCTATCTTTGTCAGCTCAGGGTACAGCGCTGCATACACCGGTGCGTATGTTGGATCTTTCATTTTTCTCTCATTACGAATTCGTTGTACCCTTATTACCTCATCGAGATCAAGCCGCTGACTCATTACACGAGGAAGTTCCTCATGAAACTGCTTGATCTGCTCTGGGGATAACTCAAATGGATTAGGTTCTTCCATATCACGAATTCTCGTTAGTGGCCACTTGACCGGGTTCGTAGACTTCCATCTCGTAGTAATCAGTACCCCAGCCATCAGAATTCAATTCATACACTGGCTCAGGATATCGATACTCAGGACCAGGTGGAATGTAAGTACGAGTACCACGTAGACCTCGCACCTTATCGCATCGTTGTCGGTACTCTTGGTATTCTTGCTTGTTCTTAGCAATTAGATTATCTACTGCAGTCCGAGCAGCAGCTTCATCTTCTTGCACAACCATAAACGTCTCACTACCGTGTCCATTAGGACGAAATACAAATAGCTTCATGATTGACCTATTAGTTCTGGTTTGACGCTCACACGCCATGCTTCTGTACCGTAGCCAACAACTTCAGGAAGATACTTCGTGTTGCCAACACCGTCGGTATTGATGTCTAAAGTACTGTCTCTGAAGTCGGCCCAACCATGGACGTGGAATGTCATCATGAATTGCTTCAGAGTAAAGTGTTTACCTTCAAAGAGGAATCCCTTTACCTTTTGCCAGAATGTGCGCTCATCTTTAATCAGTCTTTCTACACTGAAATCAATGACCCACAACTTGTCCTCTTTGTTACAGACACTACCAGGAGCATTCTCGATATCCACTTCAATGGTGCCGATAACTGACTTTAGGTAAAGTGATTTGATTTTAATCATAGCGGTTTGATGATTAGTTTGTGGTCTTCACGTTCTACCCACAACGTCCCACGTACATCAATGGACTCAGTACGTGCATACATGGTGAAATGACGCTGACGCTGGTCATAGATCTCCGTTACGAAATCCAGAGATGACAGAGTAAATCGTTCACCTTTGTAAAGATACTCTTTATCCATGAAGAGTTCTTGCCAAAGCGTCATCGTACTGTCTAACAACCGACCACCGATAAACGGTACTTCGATTCTCATGGACGACGCATGCATCAATGCGAACTTCTCATTATCAAAGAGAATCTCTGTTAATGTGGGTTTACGAAACAGATGCAAACTACGGATGGTGTCCTTGGGATTAGGACGATTGACTTGGAATGTCGCTGCCGAGAATTGACGTTGATCCCTATCCTCAATACCAAAGGACGCAGGCCAATTTGGTCCTTCATGAAAATCCATGAACGAAGGTACAGCTGGACCAAATAGGATCTCTTCATCTTCACCGATACCCAGCTGAGGTTGTTCTTTCCTCAGCTGGGCAGCACGTAAGTCTGACTTACGTGCCATTACGGGTCTGGCTTGTATCAGACAGTCAATGTATTTCCCAGAAGCGATTCTGGACATGACTCTCCTTAATTCAGGGTCGAGCCCGTCTTGATCTTGGTGATAGCGGCGTTCAGTTCTTCCAGACGTTCCAGACGGACACGCAGACGCGAAACCATTTCAGACGACGGCTTTTCACTTTCGTCATTGCGTTTAACTTCTACGGTCTCGCTTTCCTCATCGCTCTTGAGATTGGGCTGGTAGTTCAGGATGGAACTCAGTTCCAGTTCCAGGCTGCCGAGATTCAGGAAGACGGCATTGATCTGGTTACGGATCAGGATGTCCAGATCGTCGATGCTGTCACGGGTCAATGGGGTTTCGATAGGGCTTACTTCAGGCATGGTATTCTCCTATTGGTTGATGGTTATTAATTAACCGTTGAACTTCTTCAGTTGAGCAATCTCGGCACGCAGTTTCTCATTTTCATCTTTGAGCGCTGCGGCTTCATCGCGATACTTGATCTCAGCGTCAACTGAACGACAGACGTCATCGTAGCTAGCTGAGAAGTATTGATGGTCACGACCGATGCGCTGTTTGACGGCTTCTTCCGTATTACCCAGCGCTGCAATACCACAAGCAGCTAAACGCATACGTTCATATTCGGCTTCGTCACCTGCCCATTTCCAGCGATCATCATGAATGTGATCCAGACGTTCGATCAAGTACTCAAGACCAGCTACGATGCGCGAATCACGCTTAACACCATCTCGCCAGATGTTAGCCAATGTAGCCAAGGTATTCTTGGTCAGATTGACGTTATGTGCAATGACGTTCTCTTTGGTCAGCTGTTCCAGAGGACCGGCTTGCAATACCGTGTCAGGCATCTTCATGCGATCCGGATACTCTTTGGCGAACTTCTTAAAGTCATCAATGCGATTCATGATGGCTTTGTAGTGCGGTGTGGCTTCATTGAAGTACGTCACATACAGCATGAGTGCTGTTACCGCCAGAGAGTCACGACCACGGAAGATGAAGACAGGTTCTTCATGTGGAATAGCTTCACCCGAAGAACGATTGATGACGTGATTGCCATCCACGGTGTACTTGGGTTCTTGCTCCAGAGGAAGACCATGTACTGGTTGTTTGCCTAAGCGATACAGCTCCTGACCGTATTGACTCAGTACTTCTTGCAGATGATTCTTGGCAATAACCATCGAGTCATCACCCACGAATGAATACTTGTGGGCGTACTCCATGGCGGCGTTCATGACCTTCTCCATTTCTGATTCTACCGTAGTCGGCAGAGGCAGGTAAGGATCACGCTCTATGATCTGACTATGGATGAACACTGGAATGTCGTGAACGCGTTGACGCAGTCCTTGGATGTGGTGTTTGTTGGAGAGCAGATCACCACCCTCCATGACCGTAGGACTTAAGTTGATTTGGCTATACCCGGCAATGGTCAGAGCTTGCCCGATCAGCTGTGCCATGAAGTTACCGCCGATGTGTCCTTTATTGCATTTGACGTCGACTTCGATCAATGGCAGTGGTCGATGAGAAACAGCAGAGTTGTTTTGTTCCACTTCAGGTCCTTTCAGGAAAAGAATATTTGGGAGGTTGTGTGATCTTAATGCGGTGTTCCACATTAGAGTTAACCTCTTGATAAATGATTTCAGCACCGTTGTAAATATCGAACACAATGCCAAAGCTCTTGCACCGGATGCCAGTACCGACATGAGCAACTTCACGAACGATTTCTAAGATCGATCTGGTGTAGTTATTATGCACATCCCTGAAGCGATTGTAATCACAGTACGAGTCAGAAGTCTTGGGGAGATTTTGACGATGAGTGAATAGCAGGCGTTTGATCATCTCTGGATCATTTGCGAAGTATTCACTCCGGAAAACTTGTATGGGGTTCTCTTTTTCCACCGTAGGTCCTTTCGGAAGTACCGGATTGACTTTAGCGTGTTCTTCTCGGACACGTCTACTGACTTCTGTGATTGCGGGGTAGTTTGCAAGCACCGCTGCCTTGGTAGTACCTTCTCCCATTTCAAATGGGAGTTGACGGTCGTACGCCATGTTTCTTATCCTTTATTGTTAGTGTCAGTAGTACTCGGCCAGACTTTGGGAATATCAACCAAAGTCCCATGTGCTTTCAGATGTTCTGGCAGGTTAGAGGTATCGACATCAAAATCGAATTTGACTTTACGCTCACCGATCACATTACCCTTACCATCACGCCACTGCTTGTCTTCATTATCGAACTGTTCAATTTCGATAGTGATCGGTATTTCCAGTAGATACTGAACAGCTATGCCATTGCGTTCGTAGTTCGTGCGGTGATGACTGTGAATACTACCGTTACCTTCTTGCAGATTGTTCTGACTGAGATTGCGATAACCCAATATCTTCAGAGAATCATAAATGGTGTTAGACAGATAGCTAGCGCCTTGTTGACGTCCATTGGAACGTATGACGATGTCGATCTTGGGTTCATGTTTGGTTAGTTCAGGAATCTTATCCGGATGGATGTTCATGATCATCTTGATCTCGTCTTCGATTTCATTACGTACCATCTGAACAGGCATCCATAGAGCGCTGTTTTTGTTATTCTGATAGATCTCCAATTGTTCAGCATATGAACCGAGAATCGATGTGAACTTCTCAGTATACTGAACGCCCAGATACTTCTCAATCAGTTGTACGAACTTACTAACCCATTGTAAAGACTGCATGGTGTGGATCACCGATTCTTTACCATTAGCGGGTACTTTATCACTTACGATAACGCGTACAGTCTCATCAGCAATACGAAGGATCTGAGTAGCTGGCGGCAATGCATCGAACTCTTCTTGCGAATATCCGGGAGTGAATGCGAAACCACCGTCCTTATGATCATCACGATGCGTATTCACGATGAAGTCATCTTTCTCGCTTTTCTCGCTTTCATCGTTACCACTGGAGAACAGCTTAGCAAACTCCACCTCACTCATTGGCGGTTTGCGCTTGACATGGACTGCAGCGGCTTTGGCCATCTCATCAATGCCAATATCAGCGATCTCTTTGAACAGTGCGGATAAGGCGATGTACTCACCATCAGGACCACCGATCACACCTTCAGATTCTTTCTTGATCTGACGGATACGGTCCATAATTTCATTGGTGTTGATGCGGTTTTGCACCAGCTGATCCAGACGCTCGCCGTCTACTGATTGGGAAATCAAAGCCATAGTGACTCCTTCTAGGTTATTAGTCAGACCATATAGCAAGTCTGTAAATTTCACATCAAAAAAAAAAAGACATAAGAGAAAGAGCAGCTAGGATAGAATCAATTAAGATTCTATCCTAGCTAGCTCAGTCAGTTATGCCTGTTACAGCTTCAGTTCGCGGATGCGTTCTGCGAGTTCCTTCATTTCATCCAGCGACAGCGGGATGGTCTTGATGGTGATCTTCGCATCCAGGGACTTGACCTTGGTCAGGAACGAAATGGCTTCGTCCAGTTCCACAGTCAGTTCCTTCAGTTCAACCAGGCTGAAGTTCACACCCTTGATCTGGACGATCATGGTGAACAGAGCCGGTTGTTCTTGGTCGTTCTTCACTGCATCTGCCAGATTGGTGACAGTACCCATATCGATTTCCTTTGCATCGTTCTTGTTGAAGTTAACACGCAATGCAGCAGCGTGTTCGATGGTCAACTGGGTATCGATGTCCAGGACACCGGTGAAACCGCGCGACTTGATGTAGAACATCAGGCCAGTAGGCGTCACATCCAGTTCTTGAGCCAGTTCGGTCACGCTGATACGCGGTTTCTGGACTTCATCCAGAGCCACGACCTTCGGACCGGCCTTGGTGGTGACGATGGCTTCTTGTGCCTTGGTTTCGACCTTGTTACCTTCAGCAGGTTCAGACTGAACTTGCGAAGTCGGCTTGACCACTTCAAGTTGCGCCATAGGGAAAGCAGTACCTTCCACCATGGTGTACTTGAAAGCACGACCCTCAGGAGTACGCGTGAACCAACCCATTTCAGCCAGCTTGGCCATGCGCACACCGACAGTGCCCTTGTTGAAGCCGAAGTCTTCGATCAGAGCAGCGACTTCAGAGACCAGGTAGGTTGCGCGGTCTTGCGTAACCTTCCAGATCGCTTGATCCATCGTGTCCTTGGCAGTCACGACCAGGTCGACTTGGTTGGTTTCCACAGCTTCCTCCTGAGATGCAGCTTGAACTTCGCTGACAGACACGTGCGTACCAGCACGACCGGTGACTGCCGGAGTCAGAGACTCTTGCTTGTCATCGATCTTTGCTGCAGGCAGTTCCGGCTCGTCACCCGTGTAAACGACGGATGGCTTGCCCTTGCGTGCCTTGATGAAGCGAGCCAGGTTCCAGCCCTTCTTGACCGTGTACCAGACATCGGAACCACGTTGGATGCGTTCGATCCAGACATCGCCACTGGACCCCAGCATCAGGGTCTTCAGCTTGCCAGAGATTTCATTAGCCGTGAAGCCGAAGGGATAGAGCAGAGCACGCAGTTCTTGTGCGGTGCGCTTTTCGCCATCGGACAACAGGATCTTGAAGATCGCCATGTCGACGCCATCAGCACGCTTGATCTCGCCGATCGGATCACGATCGAAGTAATCAGGAGTACGGAACAGCTTCGGTTGCTTCGGGCGATCCATGCCAGGCAAACGATCCTTCAGGATGTACATCTCGATGTTGCCACCGGAGACGGTCTTGAAGAAACCCTTGGCATTCATCTGCAGCATGACATGCGCGGACTTCACACGATCACCAGCGTCGCCGAAGAATTCGAAGACGTCGCCGATTTCCTTGACCGTGAACGGACGGCGGTCTGCCATCAGATTCACGATGTTGGCTTGCATCTCGGCATCAGGATCGATACGGCACAGCCAGTCGCGGTTGACGAAGTCGGTGTCGATGATGTTCACATTCGATTGCATTTGCATAGCTTGTTGCTCCTTGTTGTTTTGGGATGTTTCAGGCAGGGTGTCTTTGCCAATGACTTGCGCCATTGTCATGAAATCCTTGATGGGTTCTGACTTGGGTTTCGGTGCTTTCACTTTTCATCTCCTTTGATGGTGAAATGATACTTCATTTCTTCTAAGGGAGGTTGATAGGATTGCATCTCACGCCCGTAGTTGATCGCATCCTTACGTTTGCGGAACAACCGGGAATGAGTGAACCGAAACTCATCTGAATCCTCACTGTGACCAACAGCAAATGCGTCCAGGGCGAGAGGGATAATGAATCCGCCCATGACGTTACGGATACCGACGAAATATTGAGTATCCGACAGTTGCTTAGCTTCAGTGCGAGGAATCACTTTGTATGGGGCGGCAACATTTACGCTACCGTCTTCATTCAGAGTGACTTGAACCCGCCAGAGAATATTCCCTGGAATGATTTCTTCAGGCTTCCTGACCATGCTTTCGAATTGCATGCGTAACTCCTTATGGTTGGGCTAGAATAGAGGAGCCCAAATTACCTCTTTGAAACTTTACTTCTCTTACTACTCAAGCCAGTTATATAGATCTGAAATTATTTAGAATCCACTATTTTACTGGCTTTTTAGGTATTGTCAACTACAAGCTGAAGCATAAGGTAATACTCCATACCGTGCTTCTCACCGCGTTCTTCTTTCTTCCTGATCATTTCATTGATCTGGAGTTGACCTTGTGCTACGATGTGGTGCTCCAACCCTTCATTGAGCTTCAGGTCTCTTATTACCTTTGCACGACGTCTAGCCAATACCCGCTGCTTAGCTGCTTTCAATGCAGCTGGACTAACGGTGGACATCATAGTCATCGCAACCGTTGGCGGTTCAACAAAGTAATCACGACGTACCGGAGTATCCACCCAGTCCAATGATCCCTTCTCTTTTACTACGGGTTTCTTTTCGGGAAACCTTGTAACGTTATCCTTTTCCATACGACTTCCTTTTCTTCTGGAGTCATTGCTACCCAATTCGCAGCCTCGTAAACGGTTCTCCCACAACCACGACAAACGGGATCGAAGGTTGTGGTGCAAACCGCTACACACGGTGAATCAGGACGATCTGGTACTTCATCAGCCATATCTATCCATTAAACAAGTATTCAAGACGCTGTGGTCTATACATGCCTTTATTGACCGACGTCAGTTGGAAACCGAAGTGGTTAATGAATGCACGGCTAAACTGATGCAGCATCTCTTCAGGTACAGTGCAATAAGGTTTGTCATGACCCAGTGCAACTAGACTTTTGTCAATCAGGTGGATGCCTACTCCTTTTTGTTGATACTCTGGTAGGACACGAACACAACGCAGCTTCGTCTCGTGTTTGTTGCGCTTACTCAACGCCACACCAATGATGTCCCCTTTCTCTTTAGCAAGAATGAGTTGATCATTACCTACCAGAATACCCGGCATACAACTGTTGACAAACCAGTACTCGAAGTCAGGATAGTAATTCTCCAAGCCAGCTAACATCTTTTTAGCAAACAAGACATCAACTAGCTTATTTGACTTCTCGTACTGGATCATCGCTTCATCAGGTTAAACAACCCCGCCTCATCAATCACAGGTACACGATGCTTCTCAGCATCTTTCAACTTCTTTGCACCTGCTTCTTCACCAGCCACCACGAAGCTTGTCTTACCCGAGACACTGGAAACCACACGACCACTCTTGCTAGTGATCAGTTCAGTTGCCATTTCACGTGACAGGGTAGGTAAGTTCCCCGTCAAGACAAACGTCATCCCTTCCAGTTCAGTGGTACGCTCAACTTCACGTTTCCAGGTCACGCCTGCACGACGTAAGAAGTAGTGCACAGCTGCAGCGTTCTTGATGTCAGCCATGAACTCATCGTATCCACGTCTAACTGCATCACCCATCTGATCCCGAGCTTTACCCAAGAAGTCGATATCCTTGAGCACATCAGACCATGGCAAAAGTGTAGCTAACTTCTTAGCCGTCACTTTACCCACATGACGAATACCCATCGCAAAGATGAAACGGGCTGGATCTACATCATCCATAGACTTAGCAATTGCATCAAGGGTGTTCTTGATAGCAATCTCTCCCATCTTATCAATGTCAACTAAGTCTTCAGCAGTCAGTGAGTAAAGATCCATCGGGGAATTCACCAGATCCTTAGCCATCAACTTCTCAATGATCTCTTCACCTACGCCATCGATGTCCATGGCATCTCTGGAAACATAGTGAGCGATCCATGCCTTCATCTGATCCTTACAATCGTATCGAGACGCTGAGCAACGTGCAACTACGCCATCATCTCTGACGACAGAGCTACCGCAGCAGGGGCACTTATCAGGCATAATGAAAGTACGGGCATCTGATGGACGTAGTTCATGAATAACGCGAACCAGTTCAGGAACTACATCACCAGCGCGACGAACCACCACAGTGTCACCAATCATGAGATCTAAACGAACAATCTCATCAGCATTGTGAAGCGTTACGTTCGTGACACTCACACCACCTACAGCAACCGGCTTTAAACGTGCCACAGGCGTTAATGCTCCAGTACGACCTACTTGGATATCAACTCCTTCTACAATGGTTGCACGCTCTTGTGCTGCGAACTTGTGGGCAATCGCATGCAAGGGAAAGCGCGAGGTTGATCCCATAGCTTGCTGTTGTTCAAACAGATCAAGCTTGTAGACCATCCCATCAATTTCATATGGCAGCTTTTCACGGCCATACTCTTCCATGTTTTTGAAGTCACGCAGGAGATAGGTAATGTTCCATTCGGGTGATGCTTTCGGTCCAAAGGAATTGAAACCAATCTTCCACGCCCAACGATACATCTCGGTTAGAGACTCCTTTTCATAACCCTCCATGCCTTCGATCTTACCGAAACCATAAGGGATGAATGTCAGACGACGCTTAGCAGTGATGGACGGATCCAACTGACGCACGCTACCTGCTGCAGCATTACGCGGATTGGCGAACTCCTTCAGACCTTGGGAACGTTGATATTCGTTCAACTTCTCAAAATCCTTCTTGAGCATGACGATTTCACCACGCACCTCCAGAAGAGTAGGCATAGGTTGTCCAACAAGCTTACCCAATCTCAGAGGAACAGAACGGATGGTGCGTACATTAGGCGTCACATCTTCACCGATCAAGCCATCACCGCGCGTTGCAGCAGTATCCAATACACCGTTGACGTAACGCAAGTTAATGGCTAAACCGTCGTACTTATGGTCGATGATGTACATCGGCTCACGAGTCTCGCCCGCTGCTTTCAAGGTCTTACGAATACGCTCATCGAAATCGACCACATCTTGTTCGGTGAACGCATTATCCAGAGACTGCATGGGAATACCATGCGGTACTGGCTTGAACGTAGTCATGGCACCATAACCCACACGTAATGTTGGTGAGTCTATGTGGCGATACTCCGGGAAAGCAGCTTCCAGATTCTTCAACTCTAAGAACAGCGCGTCGTAATCAGCATCAGGCAATGCTGGTGCATCAAGGTCATAGTAAAGCTGATCATGCATGAAGATCTGCCTACATAACCAGTCTATTCTTTCCTTGGGTGACATGGGGTTTCCTTAAGAACTATTTTATTCATCAATTGGATCTTGATACAGAACTGGAATTTCATACCAGACATGCGTTCTTCTCTTCGCAAGTCTGGTACAAATACCTTCTACTTCAGCATTTTCCAATACTGTTACCCAGTAGAGTTTCTTCCAGTTATTTTGCTGGCAGAGTTCTACTAGATGGTTTATCATTCGTGTTGCTAATCCGTAATACCGATACTCCGGAGCAACATATAGGTCAGCTACATACACCGCATGTTCATAGGAGCAGAACTCTACGTTAATGTGGATGTTAGCAAAGCCAACGATCGCATTAGTATCACCGTCAATCAAGAAGAAAGACCGATACTTGTCTGGACTGGCAAGGTAATTCTTAAACGCGACAGCTGCTGTATCTGCAGCACTTTCTTCATCTGGACTATTTTCACGCCAGTAATGATCGTAGACCTGACTGAATTCATCGCAGCGATCCAGATTTACTGCTTGTTCAATACGAATGTTCATCTTGAATTCTTTCAGTCATAAGACGGAGGGCATTACACCCTCCATCCTATTAACCCCAGTCAATTGTGAAGACGTAATGATCAGATTTTTCTAACTTAGACAAAATTTCATCTACGTCTTCTAAGAAGTCATCCCACAGATTATCAGTATATCCTTCAGGCATACACTGCTTCAATTCCAATAAGTTTTCCTTAGTTAGTTCGTAACACATTGGACTAACATTACTCCAACAACGAACGCCAGACAGGACAAAGAGAACATTCTCAATAATTGCCTGACTACGTGTGTAATTGGAAAACTCAGACTTCACGCCATCAAGTGCACGATGCGCTGCATCAAAATCCAACACTCGATTATTGTATCCGTCGTATATGAAGTTGTCATCGAAGTAATCAGCATTAAATTTGGAGACCTGGATAAGAACCCCCATATTAACTCCTATCTTTTAACACCAATCGAACACGTACCCTTAGACTGCCATCGGTGCTTTGATAGCGGCGTGATGTTGATAGTTCTCCAACTCGAACATGTCGGGGTGGAGGTTGTCGATTTCCTTCATGACCAGATCGATCATGGTGTCTGCTTGAGGATCGTATCCTGCCGGATATACACCATCACGCGGCGGACGTTCGATGAAAGCTTGCTTGTAGATCTCATCGTAGGACTTCAGACCCGTGATCTTCAAAGTCGGCAGTGGGAGCGGTTCACGCGACAGCTGTTCATCAACTTGATCCAGATGGTTTTCGTAAAGATGTACATCAGCCATGAAGTGAACGAAGTTCTTAGGCTTGTAGCCAGTCAGGTGACAGACGATCTCCAACAACAGAGAAGCCGACGCCACATTGAACGGCACGCCCAGGAAGTAGTCGCAGCTGCGTTGGTACATGACCAGCGACATTTCCTTGGTATCCTTGTTCGGCAGGAACTGGTACAGCAGGTGGCACGGTACCAGAGCCATCTCATCCAGTTCAGCGAAGTTCCAGGCGTGGAAGATGTTGCGACGGTTGTCAGGATCCTTGAAGATCTTGGTGATACATTCACGGATCTGATCGATCTCCTTGTAGTAGATAGCGAAGTCAATGTTTTCAGCATCGTCGACAATGGATTCCCAGCCGTCTTCTTTGATCAACTTGTGTGCGATGTTAGTAGCGTTCTGTGAATAGTCATTGATCTTCTTGTAAGCTTTCCAGTTACGCCATTGAGCACCATAGACCGGACCCAGATGATCAGTGCCCTTACGGAAAGGATTGTCCAGCCATTGCTTGTTTTCATTTGCATTTTGATCCCAGACGCGACAACCGAAGTCACGGAAGTCAGCAGCGCTGGTGAAACCGCGCAGGAAACCGCACAGCTCACCCTTAACGGCATTCCATGCCAGCTTCTTAGTGGTTACGGCAGGAAAGCCTTTACGCAGATCGTAGCGTGCCATAGCACCATCGATCATCAGGGTGCGAATGCCAGTGCGGTTTTCTTTCCATTCCCCGTTCTCACGGATGTCACGCATGACGGCTAAATATTGTTGCATTGTTTTATTCCTTAATAGATAAATGTTCTCAGTGCTTTTTCCATGCGTTGCGCATAATCATCGCGTTTAGCTTGAAGCTCTGGACTAATGGGTTTACGAGACACGCCTTCTCGGAAACTATTGCAAGCGAGATAGAAGAGTTGATTAAATTCACCCATCAGATCTTCCCATTCCTTCACACCTACCGACTGAATCGCATAAGCACGACGGTTAGCTTCTCGCAAGCATGTCAGGAGATTGGGTCCGGTGAGATACATGGAAATGGGATTACTTCCATAATAGTCATCAACCCACGAGAATCCATCACCTGATTCATTTTCAGTATCGATGACGCTGTGGGCGTGTTTCACGCTATGCGAGATCATCAACTGATAGTCTTTATCACCATAGCGCGACTCACCAAACGCCATACCGCGATTTTTCAAGAATGCATCTAAACTTCTCAAATCTACAGTTGGACAAATACCCATTACTACTCCTTTACATACTGATCGTTGACTTCTTTAAAATCTGACTAGAGTGCCAGATTCGAGTGCAGTCCAGACGAGACGATGGGGGTGTCGATCAGCGATGTCTCTTGGACTGCTGTCCGTGGTGCTGCAGTCGGTTCCTTCTCAGCATGTGGCATCGTACCGAAAGTGATCTTCACTTCTTGAGAGAACATGAACTCTTCTACCTTCAGACCGTTACGACATGCATGAACACCACACAGCACCACCAGTTCAATACCGTTGCCACGAGTGTTCAAAGACATAGCGAACTTCATGGCTTCGTATACCGTGTAACCGATGAAGACTGGAGAGTTCTTCAGGATCTCATTCTTGATGAGATGCGCCACACCCTTGTAGTCGTTATAACGGACAGCTGCTACAAAGCTATCCATGAAACGTTCGAGGAAGTCAATCGACGGCGGCTCGTAACGAATCTCCACCGGTGCAATACGGTTACGTTCAGCAATGGTAGCCAAGGTATGCTGAAGGTACGGCATGATTTTCTTCATCTCATCAACGTTAGTACCTTCAACCACAGCAACGATCTTGCGTTGTTTGGACATCGGGCACTCACCTTGAATGATGATGCGACCTTGACCATCGTCAGTGAACTTCAAGACGAAGCCATCTTCTTCGACGACGCTACGAATGAATGGTTGTTGCAGGATTTCCTGTGGGGTCTGCACTGCGAAATGCAGTGGACCTGTGCGGGGATCGTAATCACCCGCTACATAACGACGAATTTGAATCACGATTTATCCTTTCAGAAAGTTAACAGTGACGCGATGTTGAAAAGCAAGTGACTGTCCGCTGCTCATACCCTGCACTGTAGCACTAACTTCCAAACTGTAATGTTTACCAGTCTTCAGATGTACTTCAAGGTCGAAGATATTGACGATCTCATAACCTTCGTATGGAGGACTGTTACTGATGACTTCTTTCAATACTTCAATCGCCCAATCTAATTTATCACCAGGCATACCCCACTGCTGCTGGATGGATAAAAAGAGCAATCCGGAACGCCCATCGTTATCCAGTATGTTGATGGTAAGTGGGGTTATAACGTTTCGTACAGCACGTTCTTTAAACGTGAGTTCTTCGATGGGAAATACAGTAAGCAATTCACTGATGCTAACACCATTGATGAAAGCAACAGTATGCGAAGCCTCGTCGTTCACTAACATAGCCTTCAGATGAATTCGTTCTTCTTCAGGATACTTCTTGACTGTGAGACTGAAGCCTTCGGTAAACAATCGAGCAACGAATGGAATCTTCAAAATCTCTACGGGGCAATCGACATTGGTCGGAACCTTCTCTTCTTCATCAATGTCAACAAAGCCTGGCACGTATCGCTTAACGGTAATCATGACCTATCCTTTCTTTTTCATTTTAAGGAAACGAGCGAGTAGATCAATGATTGCATCTTCATCTTCCTCTTTCTTTTTCCTCATCAGGTCCATAGGCCATCCCTCTTGGGATTTCTTATCGAACCACTCTCGGTCTTCTTTCGAATACAACTCTTCATAACGTCGCTTCGTGTCCTTGAAGATATCTCTTGCAGCTTCCTTCTTCTTTTCACGTAGCGCTGTATACAGATCAGAAGACCCTACGACCACACCACGATACAGCAGCATGATAACTCCTTAGTTGACAAGGCACTTACTGGCTTTTTGCTCAGTAAATAACTTGACCAGTTCTTCCTTGTTGTTCTTCAGCAACAACTGGACTTCACCTAACTCCATGTGTTTGTTCCAGAGTTGATCTTCGAAGTACTCGTAAGCTTCTTCGATGACATTCTTGTAAGTCTCATATACACCCAGTGCGACCATCACACGAGTAGCAGTCTCACTACGACTGGAGACATGGTTCCAATGAGGGGGAATTTGCATTACTTCTTCCTTTTAAATACTGTTTCTTAGAAACCCCAATGAGAGTCCGCCTGCCCGCGCTTATTCTTTTCGAACTCTTCATTGATGGGTGCTAATTCTTTCACTGTCCAGGGCGGCATCCAGTTGCTCGGATTATTGCGACCACGACCCAAAGGACTCATGTTAATATCATCAGAGAGATCCTCATGTCGCACGGGATGACGATCATCTAAGACATACTCGTAGTCCACCTCGTAACGACATCCCGACTTGGTATCGATCTGAACCTCTCCATCTTTGATACAGAAGAGTGTTTCACGGTTAGCCGATTCAAAGATCTGGCGATGAAGGATATCACCTTCTTCAGCGATCAACCACGGCTTGAGCTTGGAGAAGAATTCACAGATCGAGATGTCCATACCACTCTGGTATTTGCAGTTGGAACGAGACTCGAACAACCAATGGTCACCCATGTCTTCTTTGACCCGCCAACCATTGCAAGACATACCGACGCTATTGCCTTGGAAGAAACGCCAAAACTCTCTGTAGTTATAGACCGTGGAGTTACGATCAATCAAGACATCGTTAGACGGATCCTTGATGAATTCTTCGTAATCAGGGTCATGTGCGAAGAGACTGTTCAGTATACCCATGACTTCAGGTGGCGTCTCTTTCTTGATTTTGAACTTAGATGCGTGGTAATTGTAGTGGCCCATTTGTTTTCCTTTTTAGGTTAAGGGCATAAAACGAGAGGACGAATCCTCCCGCTTTTTGTAGCCTCTCGAAGTATGGTCATTGCTCTCTGAGGGGGAATGCGAATCCCCAATTGCGCTTAGCGTCCGGCCAATGACAGCCGATCAGTGGTGCTCCACCGACTCACCGATCAACATCCATGCACCACAAGCATGTAGCTATCGGTTCCATATACCAATTCTGGCACTCGTCTTCAAGATATTTCTCTTCTCAACACACTATAGGCTAGGACGGTAAATTTATCCAATACCTACGGCATTGATCTCGCTTCCGATGATACTGGAGAACTCTTCACAGGCTAACATGAAGTCATCCTCAGTAGGGATGGTCATATATGGCATTAACCACAGACCTGATTCATACCCACGCGCCATGTCTTTAAACTTCTGACGGACATCCTTGGGATGAGACCTCCAGATGTCGGAGTTGAATAAATGATCAAACTGTTCATCATCGCCTGTGACGCATTCCATCATACCGTACATTCCCATAAGAAAGATACGATCCGGAAAGGATTCATCAACCTTATCCTGAGGGGTGTCGAAAATGGTTATTGTAGGTTTAAAGAGCTTACTCAATAACTCTTTCAGCATTTAATCCTCGAAGAGGTAGAAGCCACGATCATGACCACTGATACGCAGACGATCAAAAGCTACATTGAACGTCGTACCATCAGCCCGGCGGACAGTGACTTGTTTTTCGATAAAGTGACCACCTTCATTGGGGAGCTTTACTTCCTTCATGTTCGTGATCACACCAGGAGGTTGTTCGATAACCTCACCTTGAATGCTACCTCGTTTGTAGAGACGAACCACTTCTCCATTCTCTGCGTACTCCCTGACACCCAACAATTTCTTGATCCAACCAAACATAACAACCCTTTCGATTAATTGAAGTTGTCGATAACGAGAACAAACTGCACTGGTAGACGCAAGGGAATCGGACTACCCCTAGGACATGATTCCAATGTCAGTTCAAAGATCTGCGATTCACCTGAAGACAAACAACGCAGCAGTGGAATACCCTCTTTCGGATCCAGAATTTCATCACCACTCAATTCAGGTATTGCACGAAACGGTGCTAATAGGTAATTGTTGATTACCTTCCAATTACTTGCATAAATAGAATGCTCACCTTGGACACCGTCAGCGACATAGCCACCAAACAAGCCTCTGAACAAATCCTTCAATTCAGGTTTGACTTCGATGTTCATTTTAAGCAGTCGAATTAACTGCTGACCATCTTCTTTCTTCATAGGAGGTGCTGTACCGCCTAGACTATAGACTGCATCTAGCCTTGCCTTCATGTCACTGATCTTAACCTGAAGGGCAGCTGAGAAATCACGCTCACCACCAGGGTTCTCACAACATGCTCGATACTCATCTGCTACATAACACATGAGATCTGTCCAGTCGTACCAGCCAATAGCCAGAAGACGACGACATTTCTCATCAAGATCAACCATCAGTTCACTGATAGTTTCTTTGGTGCTATAGAGTGCAATCGGATTACCACTACCGTAGAACTGTTCTACGATATCGTAATCATCATCACCGCCGGTAAAGCTGTCAGCAATATCAGACGCATTCTCGATGCCGTAAGAGATAACCGCGTACAACCCACTACCGTAGCGGTGTTCGTTAATCACTAAAGAGTAGCCCTTTTGCTTCAATACTTCGTCCAGATATTTCGTGTTCATGATTTCTCTTTACAAGAGTAAGTTAGGTTAACCTACACTTTAGTGATATGTATCTACAAATTAATTCAGTTCGCCGCCTTGGGTCATCGAGACGAAAGTCTTGATGCGATCATTCAGTGCATTGATCGTCACCTCATTGACTTCACCACCGGCTTCTTTGCGCTGTTGCAATGCACGCAGGTGACGTTCGCATCCCTCTTTGGTCGTGAAGTCTGCACTTGATTCGATTTCTGGATAGAAATTGATGGTCACATGCTGCGACAGCTTGTCGACCGAGTTATCCTGTTTGACCCAGGACTTCCAGGTGATGGCGATGATCAGTTCAACCTTAATCACATTAGCTGTGACGGAGTCAATCTTCAGCGCACGCACCATTTCGATCTTGTAGCTTTCATACTCCGGCATCTCGGACATGACCTGCAACAGTTCGCTGATCATCTCGTCATACGGAAGCAGTTCATCGGTATTCGTAATGAACTTACCCTTAATGCCAGTCGATCCTTCATCACCAGCTTCGCTATAGCCGTCGAGAATACCAGCGAAGTCCATCGAGTTGATGTCCTTGGTCAATACCAGTGGACGAGCGAACTGGATGTTGTAACCGATGTTGGGAGGGAGTTCTTCGGTGAAACGTTCGAACAGCTGTTCGAGATCACCCTGATAAACACCCATCACCCAACCGCGCAGGTTCACACCAGCACGATGTTTGTGGAGGATAGCGAAGCGACCGCCATTACCAGCAGGCAGGCAGTACAGGTTACCGCCCATGAGGGAGGTGTACTGCAGGAGGTTCTTGTGCAGCTGCACCACGTTGGGCACCGTCTCTTCAACGATGGGGTCAGTCATCGAGACGAACTTGGACCACTGGACAGCTGTGGTATATAAGCGTTCAGGCAATAAGGTGTGTGTTTGGTCTTGGGGTTGATCGGACATGATAGTTCCTTATTTAAGACAAAAAAGAAAGGGAGTCGCAAAACTCCCCTTCCGGGTTAACGATTGACCCAATATTCCGCAAAGCTAAGAATATCAGCATGTTGAGAATGAGCTAACTTAAGATCAGGACCGACGTTCGGTGTACCGTTCTTAGAACGCATGATCAAAGCTGCATGGATGTGTGGTGGAATGCCGCGCATATAGTGCACGAAGTCATCTGCGAATGCCACCGGATTCAAGACACTTAAGACTGATGCCTTGGGACTGGCCGTATCATTCCCATGTCCTGTACAAACTATACCTTCCAGAGGCATACCCAGATCTAACAGATTCTTCCAGCGCGCAGATTTGTGTTCATCTTCCAATGCGGTTACACAGATCAATTTGTAACCTGCATCTACCAGTTTTTGACATGCCTCTACAGCACCAGGCATGGCGGGCATGGTAGCCCAGAATTCATAGTCCATATGCTTCTTGAAGTGATCCAGTTCATCACCATGAAGCTTACGAACATCGTAACGATCCAATGCCCAGTAAGCATCGGGATCTTTGATTGCAGGTACTTCACCGAATGCTTTACCCCATGCCTGAGCATAGGCGTGATGGTAGTCGACCAATACACCATCACCGTCTAATACGATAAGATTGTTTTCCATGAGAGTAAAGTAAAGTTGAAAACCGGTGTGGAGTTACCCACACCGGTCCTTATGCCCTAATTAAGCAGCGTCTTGCCAGACGATGCTATTAGGTTCCGGACACGTCCAAGAAAGGTGCAGACGTTCCTTGGCTTCCTTAAAGGTAGGCTTGACCAACATCTCACCATTACGGAACACCGGCTTGAGTTCACCGCCTTCGAACTCTTCCGGGGTGCAGTTCTCCGTCAGGAAGTAGTTGTTACCTACCTTATCCACACGCAGCAGACCCTTGGCCGACTTCTTCATACCGTCGTCAGTTGCTGGATCCTTGTAGATCTCAACCGGCTCACCATCGACTACCGCGTACACCGCCTTCATGGCCCAACCGAAGACGTCACGGGAGAGCATGTTGTAAGTGTACGAACCGATACCGAAGACTACGTTGGTGGATGCGAAGCCCTTGTCTTGCAGACGACGCAGGATACGCATAGCACGCGGCAGAGTGATCGAGTCACCGTAGATCAGACCGACGTGGGAATCCAGCAGCTTGTAGCCGAGACTGGTTTCGGTACCACCGAAGATATCCCACAGGCATTCCACAGCACCACGACGCTCGTGATCTTGGATGACTCTGCCAGTTGCATTGACAGTGAAAGTACCATCGCCATTAGCAACGATTTCACTGTTCTTGTAACCGGTCAGGATGTACACTGGATCACCCGAATCAGGACGGAAGACGACCTTGGCATTACCGAACACATCCGGCTTGCGTTGCATGATTTCAGGCTTCAGGACCTTGGCGATGTGAGTGATCACATTCCAGAAGTCGAAGGTATCCGAGACCATGGAGACCAGACCAGTGTCGTATTCCTTGATGGCATAGTCACGCACCACTTCCAGCTCAGCTGCCTTACGTAGTTGCTTGTGAGTCAGACCTGCGTTCTCCGGCAGCTTGGCCAGTTCCTTCAGCTTCAGCAGAATGCGCAGAGCCATCACACTGTGTTCCGATGCTGGGATCGAACCACCCACCAGTTCCTTGTCGGAATCGGCGTCGTAGTAGTCTTCCAGGTAGTCGATAGACGGGATGGTATCGGTACCCATGAACGACAGCAAGTGAGCCGAGCAGGTACGCATTGCATCATGCACACCCGACATGCCACGGAACGAGAAGTCGTGACCTTGCCAACGCACAAAGTCCAGAGGCGCGCCAGTGGACACAGCGAAGTAGGTCAGCAGCTTGTGGAACTCGAAAGCAATGGTACCGACCGTCGAGATTTTCCAGCTTTCGCAGGACATCAGAGTTTCGAAGTAGGTAGCCACCCACGACAGTTCAGGGCCAGCGGTGTTGATGAACAGTACCGGCGGTACCTTGATGTTCACACGAGCGCCTTCAGGTAGGGCGCGAATTTCCAGCGGAAGGTAACCCAGATCATGGAGCAGTTCCAGCTTCTTCATGCTGACAGCACCAGGACCGAGAGAAGTGTCCATACGACGACGGTACTTCTTGATGGCTTCTTCCTTGGGTTTTTGGAAGAACTCGCGATTGAAGACATCGATCAGCCATTCCTGGATGAAACCACGCAGGCCGAACCAAACGATCTTGTTATCGAACAATTCCGGCAGTACCGGAGCGTACTTGGCCGAGCGCGGGGTAAAGTTGGCCACCAGGGTTTCAGTACCCTGAGGATACATGGCTGGGTGACCAGTCTTGTAGAAGTCTGCCAGGTTGAATGGCACGAGACCATTGGCAACTTTCTCGACGATGTTTTCTTGTTGTTCGCTCACAGCAGATTTCCTTCCTTGATCAAGGTCAGTTGGGGATTGTTGGCTTCTTCATCATTCCAGTTGTAGGCAGTGAAGATACGGTCGTAATACTTACCGAGTTCTTCCAGACCTTTGCTGAAGATGCCATGGGTAATGTACAGGTACAGCGGTTGGTCGGTCTTCTCCTTTAAGACCTTACCCAGTTCCAGGAAGGTACGACCACCGTCACAGATGTCATCCACGACCAGAATAGCTTTACCTTGAGGAACTTCGTTGTTGACCACGGTACCGGTGATCTTGCCAGTCTTGGTATCGCGTACCTTGTCAGCAAAGATCACGTCTTCGACGTTGACTTCCATGGCCATATTCAGCACACGCTTTCGGGCACCTGCGTCCGGTGCAACCAGCGCCACACCGTCCTTGAAGAGATCGCTTTGCAGCACTTCTTCGACCATGTAAATCGGATCGACCACGTCGATGCGGTTCAGCAGCGCTTCCACCACCGGGCTGTGCGGATCAGCGACGCTGACGACTTCGTAGTTCTGAGCATTGATCAGATCACAGAACACACGAGCCGACAAAGACTCGCCGTGGTTGGCTACGCGGTCTTGACGTGCGTACGGAATGTACGGCATGTGTAGGAAAATCGGATAGCCCGCGTAGTGGCGACGAATCGCGTCTGTAACCATCAGCAAATGCATGATGTGGTCGGCGTTCTTGATCAGCGTCTTAATGGTAAACGCACGGGCACGTGGATTGTCCAGCAATTCATCCGGTAGAGTCACATGACATTCCCCGCCAGGGAAAGTAATGATCTTCGGCTCGAAGTCTGTGCTGTCGAACAAAGCATCATCGTGGTAATCGACTTGAACTTTCAGCATGAATAGCTTTCTTTTTAGTTGAGGGTGGTGAGTACTTAACCGTGTAACAGGTAGCTGGAATACTCAGGATGGATCATGTAGCATTCCCGGAACATCAAGGGATAACGAATACGAGAATGTTCACGACGCCACGACTTGATAAACATCCGACGGAAGTTCGGATCTCTTTCTCGTGGTACTTGCCAGCGTCTGTAACGCAGTTTCCTTTTCTTCATCATGTACTCACCTTTTGTGAAAATTACTTCTTAGCCTTCACGCCAGCTTTGCCAGCTGCTTTGCCAGATTGAACCGGTTTTGCCTTGCTGCTATGCGCAGACACATTACCCTTACCGTGAACGACTTTCTTCGGTGCGGGCTTTTCTGCAGATTGAAGCGCTTTGGCCGGAACCTTCTTGTCTTGAACCGGGGTGTTTTTTGCATTGATAACGATCTCTTTGTTAGTAGCCACGTTCTTGGCTTCCACGACGATGTCAGCGACCTTCTTACCGATTTCCTTGGGCGATGCTTTGCGATCGGAAACCGCGTCGATGATCTTCTTCATCGTCTTGGGCTTGTTGACTTCCTTCTTCACAGCTGCTTGTTTATCAGCTGCTGCCTTACCCACCGGAGCCCCCTTAGCAGGTGCACTCTTACCCGGCTTTTGTGCTGCGGTCTTACCTTCACTCTTCGGACGACCGGGACCAGCCTTCTTTTGACCTGCATTCACATCCCCTTTCTTTTGTTCCGGTGCCGCAGTCACGTTGGTGTTACCGACAGCTTTGTTAAGCTCTTGCACGAAACCACCGACCGACATTTTACCAGACTTGATAGGCGTCACAGCCTTGGTCTTGATCACGGTAGGTTTGGCCTTGGGGGTGATCGATTCACGCTTCGGAGCAGGCTTATCGATCGGCTTGACCTTACCCTTGGAAACCATCGGCTTCTTCTTGGGCTTGACCACTGCCTTGATGGTAGGCTTCTTGGCCACGATACGTTCAGCAGCATCAGCCAGACGCGTGAGGTTTTCTTTCATGACCGGATCGCTCACTTGTTCCAGGCCACTGCGGTCAACCGTAGCAGGCTTGTCGTCTTTCTTCAGCGACTTCTGGAACTCTTGTTCCGGAGTCAGACGAGATTGCTTGTTTTCCCAGGGCAGGGGTTTCGATGATGCTGGTGCTTTGATGTCGTTGAAGGTTGGCACCTTGGATTGCGAGATGGAATTGCTGATCAGGTCTTTCAGGGTACGAGGCATGTTGATGCTCCTTGAGTTAAGCGAGTTGTTTGACGAAATGGTCAATGGGTTCTACGTAGTTCTTTGCTTCTTTTTCACCTTTGAACTTTTCCCATTCCCCTGGGAAACGATCGGCGTATTCATACTCCATGGCTGCTTGTAAATAACTGGGGATATACATACCCGTTGATTCAAGGCCAATCTCATCGCCATAAAGCTTTTGGTGTTCCTTGATCAGATCATGCATGATGCTCTGATATTCATGGTAGTTGTCTTTGGAACTACGGTTGACCATATAGACGCTACCGTCAGACATCGTCCAGCCACGATGATCTAATAAGAAATCAAAATCGAAGTAGGGAAATTCATCATCAAAAACACCCATCGACATCCATGCATCGAATTGATCTTCTGTACCTACAGCTACTTTGTAAGTCACACCGTCGGTGGATCGTTGACTCACCATGGGTAGATGATTTTCGCCGTGCAATTTCACAAAGCGATATTCTTGAATCATCCTTTTAGGGTTCATGGCCCGGATGATACCACCTACTGCAATTGAGAGTATGATGACGATGGCGCAGGCCAGAACCGTCAGCACCATCGTTGCACTAACGTCCATAGCGCCTCCTTGCTTTAAGCTTGTTAATCTTCTTTCTCTTGTAAATCTTCCTGACTTCAGGACCCATGCGAGGACCCTTATCGGGGAAGACAATGATGCAAAGCGTAGCAACCAGACTGACAACAAATAACAACAACCACTGCCACCAATCCCAGTCATTACCCATGCGAATTAGGACGACTCTTTCGTCTGGCATGCTTCTTTCCTTTCTTTGATCTTCTTCATCTCGCTATCGAACTTCCGTCTTGTCGCCTGCCATTCCCAGTAAGAAGGAGGCTTAGGAGGATCAATAAACCAGATCCAAGTCCAGAACACAAAGAAGATGACAAAGAGAATCAGGAGTCCATAGCAGAAACCTGTTAAGAGTGGGTCGTTTTGAATCATGCCCATCCTTTACGTTTCAGGTACTTATGGAACAGGTAAGCACCATAAGTGAACACGGTTAAGATGATTGCCGCCACTACAGGACTATAGAGGACAATCATCGATTCCACGAAAGCATCATTACAAGCCATGTTTGTTCTCCTTACGGATTTCATCTAACACTTCTGGCGGCAGGGTGTTGGGATCGAGTTTGGGAGGTTCTTTTGGTTTCTCACACATCTTGATAATCCACATGATCAAAACGATGACACCAAAACTAAACCACATAAAACCTAAATTAGACATACTCTTCCTAAATGAAAGACATAAAGGCACTAGAGGAATACTTGCATTCTATTCAAAAGAATACAAGCATCCTCTAATTTTTGCCAATAATTAATTCACTGGATAAATCACATCCTTGGTGTAGACGCGAATACCCAGTACGATGTAATCGCATGTACCTACCGGCACTTTAGCGATGTTCATCAAACGATCCACGCGATAACAATAATAGTCACGCGCACTAGCACGACCTGAAAATGCATCATCATCAATGGTCTTGATAATACCGTCGAGTTGCTCGCGCGTCATGGAGACACGATTAGCATCGAACTTACCATTGATGATTTCAGGGTGGTCCCTGTACTTGACCAAACGAGAACGTCTGTCAATGGGAATGAAAACACGATCCAAACAACGCAACTTATCCAGTACCTTCCAGATAAAGTGATCTTGTTCCATGTGGTACTGGAACATAGGAATCCTGACCTTGTGGGACAGAGTACCTTCTTCATCTTGAATGTCTGGAGAATCGTAGCTAGGTAGGGCTATCATACTCTCACCTCTGAGTTAATAGGAATCTTGTATCCGAAGATACGATACCATGCAAGGGCAACGGGCACCCCATGCACGTGCATTAAGAGATTCACCTCTCTCAGAGTATTTGGGTCAATAGTCTTACTATCGATTAAGCTATCGATCTGGATCATGAGCGCAATCGACCAACGCATGGGATTGGCTAACGATAACATGATGTATCGTTGATGGAAATTTAACCACTCATACTGACGAGTTAAAGCACCAGTCCAGATCAAGAACTTGATAAACCAGTGTTCCTTTTTCTCGAATGGTTTAGTAAAGATCGGATACTCAATTTCCTTTACTCGACCATTGTCATCAAAGAATGCGTATTTTTCATCCATTGTAGACGTTACCGTATTAGCTAAAGTTAAGACGCCAGTGCTGACGATGCTGTTCTAACGCCGCCTGGAGTACAGGGTTTTCGAGCGCTTTAGTATGCTTTTCATTATCAAAGACGAATGACGCTGCAGGTTGATGCGTGGCGCAGTAGTAGCGAACAAACCAATTAAACACTTGCTCAAATACATCGAGTAGGTTTTGATTGGCATCGATGGTAACGACTTCAGTAGAGGTGCTAGCTTTATGCATGAGCATCCCTACTTGGTACCCCATCTCCAGACGCTTCTTATAGTCGGCTGGCATGTTGTCGAAACGGTCACCAGCGCCACGCTGATTTGCACGAGCTGCTGCTACTTCAGGGAGAATGTCAAGGTAAATGACATAGTCAGGATCGAAATCGATACAAGTCTGGTGCAGAGATAGTACTTGATGAAGAGGTGAACGCTGATTAGCGTAGCACTGGTAAGCAATGGTCGAATCCACAAAGCGATCCGATACCACTGTGATGTCCTTTGCTAAAGACGGCTTGATCAGGTTTTCTACATGATCACGACGTGCTGCGTTAAACAGCAGAAGTTCAGTAGTAGAATCCATCTCAGTTGTCAGTATCAGGTTACGGATACTTTCAGCCAGTGGAGTACCACCAGGTTCACGCGTCCACTTGACATCATAGCCAAATAAACCCATTAACTCCAGTAGATACTTAGACACTGTCGTCTTACCAGATCCATCCATGCCTTCGCAGACAATGAAGGACGCCTTCTTCATTTTCAATCTCTTTTCCATCGCACAATTCCTATTCGAATTCCAAAGAAGCTTGCACCGTATCAACCGGTGTCAAACCACATTCCTGTCTGGTCAAAGCAATGCCTTTGATCGCTAGGTACAATTCCAGTGTAAGGAAGTTACGTTCAGAATCCCCATCCTGAGATAACTCCCACTCCGCTGGAATGTTAGAACCATTACGATAAGTCAAAGTAGCTGCTTTGGTGTTGTCCTCATTTAACAGAGTTTGCTGATGGACAACAGTCCCCTGATTTACAGCGCTCATATCTCGCCCCTGAGATAATTAAGAAGATTAGTCTTTTGAAACTCGATTAAATCGTTCTTCGTTGGTAAGCACTTCCCCTGTTGTAGTGTCTTTCCACTTCTGTTGTTGTTGATCGCCGTCTACGATACCAAGGGGTACGTAGCGTGGAGCTGCATTGATGATAACCCTTTCCTGATCCTGGAACGCATTGTCGAGAATCTCTTTATAAGGAGACTCTTTGACTTCAGACAAGGGAACCTCACGATAACCTTTGTCTTGTCCCATGATGACGTCAGCTGCATCGAAACCCAACTTATTGGCAACTTCGGACAATTGTTCAGGTGTTGGATTCTGAATGGTTTGACCGTTCAATCTGACAGAGATTTCTCCCAGATCATCGCAAGGAGCAAACTTCATATTGAACTTAGGGCTATGAAGCATCTTATCGATTTTGTTGCTGATATTGGACTCAACAGTCGATGAAGTAAAGTCTTCACTGGGGAGATCGTACTCCGTACGACTACGGAAACCAGCAGCCGGGACATTCTCCTCGATAACCACACGACGCTCATGTGCTTCGTAGTTCTGCAGCTGCTGTTCAGGAGTGACTACTTCTCCTAACTTAGCAGCATATTGCACATTGTGTTGGCCTTGGAAGTATCCTTGATGCGGATGATTCTCCATTTCTTCAAGCGAAGGAAGTTTAACTTCGAAAGAAGCAATATGATCCTTCTGTTCTTGAGTGGGTTCAGGGATATCCACTACAGACGTCTTGATTGGATTGCCGTCGTCATCGACCATGACCATATGGTCAACCCTGCTACCTGAAGAAATCGATTTACCAACAGCTTCCGGATCAGGAAACCATTCTTTCCTCTTCTCTTGAGCACGAGCGCCCACAGGATCCAGACGAGTCAGTACCACAGCTCCGGAGATTTCCACACGATAGACATCGTAATCGAAATTATCGTTCTCATCGTAACCGCCGATCTTCTCGATCTCATAGACAAGCTTACGTCCGATGTCTTTAGCGATAGCTGCGGCAATTTCACCATCCTCAGTTGGCATGCCATCATTCTTGAACTGTTCGATCAAGTCAGAGACATAGACTTCCAACCGGGTCATATCGGGATCACGACATTCCACACACGTCATGATGCTACTGACCATCGAGGGCAACAGCAGATTCACATCACCCGTATGTGCCAGCCGCCGTTGTGCATCGGCAAACACATCTGTCAAATCCAGAATAATGACTTCTGGATGATGCGGGGACAGATCGATCATGTTCTTTCCTTTCTTCTTGACATACAGCCAGTTACGTACTCGGGTCAGCACACGCCCAAGCTTGTTTAGGCCGAGCCATAATTTCTTTGACTGGATGCGAGGGTCATTCATTGACAATCGCACACCATAGATCCGGTCATACGGAGATGCTTCGACGAATTCTTTCGCAGTGATGCTTAGCATCAATTCACCCAGATCACGATGCTGGGTGAACTTGGCCTTGATAGCCGTGTAGAGGATATCCTCAACTACAGAATCCCAATCAATGCGATTGAAGCCTTTGACCTGACGTCCCAGTTCTTTCTGCTTCTTTGGTTTGGATTCTGCCATGATAAGCTTAGCAGTTTCCAAATCACCAAAGAACACAGCCTTCTGGTACATCATGTATTGCTCAACGCAATTGAAGATCATTTCTCTGACTTTGAAGTTCCGGATATACCAATTGGAAAACGGAGACTTGTTTTGCCAGAAGAAATAAAATGGATGAGAAAACATAATGGGGATATCCTCTTAATTGCTCCTTACTTACAAGGAGTGATGGACAGATTCTTCAGACGTTCTTCTTGCATCTCTTCAAACAGACGACGCAAGCGCAGTGCTTCACCTTCAGCCCACGGATTGAATGCGAACAGGTTGTGGGTTGTGATGATGAGATACTGCGTACGGACGACACGACGTGGCATGTAGCGACCTTCTGCGAATGCACGCGTACTGTGGTAGCATGCATTTTCGATAGCTGCGTCGATGTCATTGACATAGGTTTCATCATCGACCACGAAACGCTTCAACTCATGCCAGTATTCGATGCTCTTGTCATCGGCCTTGACGAACTTGTTGTACGCCAGGCGAGTGGATTCGAATTGCTTGGTGGCGTTGTTGATGAGCGTGTCCATGTACGATTTGGTGATCGTGCACTTGGCGCTGTCCGGCAGTTTGGCTTTGTAGCCATCGTAGTCCAGATAGAACTCGTAGTTGATGACTGGCTTGGGCTTGACTTGACCGGGGAACAGCAAATCGGATTTCTTCTTGTCCATGGCCATCATGATGTTCTCTTGCAGACCCAGGTTCGGGTTGGAACGATAGATGACTTCTTTGATGTTGTATTTCTTGGTAGTGAGCAGTGCCATTATAGGGCTTCCTTAAACATAGTTAAAAAGAGGACAATAGACCGTTCTATTATCAACTTAGTAATATGTGTTCTAATTGCGTTTGAATACAAAAAGAAAAGGGATGAGAAAGAAGCCCTCCCCGAAGGGAGGGCATTTACATAACGTAATGTACGCTAGTAACTAATTACTTCACAATCACCTTCGGGATACCGATGTCTTCGGCCATGATGCTCACCTGCGAGGGTTCCAGCCAGAAGTCATCACTCCTGCCAGGTTTACTGCCATTCGATATCCAGCCAGGATAGAAGACCGTGTAGTAAGTGATCAGCGAGTCGATATCAGCGATCTTCGCATTACGACCGAACTGACGCAGCCAGATGCCACCCCTGACGGTTACGCTCTTGGACTTGGGTTGGATCTTGGCCAGGAGTTCTTCCTTCAGCTTCACCTTGTCAACGTTCTGCTCGGATATGAACTTGAGCGATAGGTAGTAGTCGAAGGCGAACAGATGCATCATCGTATCTGTCAACGGTTTGGTCAAATCGACCCCGAGACAACCCAGATGTGTCAGGTACTCATCACGAGTATGACCAGGATTACCTTGTTTCAGGATCTCCTCGACAAAACTCAGTGGAGTGTACTCCACACCCGCCTTCAACACGATGTCCGTTTCAGCGATGTTGCTAGACACACCAGCACGAACGTGATGTACCCTTTCCAGCTCATTCACGAACGTCGTCAGCATGGACTCAGTCATGATGAAGTCGTTCGTATACTGCGGACCTGGCCACCAGTGATTGCAAAAGCCGACCATACCAGCGGTCGGATCCAATAGACCATGAAACGCAGCAGGACACCAACGATGTGCCAGATGAGCCGCCACATCCAGACGTATACCACTGCGGAAATTCACGGGCGTGATCCGAGGTTGAAGCATGGTGTGGTGGTATCCCATATTGCTATTGCCTCTGCCGAACTGCGGGGAAATGCCGCGCCCATAAGTCTCCTGAGCGGTCTGATGCAGAGGACCACCTGCATCCCCCGAATAACCAAAGCGCGGCAAATCGGAGAACATCCGTAGTCGATGTGATTGCTCCGTACTTTTCAGACGTTCGATGCAGTCCAGAACATCTTTGGTGATGTCCCCGATCATGATGTTTTCAGGCGGACTGATGCCGTACTCGCAGCACGACCAGATGCCGAAGACCGCCGCCATCAGCCCTTCACTCAGCGTGTAGTAGCGTTCCAGTTTCCAGGGAGCACTCATAGCCGAACTCTTGAATTGGATGATCGGCATCCTGTTGGGCGGCGGAGACTCCATGATCTTCAGCATGTAGTCAACACCAACAACTGTGTTACGTTGATGATAGACACCCTCCGTCAACAGTCCATGGAGTACGGAATCAAACACCGTATCCACTGCACGTTTAGCATGGATGGTCTCCATGATGAAATGATTGTTTCGCATAGGTAATACCTCCTTTAAATAGGGTCCAACTTGATGTGGTCGAGACTGGACATACCGTGGTTACGGATATCCACCAGCTGAATAGCCCAATGGGCGCGACGGAATTCAGGGAAAGTGCTGATGAATTCATCGCGTGCCTTTTCCATGTCTTCCTTCATGTAGTTCTCGATCTTGTAGACATCGTCTTCGACCTTCATGGAACTGGTAACGGCCGGAGGACCATCCGGACCGAGATGCCTTATCAGCAATATTACTTTAACCATAGGTATTGCACTCCTTTAAGTGATTGTACTCGTTATCCATCAGATCAATCACGAACTTCATGTGGTTCGCGTAGTTGTAGTCCTTGATACGATCACGTGAACTGTAAATGATCTTGTCGGAATTGGCGCGATGATGGACGACGATTTGAATCGACTCAGCCTGATGATCATCATCTGTGATCAGTTTGAAAGATGCTTTGACTGAGTTGCATGCGACATCGCCCATAACCACTTCAACCATGTTCGCACTAAAGAACTGTTTCATGGTCACCGAGTTCTCACTCTCCTTTACGGAAGCAGCATTATACAGTGCCACGTAAAGTTGACTGAGAACAAATGCATTTATTCCTGCTACTGTTTTCATAGGTACTACTCCTTTTATTTTAGGCTACCGGGAAACCGGTAGCCTTTATGACGTTACACCGTCTTGAACTCCACTTCCCAGAACTTCATACTGCCGGGATCGTTCTCATCGATGGGCTTCAGGACCAGATCGTAGTCATGACCTTCGAATGCGTGCCTGAATGCCTTGTTGAGTTCAGTCAACAGCTCGGACAACACCGCATGGTACTCACGCTGCCAGCGCAGAGGACGATAGTTCTCCATCTCCTCAACACCAGCGACTTCATACTTGGCGATGACATCGAATACTGCTGTGATGCCACGACGCAGTTCCTTCAGGAATTGCTCCAGCAACATGTATTCATGCGGGAGCGGGTCGTTGAGTTCCATGTCGTTGACGTAGGCTTCACGCGCCTCATCGGTATCCGGATCTTTCATCCGGAAGCGATAGTCCATGTGGTCGCTGAATTGACCATAGTGGGACGAAGGGTATTGGTTGTAGAAAACCTGACCCGAGTCATCTTTCAGGATGTAACCGTCATGTTCCAGTTTTTGTTCCGGATCATGGATATACGGCACCTTGTGGTGTTCTTCCACCGTCAACTGATTCAGACGGATCTGGGAGATGCGCGGCATCAGGCCCCGGAGATACGGAGACTGATACAGCGCGTTCTCTTCAGGTTCTTGGCCATGGAAGGCGAAGTTCACCACATACAACTTTTCACCGACGTTATACCGCATGACTACTCCTTTACTTATTAATTAACGGTCCCACTTGCCAGCTTCTTGGCTGGTGTAGAGGATGTCGAGCAACTTCAGCACGTGTGCCATGATCTCATCGACCTGAGTTTCATGGAACACGACGTCATCGATCAAGGCGCCGAAGCATTCCTCGCCACCTTCTTCCACACCGAATTCGATACGATGACCATCGATCTCGTACTTGACGAAGACCTTGTCGTAGTCGCCTTCACGAATCTCGAACTTCATGTAAGGATTGAAGTCCTCGGAGCCGATGTTCACTTCCACCGGGTACTTGGTGTTGTTGAACAGGCTCGTGTGCGCCACGGACAACAGCTTGAGGAAGAAGGCTGTGTCCGGGGCATAGACCAAAGGCTTGACCGTTGGTTTGGCTTGCATGCTGGCGATATGCTCAGCCACAAGCGAATCCACCGCATGCTTGACCGCTTCCTTGAAGTCAGATGCATCGAATGCCCGGCTGAACTTCGTAACCGGATTATTGGTGTAGCGTTCGAGAACTTCCACCACGATCTTGTTGTTCGGGTAGAAGAAGTGGATCGTAACCGAAGTCTTATCGAGACCACTCTTGCCACTCTTGCCATCATCACCAGTGATGGTAGCGATGAGACCGAACTGACCTTGATGCCATTCGAAGTGGTGAACTTCTACGGCGAAGGGTTGATCGAGATCTTCGATGGCTTTCTCGAAAGCAACGAAAGAATTGATAACAGCCTGGACAGGCAGAGACATCATGAGTTGCATAATTACTGCTCCTTACTTGTTATAGCGCAGTGCGCCGCCCAGCATGTTAAGATCCGCAGCTGCCTGAGAAGCGATACGAGCAGCCGATACAACACGTTGTGACAAATCGGCTTGATCGGGTTCGTTCATCAATGCGTCCACGATGTTTTGTGCTTGCGTCAGTGATTCCTTTGCTTCCTTCAACTGACGTTCGAACATCTTTTGTTCCATATTTACTACTCCTTATTTACGATTAACAACAACGTCATCGAAATGCATGTACAACAGGCTCTCGATGACGGATGGTGTAAGCTTCGTGGAAGGTTCCACAACCTTACCTGCAAAGGTCGGATCAGCACTGATGGCATTAATAACATCGCTCAATGGCTGATTGAATCGCTCACAGTACTTATCAATCGTCATAGAACGACGAACGTTGATTGTGCGAGCCAGGTCATATGCTTCAATCACCTCGATAGAGAACATATTGACCAGTTCGTCAGCTTGTTGTTTGGTTACGTAATAACCTGGTCTCAACTGACAACCAAGTATAGCCATCGCCTGTTCCAAGTCGAACATCAGACAGTTAGAATTTCTCTTACTGAGTGTGTCATTGACACGCTTGATCAGATGTTCGATGCGTACTTGCGGTGTGTAGATTCTGATGAAGTCACGCAAGTTCTTTTCACACATGTACTCCATGGCCTGACGGTACGTCATACCGAAGCTATCATCGAGTTCATCAGATCCATCCTGCTGACGGCGATCGAACGCATCCAGTAATTGGATCATGCTGATGTAATCCGTCTTGTAATACCGACGATTGAAGTAACGATGTCTGACCTGACCATCGAAACGCTCATCGTAGCTGTTGTCGATTTCCTGATAAACGATGCTCAGGAAATCTTGATGAACCATACGGGAAGTCGCACTGTAGAGTTCGACCTTCTGGATCAACAAATAACCATTGCGGTAACCAACACCGGTTTCACCGGACCGCTCCAAGCTTTTGACAATACCGTCGAGGGTCTTGGTGAAAAAAGTAAGTTCCATAGGTAATCCTTTTTATTTAACTGAGAAGTCTCTCAGAGTTTTAATTTCAGGGAAACGGAATTGCGTATCCGACGGATAGTTACCCAATGCTTCTTGCAACAGTCTAGCACTGTTATAACTTTCCATGATTTCTTTCATCCATTTATCCCTTGCACGCGCACTCATGAATGCATTCGGATTGTAGTGGATGATCTTGGTCAGCGTGTAATCGATATTATCGATTACGTTGTACTGGCGCGCCTCGGGATACGCATTAATCCATTTAGTCCACACCGCTGTAACCAGTTCCCCGTCATCGACAATGCGTTCCAAGTCGAATTCGGGTTCCTTTTTACTGGCGGTGTGGGCACACTCAATTAACAGTATGCGCAACTGGGCGAGTAGACCAGGACGGCGCAATCCAGAAACAGAACTAGCCGACATAGCTTGCCTTATCTGCCAAGACTTGGCTAATCATTTCAGGGTTGATGTAACGATCCAGTTGAATGGCCAGGTAGCGAGCCATATAGCCCGCACCCAGCACAGACGAATGGTCATAGTGAGTCACGCGTTCCAAACCGTCACCACGATAGTAGACAAACGGCCAGATATCAGCCATCAGACGATCATTGATGACGAACCCGACCTTCTCTACCACCTTGTTCAGATCCATGTCACGCAACTCCACTACTGCCACCACCATGTTCTGGCGGATCGAGAGTTGGTCAAAGTCCCCGTACAGCGGGACGGTTTCATAGGTCTGAATGTTCATGGACACACGAAAACGCGGTGTGCGCATGTACTTGCACGTATCGTTGAAAAGCTTCAGTACTTGAGCAATATCAACGATACGTTGAACCGAAGTAGAAAACGTCAGGTTATTGGACATTTGCGATGTACTCCTTTCTATTGGTTGTTATGACTTACCAGAACCACTTTCACGTTCTTGCACGAACTCTTCCAGCTTGCCTTCGGACTTCAGACGGCGAACTTCCGACTTCGAGATCCCGTACTTCTGTGCGATCTCATTGACGGTACCCAGTTGATGCGGTTGATGGGTCTTGCGCATTTGTGCAAGCATCTCGTTTTGCAGCTTGGTGATCTTGGCTTGCATTTCACGATTTTCAGCTTCGATCTCGCTGTTGATGGCTTCCGACAGCAACCGCTGCATACGAGGCTTCAGAACACCCTCGTACTCTTCCCAGGCAATGCCCATCTTCGCCTGGGTGTCGGGAAGGTGACCAAACTTCTGATAGTAGCTGGCCACCGCGACCGTACGCTGAGACTCGTTACGCCGATCGTTCATGATCAGAATGGCGTACATGGTCATGTCGTCTTTGAAGGCTTGAGCCAAACGACCCAAGCCAATCAACACGTCATCGTAGTCCGCCACTTTTTCCTTGACTCGCATGACGTCTTCAAAAGCTTGCGGCGAGTCAACATTGGTATCAGTCATTTTGCTCTTTCTATTGATTGAGGTTGATGGTTAGTGCATGCGACGCAGGCCGAACTTAAAGTGGGCCTTGAAATCCAGCCGATATGCCAGGTAGCGGATATCCTCGCGGGAGAGGATGGTGTGGGCAGTAATGCCCAGTTTGCGATCAGGATCAAGCATGCCAATCACGTGACCCACGTCGGTCTTACGACCACGTGCTTCCAGTAATTGCTGCAGACGCGAGATGGTGTAGTCACCACGGCGGAATGCCACGTTGAAGATTTCACGCTGCACAGGCTTGACCACCACCGTCACACCGTACACCACGGCCAGACGCTCGATGTCGTCGAAAGTCAGGTCGATGTTGGCATGGGTGTACGGCGAATTGCTGTTGTGGTTGGACAGCACGCGCAGTACGGTTTCGAACTCCACCTTCTGCGAGCGCAGCGGGTAACGTTCACGCAACACGCGCA